AAAAGATATATTGAGAAAAGATATATTGAGAAAAGATATATTGAGAAAAGATATAAAGATGATTTATCCGTATATCTTTGTTATTAATTTGAAAGGAAGTGTTTTTATGGGTAGAAAAATAATTGATTTAACAGGTAAAGATTTTGGAATGTTTCATGTAGTAAAATAGAGTGAGAAAAAATATATTACAGAAAGTGGACATTCATTAGTTTAGTGGGATTGTGTTGATAAAGATGGAAATGAATATAAATTATTAGCGCAATATTTAAAAACTTATCCTACTGAATATAATCCATATAATAAAAAAGGCCATACAGACTCTAAATATAAAAACAATAAAAATACTTGGGTTCAACAAAAAGTTAACTCTTGGAAAGAAAATAATACTACTGAAATTAAACATCAAAGAAAAAAATATGATTTAATTGGACAAGTCTTTGGAGATTGGGAAGTTCTTGAAGAAGGCGAACCATATCAAAATAAATCTACTATATATACTAGACGTACATGGAGATGTGTTTGCCATCATATTTTAAACGATGGAACAGAATGTGGTAAAGTTGAAGATGTTATTGAAGCTAATCTTGTAAGAGGTAAAAGTTCTTGTTGCAAAGATTGTGTAAAACTTATTTCTTCAAAGAAAATAGAAATTGGGTAGATTTATGGAAAATTAAAAGTTGTTGAGAAAATAACAAAGGACCCTACTTTAACTGATAGATAGTGTGAATGGTTGTGTGAATGCCAATGTATATTAAAGACAAAAGTAATTCGTTTTCGGAATGTGCTCTTAAGTTCTTCTTCAGTTGGAAAAGCTTGTCATCAATTCGGATGTAATACTAATGAAGTCATAACTGATGAAAATGGAAATATTTTAAAAAGAAAATGTAAAATATGTGGAGAAATGAAAGATGCTTCTTGTTTTAGAAGTTCGCTACAAGCAAGAAAAAATCCAGTATGCTTAGAATGCAATCCAAGGCATCCAGTTATACCAATGACTCCTGAAGAAAAAAGTCCTCATGAAAGATATAAATTTTATCAAAATCGAGCAAAAAGTAAGGATTGTGAATTGGAATTTACAGAAGAAGAATTTGATAAATTTACTAAATAGCCATGTTTCTATTGTGGGGGATATTCTATTAGCAAACAATATCAAGATTAGTTTTGTGGAATAGATAGAGTTGATTCTAACAAAGGGTATTCAAAAGATAATTGTGTACCGTGCTGTTTTAGTTGTAATGTTATGAAAATGGGACTTGATGTTTATGATTTCTTGGACAAAGTAGAATTGATAAACAAGAATCTGGATAATATTAAATAGGCTTTGGAAAAATAATTTTTTTGATTTTTTTGAAAAATTTTTTTCATTTTTTAATTCTCGTACCCCGAAATCTACGACAAATAATATAAAAACTAAATAAAAGTAAGTAAAAAAATGTAATTTCAAGTAATAAAGCTGGTTAGTGAGTAATCATTAGCCAGCTTTAAATATATTTATCTTTAAAGGAGTCAAAGAAAATGAAAGAGTACAAGTTCATCGCCCTCATCCTCGCTATCGTTCTCATCGGTCTTGGTTGCGTAAGATTTTGCAACCATCTGGTTGAGAAAACAATTGACCAAACAATCAAGAATGCAGTTCTTGTTGAATCAAACGAGAGCGGCTACACATTAAATTTCTATGGTCAGGAATATGATTATTCCTTTGATTAAAAACTTTTCAATCCGACTCGTTCTGGAAGGTTAACGAGTATAAACAAATAGCCTTTCTCCAATAGTCCTGCAATAATAAATTTTAAAGACCTCCTTGGGAAAGAGGCAAAGAAAGGAACAAAAGAAATGAAAAAATCCATTAATAAAATGAGCAACGAGGAGCTGCGTGTTGCAGCTACCGAAAAGAAAACCCTTAAAAATGGCAAAAAGGTCTTCACAGACAGGGCAATTGCAGCCCAAACACGACTGTATGAGGAGAGCTTCTCCTCGTGCAGCAGAGGGTATTATATACCCACGAGGGAGGATGACACCATTCTCCTAAGTGATGAGTGGTAACATCCCTTACTCGTTCTGAAGGATTAGCGAGTATAAATAATTAGTCCTATCCCATTAGTCATTGCAATAATATTTTAAGTCCAGCGTAATGAACTGGCGCTCCCAAATAAGGGAGAGAAGGAGTAAAAAATGAAGTACAACAATATCGAAATGATGCGTAACATCGCTATTGCACTCGGCATGAAGGAAACTGTTTTCAATGGGCGTACCACATTTAGTGGCACAGTAAGAGGAAAGCACGCTTTCCTCTCTGGCGATGCTAAATATGGCTGGTTCTTAAGATTAAGTCCCAGTCGTGATTGCGACTTCATTGATGAAGTCGAATCGTACTGCATTAGCGATGAAGTTGCAGCTTTGAGAATAGTTGAAGAGTTTGGTTAATCCAGACTCTTCTAATTCCTAAGCATTGTTAAAGCCCAGTATCCAATCCCTCAAAGAAAAGATACTGGGCTTCATAGAGTGCTTAGTGTGAATAAGCTCTCTGCTTAATTATGGATTACCTACATAGTCTATAATTAAGTACTAAATTACGAAAGGAGTGATGCAAATGTAGAAAATCACTTTTATTAATTACGCTCTCAACGTAGTTGGTATGATTATTTTGAAGAACCACAACTTCTAAGATAATTTTGTGCATTAAGAGGGTTGTGTAGGCAATCCTCTCATTATCATAATAACACATTTTAAAATGAATGTCAAGGAAAAGACAATAAAACCAGAAAGGAAATGAAGCATGTTTATTAATATGACCTCTATTACCATCATTACCATTGCTATTCTGATTATCATAGTTGTCTATGGTCTTGTTATCAATCTTGAAGCAATGGCTCAAAATAAGAGCATGAATCCCAGAGCGATGTTCTTGTTAATGGTCATCATTGCTATTTGCTGTGCAATTTTTGCAGACCATATTGATTACAGTAAAAGCATCCCCGCAGAAGTCTACACCAACGAAGACGTAACTGGAGCATATAATGCTGGTTACGATGCTGGTATTGAAGAAGCCTATGCAACTACTGAGGATTGGTTCTCTAACCTTCAGTCTGTTACTATTGGTGAAGATGGAACAACAATCCATCTCATTGATGGTAATGGAGAAGAATGGGTTCTGGTAAGTGACGATTATCAGAACTAACCTCTCGACCCGAGCAAGTCGTTAAACTACTCAAACATAACAGAAGGAGAGATATCCCCCTATCTCTCCTCTGTAGTGAATAAGGACCTACATCCTTGTTTGCTTCTATCAATCTTCAGGAGGTAAAATAATGAAGAAAATCATTAGCATTAATTATTTCTTTAATGTTGTTGTAAGCATTATTCTCAAGAACTACAACTTCTAATAAGATGTAATTAAATATCCTTAATAAGAGAGGTGTGTAGGCACTTCTCTTATTCTAACAACAAGTATAACATATAAAGTTGTGCTTGTCAAGAGTTTTATAGAAAGGAATCAAAGAAGATGAAATTAGCCGTCCATGATATCTGCAATATGTTAGTTGGTATTGCAAAACCTTGGGAAGATACTGAAGTATTCGCTCAATGGGAAGATAGAGGAGCATTTGCTCAGTCCCACTTTGGGACAGATTATTGGCTTCACGTATATGTCTCTCCTGATAGAGTGCTAAATGAAAATAATACAACTTATTATATAAAGTTGTATTGTGAATACACACTATCTAAACTTAATATGATAGCTAGGCCAATCAAAGAAAAAAGAATACAAATTACTTCCAAGGAAGATTTTGAATCTTTCATTATGGAAGTACGCTCTCTCAAGGAACGTTACATCGGTTAAGCATTATTAGCAGAAAGGAAAAAAGAAATGAATTACTCTATTAAATTTGTTAAAAGCATCTGCATTTATGATGCTGAGTCTATTATCAACAACTTTGAACAAGGGTGGAAGCCTGAAGGGGTGGATGGCCATCACCCCGATATTGTAAGTGTTTCTAGGGTAGTAGAAATTAAATTTGAAAACGATGCTAGACTTATGAAGTACATCAAGTCTCTTCAGGAACTCAGCAAATATGATATTATTGTCATGGCTGCTGAAAGTCACCTCGCCACTTATACATTGAACAAAAATGAGCACCGCTGGGAGAAAAAAATTGGAGGAACTGTTCGATGGTTTAATTTCGTCTCTAATCAGTGGATTAACATCTAAACGAGGTGTATATATGAAACTCAAATATTATTACGATGGTCCTGTAACCAGATGGAACGATTACTATTGTCATTATTCTGGTTACACAATGGCAAGTAGTGACAAACAAGCCCTGAATAACTTGCGTGGCAGAATCAAGCGTGAAAAAGGCTTAACCATGGATTCTAAGCTTGAGCTTAGTTCCAAATATCTCAAGCAAGTGTAAGTATCAACAATCAATTTGACAAAAGAAAGGAATTAAAGTCATGTTTAAGAAAATGAAAAACACTGTTCGCTCTCTCACCAACAATCCCACCCATTTAGAAGCGCCTTCTCTTAGTAGAGCGCTTGATACCTATGGAAATCTGAACTGTCTGATTGATTCAGGATTAAAAGAAATCATCCGATGGTGTGCAAAAAGCACCAGAGATGATACAAAAGAGAGATACATCTTTTCTAAAAAGAACCTTGATTATGTGCTCGACCATTTGAGCACTGAGGTTCTTGTGTCTATTCAGGTCACACCTCTTGAAGATGATAATGGTAGTATCTGGTGTTGGATGCTTACCAAAATCAAAAAGAAACGTATTTACTTCTAACCAATTGGCTTAAGGCGAATCAAAAACCAAATTTAATACAGACTTGAAAGGAGTCAAAGATTATGAAAAAACTTACTATTATGGGTCGCAACTATACTCTCGACCAGACTTTAACTGAAATGAACAGTTCTTGGGGGGTTAAACATCTTTGTAAGGTGAAAAACAACTTCTGCCTTAATATCTGCAAAGGCAAGAGTTGCAAATCCTGCGAAAAATGTGAGATTGAACAATGTTTCAATCTTTCGCTTAAGGAAATCAAAGAGGGAAAGCGTAAGGAGTTAATTCCTTGTGCTGAGTACTTCAATGATAGAACCAATTATGGTGCTCGTCGTTATTACAATGGCAAGGGCATCAAAACCGAAGTTTGGCACATTTAAGGAGGTGAAACAATATGTTCAAGATTATTAATCGTTATGGTAAAAGCGTAACTGTATTGATTAAGATGAAAGAGGTTACTGTATTTGAAGATGACCTCTTCCCCAGCATCATTTGCTCATTCCTTAATAAGAAGGAAATTAAACCTGATTGGTTTGTGAACAGTTTTGATTTTAACTGGTGCAAGCCTTACATGGTTGCGCGTGTTTAAACATTGTTAGAGGGATGGAAAATAACTTCCATCCCTCAATAGAGTGTTTAAGCCCAACTTATTCACTCACACATTAATTTAGCCTACAATAAATTAATGTCTTATTAAATTAGAAAGGAGTTTTTGCTATGTAGAAAATCTTAGCAGTTGACTATTATTGGTCCACAGTAGTAGTCTTCATCATTTACAATCGTAATTAATCCATATTAATTACGTCACAAGTAGAGAGTGTAGGCTTTCTACTTGTGTTTATCTTAGCACACTTGATAATATCTGTCAAGTGGTAATTACAAACATTTTTTGATTTATGAAAGGAATTTAGAATTATGAAGAAGATTAACCTCACCAACATCAAGAACGAAAAGTCCGTTAGCGAAGTCCTGTTCGATGCACTTAAGCCCAAAGCAATCACCAATGAACAGTCTAAAACTGTTTATGCTCTCAAACTCTCTGTTGAGAGAGAAATTGAGAAAAGAGAAGACGGTCGTAACTGGGCTATTAGAGACCTTCCTCTTTATCTTCCTGAAGTGGATTTACACTATCAGCGTGAACCCAAAAATTATGAAGTAGCCAAAATTACCAACAACTTTAATATCAATAAAGTTGAAGTTAAAGCAGCCTCTATTCGTAAAGTTGGTAACACTTGGCATCTGTTTCTTATGGATGGTGCTCATACTTTGAGCGTTCTGCTTTATATGCAAAGCAAGGGTTTCCCCATTTATGCTATCACTTGTAAGGTTTTTATCAATCTTACTCTGGAAGAAGAAGCAGATTTGTTTGCTACTCAGAATGAGGGCAAGACTAACCTTCGTGGCTACGAAAGATATAAAGCTGAACTTTGTGCAAAGAAGCCCACAGCAGTGATTATCAATCAGGTTACAAAGGAATTTGGTCTGACTGTTAAGACCAATCGCAATAGCACCATCAATCGTTATAACAACATCAATGCAGTTGAAGAGCTGTATCGTATTGTTAAGCGTGATGGTGAAAACGCTCTTCGTTTTGTGTTCGCTGTTCTTCAGGGAACTGGTTGGAAGGATGATATGGTTTATACTCAGCGTATGTTGGCAGGAATTTCTGCTTGTTATAAGCACTGTGAAGATACCAAAGCGTTCAACTATTTTCTGTTGAATCTTAAGCAGTATAAGAGCTGTGATGAGTTTGTTCGTGTTGCTCAGGACAAGATTGAAGAACACGAAGGTCATCCTGCTGAAAAGATTCGTGATTATCTTCTTACTTACATGGTTTACAAGAAGTAAAAGAAAAGAGACTGATAGCTGTCCAAACTACCAGTCTCATTTAAGACACCAGACTCCTGTAAAGTCTGTTTACATAATTACTCACAGAAAGGAGTATATCACATGAAAAAATATCTTTATGTCGATATGGTTGCATAGGTTTTTGCAATCAGAGTCCTCTACAACAGGAATTAATGAAATAATCGGGGACTAAAACCTACACTCGTCAAGTAAAAGTTACAGGCTACCTTGCTTGATGAGTGTAATATAACACAAACAACAACACTTGTCAAGTACTTTGTAAAAATTTCTTTTAAATACTTGACACCATTAAGAAAGGAAAGTATAATATGACCAATAATAAAATTAATTTCACCATTGAAACCCTCAATGATAACGGTTCTGGTATGAAATATACTTCTAAGGAAGAATTCATGAAAGAACTGGGTTTAATGATTGATGATTGTATTGCCAATGGCGGTACATTCTTCGACATTCAGGTTGATTCTGATGCAAGTTGCTTCTGCACTGATGAGGACTAAACAACCTTTGTGATTTAAGAAGGGAAGTAAAAAATTATGACTATGTATGCTATGGTTGTTTTCACCAAACGTTATTACAACGGACTTCAAAGAACTCATTCTCTTGAGTTTGAAGTTACAGAAGCTACAAAGAGCTTTGTCAGAACCACAAAGGAAATTTGTCACATCCCCATTCGTCTTTCTAAAATTAACGAATACCGTCTTTGTAGCGGATATGAATGTTTGTATTTCTTTGGTCAAGACAAAAACAAATTACTCGAAATATGGGAAGAAATGATGACTCCTACGACCAGATTCCTTGAAATGCTTTAACAAATTTATCTAAGAAAGGAAAGTATAATATGAAATACATTATTACATTTACTCGTTATGGCTTCGTTGAGGTTGAAGCTGATTCTGAATCTGAAGCTTTTAATAAAATTGGTGGTTATTGCGCCGACGATATCCCTTGGTCGGATGAATTTGAAGCTACCAATGTTCAGTCTGATGAAGAAATGGAGGAGGTTTAACCATGACCAATCAAACTTACAATTATGTCCTCATTGCCCATGATGGTGAGAATTTCTTTCCTGTTTATTCTTCCAACCATAGAACAGTTGTAGAGAATATTATGTGGGCTGTGTGTATTCAAGAAGATGGCTTCAATAAAATTGATAACAACAAATTGAGAGATTTCCTTATCCTCAATCGTATCAAACCTGTTGACCAGTTGGAAAACAAAGAAAATCCTGAATCTCCTGATTGGGATTGGAGAATTTCTCCCTCTCATCTTTTGAAGAAGCTTGAGGGGAATCGCTGGGGTTGGAATATGTATCTGCTTACTGTCCCTGCTCTTAACTTCTAAAGGCTGATAGAGTGCAGGATTGAAATATATCCTGCACTTCAATGAGCCTTTAAGCTCAATGAATTTACGTCACGTTCAAGACGTTAAAACGGAAAGGAGCCAAACTATGGCTAACATCAACATCAACACCAAGAAGTCCCTCAATCGCGTTCAGCTCATGAAAGAAAACAACACCAATATGGAATTCCTCTATATTGACGGAATCAAGTGCGGTTGCATGGGTTCTGTCAATGACCGCGACCGTGAAGCTGGTCTTGCTGTTATTCAGCGTATCGTTGATAACAGTGATAAAACTGGCATGGCTCTCGTCATGGAGGTTATGGCTCAGGTTCAGTTTGAATCCTCTATGAATGAGAAGGAAATCAACCCTGATGAAGTCCTTGAAATCAAGGTTGATGGTATTACTTATCCTTGCGTCCTCAACTACGAAAAGAAGGCTTTATTTGATGAGGCTGGCGAGGAAATCTGCAACACTCGTGATATTGATTGCGAACTTGATGAGCGGGCTCTTAAGGCTCTCCTTGAAGCTCGTGCAATCAATGCTCTTCGTAAGGATTTAGCAAGCAAGTATGATGACCGCGAGGACGAAGATGAGGATTGTGAAGAAGATTATGAGTATTCAATCATCTGCCTATAAATTTTCATCAGATTAACAACAAAATAGGAGAGGGTTGAAATATACCCTCTCCACCTTAAAGAAAGGAAAAGAGAAAATGAATAATAAGAATAATAGCAGTTATATTTCTATTTATAGTGACATTGATACCATCCTTATCGCAGCTACTATTATTATGGCTATTCTGAAGTACAAGGCAGGATATGATATTCCTACAATTATTGTGTTTACACCTTTAATTGTTATAGCAATTATATTTGGTATTCGCCTTGTTACTGCTATCCTTGCATTGGTAGTTATTACTGTTATGGATATCCATGAAGGAAGTAAAAGATATCATGATATTCACTCTCGCTATGAAAACACTCATAGAATTTATTGGAATCCAGAAACAAAAGAAATAGAAGGAGTTGAACCTATGCCCGAATACGACAAATGGAAAGATGAAGACTAACTCAGATAACACAATCAGTTAATTTAAAAATGAAAGGAAATTCAGAAAATGAACACCACTTATATTGACAACATCCCCAGCGAAATCATTGAAAAGGATAAAGCTATTGTAAAGAAGTTTCTCTCAACTAAAGAAAGTATTAATCCCAATCCTAATAGTTGCCCTGATATCATTGTATATTGGCAACAAAAAGCAAATGGTAAAGCTTTCCATTTGCTGAGAGGTGAATATGAAATTATTCAACATAACGATACTATTGGGCAGTATCGTAAAGGAGTAACTGGTCATTTCAATGTGAGTAATATTCAATCTCACACAATCGTTGTTGGCTCTGGTAAAGATGCAAAAGTGGCTTATGCCAAATATTATCCTGAATTTGAAATGCTTGTGTTTGGTATCATGGGAATTAACACAAAAAAGATTCCCGAAGAGAAAAGAAATTACCATTTTATAGAGCGTTATTTTCTTTTCAAAAATTGCCCTGCTCCATTTGATGTCAATGGAGACATTGCATTTAAATCTAAAGGAGGTAAATTCTATAGTTTAGGATTTACTAATTTTCTTCAGCATGATTTGCATAAGACTGTTTCTCATTTCTATTTTTCTCAAGCAATTGAGGAATTTACTAGGAAGGGATGCAATCCAAGAATCAAATGGACGCAATGGACTCCCTATACATTTGCTGATTACTATAAAGCAATGTATCCTCGTACTATTTCTAAATCTTCAGCAGATATCTCTGAAATTGTTAATAGCTTACCAACTATTAATTTGGACGAGCTCCGTCAGTTATATCCTAAAAAAGCCGTTGATGTTAAAAACTCTTGGAATGATGAGTATCACACTGAATACAAAGATACAATTTGGACATTTAACATCTTAAATGATAATTACTGTGTTATTCGTCAGTTTGGCGGTTATTTCGGGTTTGAAGAGCAATCACGTATTCTTATTGATAATAAAGGAAAAGTAACAATCTTTAAACCCATTTCAATTATTGATGGAGTTGTCGTATTTAGAGTATCTAGCTCTTCCGATGTTGGAGTTCCTGCTGATAATGTCTGTTTCTTCAAAGGTTTTGAGGATATGTTTAAGTTTAAGAGATTATTTTATATCTCTTCTATCATCAATGATAGCGACATTATGACTAAAACAAATTCCTTAATTCTCAGGATTATTTACACTCTTAGATGTCCTGCTATCGAACAATTTTATAAAGCTGGATATAAATATATTGCCAATTATTTCATGAGTGCGTCTGCAAAATCTGATATTGAACATTTTTTTGGATACAAAAAGTATTCTAAATCTGCAAACATTTATGAGCTTAGTGGCATGAACAAACATCAGCTTGAATTGGTAGATAAGATGTTTGAGGAAAAGAAAAAGAGTGCCAACAAATTTGTTAACCAAGGTCTTTCTTATACTCCTCGATGTGTAATTGAAACCGTTCGATTTGTTGCTGGCGTTAAAAACCTTTCTTCTATTACTGACAAAGATTCCGACTTTTACTTTACCATGGCAAAAAGAATGAATAATGTTCGTTCTGACTATCGTGAGTTTTTGCATTTTGTTGGAGTAAATAACAGCGTGTACACTTTTTATTTTAATAGAAGAAATTATTGGAAAGAAAGTTTGTATATAAACAAAGAAAAAGATATCCAGTCATCAACTCCCGAACAAAATGAAAAGGATAGAAAGAATCTCCTCAAGCTTATGCGTCTTCAGGAAAAAACAGACAAGAAAGGTATTAACGAGGATGTGTTCAGAATCTTTTCCGATGCTCTCAACCTGTTTAAGCAAATCTCAAACACTAACAGACCAGATATTGACCTTTATGCCTGTAAAGATGTTAATGAACTTCATCGTTATCACAACATGTTGATTGAAATCAACATTGCAGACAAAGAAACGAGAGATAAAGAAGAACAGGAGAGATTGAATAAGTTAGCAGCTAAACTTTATGACCAACGCAAAGAAAAGTTTGAGTATGCTGATGATAACTTCTCTATCATTGTTCCTGAAGAAATGAACAAGATTACGAAGGAAGGTGTATATCTCCATCATTGTGTTGGTGGTTATATTAGTCGTGTTGCTGAAGGTAGAACAAATATTCTATTCTTAAGAAGAAATGAAGAAATTGAAATTCCTTTCTTCACGATTGAAGTTAACAACCACAATGAAATCATTCAGATTCACGGGCTTTATAATCGTTGGCTTGGAAATGAACCTGATGCAGTTAAGTTTGTAATTAACTGGATTTATGAAAAGGGAATTAAATGTCCTGTAAACATTGTACTTAATAAAGGTCAAGGTTATAGCGCAAGTAGTAGTAAGCTTGATGCTAAAGAATATGGTTTGGAGGGTAAAAGTTATGTCTAAACGTACACCTAACAATGCTATCACAGAGTATCCCCAGTACGATGGTATGTACTATGACCGCTGTGAAGGAATCCAGCGTAAGACTCATGGCAGTTATCGGTACAAAATTAACAAGCAGTACAAAGAAAAGCGGAAGCAATATTTGTACACAATAGAAAAAGAGCAGGAATAAAATCCTGCTCTTTCTTGATATAAGCATTTCCTATAAACTGTTTATATAATTTACCCCTTGTCTAAGGAGGAAAGGAGTTGAAAGCCATGTAGAGAATCTTCTATGTTGATTATTTCTATGCTATTGTGTAGATAATGGTCATCTATAATCGTAATTAATCTAGGACATTAATTACAAAACTACACAGATGGTAGTTAAGAAGTATAGGATTCTTTCTATCATCTGTGTATATATTAACACACAACATCAATCTTGTCAAGTAGTTTCTAATATTTAATTTACTTTATTTGGTTTAAATACTTGACAAACACGGATTTGAGATTTATAATAATCTCATCTTAAATCAATCAACATAATAACACATTAAAAACATTTTTGTTTAGAGCTAATGCTCGGAAAGGAATTTACTATGGGTCTCGCCTCTTATAATACCGATAAGGTCAACGCTGTTATGGAAGCTGTTGAAAATACTCCTCGTAAGAAGTACTATGAGGATATGGGTATCACTCTTGAGAATGTTCACTCTCTTGAGTCTGCCCTTAAGCTCAGTGGTCTGGATTATTCTGTCGAAAAGCGTCCTGTCCAGTTCGTAAACAAAGTTGAGCAGGAATGGAATGGTCAGAAGATTCTGGTTGATACTCCGTTTATCATCCCTGACCAGTTTGCAACCATTCGTACTGATACCAATGCTCCTCTGGGTATTGTCGGTAAGAACTACAATATTCTCCAGAATCGTGAAGCTTTCGACTTCCTTGACTCTCTTGCTTTGGGAGGTGCTAAGTTTGAAACTGCTGGTAGTTATGGACCTAATGGAGCTAAGAGCTTCATTACCATGTCTACTGAGCCTATGAAGATTCTGGATGATGAATTCTTGCCTACCATGATGTTCCTTAATAGTCATGATGGTTCCAAGGCAATTCAGGCAATGTTCATCAGTATCCGTATCTTCTGTTCCAACTGCATTGCTCGTGCAACTAGAGGTGCTGAGAATCGTGTGAGTATTCGTCACAGTAATTCTATGCAGGCCAAGTTGGAACAGGCTAAGACCATTCTGCTTCAGAATACCAATTATCTTGAGCGTCTTAAAGTGGAAGCTGAGAAGCTTGCGGTTACTCCTTATTCCAAGGAAGCCTTCGAAGCTCTTGCTCGTGAGCTTTTCCCTGTCAAGACTGAGGATTCTGAGATTATTCAGATTCGTAATCTGGCTATGATTGAAAAGCTCATGACGGCTTACAATCAGGATGATTTGGCTAATTTCTCTGGAACTGCATGGCGAGCACTTCAGGCCATTTCTGACTTTGAATCTCATCCCACTCAGATGCGTAAGTCTTCCAAGTCTACCACTACGGGAGCGTTCACGGCTGTCGCAGTTAATACTATGCCTATTCTGAACTCTGTTTGGAATCGTATTGCCGCTTAATCGAAAGGAGAATAAAAATGAAAAAGATTAATCTGTTTGTCCTCATCATTGCAATCCTCATGACTTTTATGTATCTCAATAGCAGAGAAAGAGTTGCAGCTTTGGGTGATTCTGTAAAGGATTACCTCACACAAGTAGAGGAATTACAGGAACAGTTAGCTAAGACTAACGCTCCTATTCCTCCCAGCAACCTTCCTGAAGCAAAGTTCGAAGAAAACACCTATCCTGTTTATGCAGAACTTGTGGATTCAGATGTAGAACATGGGGAATATCGTTTCAGAGTTCTCAATGTAACCCAAGATGAAGGTTTCGATGGTATTTACACTCTTGAAACCAATATGGCTGTATATGAAGATGCTCCTTATATTCTCACTATGGATAACAATGGGACTAAAGAAACATCTGATGACTACATTGCTGTTGTGTGGATTGCGACTCCGTAATCTACACTCACATAATACCTACAAACAATCATATTAAAGAAAGGAAACCATTATGAACACTATCGCTTACAAGCCTTCTGTCAACAATAACAAGGAAATGATGGAAAAGACCAATCCTGACAGTTGGAAAGCTATCATTGAGTTTGATTCTCTCGATGAAGTTCTAGCTCTCTATCATGCTCTTAATGATGCAATTGATGACCATTTTAAAGATGCTCGTAATAAGCATGTATGGGCATTGGGAGCTAACACACAGGAAGAATCTCTGTATTACGAAGCCCTTGCGGAACAGCAGAGAAAATATGGATATAAACTCATGAATATTAAGAACGAGCTTGAAAAAACCTTTCATTGTTCTGAATATTACTTTGAAAGAGGTGCAAATAAATGATTACAATTATCCAGAATAAGGATAGAGCCACATTCAGAGTGATTAACGATGTTGCTTTTGACGAAGTAACCGTTATGATGCAGGATGCCGAAGCTGCGGATGAAATGATTTATCATCTGCTTGTAAATGTGATTAAAGGAGAATAAACATGAAGAAATACATGTACATTGACACTTGTGAACGTGAAATTAACGAACCTACTTTCTTTGATAAGAAGGAAAAAGCCATTTACCACATGGTTAATGATTTCTGCACAGTCAGAGACATTGGCATTGATATTGTTCCTCTTGTCATTGATGAGAAAACTTTAAAAGAAGCTTTGTCTATTCTTGAAAAAAATGAACTCATGGATGATGAGAACATGGTGGATATCGAAAGTCTTTTGGCTTATGGTACTACACTGAACCACGATAACTGGGATGCTAAAATCTTCGAAATTGAAATTTAATCCCAAATTTATATAACTCTTTTATCACAAATTAATTTATTATCCTGTGCTATCGGGTTTACGGGCAGAAAGGAAATATCATGAATAACACTTATTTCAACCTCAAGGTCAACTCCATCCCCGCTGGTCAATTCTTCAAGATGGCTTACGTTTCCGATGTGACTCTCTCTGCGCTCGGTCGTAAAGCTGGTGTCTCTGTTCTTAAGCGTGTTATCGGTACTTATCGTATTGGTGTCAACTACAAGCACACCAAGAAGGCAATCGCAAAGGCTGCTGAGAAGAATATCCCTATTGATACTGCTTCTAAGCTTCCTTGGGGTCAGTGGAAGGATAACAGCAATCGCATCATCTGCCACACTAATAAGAAGGGTGAGTATAATGAGTACCTCCGTGTGTATGACACTCCCAATAAGCCCAAGGTCCAGCACTATCTCAATGGAAAGCCTATTTCTAAGGAAGACCTTCGTAAGACTGGTTTTGTTCCTGATAGTTATTTCACATCTTTCAATGAGACTGGTTGTATGACTATCAAGGCAGACAATATTGAATGGCTTGGTAAGCCCTCTGTCTAATTTCAACTGTTCAACACATCAATTTGGGAGAGAGTGAAATATCTCTCTCCCTTAAATTAAAATATTTTGAAAGGAATTGTAATTATGTCTACTAATGATTATCCTCAGCTTCGTACTCTCCTTTTTAATTTCTGCCGCAATGAAATTAATCATGGTCGCTGTCCTGCGGATTGTTGTGAGTTCTGTTGTGTAAATAAAACTATTAACCTTATCAACATTATAATTAGCGAGACCCTGTGATAAAACTAAAAGCTCTAGTAAGAAAGGAGATTAAATATGATTGTTCACGTTACCAATATTGAATGGGACACTGATGAAAACGATATCCCCAGTGAAAGCCTTCCATCTGAAGTTGACCTTGAGTACGATGACCTTTGTACCAGTTTTTTAAGAGATATGGAAGCCTTTATTTGTGAAAGCCTTGAAGAAAGGTATGGATATTGTATAAAGAATTTTGCTATTGACACTTAAAAAGAAAGGAGATGTAACAATGATTACCTTAGTAGAAAATCTTAGTGGCGCTTTGGTCGATTTTGAAGCATCTATTCCCTTCATGGATGACTATATCAGAGAAATGGTTCATAGCATGGGTGACTACAAAACTGACCAAGAATTCTTTACTGCTTATGAAGAAGCCCATGCGCTGTTGAAAAAAGAACCATGGGAACTTTCTAAAACTAATCCAACTTATTAAAAAGGAGAATAACATGGTTATCGGTAATTTTACTATCACTTTTGAAGGAATTTCTACAGACTCGGAAAGTAACAAAGTATATTATTTATTTATTGTTACTCGTTTCGATTATAAAAACAAAGCTCTTGATAGCAAAGTGTTTTACTTTGCGTTTATGCCTCACTTTAAACCTAGAGACACAGACTTAATTACTGAGCTTTATAAGTTTCCCAGTCGCACAAGAATCGCTGGCGCTCATGTTACCTTTGATGTAGAGAAATAACTCTACTCAAATATAAACATCAAACATAAACAACAACACATCTATTGAAAAGAAAGGAAAAAAGATTATGGCTATCTATGCTCCGTATCAGGGTGCTTATCTTAACGAGGAATTTGTTGGCTATGAAAGAGCTAAAAAGTTCATCAAAGAATGGGATATGTGGGAAAAATGCTTTCCCACCCATATCCTTCTTTGGCTTGTGAATGAGAAAATTAAGATGAAAGATATCTGTGGTATCAAGTATATCCCTGTATCTTCTAGAAATCAAGAATTCTACTCTCAAAACTATCCTTTTATCCCTGAAATCGAGAAAAATTTTATATTCACAGAAGAACATAATGGTTGGAAAAGAGACCATCGCGAAAATGCTTACCAGTATATTGTCCCTCTTAACTATCAAAGTGTCTATCTTAGTAAGATTTTCAAAGAGGCAATTCTTATGGCTTATCCTTATCTGAAGAAATACAAATTCAATGCTTATGTTCCTACTTACGGCTCTGGCTCATGTGACATCTATATTAAAATGCCATATAAGCACAAGGGTGAAGAAGTTACTGTAAGCCTTTACTGCCCTCTTGAAGCATTATTGGAGAAAAACCCTGATATGATTTATCAGAGACATTTTGGTTATAACTCTGACTACTATAAGAGTCAGCCCGAAGCTAAAGATAAGATTCTTGGTGTCCTCAACAGCCAAAAGTACAAAGCTTTCTGCAAAAAGGTGAAGGAGGGTTAACCCCTCCTCCCTTTAATATATAATCACTACAAACCATACCAAACATTTGAATTAAGAAAGGAAAATTGATTATGTCTAACACTGCTATTGCTAACTTCTACAAGTCTACTACACATGATTATGCAAGTTTTTTTAAGAACTACGAAGCTTCTGCTAAAGAGAAAGAAATCAACACTCGTATCAAGCATCTCACTGACCAACTCGAAGAAGCAAGAGTCGAAATGACTAAAGTTCAGAACAACCGTTACAATAGCGATTTTACTCCTCTTGGAAAGAAAATCATTGTTCACTATAGCTCAAATCGCTCTGATGTTGAGTTGTATTTTGATTTATTCACTGGCGCTTCTACCAGTCGTGATTATCTTGCACCTAATACTTTTATCATCAAAGAAATTAATTTGAAAGGTGGTGATTTCTGGGTCAATGTTGGTTATTGCTTCCCTCTTGGGGCTATTGTATCTCGTCATTATAGATATAGAATTGCCACTAACAACTCTTCTTGCAATTTTATTATGGATGGTGAGCAATTAATTCCTATCCTTGAGCCTACCGCAAAACCTGTCAGTGATGGTGATGCTCCTGTCTATGAATCTGGAATGGGTGATAGTGCTATCTATTTCATCTCTCAGGCTTGGGATATTCCTATTGAGAATATTGGACCTAAATACACTTTCAGAGAATTGAGATTTGCATTAAGTAGAAATAAATCTACTGAAATCATCTTCCGCACTGCTCCTAAATCCATTCAAAATGACCTTCTTAATCTTAAAATTGAAACTGCTGAACCTGTTTACAAACTTGTTCATCTTACTAAAGCAGAATATAAAGAAGCTAATGACAGAGGCATTCTTGATGATTGGATGAATTTGATGTCTATTGTTGGTTCCGCTTTTAGAGATGATAATAAAACTTATTATGGTTTTAATGACAACATGACTCTGGAAGATTTTTGTCACTATACCAATCAGGAATGGTTTGACATCATCGAAAAAGCTAAGTATTGGGATGAGGAATTTGAATTTAATCACGTCCAAACTGGTGGATATGGTGGAAAAGTTTTCTTTAATACTTTGTCTGCTTATCTCAGGAATAATAATTCTTATAGAAATTCCAAATTCTATCAGTTCTATACCTTTGGTAAGTTCATGGATTATGTTTGTGAGGAAACAGTCAATCAGGGCTTTAAAACTTTAAACTCGTTTATGGGTGAACTTCGTGACTATCTTGATATGTGTGTTTCCATGAATATCAAGCCTACTCTTTATAGTTCTTACCTTAAACAGACTCATGATATCACCTCTCGTAACTATGAAGTTAAGCTTACCGAGGAACAGGCTGAGATGTTTGAAAATGCTTATAAAGATTTCAAGCCTTTTATCACTGAGGATAAAATATATAGTATTATTCGTCCTAAGAATGCAGATGATGTCAAGCACGAAGGTTCTGAACTTAATCATTGTGTTGCCAGTTATATTTCTAGAATTTTCAAGAGAAATTGTCTAATTGTTTTCCTTCGTAAGACAAAAGCTACTGACAAACCCTTGGTTACTATTGAAATTGAAAACAATGCAATTGTTCAGGCAAGGGGGGCTTCCAACCGTAGTATCACTGAGGACGAATATAAAGCTATTTGCGAGTATGCCAACAAAAACAAATTCAAAGTTCGTGTTACTCCTCGTGACTAATATTTAGCAAATCAACTTTACATTAACGAATAACATATTTAAGCTGACCTAACGGCTATACGGGGAGAAAGGTTTACATTATGACTAACACTAAGACTTACAAGGATATGACCGTTACCGTTACTTGTGAAGAAAACGAAGATACTGAAATGATGGAACTTCTTCAGCATTATCAGGATGCCAAGACTGTTTGTGAAGCTACAAAGGAATATTATATTCCTCGTACAGAAGCAATCGGTAGAGCTAAGTGGACTGTGATTGTTAACCAGATTTTTTCTTTGGTGAAAATTGCTGAAGAAACTAATCTCTTTTCAAGAACAAATCTTTATGCTCATTATTACAGAGATTATGGTAATGATGAAAGCGTAGCAGTTAGCAAACAGGGTGGTCGTTATTATATCACTTGGAGAAGTGGTAGTTATACTGACTCTATTGCACTTGATGCTTCTCCTGAATGCTGTCCCGAACCTTTGCTTGAAGATAAAGATGGTTGGCTTGCTAAATGGGATGAATATGAAATCTATTCTACAATGAGAGCCAACCTTGTTTACAGTATTAGAAGCGCAACTAAAGCCATCATTGAAGAAAAGAACAAGATTGTTGAAACTTTCAAAGGATTTGCTGGGGAATAATCCCCAGCTTTTTCTATATCAAAACATTCTACTTACAAAAAAAAGAAAGGAAAAAAGATTATGGCTACCAAGAATAACAAAAGCAATCCTCATATCGTTTGGAGCAACTACAACCTCAATCTCGTTGATTGGACTGATGGCATTAAGGAAAGACTCGATGAACGTGGGGTAGATTACTCTGAGTGGGATGAGAATAAGTTCTATGAGGAAATGGTCGAGGTAAATAATTTGTACTTTGAAGATGAAAAGTGCAACCTTAATATTCCAACTGGACGTATCATTGAGATTGCTGATGTTGGTCTTCGGGATGGACGTAGAACAGGTTACAACCTCCTTAACGAGTATAATATCAAAGCTTGTCTTAATTTCAAGCAAGACTGTGAATATGCTGAATGGTGGGTTGATTCTCACAATAATCTTCGCTCTCGTCAGACACACCATGATGGAACTCATTATATTTTGTATAGGGAGGTGAAGCCTAAAATCACTTCTGACCAGCTTGATAATTTCTGCTGGAAGCTCTACCGTGGTGAAGCAACTTCCAAGGATATTACCAAGTATACCCGCGCTATTGGTAAGCAAATTCGCAATGTTTACGGCTGGTAACTACAAACATTTTTGATTTAAGAAAGGAAATATAAACAAAATGAAACATTTTTATGAAAAGGATATTTTTATCAGTAAGGATGTTGCTGCTAAAATTAACAAAGCTTGTTCAACAAGTTATCCTGAAGATTGGTTCTCGGAAGATGAAACACCTTTTACACTTACCGCTAAATTTGCGGATGGAACGACAATGGATATTCGTTGTTGTGGTTCACAAGAGGCTCCCTCTTGGTGTGAATCTATTCTTTGGGCTCCTGATGAAAACGGCGGTTTGCATGAAATAAATTGCTCTGGAGAAGTTTGTGATTCCATCCTCGGTAACTGGGAACTGGTTGACCATGATACTGAGAATAAATATATTGTCAATGTCAAAATTGAGGAGGAAAATGAAATGCCTACTAACAAGAAGTTTAACGAAATGATTATCCATTCTGAGAAAAACAATTGTTCCCCTTACGTCTCTGTCGATACTCCTAATGGTCAGTTTAGAATTTACTGTGAACCTGAAGATGGATATCATGGAGCGTTTATCACGTTTATTCGTGATGGTCAAGCAGTTGAGCAAGATATCTGTATGGCAGAGATTGACCCTGATGATAAGTCTGGTAATACCTTCTCTGTCAAGGTTTGGAGTGAACCTCAGTCTGAAGAGTATCAGGAAAATATTCATTTTGGTCAGTATCGCGAGCCTTGTTGTCCTTATTGTGGAAATAAAAGTGTGGATGAGGTAGATGATTTTGGAAACAAAATCAAGTTCCTTTGCCAAGAATGTGGTCAAGATTTCTTAATGAGTATTTACACAGGCGAATATTTTACTCTTAATCGTATTCCTCTTAAACCTTTTGAGGAAAAAGAAAAGGAACAGGAGTAACCCTGTTCCTATCTAAAACTCCAGCCCCGTAAGCTGTTCATATAAATGAAACCCTTGTCTTAAGGAAGAAAAGGAGATGAAAGACCATGTAGAAAATCAAATAGATAAACTACAAATTTAACATTTATTACTTCGTGATAGTGTTAACAGGTTTCCTTGAGCTATAAGGAAACTAAAACCTAATACACATAGGGTTGAGAGGTTACGGGTCTCTTAACTCTATGTGTATTGTAACATATCAACACAACTTTGTCAAGTATTTTAAGAAAGGAATTTTGCTATGTCTACTAAAACTAATAAGCATATTATTTGGAGCAATTACAACCTTAATCTCGAAGATTGGATTGAGGATATCAAAGAAAATCTCAAATACTGTGGAGTTGATATCTCTACTTGGACTAGAGAGATGTTTGAGCAGGAGATGATTGATACAAATAATTTGTATCTTGATGATGAAAAAGGCAACCTTAATATCCAGACTGAGGGTGATATTATTATCATCGCCAAGTTGGGTTTGTGGAATTGTTTTCCTATAGCCTATAAGTATATCCCTTCCAACTGTCGCAATATCTCTAATTGCTTATGCTTTGAACCTAATTGCGATTATGCGGAATGGTGGGTTGATTTTCATAATAATCTTCGTTCAAGACAGACTCATCATGATGGTACTCATCAGTTGCTTTATCGTGAGCTTAAGCCTAATCTCTCTTGGAAACAGAAAGACAATTTCTTTAATAAGATTCTTCAGAGGACATTAACCTCTAAGGATATAACCAAGTATACTCGTTCCATCGGCAAACAGATTTGTGAAATCTACGGCTGGTAAATATTTATACACACCACACAAACAATTTTTGATTTAAGAAAGGAAAATTGCTATGTCTAAGAAGTATGATTACAACAAGTCCGATATCGCTAACATCGTTTTGGAATTCAAGTCTTTGCTTGAAGAGCATGAATGCCTTGACGATGTTTGCATCTATTATAACAATAGACGTACTCGTTACATCCGAAATCTATGGGATAAGGATGAGAAGAAATATGTCCCTCTGAATACTTGGGTTGATGAGGGTGAAGGCTTCCATCCCACTAAATATTGCGAGTACGCTCCTTCTACCAATATTATCAGTTTCTCTTCTGAGGGAACTTTGAGTGGTTATATGTACTCAGGTGCTCCTGAGTGGCTTGAGAAGTTTGCTCTTAAATATGGTATGTACATTGAGTGTGCAACTTCTTGGTTTTTCTATTTCGCTCCTTGCAATAATTGGAGTGATTATGAAACCGATGATACCGAAGAGCATAAGGATTATCCCATCCCTCTCTTCTGTCCTGAAGATTATGATGATAATAAAATTCCTGCTATCAAAGCTATTGCTCAGGTTTGGGAAGACCTTTGCAGAATGTCTGAGGATAAGGGATGCTGTGCAATTGGATATGGTATGATTTTCAGATACGAAGGTCAGAAGTATAAAATGATTCCTCGTTCTGATAAGCAGGGTGAATGGAGTTGGGAACAGTGGGTTGACAAGATTAAGAACTATCTTATTATTGTTGGCTGTACTGAAATCTACTGGGATTATGGACATATGGATTAATTGAGAGGAGGTGAACAAAATGTTGCGAATTATTAATGGTACAGGTAAGTGTTGTCCTTGTTGTGGGGTTGAAGTAAATCTCACCTTTGATGATGAATTTGACTATATTTGTCCTGAATGTGGTCAACTTCTTTATTCTTGGGAATGTGGCAACACAGTCCAAACTACTATGCAGGACATCAAAGAGCAAGAAGCTCTGGAACGCTAACAATAACTTTTATTAAAAGAAAGGATTTAAGAATTATGTCTCAATATACCAACATTGAAGCTGTTAAAAATTATATCGAACTGGCAAGAATGAATTTGATTCATCTTGGATTCACTGAATTGTCCGATATAAAAATCGTGACAGAATGGAACACAAGAGCTAAGAACCGACTTGGGCAGTGCTGTCCTAAACGTGCTTTTGACGGCAAGCGCTATTTCGTTCTCAGCTTCAACAAGAAATATTTTGAGATTGGAGATGATAACAATGTACGAGGCACAATTATCCATGAAGTAGCTCACTGTGTTACTAATGGGTTAAGCCATGAGCATTCAAGCGGATGGTACAAAGCTATTACCAAATATAACGCTGTTTATGGCACGCATATTCAGAGATGTAGTTATGACCCTGTTTACCATGAATATCTTAACAAACAGTCTAAATCAAGCAACAATTACAAAATCTATTGTGATTGCTGTAAGAAGGTGGTGAAAACTTATCAGCGTAATTGCAACACAGTTCAGGGTATCAGGTCTAATCCTTCTGGTTGGAGATGTGGTGGCTGTGGTAAAACAGGAACTCTTAAGCTTTTGAGTTAAACTAGTCTAACAAAAAAGAAAGGAAGTGTTTATATGTCTAATATCATTCTTACTGATTCTCACAATGTCGTTCATTGGAAGCCTGTAACTGGTACAAAAGGAGAAAACTTCTATATGTCTAAGGATGAGAAATATTATATTTCTCGTCCTGTTTTCTCCCGTAAGGGTTGGGAACTAAGTAAAAGAAGTGTCATTGATGGTGTAGTTGTTTACACTTTCATCAAAGCATTCTCTTCACTTAAGGCTGCAAAAAATTATGTGGCTAACACCCTGCATTCCTACAACTACAACTGGTAACAAAATAATCTGTTTTAATTTGAAAGGAGTTTAACTATGAAGTACATTTCTTCCACCCTTTATAGCTGGCTTTCTGATACTGCTGATTCTAAGTCTCAGCTTCATATCTACGCAATCCAGAGCGAAGAGGAATATCTCAATCTGGATGCTATGATTGAAAACGGCGAAGAACAGGAAATCCTTGAATATCTGCATTACGAAAGTGATGTCATTCCTGTCGAAGCTATTCAGGGCAAGGAATACACTACTTATCATTGTAAACTTATTGGTGATTTCCTTGTCGTTGAAGAAACTGTTATCATTGATGTTTAACATTTAATTTGTTTGTTTAATTTGAAAGGAGTTATGAATTATGTCTTATACTTTATATCATGGTTGCGTCGAATCTGCTATTGAGCCTATTATCAATGGGGAATACGGAGTGGAGAAATCTGCCCCTATTGTTCATCCTTGGATTTGTGCAAAAGGGAAAGAAATCTTCTTTTATGACAAGGAATTAATTAAAGAAGATGAAGGTATTGATGATGAAGATGATGCCAGTGCTATTGAGTATTGTATTGAACGCTGCAATGGACAAGCACAAATTCAGAACGCCTGCCTTCCTCAACCTTTTAGTGTAACTTGCGTTTTAGAGGTAACTTTCTATTACGACAAGAATGGAGACTCTATTGATTCTTGGGAGGATATCTGCGTGGAAGACAATAGCTGTGAAAACATGGCAGCCGCAGTTTGTATGGATACTGATGTCTTCAATTCTTTGGTAAAGGAGGATAAAGTCGATTTTAAAGTTCATAAATATGAATTTTTTCCTAAGCTTGCTTTGTGTTATATTGCTTCTATGCCTACTGAAAACAATCTCTTTAATAAGAATTGTTTATCAGAGGGAGAACTGAAAGCTTGTAAAGCTATCATGGACGCAGAAGTTTACATTGATGAACTTTATGAAGCCAATCAAGTAGATTGTTATGAAGTTCCTCCTCTTACACTTAGACAATAATAAAACTTTTTTGAATTTGAAAGGAGCACAAATTATGAAAGACCAGCCTATTACTTCTAAGTTCACTTCCGTCAATAACTCTAAACTTCCTCGTGTCTACAATCATATTGATTGGAGTCAGTTGAAATATGACAAAGTTTGGTGTAAAAACGCCTTTAGCCATTATCAAACTTTTGGAACTCCCTTGGTTGTTTATGATTGGGGATGTGGTCGCTATCCTGAAGTTATCGGGGATTTTCTTAAGTCTAAGAACATTAAATATATTGGGTATGACCCATATTGGTATCCTGAAGGGTATAGAAATTATCCTGAAGAGGGCTATGGATTTCCCAGCGCAGATGTGTTCATCTGTTCCAATGTTCTCAACGTAATCTGTGATTGGACGGAGGTGAAACGTATCTCTCAGATTCTTCGTAATCAGTGTAGACCTTTCTTTATTACTTGTTACGAGGGAACAAAATCTTACATTGGTCAGGAAACTCGTAAGGATTGTTGGCAGTGGAATAAGCCTATCGAATCTTATATCATGAATCATAAGGATACGATTAAAAAGAAAGTGCTTACAAACGAAAGATATAAGTCCTACATCATTTAAATTAAACCGTTTAAATTTGAAAGGAGTATAACTATGGCAGCTTTAAATCTTCATTCTGTTCGTACCAACATCAAAAATGAATATGGTAAGTTTAAAATTTTTACCCCTTGGGCAAATGTAGAGCATAGATATTATATCGAGTTCTATCCTCCCAAAATTGACATTCTTGATGAAAGTCCCGAAAGATGTTTGGGAATCATGACTATCTACAACCCTGAAACTGAAAAACTTTCTATCAAGTGGATTTGGGATAGCCGTGATTGGAAAAATCATTATGCGTTTTCTTATACACATAGTTTTGTTCCTATCGTAAATTCCATGTTGTCTCACATCAAAGAAATTGAAAAGGAGTGTGCGTAATGTTAACTTATTTCTGTGGAGACCATATCAACAAACCCGTTGTCATGATTGCTTTTGGAGACCCTGAGTATTACGACAACATTTCTTTGCCTACTTCTTACTATGATGGCAAACATATCAAAGAAGCCTATATGTATGAGTATCTTCGGGACTTTATGAAGTATCTCAAGGAGCAGTCTGAAATGAAGGAGGAACTTGAACATCCCACTGTCTATTGGATTGTTGACCTTAAGAGAAACATTACTCTTTGGACTGGTCTTGCTCTTAAGTCTAGCTTTGCTCAGGCTATAAGAACTCTTAAAGAGTATTATGCAACAGAACTCAAACAGTCTTCTAAGTTTCAAAAATATGACGTTCTTCTTGAGGTTAAAGGCACCCTAGAAGTTGCAGTTGAAGCAAAAAGTTTCGATGATGCCAAACACAAAGCTCAAAATCAGCTTCATACTTTTACAAATGAAGACCTTCTCTGCCTTTCTACTAAGGCAATCAGTGCTATGGATGAAAGTAAAACAACTCATGAGTACTGTTAATATATAGTCCCTAAATATACATTAACTAACAATTTATTTTTGAAAGGAAGTTTTAATTATGGCTAAGTCTGTTAACAACAAAAAGGAATTCACCATGTCTCGTGAGGAATACATTCAGCATCTCTCTATGAGAACGAATGAGATTCACATGACTACTAAGAACTCCAAGACTGGTATGGGAGTCATTGATTTGGCAGTTCCGACTTGTTGTTGTCGTGAAGATGCGCCTTGTAAGAAGGGTGGTTGTTATTGTATGAAAGGTACTCAGACCTTAACCATCGTTCAAGCTTCGTATCTTCGCAATCTTCGCATTTATAATAGCGACCATGAAGATTTCTGGAATCAGGTTGACTTTAAGCTCAAACATTCTGGTCTTAGTATGTGTCGTTTCTTTGATTGTGGCGACATTCCTGATTACGATTTCTTCGACGGAATGGTTAACATTGCTTTGAAGAATCCCAAGATTAAGTTTATGGCATTTACGAAGAAGTATTTTATCGTGAATGAATGGCTTTCTGAAAATGAAAAGCTTCCTAAAAACTTAAACGTTATCTTCTCTGCATGGGATAAGGATTGGGTTGTTCCTAATCCGTATAATCTTCCTGTGGCTTATGTTGATTTCAAGGATAAGTCCAAGAACCCTGAGTTCCCTAAGAATTATTCTACTTGTCCTAATCAGCATGATAAAACTGTTACTTGCACAGTTTGCCAGAAATGTTGGAATAAAAAGGTGAAAACCGTTGTGTTTAAGCAGCATTGATGTTATAATAAGAAAGGAGGTGATATGATGTTGTATGCTTTATTTGCATTCTTCGTGGGTCTGTTAGGTACAGCAATTTTCAATAAAGGTTTGTTCGGAAGTGCTTTGTCTACTATTGTCGTTTTTCTTTTAGCAATTCCCGTTGTTCTTGCAATTGGTGGAGCAATCCACGAAAGTAAAGAAGAAGAACAAAAACAACAAGCAGAGTACGAACGAAAACAGAGAGTTAAACGTGGTCATCTTGAGGATGATTTGACTCCTAAACAAAGAATCCTTTGGAATTCTCTCCATAAGTATCGTTATAGTGATGTCTTAACAGAGAACATTATTAACGAAACTAAAAGAGAACACGACCAAAAAATGTGGAGTTGGAGGTATAACAAAGAACTTAAAGAAAAATATTTCGCTTCTTATTGTAAAGCTAAGAGAGAAGGTGATTTACTAAAAGCTCAAGTTGACTACACTACATTTACGTATTATGAACGTAATACAGATACAGAAGCTAAAGAGCTTCAGAAAATCGGACTTCTTGACAAGTATAGGAATTATACTTTTTGGGATAATTTTCCTGATAATTGGAAGTTGTCTGATGAAGAGTTAGAGGCATTAGATTATGAGGATGAAGACTGAAAGGAGGTGATGTCCATGTAGATTCCTTAAAATCTAATGAAAGGAGGTGAAGCGTATAACTATCGAAGGTATTTTGCTTTGCTTCGAGATTGCAATTGCAATCCTGTGGCTCATTGGTAGAGCTAAATAAGATTGGGGAGAGAAATCTCCCCCTTTCTTACAAATCAATCTCAACAACTAAACTATTTATTTTAGAAAGGATTTATGGTCATGAAAAAGAATCTTAACAACAACACTGCTCTTATCTCTTCTGCTGCTATCTTCGCTGAAGTTATGTCTGAAATGCTTGACTCTTATTTTGCAGAATGCATCTGTCATTTCAACAAGCTTTGTATGCGCAAGCGTAAGGATGAAACCACTCGTTATTTCTTTTCCATGAAGGAAGTGAATTATGTCAGAGATAATTTACAGAATCCTGATAGTGTCGTTGTTAGACCTTTATATGATAACGGCTCTATTTGGTGTTATGAAATGGATTATGCTCAGGTAACTAAAGAAAAGAGAGGAGGAAAGGTTGCCATCAATACCTAAGTATAATCAAAATTAAAGAAAGGTTGTGATACTTTGGGTTATTTTGCAATTGGTCTTCCTATTGCAATCCTGATTCGTCTGTTTGCAGGAGTTCCTTTGTTTTGGTTTATTGTAATTCCTATTACAATTCTCACATTCATTGGAATTGCTAAGATGGATGAAACTTCAATCTTAGCAGCAAGAAAGTTTAAGGATGGTAAATCTATTGACTCTTTAGCTATGGCTAAAAAGTATTACGAAGAATACCGTCGAAGGGATGAAAAATATGAATACAAGCACTTCTGTGAACAGCAAAAATATTTTTGGAAGAAAGTATGGAGGGAACGTCCAGTGACTCAGATTTATCTTAAAGATGGCACTGATATGTGGTGCGATTATGTAACTTGGAATGAACGGCTTCAGGAGATTCATCTTCGTAACAATAATCGAGAAGAATATAAAATTGTACGTTATGAAGACATTGGTTCAATCCGTGTCGTATAAGTGATGTCTTGGTAGGGAGGGTGGGTTAGACTTCTCAGTACTTATAGTTACTCAGTGGCTATAAGTTAAGATTCTTACTCAGTGAGAATCTATCTCCCTTTTCATAGGGATTTTTTTTCCTTGTTTAAGGGGAGATTTTTCCCTGATTTCCAAGGGGGAGATTTTTTAGGTTCCCCACCACCACCCCAGAAAATTAAAAATCAGTAATCGAAAAGAGAAACGCCTTCTTTTCAATAAACCACAAACAAGTGGCAAAACTTTTTCAGGTTCGTCGGATGCGAAGGTCCCACTATGTTTCTCTCTCACTTTAATCTCCCAACCCACCCACCCTTTTTAAAGTGCAACGGGGGGGAAGTCTTTTTAAAACACCAAAGGGAAATCTTTTTCCCGCTTCGCTTCTCACAACTCTTCTCAAGGAATATTCAGCAATTCAATCACCCATTTTCACCTCTTATATTCCACTCACCATTTCATTATAAACAATTCTTTATAAATTTCATCTCAGAATCAATTTCAACTTCAACCCATCAAATTACACTCCCTAATCCCTACCTTTCAAAATTGGAACTCAAATATAGATAATTTATTTATAAGTTATCTATCTTATATCCTCTCTCACCCATAAAACAAAAAAGACCCAACTTATAAAAGTCAGGTCTTCTTATAATTACTCTTTATTCCTTATTTCCCCATCTTGAAGCAGCAATTCTCTTACCACGTTCTACCATAGCTTCTCTCTGTTCCTCTGTCAAATTACGACTCTTAGGAGGTCTAGGATTTCTCATCCACTTAGCAGGAATCTTAATAGTCAGGCATCTGTTCTGCCCATCACTATCACTGTAGTCAGATACAATGCTTACTTCATCAGGATAATTCTTGAGATATTCTTCCATAGTTCTAATCACAGTAAAATAATCAGAACTCCATACAACAGTATCTTCACCATGAATGAAATCAATATTAGTTTCAGCCATTAGAATTATCCTCCTTTGAATTTTTGTTTGGATTATTTAAATTCTCATCATAGTTCTTAGCCATATATTCTGGCTTGTAGTATGATTTAACTTCTGCTCCATGCTTAATGAGCCATTTATTAATAACTTCACCTAAATCAGAAGCGCACCTACTACAAATGTAAGGTTGCATTTCCTCTACAGCAAAGTGATAAGGCGCAAGTGTTGTAAGCAAAGATAGATTTAATCTGCGCCCTGAATAAATAGGTTCTTTGCAACATACGCATCGAGGTGTGTCATCCTTCTTTGGTCTACCTTTATTTACAGTACCTACTTCTACTCCCATTTCATTAACATCTTTTGTCTTAGTAGTCCCACTAGAGACTTCCTTTACAACATCCCCACTAGAGTTTGTTGTGACAGTATCGGTAACAGGTAAAGGATTTTTCCTCGGTCTACCTCTCGGCATTGTATGCACCTCTCTTTACATCTCTTTACATTAATTATTATAACAAAATGCCTGTAGCTTGTCAAGAGTTTAATAACTTTTCTTGACTTGCTACAGACATTGGGCAACTTTAGTTGCTGTGGATTTCTTTAGGTTGTATAAAGCATACTTGAGCAATAGATATACAACTAAACAAAATTATGGATTAATTATATATTAATTACTTATAAATTTCGTTCTGTTTTTTGTTGCATCATCATTTAGGTAAAAGTATACTACTAATTTTTAGTAGCTTTGTACTTTTGTAATGTAATGTATTTATTATAATTAAATTGTTTTCTGTTTTTTTGCTTTATTTGTTATTTCTTTTTAATTTAATTATAATTATAATTACTTTTCAGCCTGAATTTAATTTAGCATTCCAAAGGTTAAATTATACTCAGACCGTACTCAAGTCCTAAGCTTGCTTACAAATAAATTATATTATTATAAATCTTTAACTTTATTAAAACCTATTAACCTTCTCTGGTATAATTGATTACAGGTTCATTCTTTAAAGCAAAGAATTTATGACCACCAATATAATTAGTAGTACTTCCATCTTCATTTACATAAGTAATAGGCTTTAAAGTCTTAGCATTTTCATGCCATGTACCTTTACTATGTGCAGGAGCATAGAAGAATAATACAAAATCATCTGTAGGCATACTATAATTATCGAATATCTCTTTTACTGCTTGTCTACATTCATCAGCAGCATTTGTGTTGCCATAGGCTTTAAGACATTCTTTTTCAAATTCATCAATGTCCTTATATCCATCATAGGAGTATTGCTTTCTTACTTGTGAGGGGGACATATTATCTCGTAACATACCATTATAAACAGCCTGAGCCACGAGTTTTTTGCCCACAAAGGGCTGATTACCACTCTCACCAGCTACAATACTTTCTACTACATGACGTTCAGAATCAGTGAGATGAATTAAATATGCGTAGCGATAAGTTGAGGTTTTAGATTCTGTCTGCTCAGGTTCAGAACTTTGGTTTTCAGAAGTTTGACCCTCGGAATACTGTACGCTCATGTCTGAAAAAATATAAACAGACTCATCATTATTGTTTTCAACCATCTTACTCATATCCACATAAAAAATTCTATTAGGACTAATATTTCCAATATTATTTATGTCCCAATAATTTTCTTTTTGTGTTTGAAAGTTTTTAATGGCGATATAATGAGGAGAAGTTGTTTCAACTAAAGAAGAATTATCCTCTCCTGTTTTATTTAAGGCTTGAGCATACCCTACTACACTTACCACTAAACTGAATGTGAGACAAGTTGCAATCGCTTTATGAATACTTGTCTTAATTAGGGGGTGTGAATTTGTGAGCTGTGTCTCATGTGTGGGTGTATTTGTATTTGTGTTACTATGGTTAGGCTTGCTATATTTAATTGTATATTTCTTGTTTTTCATTTATCGTTTCCTTCCTTAAGTCTATATGATGGGCAAGGCTAACTTACGGATGGTTAGCTTACACACCCTTAATGCTTAGGTCGTTGGCAATAATGTTTATTACCTACTTTATACAACCATGAGAGTATTATAACATAGGAAGAAGATGTTGTCAAGAAGTTAATGAAATTTTGGTTACAGATTGTTACTTTTTGGACATTGAAGTGGGCATTGAAGTGAAAAATGCTAATTTTTGAGTATTTAGGGGTGGTTTGTTTGGATTATGAACAAATTATGAATTTTTTGTAAATTTTTTTGAAAAAAAGATTGTGTTTGTGCCTACCTCTCTTTACCTAAAAGAGCACCAGAATGGGAAAATGGGCAAAATTGGCCTTCGGTACGTCAGGGCTAATGTACCAAATATTCCAAGAATGTTCCAAACATTCCATTAAATGTACTAAATGTACCATAACGTTCCAGATTACGTTTTTTCTCAAACAAAATTATCGTTTAACAATAATTCACTCTCAAACTTTACAATTTTCTTGTAATTCATTCAAACTTTAACAACAATCTTGTTATCTATATTTTATCTATATCTATCCTATATCGACTACCGATATACTCTCAATTTTCCCCATACAATTCAAGCCTTAATTCCATTTCACCTCTCAAAACCTCCCCAAAAACTTTACACAACTGTCCAATATCTGCACACCCTATCCAAAATGTACCTTCTTACGTTTTTCTCCATATTTTTCCTACCAAAAACAAAAATCAATACTTGAACTTTTCAAATACCCCTTATTCATTTACCAGTACACAACCTGTTCAGGGTTAGTACAATTTTTCATAAACTCATTAAACTCATATTTACTAATTAAACCAAATCTATGCCATGTATTCATTCCAACTGTTCCAGTCATCGGCATAGTTACTTTTTCAGCGTCTTCCTTAGTTTTATAAGTAAAAACAAAATCATTCATAATATGTTCAGAAAAACAATTAGAACAAACAAACCAATCCTTATAAATATAAAAAGTATTACAACCACAAGCGCACCTATAAGTAATCCACTTGTTAACAGTCATCTTATAATACTTAAGTTTTCCTGTCAATAAATTTCTAATGTTATTTCTCCAAGTATTATCACAACCACCATACATATCACAGTACTCATGATGCCCATAACAAGAAGACTGTTGATTATCAGTAAAAATAACTACATATAAATTATTTTCATCAAAAGCACTTTCAAGATTTTTCTCAAACTGTTCTTTTTTATGTTTAATATACTCTTTCTTATTCATTTATATTTATCTCTCACATTCCAGCCGCAATAGCCAAAGCCAACACACAACAAAAAATAATACCAATAATAACCATATTAATATTCTCCTCATATAGTAAGCTTTTCCAACTTAAAACCACTCTCAGTAACCAAAGGAACAGACAAACCATTACACAAAGTATACAAGCAAGAGATAACAGCATAAGTACTATCAAGAAAAAATCCATCACTACAAACCTGAATAAGAGAAGTAAACTTAGACAAAGGAAGAGATTCAAACAACTCAGCCAGAGCTTTCATAGTCCAACCATTCTTATTATCAACTGCATCTTGAACAGTCTGCATAAAATTCAAAAAAGTAACGCCAGTAGTAAAAGTAACACTACTATCTTGACTATACTTATAACCTCTATAAACAACATTGTCTACACGATTACAAAACTCAACAACCTTACTCAAATTACCGCGCTCAAGAGCAAGCAAATCAAAAGGAGCATTTTCACAAGAATACTCCCAAGTCATATCAATAGCCAAATTATCAACAATCAAGTGATGTTCACTATCTTCTTCGGTATAATAATTAAGATAAAGGATATCCTGAAAATTATAAACACGTTCAGACATTTTTAATTCTCCCCTGTCATATTAATAAACTTAAACCCTGCATCTGCCAATGTAGCAAAGTTAGGATTCTTACACATAAGATACAAAGCTGAAATAACAGCATACTCATCATTGATATCATCACTGTTATCAATCATAAGTTTAGCAAACTTAAACAAAGGTTGCTTCTTAAAGACTCTCAAGAAACTATCCCAATCAACGCGCGAGCGTTGCTCGCAATCATAGTCATAAACACCGATTTTCTTATTGAAATTACTAATAAAATGTTCAATATAGCAACCAGAGTTATAACCAAAGATATCATTAGGATGTAACTTAAGAATAATACTGACAATATTATTTTCAAGGTCTTCTTTATTATCAGTGGTACGCTTTGTATAATCAATAGGATAGTCATTAGAATTCTTAAAAGGAGAGTTATTTTGAAGATAATCATCAGAAAGAGAAAGATATAAACAATCATTATTACTATGATAAGCAATATCAATCATATCTTTAAATTTAAAACAAGTAATCATAATTTAATTTGCTCCTTATTTTTTAGAGTTATATTCCTCTTCTAACTTCTTAGCCTTAGCTTTATCTTTGTCTGTAACCATACCATCAACAAATTTAATGTTTACCTTTTTAACTTCCTTAGTCTTATTCATATCACGAATTAGCGCGGGAGCGCTGCTCCTAATACCAGTTAATTCTTCAAGGTAAACATTTTCAACAGGCTTAACAATTTCAATACTACATCTATAAAAATTATAATTCTTTTCCATAATTTCAATAACTTCATCAACAAGTTCAGAAATATTCAAAGGAGAAGAATTACCATCATAAATAGCAGATTTAGCAAAAGAGTCAAACTGGTTTTTCAAAAGATAATCAAAAGTATCGAATACATCTTGAAGTTCATACTCCATAATACTAGTACTTAACATCATATCATCACAAGGAGTAAAAGCTACGATACAAGGAGCGACCTCATTAGTATTCTCATAGATAGAATGAATAGTACGAAATACAGTATAAGTACCAAACGTATGAGTAAGAATAGAACCCATAATTACACTTCCTTTATTTTTTAATTAAGCACATTATTAAGAAATCTCTTAGCATCTCTCTGAAAAGAATTCATAAAAGAATTCATATTATTATTAGAAATAAGTGTATAACAAGCAGTAGAATTATTTCCAATAATATAGTGAACTCTTTTATTTCTATTGAAATAGATAAAAAAGTTATATGCTCTATAAAAGATACCATCTTCCTCATCCCATTCAGCAGCGTAAACAGCAAATAGAATGATATCATTCTTTTTTGCTTTAAGGTACTTAATCTGGAACTTATTATTTTTATACTTAGCAGAGGTATTAAGTTTAATATTTCTCATTATTCTTTCTCCTCATTTTTTTTATTTTCAGGATATTTTCTTTTTAAAAAATAATAAGCATTCTCATTAAAACACTTCATAAAAGTTTTAAAAGGAATGGGGTCATTAATGATACAAATACCCAAACTAAGGTCTTTACAAAGGACAAAAGAAGTAATATTATTACAAGAAGTTTTAAAGAAGAAATACATACGGTCAGCACTATCTGTAAACACACTACACTTATAATGAGCAAAAACAGAAGTATTATTAGGATTAACATGTCTAAGAACAGTAATCTTGTATTTTTTATCTTTTAAAGTATCCATTATATTTTTATTAAGCAAAATAGACTTCATAATCAACGCGCGAGCGTTGCTCGCAATACAAACTCCATTCACAGGGGAAGTTCTAAGTTCAGTGTTCGTGCAAGCACTCCACTTCACATAAGAACTTCCAGAATTTTGGTGTTACGAAAGACAGATATTTATATTTTATCAATTATCTTTCTCAGTATAGATATAATAACAGATATAGAGTAAGAAGTCAATAGTTTAATAAAGATTTTTCTTGTTATTGTAATGATTTTTTATTGTAATGGTGTTTCTGAGTAATGATTTATAATTACGAAGGTGCTTCATTGCGATGATTTTTATTGCAATGGTGCTTCGCCGATAATCCACCGTGATGCGGTGTTTGTATCATTATGAAAGATGGTCGCATTACGCTCCGTCCGTCGCTAATGCTCTCTCTTTCATAATGCAAACATCCTCTCGCGGTTACAGCCAAAAATAGAAAAAGAAGGCATAAGAGTTTGTAATCGTTCGCAAGGCTCACTTCAACAAACTCTAATGCTTTTTCTAGTTTTTGACTGTACTTTTTTCAAATGAAACAGGAAGGTATTACTTATTATTATAGAAATATTGAGATAAAAGTTATAGAAAATGTAGAGTTTCTTAGTGAATACGAGCGTAAGCGAAGTATGAAATTAGAAACTCTCCTGTTGAGGGACTTTTTTAAAAAAACGTACATTTTGAAATTTCAACAAATTTCTAAATATAGTAAATATAAGGGTTTTAAGAGGGTCAGGTCAAAATCCTTCCATAGAAAGAAAAAACATTTTATTTCTCTGTCTCGGTTACAGACGGTAACAAAATTACGAATTAAAAATGTCATAAACCCTATATAAATACTGTATTTAATTTTAAAAATCCTTAAATGGGATTCTCCAATACTAATATCTATTATATAATATATCCGAAACTGTTTTAAAGAATTTTTTAAATTTAAAATTAGAAAACCCTTATTTTATATGATAAAAACGAAGATAAATTTTGTCAAAAATTTTGCATTTCAGAACGAAACTGTCACCGAGGAAGAAATAAACATAGAAAAATAAAGGTTTTTCAATTTTTATCCTGATAGTTTTTAATTTTTGTCCATGATTTATTAAACAAATCTTCCCATATAGAATTTTTTTCAGTAAGATTAGAAGAAAGAGAATTAAAATTTTGAGGAATAAGCTTATCTAAGTTAAGTTGAATAAGGTCTTTATTTAACTTTTCATATAAGAAAGTTTCATAATATTGCGAAAGTTGAAAAGCTTCCTCTTCTTTTTTGTCAATAAAATAAACAGTTCCATCAGGTTGATTGATAACATTTCTTGAATTTGGTATTTCTTTAGCTTGTCTACTCTTTTTTAATTTAGAAATTTTCTTTTGAGTTTCTTTATTATTAGTAGTTAAATTCTTTTTTAATAATACATCATCAATATCAGAAGTTTGTTTATAAAGAGATGCACATACAGCAATATGTTCAGTAGAATATCTAATTAAATAAGATGGATAAGCAAACAAAGCACCAAGATTAATGATAAGAGAGTGGGTTAATTTCTTTTGAAATTCTTTTAATAACCCTTTTTCTAAAATATCAGAATAACCTTTACAATTATACTCAGCAAAGATTTTACCGCGAATATTAACAAAAGTATTTAATTCATTTGGTTTTAAAGGTCTTTCTTTGTAGGTAACTAATAAAGGCGATTTATCTTTTAATGGTAAATAAAAATTACCATCTTCTTCATATATAGTTGAATAATCAGCATTAAAAGGAAGTCTATCTTTTTCTATAAATCCACCAACAAATACATCTTGAGGAAAAATAACTCCATCTTTTTCTAATTTATCAATAATAGTTTCTATTTGATAAAAATTTTGTTTAGAAGTATGAGAATCATAATCGTCTAAAAGATTTTGAGTTCTTTTAGTTATATTATGAGCAGTTTCTTTGTTATTTCTTAATTCACGGATTTCTTTTTTAGGTTGAGTAACAAAAGGATATTTTGAATCTCTTAAATTTAAAGTATATTCTTCTAAGCGTCTACCATAAGAATAAGGAGAAAAATGAAATTGTTTATAATTTTCATTTTGTAATCCTATTGCAATAGCTAAGTCTCCTTTAGACATACAAAGATTTTCTCTTTTAGTATACTAACCATATACATTAAGAAAAGCGCAAAAAATCCATATAGCTGTATTTTGATATAATTCTTTTGCAACAGCACGATAATATTCATCAGGAGGAACTATTTTAATACAGGTAAATTTATCCTTGTTCTTTCTCCAAGTAAAACATTTCTTCCAATTTTCTAATTGTTTTTTCTAAAATTTCTTTTGCGATGGAGAAGAATAATTAGGTTCATCAAGTAGCTTGCAAAGTTCTTTATAGCTATTGACGGTGGAAACATTAGATAGTTTTTCCTAAACTCTAAGATAAAGGCTCTATTTCTAATCAGCCATAAATTATCTCCTTTACATAAGTAGTATTAATAGTTGCACAATATGGCGAATTCTATTAATCCATATATAGTGTAACATATAAAAATCAAGCTGTCAAGTACAATTTAAAATAAAAAACAAACTTGTTTATCCGATATGAGATAAACAAGTTTAAAATAAGTTATGAAAATAGTTTAAAATAATGTTTATTATCTAAGCTGATAATTTTTTTCAAGAAAACGTTCAGAATTAGAAATATATTTTTCGGTAATATCTTCCGCAGTAAAGACCTGAATACAAAGGAATTGAACAGATTCTAACTTTCTTCTTGGAAAAGCAAAATCAGGATTGATGTTAATGTCTTTTAAGATATCTGTAAGCCATTCTCTCGCATCATTAATAGTTTTAAATCTTTTTGCTTGGTCAAAAGAACGGAAAGGAGAAGGAAGAGAAAGGAGGACATAGCCAGCATAAGTGGTACGAATTTTACCTTGTTCATAATAAGTAAACTCAATGATAAACTGATTTTTCATTTTATTCTCCTTTAAATCTTCTCTACATCTTCTGTATTAATAACGATTTTGGAAATGTAAGTGGAAGAATTTTCCCTCTCAGTAATAATCTTAAAGTAATTCTTCTGCTTTTCATAGAAATTCTTAGCCGCTTCAATATTGTCAAATTTTTCAGCTTCATTGAAGTCACAGTAAGGATAAGGCCACCAATTATAACCAACCCTATTATAACCAGCATAAGTGGTCTGAATAAAGTTATTAGAATCCTTCCAAACAAACTTAATAACGTAATAGGTCATGAATTTAGACTGTACAGTTAATTTGCTTTTTTCACTTTCCCAATTACATCGAGTACATGTTACTCGACCATAGTAAGCATTAAATTCAGCGATAGCACCGCACTGAGGGCAAATTTTGCACATATTGCTTCACCAGTTTCCTTTCACGGCTCAAATTTGAAGTCTTACGAATTCTTTCTTTTTGTATTTACAGTATAGCAAATCACAAAGTAGAAGTCAAGTATTTAATAAAAAAGAAGAGCCAAAATGACTCTTCTTTATAATATCATTATAATTTTTTTGCGTGGGTTGAAGTAGCAAAACTATTATTATATATTTCCTTTTTCCATGATGGCCATAACTCAGCAGTTTTTCGAACTGCATTATAAACAGAGGAATAATTTTTAACCTTTTCAGATGATGGTAGGGTGCTTTTCAATTCGTTCTATCTTTCTTCAAGTCTTCTCCTACGTTCTTCTTCTTGGATTTCATTAAGATTATACAAAATAACATCATCAATAGCCTCGATAACTTCATTCAGCTTATGAACAATATCGGTAGTAAGTTTAGTATTTACTTCATAGCTATAAGCAGAATCAGTAAGATAAAGCTTACTAAGATAATTAGGAAGTGAATCAGCACTAGTAACTTTTCTGCTGGATGGAGGTGATGCATTATCTGTTGTAGATGTGTTAGAATCTTTTTCATTTTTACAATCATTTACATATTTATCATTTACATATTTATCAAGATAAGGAAACTGCTTAAAATTATCTTCACTTAACTTATAAACAGAATCAATACGAGCCATTTCCTTGACGCAATTAAGGTCAGACATGAGATAGTTGCCGATGCGCTTATAATAGTTCTCATAGGGATAAATCAAACTAAGTTCCTTGTCAACTTCAAGGTAATTATATGTTTTATCTTTATAAGAGACAATAATAGGTGTCCAACAATAATAGCAATACTTATCATTATATCCAATGCGAGAAATATAGCCAACAGAATTATTGTTATTATAGACAACATCACCGAGCTTAAAGACAGGTTTGGGCTTTTCTATATCAACACTACCAACCTTATGCGTTCCAGTATCCGTATCATTGTTATCAATGGTAACAACAGACTGATTATTATTTACTTTAACAGTTTTAGTCTCAGGTTCTTCTTTAACTTCTTTTGTGTAATCCTTGTACTTTTCTTTCATCCAGCTCTTAAATTCATCGAAAGTTTTTTTAGAAAAATCGGAAGCTGAATAAAAAGTGTCCACCACTCGTGTACAAATTTCATCCAAATCCTCATCAGAAAAGCCAGCAAATTTCTTAACGGATTCTTTACACTTATTTTTAGCAGTATTTGTATGGGTTTCAAGGAAGCCATCAATTTTTTTGATAGCTTCATCGAGTTCTTCCTGTGAATAAAATGCGGATTTTAACTGGGTATCGACACCCGTTTTTCCCTTATTTTTAGGGAAGTAATTTTTTTCGTTTTCAGTCATTTTTTTGTCCTCTTTCGGGAGACATTTTTCAGTCTCTTTCTCAATTTTGTCCTTTAAATCATCAAAAGTTCGTAGGGTAGAAAACTGCCCAACCTTTTCTTCATATTTCTTATCTTCTTCTTGAGTTAAAAGGAATAACTTTTGAATATCTTCCTTTTCCTCTTTTGTGGGAAAAGTTGTAGGAGACTTCATCGTGTCAAAAATGCTCCAAAGCACATTATAATTTTGAACAAAAGTAATAATATTCCAATCTTTAATAGCAGGAATTGTGATTGCATTGCTATCAACATAAAGATAGTACTTAGAAGCAAGGTCATAACGAGTTAACTTTTCATAAGTATTATAATAATGACCGCCAGCCCAATCTTCGTTGCAATCTTCACTATGAATACAACGAATATTAATTGTTATTCTACGACCATCAAAAACGACATAGGAAGAAACTTCCCAAATATTATAAAACTTGTCGATTAAAATATCTCCCTCTTCAATATTTTCCCAAACATATTGAGCAAAAGCTACGGGATTAGTGGGGAAATCATTCTTTTTCATATTATTCTCCTTTACTTTTCAGGGGCATCCTTAAAATCAACAATATCTGTAGGAATATCGCCAGTATCATACTCAATCTTAACACCAGTGTTCTTGTAAGGAGCATCCTTAAGAGTGAGCTTCTTATCAATCATAGGAGTCAAATCAAAATACTCTTCAATTTCCTTGTCAGTAAGAAGAAGAGCCCCAGTAAGAGCGCCTACAATCAAATAAAGAGGGTTTTTATGATTATCCTGAGATTTAAGCTCTGTAGAGAAGATAGCACACTGAGTATCATTTTCCTTAAGGATGTACTTGACATCATTAGGATTGTCACTATCTTTAGTATCAGGAGTAGGAAGGTTCTTCTTACAAGTCAGCTTGGGAAATTCCTTCTGACGAGCAAGAAGTGTGTAGTTACGAGAAATGCCCTTACGAGCCTTGAAATTGCGTGCCATACGAGATTTAGGCATTATAGTTATCTCCTTTTTTAAATTGTTTTATTTTAAATCCAGTAATTGTAATAATTATTATGCGCTCTTTCTTTTTCAGTAGCAATAGAATCAGAATTAAAATTTAATATTGAATTAACTGCATTAATAGACAAATGAAGTTTGTGAATTGCAACCATTGTTTGTCTTATTTCATTACAATTTTTTGAATTATTTATAATATTATGTTGTTCTAAAGTGCGCCAAATACAAGATTCTTTTTCATATTTATCAAGAGTAATACGAATTGTTAAATAATCTAAAAGAGCAAATGCAAATTGTAAATCATGCCAATGACGAGTAATATAAAATCCCAAACTTCCAAAATACTTGTTACAAATTTTGTTGTTGCCGTTTAATGCGCGTTCAAATGCTTGAGTAATAACAACCTCATTTTCTTCAAAAAATGTTTTTCTTTCGATAATGTCAAACCAAGTAATATGGAAAAGTTTACCATTTAATAGGTTGTTATAAGATGCACCATCATTAAGATAAGTAAAAGGTTGTGGCAGTTTTCCACTTGTTTTTGCATTCCATAATGAAGCATTACTTACAAAAGACACAAACCAACTTGGTTGCCATACAATTAAGTCATAGCAATATTCAAGAATAGCATCGAATTTTTTAGAAATGCTATAAAGAATCATCCAATCATTTTTGTTCTCAGGCTTTTTATAAACAAATTCCCCAAAATCCATATCACCTAAATCTTTCGTCAAGCAAGTCATAGCTGCAATAAATTGAACAATATTATGTCTGTTAGGCTTTTTCCCTTTAGAAAGAATTTTAGCTTTTTCAGCTTGATATTCATCTATGTTATACATATCTAAATAAATCATGTAGCTGTCCTCAATAATTCAGTACATTCTGCAACAACTCTGTGAGCATTTTCACGCAAAGTTCTATCAAATTCTCCCTCAATTTCTTCCCCAATGATTTCAGCGGCAATATTATTAAATCTTGTGTGAGGAATGGTTTCAAAGAAATTTGTTCCTTCTCCACCTCTAGCAAAAGTTAAATCGGCAGTAACGGGGAGGAGGGGATTATCATTACCAACGGCTGTAACAGGAACAAAAGGGTTATAAATAACTTGGGTGTTTGGTTGAGTGCAATGAATATAAATCATGTTATTTATTGGATTGTAAATCATATTGTCTACTGGATATCGACTTACACCCTTCTTTTTTACCAAGATATAATTGCCATAAAATCCCATTAACTCAGTTAAAATCTTAATAGTTTTTACAGAAATACTTTTATAAATAGGATTAAGATAATTTTTTGGGGCATCAAGCATAAGAAAAAAATCATCTATAATTGAAACACAATTTTTTAAAGCCTTGAGATATTTATACATTAGACTATAATTTTTAATGGCGTCATTTTTAACAATGAAATCTGCATTAAAAGAAGTATTCATTTCAGTATAATAACCAACCCAATTACAAAAACTAGTTATTTTTAATCCATCTTTGTTCTTTTTATAGTCAAAGAAAGGATTATTCATGAAAAATGGAACAGTTACATCTGGATTTTCAGTTCGAAGCATAGTAATATAAGGAAGTATTGGAAGAGTAGGTTCAAGATAATTAAACAATACCGCAAATTTATCAGGGCAAATCTTTTCATTGTCAAAGAAAGAATTAAAAGGAATTTCAACAAGAATCTTTAAGAAAGAGACAAATTGTTTTTTAATATCCTCACAAGTAATTGTTTTATTTTCCATTAATAATCATCCCCACAATTCTCGTCATTAGGAATATCTGGAGTAGAATTAAACGTGTCCCCATGTTCATTAAAACCATGATAATAAATACACTTTTCCATGTCTCTGCTAATTCGCGTAATAAGAAAAAGATTGTAATCAAATTTACTTTTCTTTAGGCTGTTTTCACAAACTTTCAATTCACTTGTAGAATAATAAGTAAGGTCAGTAATATGAGTACCAAAACAACGCCCGTTAAGCATTGTAGCTATAGGATAGCTTTCTTTTATTAAATCTCTAAAAGCCCAAATTACAGTTAAAGCTCCCCAAACATCTTCCATAATACAATATAAGAAAATGAAAAGGTTTTTTTTATTTTGCTTTTTTAAATCCATAATTAATTTATCAGTGTCTTCAAATAAAGTGATTTCTGATTCAAGAAACTTTTGGCTCAATTGTTCTGGACGTAAACCGTAATCAAGAACAACCTTATCGTAATTTTTAGTATGAGAAACTAAAAAGTTTTCTTCCATGCAGTCAAGCCAGCTGCTATTAAACATGATTGACTGTTTAGCGGGAAACATGTAAAAATTACGAGGATTCTTTAAGGTTAAAAGATACTCATAAGTAGGAACAAAAGCAAAAAACCACTCACGATATTGAAATAACACATCAATAGTCATTTCATTAAAAAGAATTGGTTCGAATAATACGTCTTTGTTTTGTTCAATCAATCCATTTTTACCTAAAATATGTTCAGTTATATCCACAGCATTAATAACATTCGCATTAGGAGGAGTTACTTTCATTGCCATACTTTCACCTCTATTCTTTAATATAATACAACAAAAAGTCTTATTTGTCAAGGGTTTAATCAAGACAAATAAGACTTTTATGATATATTTTTACTTATTCTTATAGAGAAGAGCACGACGAGGGTAAAGATTGGGAGTTTTCATAATTGAAAGATTCTTAATAGCGAAAGCGTAGAATTTGTTAAACTCTTCAAGAGAAGACCAACAAAGAATATTCTCATCATTTTTTTGACCAAAGTAATAATACTTATCAGTTGCATTCCAACAGAGATAAGCGCCTGTATCCCGACAGAGACAAGGACCTTTTGTATCACTATAAATAGTGTAGACAATTTTCTCCTGTGTGGCATTTGTCATGATAAAATTCTCCTTTCAATTTAATCTTGTCCAAAAAACAAAATTTATATCAATCTCACGAGGAGAAATATCCCAAGGATACTTGTTAGGATAGGACTTAAAATTACTTAAAGTTATCAAATATTCATCTGCGTAACAATCAAATTTTTTGCCTTGGAATATTGCTGAATAAACTTCGTAGTTTCCACCAAAAATTTCATCCGTAAATCGAATATCTTCAAGTATAAGAACTTCTTCTCCGATACGGGGCTATCTATCTTCAAAACTATACCATTCCATTTTTGTTAATTCCTTTTTCAATTCAATCTTGTCCAGCGCAAACAGGAAGATAAAAAATAATGATATTGGCTCGAATAATCTTTTTGGATGTATTTTTTAAAATTGTCTAACTTAACATCAAACATTTCTTCGCTATCTACTCTTTTTCTTCCTAAATAAGTAGCGATAAATATTTTAGTGTCATTAAAAAATATTTTCGCTACGAGAATTTCTTCCCCAATATGAGGTCTTTTCTTTTCAAATTCAAACCACTCCATAGGTTATTCCAATCTTGCCCAACGGAATCTTTTTGGTTCAAATGGAAAAGATGCATGTTCACTTTGTTTGCAAAAGAAATTACCAGAAATTAAAACAAGGTCAGAAAATTCAAGTTTTTTGTGATAATAATCATAACGATGCTGTCCAGTAACAGTGCTAAATTTTTCGTAAACACATTTATAAATAACACTTCGTTTTGAACTGTTAGGAGTTGACCAACAAAGAAGAATAGTTTCTCCCACAAAAGGTTTTTTCTTTTCAAAATCAAACCATTCCATAACTTAATCCAATCTTGTCCAATGAACGAATTTTGAATAAAACTGTCTCTTTTCTAAATGGTCATGAAGTTTTTCTCCATCAATTATTTTTAGATTTACAACATATACCATACTCATATCAATTCCAGCATAAACACTTTTTTCGATATTTTTATAATTACACTCGTAAATAGTATAATGTTTAGTGGGAATACGCCCGATGATATCGTTAGTACACCATTCATAAATGATTAAAATTCGCTCCCCGTTTTTAGGGCGGTGTTCAAAAAAATTTTTCCAATTCATAATGAGCCCTCTTAATCCAATCTTCCCCAATGTAAATTTTCAGATGCAAAAAAATGAAATTGACTTATATAATTTTTTGGAAAATATTTCTCAAAATTATCCAATTCAACGTCGCAACTTCCATTATTACATATATTTATTCTCCCTAAATAAGTAGCAATAAAAATATTGGTTCCTTTCCACATATCTTTAGCTACAAAAATTTTTTCTCCAATACGAGGTTGTCTCTTTTCAAATTCAAGCCATTTCATAATTCAATATAATCTCGCCCAATGAAGACTGACAGACATAAATCTATTATGTTGATTTAAATAACTTTTATTATTATATCTTTTAAAATTATTTAATCTAATAACAGATACGCCAAAAATATCTATATGCTCTCTTCCTAAATAAGTGCAATAAAAAATATTATTACCATTAGAAAGTTGTTGAATTACAAGAATCCTTTCTCCGATAATAGGTCTTTTCTTTTCAAATTCAAACCAATTCATAACTTAGTTTAACCTCGCCCAATGTAACCCTCTTGCACCAATATATTGAGTTTTTTCAAAATTATTACACTTTTCTCCAGTAATGTGTTTTAAATTTATAAAGTTGACAGTATACTTCTTGATGTTTTTGAAATTACATTCATAAATAGTATAACATGCTTTAGTAGAATGTAATTCAAAATTATATTCACCCCATTCGTGAATGATTAAAATTCGTTCTCCAACTTTAGGGAGGTATTCAAAAAAACTATACCATTCCATAACTTTTAAATCATTCTTGCCCAGTGTAAATCTCCTGCGTCAAAATACTGGCTTTGAAAAAAATTAACAAATTTTTTCCCAGCAATTTGTTTTAAATTTGTAAGATTAACAACTGTTCTTTTAGCACTCCCATAAATATTTCTTTTAACGCTTTTGAAATTACACTCATAAATAGCCCAGCATCTTTTCGATTGATTCAACTTAAAATCATAATCTACCCATTCACGAATGACTAAAATTCGTTCTTCAATTTTAGGTTGTTTAACACTAAAATTAAATCATTCCATGGTTAAAATTCAGGACAACGCCCAGCGTCTACTGTCCAACGGAATTCATCTTTTGTTAACTGCCAATAAAACTCTCCTCTCATACTAACAAAAATATACTTCCCGTTTGTAGAATCATAACAATATTTAGCAGGGAAAGTGTTATAAGGAGAACAATTGGAAGTAGAGGGACGTTCCTTAACACAAAGAGTAATAGGAAGTCCAACAGGAGGAATCTTTTCATTAATGCTCCACCACTTAAGGTCTGCAATGTTAATGAAATTTTTAGTAATGAGGGGATAAATCTTTTCTTCTTTGGTCGATTTACGAACAGCAACCTTATGAGACTTCTTCTCTTCTTTGGTAGATTCCTCTTTATAGTCGATAACAGTAGCAGAGTCATTTTCAACACGCTCGAAAAAATCTGCTGGAATAATAGCTCCATTAAAAGCTGGGCCTTTAATTACATAACATTCTTTGTATTGACCCATGGAATTATTGTAAACAGGACCTTCAATTGTATGAAAACATCCCCAAAGAAAATTTTTGGAAGTTTCATCTACAGGGATACCATAAAGTGATGTTGCAGAGTCTCCATTCTTATCTTTATACTTCTGGACAGCCCAAGGAAAATATTTTTCAATATAAAGAGAATTGGAAAGAATACCAATCATAATTTACTTCCTTTCATTTTTATCAAAGTTACTGTTAATCCTCTCTTGAAAGAGTTTTATCTTCATCTGCAAGAATGAGTGGCTTTGTATCACGCATACGGGTTCTCTTCACAGTGTATGTCTTATGGCAGTAAAAACAAGGAACTTTATAATTCCCATTCCAACCTACCATATTAGCTCTTCCGCAATAAGGGCAATCAATAATGCCCAGTACAGGCTTATTAGCCATTAGATTTCCTCCTTTATAACTTCTTTATCGGGCGGCATCTTCAATTCTAACGATAAAGGTCTTAGATATAAAAGGCGAATCTTTATCATAAAATTTAACAACAAGACCAGTATCATTTTCAGGTTCGTAATGAAAATCAACATAGTCTCCACCAAGAACTGCATTATCTCCGAAGAGAGCTTTGACAATATCTTTTCTCAAATCTTCCTGAGTGTATGCGACAAGATTTTCAATTCGTTTCATAAAATAACAGCTCCTTTTTTTAGAACGCTTCCTCAACTTCATCAATCATAATACGAAAAGTCTTAGTAAGATTAGGCTGGTCTTTATCTTGCACCTTAACAAAAAGTCCAGCGCGATTATCATCATCATAATGGAAATCGATATAATCCTCGTGGAGAATGGCATATTCACCAAAGAGAGCCTTAATGATATCTTTTCTCAAATCTTCCTGATGATACCACAGAACTTTATCAACCTTTTTCATAAAATAACAGCTCCTTTCTTTACTGTAACTATATTATAGCAAGTAAGAAAGAAGCTGTCAAGTGTTTATTAAATTTTAATCAAAAATATCAATGTCACTACGAGGACAATAGGAACGAGATTCTTCAAGTGTTTTCTTAGCTCGATTGTTAGCAGCATTAATTTTTTCAACAATCAAGCCACAATTTTCAAGCTTGTTGATAATTTCCATCTGTTCCTTAATAGTACGTCTTGCAATAAGGACATCTTGAAGCTTTTTAAAGATAAGATAGCCATTACAAGCGTCAAGGTGAGAGAACTCGATGTAATGAAGAATATCAACCACCTGAGCATTATAATCACCCAGTTGAGTTGCTAAATCTTCATTAGAAGGAAGAGAATTAATAGCAGAAGTGATATTTTCAAAAATCTTTGACATAGCTTCCAAAGGAGGAAGAATCTTATTTCTGGAATATTCACTTGCTTGATATCTCTTGTTTGAATCTTTGACAGGAAGTTCATCACCATCAATCATTGCTTTTGCGCAATTGGAATGAGAAACAACGGGCAAAACCGAATCTTTAAATTTCATTTCGATAGGATTCCCATTTGTGACAGGTGCTTCACCTAAGCTTTCTTGCAAGTTAAGAACCGCTTTAGAAACACTTGAGAGAATTAATCCTTTATTTGCCACATTAGAGACAAGTTTATCATATACCAGATTGCCAGTTTCGGCGTGATAAATGGAAAATACGCGATTTGACAAAAACTTGTCAACAAGAGAATGATTGAGAACAATGTTTGCAGCTTTGTCAACATCCTTAAACAAATGTTTCTTGTCAGGATTTGAAATATAGCTGTACTGATTACCAACAAACTGAACATAAGAGTTAGTTGTAGTTTCTTTCAGATAAAAGCTCATATCAGCTTTATCTCCTTTCAATCTTGATATGGTAATTATATCAAAATAAAAGGATTATTTCAAGGGTTTATTAACAAATTTTTTCGGGATTAATAATAGAATAATTAATTCCAACCACAAGAAATTCATCACGATGAGATAAGTAAAACAAATGAATTACTCTTTCTCCGAGATAAATTTCTTCGTCTGCATCAAGTAACATATATCTCTCATGTTCAGGGCTAATTTCATAAATATCTGTTCTAATTTCTGTAATGGTTTTAAGTTCATTTTCAGACAACGGATTATCCCCTTTATTATCCATAACAGAAATTTCATTTAAAGGAACAAAGTTTCCAAGCAAAGGAGAATTATTAGAAGTTAAACAAATACCAATTTTAGTGTCGTTATGCCAAACAGTACTTGTCCCTCTAAGACCAATAGGCATAGAAAAAATATTATTAGTCATCTAAAATTTTCCTTCCGCAATAAGGACAAAAATTCATATCTAAATGTAATTGTTCTCCACATTCAGAACAAACTTCAAAGATTCGAGCAATATTATAGCGTCCATCTTTTTGATATGTAGTTACAAGTTTCTTCCTGCATGTTACTTTACTACCTACTCCAAAGCCAAGTGTATTCAATTGGTCTTCTACAAGGTCTCTTTCCCACGCAACTTGTTCGTAGACACCATAAGAAACGGTATCAGGATGTTCTTTATTATTCATTAATATAAATCCTCCGAGTAAAGTTCTGTTTTTTATGTTAATTACAACCATTTTTCATAAAAGCTCCACAAACAGGACAATAAGAACTGGCAATAACATGAATTCCAACGTCGTTAATAGTGGTTCGGATGATACCTCTTTTTTTACAATGAGAACACGTTGCTATAGCAAGAGTCTTATAAAAAGGCTTAACATCATAATAAAAATCTATATCAGTCCAATTTGCTTCGGGGGAAGAAACAACTTTAGATTTAATATATTTGGTTTTCATATTACTTTTCACCTCATCATTTGTTAGTCATTAATACAAATCCTCCGAGTAAAGTTCTGTTTCTTTACGCTGTTCTTTAAAGTAAATAAGAGAAGCAGGAAGAGAATCTTTTACAAGCTCAAAAGCCTTTTCTCTGGTATAAAAGTTTCCAGCTTCGTCAATAAAACCTTCTTCTTTGTCCCAATCAAAAGGTTTGTAATTTCCTGTTAACATATTGCTAATACGTGCAAAATTTCTATAACCATCACCATGACGAGGACAGGGAAGAATAATATCCTTTTTAATATCATCAGGGATAAATCTAGGAGTAAATTTAATAGCAGCACAAATAATTTTTGACATATTATACCTTAATTAAGCCGTTTTTCATAAAAGCACCACAAGCGGGACAATAAGGACTACTGATTGCGTAGTCACCTTCCTTAGTAACTTTGGTTCTAATTTTTCCTCTACGGTTACAATGAGAACAAGTTGCAACTTCTGTGTTATAATTAATGTCATACCAGTAATTTTCTTCTGGTAAGACAACTTTAGATTTAATATGTTTAATTTTCATATTAACCCTCCATTTCTTCAACAGGAAAAATTTGATTCTTCATGCCATTATCTTTAGGGATGGCGATGAATTTACCATAACTATCGGGATTGTAGATATTCCTATCTCCGTACCAGCAACCCATAAAAACGCCAAAGGCTTTCTGATACCTATTATAAAACACCCTTCCCATATAGGAATGATTCTTACCCTTAATTTCATATAAATTGCCAGTAATAATATTGTTACCATTGACATCAAGAAGAGAGGTTACGACGTTGCAATTTTCTCTCTTGTCGCGGGTAGGTTCTCTGCGTCCCTTTTTAATACGTTCCATTAATAACGCTCCTTCCATTCATAAGTATATATAAATTTAGAAATAAGTTCTTTATGCCCTTTGTAATTAATGAATCTTTTTTCTCCGATGCCGATAAAAACAGATTTAATTTTACCGACTTTCTTTACTTGGACAGGCTTTTTAATCCAACATTCACCAGTAATAATTGCATCAATTACATGGGTTTTACATGAATAACCTTTTAACTTTTGGTTAACAGGAGTATATACATAATATTCTGTACCAATGTCCTGCAAAGCTGAAAGGCAACCTTTAATAGTAGGAGAAAAACAAACTCTTGGAATAGAAACATCCTCATTAAAGGCTACAGCAGTTTCTGGAATTTTGGGAGTTAGAATTGTAAGATTAGGGTCACGAGAGAGATGATATAACATCAAACTCTCCTTTCAGCATCAGGTTGAGTATATACACGACGATACATTTGTTCATAAACTCCCTCAGTAAGAATGAGAGGGGAGCTAAATACACGAGTAGAATGAGAAACGGTACGTACAAAGGTCTTTATATAAATTTCCTTATCAGGCGTAACTTCGAGAACAGAACCATCAGCAAAATTGTTACCCTGATACCAACAATCTTTATACCAAATCTCTTCCAGAACTTCCTCAAAAGTTAAATTATAAGTGTACTTTTTCTTTTCCATAAAAAACAACTCCTTATTCTTGATATTTAAATAATACCAAAAGAATAAGGAGTTGTCAAGTATTTAATCTTTTTTCTTGCCAAGAATTGCAAGCAAACGAATAAAGATATTAATAATATCAAGATAAAGGTCTGTTGCACAACTAATGGCATTATAAGGTGTAGCAGCATAGTTCTGAGAACAGTACCAATCATAGCCAATATAAAGAGAAAATAGTGCTACAACTGCATAATCAATTACATGACCTTCGTATCCGAGAAAGAATACTAAAACTCCCTCAATAAAAATAATACTAATTAAAGATACAAGAAGGATATGTCCAAGAGAACAAAAATACTCTGGAAATACTGTGCTAACAATAATCATAATTACCACAATAATAGCAGTAAGAAGACATACATAACTAATACTCAACACTGTATACTGACTTACATAAACGCTTAGAAGTGCTCCAATGGGCAAGCAAATAAGATTAAACCCAAGAAAAGCAACTATAGCGTTTTCTGTGCCACTAATAATAATAGCCCCAAGAAAAGCCAGAGCAAAATATCCCAAAATAAAGAGAAGAGGATGAGACGATACAAAGCTAAAGACCTGTGTTTCAAGGAACATACAGATGAAAAAATTACAAATCAATCCCCAAAGAATAGTACATCCCATGAGAGCATTAAATCCTGCATCACTCATTTGCATATCTTCTGGCATACAGTCAAAAGCAATTCTATCTTCTTTTAAATTAAAGCCGTTATTCATTCTTAGTTTCCTTTTCTTTTTCTAGTTTCTTCTTCCACATTTTCAAGTAATCATCAAGGTCAAGAAAAGAAATATTATTAGTTAACCCCTCTTTAATTTTATCCATCATCATTTTTGCCAACCAATACTCATCTTCTGTAAAAACACCCAAGTTACAAGAAGATTTATCATTAAGCTCAATAGTAAGAGAATAAACAAGGGGAGAAGTTTCCCAGCCAAAATCTCCACAGACAATAATGTGAATAGCTTTCCAGCCCATATCCAAATTGATAATTTGATTATCATAGCAAATAATCATTTAGATTACCTCCTCAAGTTTGTTTTCGGAGATATCTACAATAGAAGAATTCTTTGTAATAGCAACACGAATTTTAGAGAAAGCCTTTTTTGCAAGGTCTTCATTTTCATACTTTAAAAGGTAGTTTCTATTTGCTAAACCAATCGTAATATTATTTTTATTAATTCTTATAAATTCAATTTTATCAAGATTAAATAAAGTATTATTACTAACAATAAACATTTTAAATATTCTCCTTAGCATTTTAATCAAATAAAAGATTTCTTTTATTTAAAAATCTACCATGGGAGGGTCATTGTCATATTCTGTTTTCATCTTTATAAGGGCAGCAATATCTTTTCCTTTTATATTATTATGATGCCAATGTAATTCTTTATCAAGATTTTCTTTAACTTTTGTAGAAGTCTCTGCTGCTTTCTTCATTTCTTCTTCGGACTGTTTTTTAAGAATTTCAATATCTTCCTGAGCACTTTCAAGAATAAGTTTGAGATTTTTTACCTCTCTTTCATTCGCTTCTCTGGTTTCTTTAGACTTGAGATATTTATGTCTCCATAAAGAATATTTTAGATTGCCAATAAAACCAAAATCTACATAAACATCTTTAATACAATAACTATGATTCCAATAATTTGAGGTAATAATAATATCTCCAAACTTCGGTCTGGTTGTATCAATGCGACAAGATGGGAGGCAACCTAAACTCCATTTTTTAGTATTCAAGCAATAAATATCATACCATTTATCGAAACCCATCTTGACACATTCTTCACGTTTGCGCTTTTCGTTAATGTCATCTAAATCAGCATCAAAGATTCCTTTGAAAACAAGCGGACCAATTAAAAGCCCAAAAAGAAGCCATACAAGAACTCCACCTAAAAAGACAAGAAATAAAATCATAGCAATTTTTAATAGTATCATATCAATTCTCCCATCTATCAGTAGATTTTAATTCAATTTCTTTATTTAAATAAGACTCTCGAATTTTATCAATTTCTTTTTTGGCTTTGTTGGTTTCTTCTTCGGCTTTCTTTTGGATTTCTTCAATATCTCCCTGCACAGCTTCAAGAACATATCTTAAACTGTCTTGAGAGTTTTTGTTAAATTCTTCTTTCTTTCGTTTATTTTTCATGTCATATTTAAAGAAGACATATTTAATATTTCCAATAAAACCGAAATTGATATAAACATTACCCCAATTGCCTGTTTTTGTTCTAACAGTTCGGCACGGTGCGAACCATTTCAACTCCCATTCATGAGGAGCTAAAATATAATATTTCTTCCAATCATTAAACTTTAAATGTGCCCAACTACGCCAATCTTTGCGATATTCTTTAATCCAATCAGTTATTGTATTTTTATATCCATAGTCTTCGTCTTTATAAATAATATAGGCAAGATAACAAACAAATACAACAAGTGCAATAAAAAACAACCCACTAATAAAACACAAAATTGTTAACATAAAAACACCTCTCTTTTTTTAGTATATTCAATATACCATAAAAGAGAAGTGTTGTCAACTATTTATTAAATTAAATTGTTAGTTTTCCTTGGGCTTAATAGTAATAATTGAATCAATTTTCTTAACAAAAACAGAAAATCCATAATATTCTGAGATAAAATCACACATATCCTTGAAGAGTTGATGGTTAATTACATTTAAATATTGTGGATAAATAGTATAAATACAAACATTTTCAAGTTCATAATCATAACTGATAAAGAAAGTATCTGTTAAAGTAGCCAGAGTTTCATCTTGGTCAATAATACGCTGAATAAAATCTGCAATTTCCTAGTCAATAGGGGAAGTAATATCAGAAATTATCTCATATTTCTTTTTGTTCATTGCTTTTTTCCTCGCTTAAATCGCTTAAATATTCATCTAATACACTATCAACATTACCACTTACAAAGATGATAGGAGGGTCTTCTTTGGAATAGGGATAAGAAGTAGAATTAAGATATTCATAGTCTTTAGGCATTACACAAGCCCAATGATTTAGTTTGGGTACATAAACAAGATTAGAAAAACCCCAGTTATAAAACAAATCAAGTTCTCTCGCAGTAAAATTTAATCTGTAAGCTTCATGTTTATAATATTCAGATTTCTTTTTATCGTTTGTTTTATTAGAAGCTTTAAGATAATCTTTTAAAATTTCTTCAATTTTAAGACAAGTATCAAAAATTTTCATTATTCCTCCACATAACAGATATAGCAATTATATCCTTTTTCAGCTAAATCAGCCTTAACCTTTTCAGCACCAGACTTTTTAGCAAAGAATCCTACTTGAACCTTGTAAAGTTTGGTTTTATGGTCTAGTATACAGAAAGCAGTTGAATAATCAATAATACCAGTTAAGGTGCGAATCTCATTACGGTAGGTAATCGCACGAGCAGAATTACTAAAAGCTCCCAACTGACAGCGATAGCCAGTCTTTTTAGGACGGTTTTCCTCTTTCTTATCAATTTTATTCTGTTTCTTTTCTTCTATCTCTGCTTTTTCTCTTTCGGCATTAGAACGAAGCCAGAAAGCGAGAATAGAATCAACAGGTCTCAACCAACCAGAAGCAGAAAGTCGTGTTCCTTCAAAGTTTGTGTAAGTAGAATTTCCACCATCCTGATTGCAACAATAATCTACATCAGGAAAAAGAGATTTAATAAAGTTCTGAGCAGTAGAAAGCTTCATACCACCAGACACAACAGAAACAATAAAGTACTTTTCATTCTTGGGATTGCCATCTGTCTTTGTCCAACCGAACATCTGTCTCTTAGCTTCGTAATCAATATCAGCATAGTTCTTTACAGATTGAGGTTGCTTATTTTTAAACAGGGCAGGATATTCTGTGCCAAAATCTCTCCAACCAACGCCATTGTTAAATACGCCATTCATAATCTTTCCAGAATTTGTAATACCCCAACCATTAGAGAAATTACTATCTTTGGCATAAACAGTATTGTTGCTTTTCAAATTCCAGATAGAAGTTCCACTTGCAGTATCAAAGAAGAAAGCGTTCGTTACAATATCAGGCTTGTAGCCATAAAGATTATACATCTTTTCAGGGCTTAACTTGGGTTGAGTACACATATCAATACTTGCACTCTTTAATTCGCTTTTAGGCCAATCAATTACAACTACATTGTTATAAGTAACCCCTCTTACAATAGGGTGATACCAACGAAGCAGAGAATTGTTTTTACCATAATGATACTAAATATTTGCCATGTTATCTCCATTCTTCTATATATTTCAATAGATTAATTTAAATTAAAATAAAGGACAAGTATCCTTTTCTATTATTAGTTTAGCATAAAAAAGAATACTTGTCAATATTTAAATTGTTAAATTTTTATGAATTATACTTCTTTGTAAGGTTCTGTAATGGGAACATCTACCTTTTTCTTTTTATTATATGTACGCTTCTTGGTAGTTTCAAGAGTTACATTGTTAGTAACAGTCTCTTCCTTAGAAAGATAAATATTCATAACAGGAACAAGCTTAAGCTCTTCAATGGTAATGCTTGTCCAGTCATAGTACTTAGGAGGAAGATTGGTTTCATCAAAATGGAATTTAAACCACTTTTCTGCTGAGAGGGGACAACTAAAACGTCTCGCCTTATCAAAATCAACAAAGAAGCCAGTAAGACCGAGATAATCTTCTCCTGCATAAAGAGTCTTAATTTCAGAATCTCGGTTTGCTTTAATGGTAATATAATACACAGGCTGATTTTTAAGAGCCACCATAATATTCTCCTTTAATGCATGATAGTATACTTACTTCCAATTTCTACCTTGATAATCTTTGCGTAATTGAAATCATATTCCTTGGCATAAGTCTTATTTTCAAGGAAGAACTTCTTATTTTTGCCCCACCATTCCTTAGCATCTTTCTCTGTGTCAAAAGAATAGCAAGAAAGAGTAAACTGTTCCGCAATAAGATAGGGAACGTTTGCCCAACCTCTATTAGCAAAACCATAAGAGGGAGATTCACCATAATTAAGAGGTAATTTCTTTCTAGGAATACCAACACAGTAATAAGTCTCCATGTTAGAATGAGCAAGACCATTATCTGTAAGATTAAAAACCATTGTTCTTTCCGTCCCTTTCTGCAATCTGTTTTTTAAGATTGTCAATATGAGCCAACTTTTGTCTCAAGGTTTCTTTTGTGCCTTCAATTCTATTGGCATAATATTCAAAGCTGGTTTGCAAACGCTTAAAAGATTTCTCTTCTTCATCATAAGCGTGTTCAGCTTTAGCCAATGCTTCATCAAGAGAATCTCTAACGGGAAAATTATCAGCGAAAGAAATTTTTCTATTCTTGGGAATGTGAACATAAAAACGTCTGCTATTAAGACTAGCAAGAGGATTGTTTTGTCTCCAACTCATATATTTTTCGTAAGATTCAAAGACGTAATTTTGATAAGAATTTTTTCTAATTGTAATTACTTCTGTAGAACCTGATACTCGACAGACATAAAAATCTTTGTTCTCATAAACGACAGGATACACAGAAATAGACTTGATATCATGATGAATTTCAACAATCTTTCCGTGTTCCCAAGGTTTCATAGCTTCGTAGTTATCCATGTTAAACCTCCTTAAAAGTTTTCAGGGGAAGTGTGATATTTATTATCCATTAAAGAAGTGGTAACAACATGTTCTTTTCGAATAACAGAAAAATAATGTTCAAGATATTGAGGCGCATTAGGAAAAGGACTAGGATTATTGTAGGATTTAACAGCTTTAACAAAAGTGTTAATTAAATTTTCACTGTTTGGGTCAGATTTAAATTCCCCAACCAATGCTAAAGCCTCTCCTTCAGAATTAGCACTGAGAATATTGTCTTCTTCATAAGTTTGCGAAAAGAAATAATTGTGGACAAAATACATAAGGTCGCGCTTAATAAAATAAATACATTTGTATTTATTAAACTTAACCACAAGAACAGGATAATAGGTAATAATTTTGTTTTCTACTACATTATTTCCAATTTTATAATTCATAATTTCACCTCAAATATTTTTTAGTTCGATTACAGTTTTAAGAGTGCAAGCATTTTTTCCAGCAAACACAAAGACAAAACCTTTATAATAATAAATACGTTCGCTATTAGATTTAGTGCGGAAACGACGTTTAAAAGCATACATTTCTTCACTGGTTAGTCCATTTTTCTCGTAGTTGTAAATAGTTAAAGCATCAAGATTGATGCCTTTGTTACGAGCATTACAAGCTAACTGACGAAGCTCTCTTTCGTTCTTAATACCAAGTCTTTCCAATCCACGGTCACGAGAATGAAAAGTTAGCTTGATTTTATCAGAACCAATTTTGTTGTGAAAATTACGATTGTACATTTATTAAACAACTCCTTTCGGTGGATTCACTTCATATTTAAAGTATACCAGACCTAAAAGGAGTTGTCAAGTGTTTATTAAATTGATTCTGGGAATACAGCTAATCTTTCTCTAAGAGCCGCATACTCTTTTAAAATCTGGTTATAATTATCAATAGCGTCTTTAGTTCCTTCTTCTGCTTCTTCAATGGTAAGAAGTTCAAGAGAAGTATTGTCTCCCCGACTGTCAATTTTTACGCCAATAAGATAATACTTCTGACCATTTTGATGATTAAAGCAAAATTCAGCTAAGGTTTTCTTTTGCCAAGAACTAATATAAATCCTTAGAGAATATTCTAAAAAGCTAAGAAGATAAGCAGGAGTAGCTTCTTCTCCCATAACAAACCAATATTCGTCTTCGCTTTCATAAGGATTGGGAATATAGAAGCAACGCTTTACCATTACGGCACGAATATCAGAACTTTTTTCATAGGCAAAACATTCCTCTTCTGTATTGAACATACGACCATCTTCTGCAACCCAATACGTTTTTTCTGTTGCAGGAACTACTTCTTTCTGCATTTTCATATTAATTAAAATCCTTAATTACTTTATAATAAAATTCATCTTTTAATTTATCAGAAATGATGCCCATCTTGTGAAAATGCTCGTTTAGTTTAATGCAAGCTAATTTAATAAATTCGTTATAATTAAATATCCATGTCCAACCTAAAACAAGGTTTATGATTGGAAGAGCACTTAAAATAAGAATTTGAATAATTGGAATTGCAGAACCAGTACTGGATAATTTAATTTTAACATTTCTTGCATCAAAAAAATTATTCACATATTTTGTAATTTCTTTGACAAGATAAAAGAAAACCAAAACATCCAGAATAAAAACAAATCGCCAAACATTAATTAGAATTTTTAGAATCATCTGTCTTTGTATCTTTCTCCTTTACTTCTTCAACTTCTTTCGGGACTTCTTTGAATTTTTTACAAAGATAAGATAAATGCCCCATGGAATTATATGTAAATCCACTTTCATGATGTCTTACACAATCCTTCCATGGGCATTTCTTTTCATCACAGCCAGTAAAAGGAAGTAAAGATATCTATCTGTCACCTTTTGGAATATACATTTATTTTTCTCCTATATGTATTATTATCCCTTAATTTGAATATAAGGGATAGACTCGGGACCAATATCAAAGTCCCATCCGTTTTCCACAATTTTTTCAAGAAAAGTCTTGTTATTTGCCAGATTCCAAACAATATTACTACAGCAATCTTTATGAATGGTATAATAAGGATGCTTGATATTTTTTTCACGACCAACTTCAAAAAGACGCCCCATAATGACATTAAAGAAATAACTTGCATCATTATCTTTAAAAGTCTGATTCCAAACTTCTGCATCTTCCTTTGCTTTTGCGCTGGTAATATCAACCCAAGAACCATCTTCATTCTTTTGAAAGGAGAGTTCATACCCTCTACACTCGCAAAGCTCTTTAAATCGCTTATCATTGGTTAGAATTTTCCATAAAGTCGGAGTGAGCTGGAAACTTTCAAAACGTGCAACACTATATCCCAAACTGGAATTGTGGTCAAGACGTTCTTCGATATAACTAAGAAGCTTGGTGATATTATTATTCTTATTATTGCTCTTGTATTCTTCAAGATATTCCTGTTTAGTAAACATAATTTAACAACTCCCATTGCTTTTTTAGTTGATATTTATATAATACTACAAGCAAAGAGAGTTGTCAAGTGGTTATTAAGTTTTTTTACCAATTTTATAAGGGTATAATTTTAATTCTTCTGATAAATCTTTATACTGGATAGCTTTTTCTTCAATAAGATAAGAATCATTTTTCTTTTTTGAAGATTTCATATCTTTAAGATTTTTGCTACCACAATAAGGACAATAAATAAATTCTTTTTCGAGAGCATATCTTGTAATGAATTCTGGATTAGATAAAGTAGAAGTTGCGTGCATATATTCTCTGCAATTTATACAATAAGAATAAAAAGCTCCATCATGGATAAATTTAATTACAAGCCAGTCTCCATTTCGAAATAAGACTCTGTAACGAGGGTCATTACCATTGTACTGATAATCACTGTACTTCGCTTGTCTTATCTTCTTTCTTTGTTTCTTCGACATTTTCTTTATTTTAACTTTCCTTGAAATAAATATGTTACTGTAGTATTTGTTTTGTCGGCAATAATCATAAAATCACGGCAAGTAAGAAAATATTTTTTATGAATAATTTTTCTTACATTCTTTTCTGAAATATTAAGAAATTCAGCCCACTGCTTGTATGAATAAGGACTTGCTTTCATTACTTTGCTTACTCGCTTTAATTTATCCATATAAGGTTTATTAGGATGAATATAATAGAATTTAATATAATACCAAAAACCAAGAAGTTTATTTTTAAAATTTTTCATGGCTTCTTTTTCCATTATTCGAAAGTATTTTTAAGAATTGCTTTTTTGAAGAAATTCTTCCACATTCTTTAAACAATTACTACATAAATCATAAGATTGATAATCATCCCAAATTTCGCCGCCACGTTCAAAATGTCTTTTTATTTTTAAAATATTAATATTGAAAGGATTTGAAATAGGCATTCCGCATCTATCGCAAAAACATTTAGTTGCCATTTTGTTTTTCTCCTTTGTAGTATTTCTTCTCAATCATCTGGTCGATACAGCCTTTATAACAACCTCGATGAACTGTTCTTATATGACCTTTATGCCAAATCCATTTCCACCAAGGTAAATATCCTTTGTAATGAAAATCATGCTCCCCTTCTTCATCAAGCCACATCCAATGTGGGCAAGGAACTTTATTCAAAAAAACAGGAAGATACATTATTTTAATTTTAGGATTTTTTATTTTAGCTTTAATAGCTTCAAATAAACAATTAGAATAAAAGTCTTTTGAATTTTTCATTTACTAATCCTATCTGCAATCGTACTTGCTACAAAACTATCTGGTTTAACAGTTGGTTCGTAACCAGCACCTTTTAACCACCCAACAATTTCTGGAATTACTTGACCACTTGGTCCAGCATATCCAGCATCTACATGAATCCCAATGCTAGTATACTTTTCATAGTCAAAATTTTCTTGAATAGACAAAGTTGTTAATTCATCAATTAACTGGTCAGCATATACAATGCTTAATTCAGTTTCCTTGTGAATTTTAACTTTTAAATTTAAAATAATGGGGAGCTTTTGAATTTCATAGAAGAACTTACCACCTTTGCCATCGGTATAGACAGCAATGACAATGACGGCTTTTGTTTCATCTTTGTGATTTTGACTATCAGTACCAATGACAATATGATTATGTTCTGCTACATCTGCATGGTCTCTAATATAGTCAAAAATAATTTCGGCTATTTGGCGCATATTTACTCGTCCATATGTCGGACTAATCATATTATCATTCCTTTACTTTGTTTTAATTATAAACTGTTAAGTTTATCTATGATTTGATTAAACTTATCAATTGTTTTAGAAGAGAATTCGTATTTTTTGTTCGTGTTTCTATCGTAAATTGTACTAATTACACTACCAGAATCATACTTATAGTAAAAATCGTCCTTCGTAAAATGAGGAAGTTTTGCCTTAGCTTCTTTAACAGGCATTTCTACAACAACACGAGTTGTAGTAAAAATCTCATAATCTTCTGGATTATAAAACCAATTCAGTTCTTTCTTGAGAGCTTTAATAGAAGTGAAATACTTAGCTCCATCTTTATCTGTAACAAGTGGCGTATCTCCAAAAGTACTCATTCCTTTATAATAGCACTCTTCGGGATTAGAACCTTTAACAAACTCAGAATTAATTTTAGCAATATAAACTTGCTCTTCTGTTTTTGTTTCTGTCTCTTTTTTTAGAGGCTTTCGAATTGTAATTTCTTCAATTTCATAATCTTCTTCATTGAAAAACCAATCAGCCGTGCATTTTGCTTCAAAGAAAGTTTTAAAAGGATAAGCTTCTTCTTTCTTACCAAAAACAACTTCTTCATGATGTAAACCAGACGCATTACAATAATAATTTTTTCCTTCTGTGGGAACTTCATGTTCTTTTGCATTAGATTTAATACAAATAACATCAGGTTTAACACGAATAATAAAACGTTTGTTTGAATCATTACCATTTTTAAGATTTTCATTTAGCAAAGTGCCACATACAGGACAATAATTAGCATGGACATAAAAATCCCCATGGTCAATAAGATTCTTTTTACTTGTAGCGTTAATAGTGAATCTATAATTCTCACACCACTTACACATATAGAAAAGACTCCTTTCAGTCTAATTTACTATCAATAGTATAAACCAAAAAGAGTCTGTTGTCAAGAGTTTTATTTAATTTTCTTTTGTTTTCTTATTTCACTTTGAATTTTAAACCAATAAATTGCTGCCATAACAAGAGCAATAGGCCAACAAAAAATCAAAGTTAAATAATGTAATAAGGTTACTTCTTTATCATTTTTATTAGCAGGACAATTATAAACATTATATGTTACTGCAAGCCCACATAAAAGATAAAGAGCAAAACCTATTAGAGATACATCATTCAATCTCATTGGTAAGTTGCCACTCAAAATGTATTTAAATATATTTAAACACATCGAGAAATTGAAATCCTTACGGATAATTCTTACTGCTTCATAATATATGCTTTCACGATTATAAATAATCCGCTATTCGCAGGTCCTTGTATATTCCACAGTCGTAAATTCCCGAAATAGCCTTCGGTACATACTTATGATTGCTTAATTATACAATTTCATAAGTTAAAGCATCTCTCAAATTAAGACTTGCATTGAAATCTCTATCTGCAATATAACCACATGAACAGTAGTATACTCTGTCTGAAAGTTTTAAGTCTTTATTAATATTACCACAACAATGACATAATTTAGAAGAGGGATAAAATCTATCTACAATTCTTAATTCAATATCATTTTCGGCACATTTAACTTTTAATTTTGTTCTAAATTCATAAAACTTTTGTGCGGCAATAGCTTTTGAAAGATACTTATTCTTCATCATACCTGATATATCTAAATTTTCAATAGTTATATAAGATGGCTTGGTTTTTACTATCTCAGCTATTATTTTATTGATATAATCAGTTCGAATATTAGTTATTTTATGATAAAGTTTTTGTACTTTAAGTTTTTGTTTTTGTATATTTTTTTGAGTGCTGCCTCCTTTCTTAAAATTTTCATATTTACGAGAAAGACATCGTTGTTCTCTTCGTAATTGTTTTTCTATTTTTTTTATTTCCCTTGATTTGTTGATATTTTTATATATTTTACCATTTGAAATAACGGCAAAATCTTTCAAACCCAAATCAATTCCTATACCTTCATTAAAATTGTGCGCAATTTGAATATTTGGCATCTCTACTAAAACAGATACAAAATATTTATTTGCTTTAATAGATACTGTGCCGCTCTTAATTTTCAAACCGCTTTTAGATACTGGTATATAACCTTTTTCTTTTAAACGAACCCATCCCAAACTTGGAATTTTAATTCTATGTCTTTCACAAAGACAATCGGTTAAATTATTTTTAACAAAATACATTTTTACATCAGATTTTCCTTTTTTCTTAAATTTAGGATAACCTGATTGATGTTTAAAAAATTTTGTAAAAGCAGCATATCCATCTTCAATAGATTTTTTTACTGCTTTTGAATATACTTCTTTAATCCATATTTTGTCAGGATTGTTTGGAATATATTCATTATTAAGCCATAAACTAAAACTTTTTCCTGTTACAAATTTTTTATTTCGGTCATATAATTCTTTATTATAAGACAAATAAAAATTGTAAATATATCTACAAGTCCCAATTGTTTTATTAATTTGAATCTTTTGTTCTTTTGTTGGATTTATTTCCGTTTTAAAACTTTTTAACATTTTTACCTTTTAATTAAAATAAAAAGAACTGTGGTACAAAATTTGTTTTTGGAGGAAACAAACATGAACAAAATACGAAAAAGGAGGTGGCCTTATTAGCAAATCCAGTCTATTATAAGGAGGTAAATTGTACCACAGTTCTTATTATTATATTAACATACTCTTTCGAGTTTGTCAACAACTTATTAGTTATTTTTTAAGAAGCATCTGATGAGAATAAAGAATCTGCATCTTTTCAGCTACAGACAAACTTCTGTTATAAGCATCATCATTGTCAGCCAAACGCATTGCAAATTGATAGTCAAGATGGTTGAGGATTTCTTCTGTTAACACATGACCATAATTCATGTTTAAACATTGAGAAACTTTTTTATATTCGATAATATATACATCAAACATACACTGAGCATAAGTCATATCAAAAGGTTGACCATTCTCAACAAGACTAAGCATCTTCTTATAATCAAAGAAAGTGATGTTAAGATTTTTTGTCAGTTTTTCAAAAGTGTTTAAACTAACACCTTTAGTTTTACAAGTAGATTTTAAATAATCACAAGCATTATTATTAAGAACACTACTGTTCCAATACACATCATGGTCTCGATTAGCGTAAACTTCTTCTGGACTAGCAAAACCAGTTAATACAATTGCTTTGCCAACAATTTTACCGTTGTCAAGTTTGTTTTTGCCATAGCAATTTGCCAAATCCTTTTTATTAACTAAAAGTTTTGCTTTAGCAACAACGGTTAATTTAATATTAACAGAATAAGTATAGCCATAATTTGAAATATATGAAATATAATTATACCATTTTAGAGCATCTTTTACAGTTAAACAAGCATGGAAACCATTGCCACAGTAATCAATTTTACTAAATTCCTCTTCTTCTGGTAGTGCATAAACTTTATTAAGTTCATAGACAAAGTTACGACTGGGACCCATATATTTTACTTTTTCATCGGAAAGATAATAGGTCTTATAAAGAGCTTTGTAACAATCAATCCATTCCCAATCTTCTCCAATAGGAAAAGGAACATCTTCCATTTTTTCATATTCCCAAGTATTCCTACTGATAACTGTATGATTAGGAAGATTATTCGTGTAAGATTCGCTGGAAGATTCTTCAAAATCTACCCCAGATGCAGGGTAAGCTTCATATTCGACAGGATTGTTTTTTTTAGACTTATTAAAAAACATATTTTATTCCCCTTTTTTAAAACCTATAAAATTTACGAGGTTTAATATCTCGCACCATATTTTTAATTATCCCTTGAGATTTTTGAATTGCTTCTTCCATTTTCTTATCAAATTCGTCACGAGGTACTTCCTTGAAATGGTCAGTATCATTTGGATAATTTAACAGGAAGAATAAATCAATATCCTCATTATAATACGGAGCAATATCAATTTCTGAATCTTCATAACTACCATAAGGTATTTCATATTCAAAATTGTTAATTTCAATACAACCCCATTGAGAAGAATAAGAAACTTCACATCTACCTTCTAACAACTTGGAAGGCTGAACAATCATAATATAATGTCCTCTATGAATATAACAATTTCCAATCAACTTTGGAGCGAGTTCTTTCATAATATATTCATCATAAGACTTTCTTGTAAGCTTGTTTAATTCTTTAACAGTTTCAGAAAGCTCTTTCTTTTTAGTTTCCAGTGACGTTTTCCAAAGATTTTCCATATTACACCTCTATTATAAAAATAAAAGTCTCATAATCAATATTAAATTAATTATGAGACCTTTTATTAAATTAGCTAATTCAATAAATTGTGAAGACTTGGAAGTTATTCCCCGTTACATTACTTCCTACACTCATTGAAACTTTCCCGTTTGCGGCTATCCATTTCGACGGACAAGTGATTACAAATCTACAAGTCTTCTGTAAAACTGTGAACAACCTACCCGTAGGTTATTCAAATACGATAATAAGCGCTCCGACCCCCATCGGATTCTTATTAAAGGTGAGGAATAGACGACGTTCACCTCACTATGAGCCTCTGGTCCTAGCATCTGGACTCACCACGAGCCTTTGGTCCTATACTATAGTACTCTGGACAATGCGACGCTCTTTGGCTGATACTCTTTGCCAGCAAGTCATTTGTAGGGAATAGGTGTATTCACCCTACTATAAGCCTCTAACCATTACTTAAAAAATATCTCGCTCTTTGTCCAACATCTTTAGTTGGCAATCAACCTACACCATCGAGCAAGAATTCGATAGGTAGGATTTAATAATTCTTGCAAGAATTTCCCTCGTTAGCTTTCAGAGGGAGAGCTTGTCGCTCTAGCATCTTTATAGTTCCTATTCCTATAAAGGGTGCTTCCGACAGTATAAACTTTATACATGTCTAAGAAGTCATTGCATCTCAGCTATTATTGAATATTCAATTATGTGTCTTACAGTCAAGAACGTGATTTGTCTATCAGGCCCGAGTAGTGCAAACCAAGAAGATTTTTTCTGCGCTCTATCGGGAAGAGTTTTTTCTCTTTCGGATAGCGGATAGAATCTTTTCTCCTTTTTTTCATCCTTTCCCTTGGGACAATCTTAATATACCATAAGATTAGTTTCCTGTCAAGGGTTTATTATTTTTTTCTTGAAGAGTTTTTACCAACTCTTCATAAGATTCAATAAGCTCTTTTTGTGCTTCTGCTTTTCCTTCTAAAGATTTAATAAGTCCCTCTTTAGCTTCATCTAAGTTTTTATAGGTTTCTTCTGCTTCTGCAAAAGCTTTAGCATAAGCATGAATTCCTCCAATAATAGTTCCAGCTAAAAAGAAAATCGCTAAAACACCTATGGCAAGAATAATACATAAAGCAACTTGAGTAGTGTTCATTTTCTTTTACTAACCTCCATTAATTTATTTTCAGGTTCAATTCTAAATTGTCCCATTTCCCAATCAAAACCAAGACCAACAGATTGAACTTTTTCATAGGGTCTGCCACCCCAATTAGCTTCAAAATTTTCAATTGTAATTACTACTTGAGATTCTTTGTATTGCTTCCAGTATGGACTTTCAGCTATCTCATTAAGAATTTCTCTTAATCTTTCAACTGTCATTTTTCTATGTCCTTTAAATAAAGTTTAAAAAAATGGATAGCGGTCATAAATAGACAACCACTTATAAATAAACAAAAAGATGTTAATATTTCTCCTGTCGAGCTATCTAATCCTGTTATCCCAATGGCAATAAGAAAATACAAACAGAATAACGCATCAGCCAAATTTGGATTTACTAAATGTCGATTTGATTTCATACAATCCAAAAATGAACAATGTCTTTATAAGGAGAAGTCCAACTATCTTCTGTAAAATTAGTCCAATCTAAAATACATCGAGTAAAGAAATTTTTACAACCGCTAATTGTACCCCAACCGTTAGGAGATTCATACTGTTTATATTTATCTGGAAATCTTTCAAGCTCTTCTAAGCCATGAATGATAAATGGAATAACATCTTTTACAAGACCATTATCTTCTTCATTCTTCCACTCTAAGTCTGTAGATTTCTGAATCATTTCCCTTAAATTATAGGTAATGTTTGCTTCACAATTTCCAACGTCAGCCCAAAGTTTAGGGTCATCTTTACATTGAACTCGATAGCTAATATCATAACTCATTTAATTAACCTCTAAATCAATGTGACCTACATACACAAAGCCAACAACATCGTTAACACCAGTAGTATATGTGTCATTGATTTTGCGTATCTCGGTGTTATTTTGAATTATCCACAAATCCCCAAAGAAAGGATTGTAATAGATATCTCCATTTTCATATAATAATTTGATTTTATTGTTTTCCATGATTCACCTCAGATAAATAATTGTTAATAGTCATAAGATAAGGACAGTCTTCTAATCTTGATAATGGGCAATCCCTTTTACTAATGTTACACACATCATAATAAAAATCAGAACAAAAAACGCAATCTCCGCAATAAGCGGGTAATTCAGTTACAATAAATTTCATGTGTCTACCTCTGGAATCTTATATTCATCTGGAAGAAAACTAAAGATATGAGCAATTACGTCTACTGTCCATCCATTACCTAATGCCTTTCTTGCTGCACTATCTGGAATCATATTAAGAAAATCATCAGGAACAGTCTGTAAACGACACATTTCTTTAGTAGTATAATATCTAAAAGGTAAATTATTTTTAAAAGCATCTGGATGTCTACCAATAGAAAGTGGCGTAAGGACATTATCTTTGTCTACAGTAGTGAGACAATTTGATTTGTCTGTATTTGTAGCGCGGACTTCAAGACATTGTGTAATAGGAATCGTTTTATCAGTATCTTTTCTATGCCCATTTTTATCTAATCTGCGACCAACAATAGTGGCTTTATTTAATCTTCTTCCCCTAATTGCCGCAGGATTAGGAAATTCAACATCTTCAAGAATATCTTCTAATGTAATATTTTTATTTTCTGGAAGTGTTACATTAGGAATATTAGTCCAATAAAGTCTACGTCTGTTCTGTGCTGAAACAAGAGAAGAGTTAATTTCAATGGGTTCTACTCCAAGAATATTTGTAATAATATCTTCCCATTCTTTTTTCATAATTACATTTTCAAGTAAAAAATATTTTGGTTGGGCTTCTTTTATTGCACGAGCATATTCATAAAACAATTTACTTTGAGAACCTTTTAATCCTTGACCATTACCAGCCATACTCAAATTTGTACAAGGAGAACCCCCAATAAGTAAATCAATTTTACCTTTGTATTTGGTAAAATCTTCTATGGTCACATCTCCATGTTCAACTACATCAGGAAAATTTGTTTCTGTGGCTTTAATTGCGTTCTTCTCAATCTCGTAAGCATCATAAGAATCAATTTTAATTCCTGCTCTTTCAAGTGCAAGATGACCGCAACAAATACCATCAAACAAAGATAAAACTCTCATTATCCGTAAAAACCTCCATCGGGCGGGTCTCTTCTATAATTAGGACAAGGTATATCATTTACATGGTCTCTAAAACAATCTACACCCCAAGTATGAATACAGTTACCACATAAATAAAAAGGTTGTGTCTAAAAATTATAATATGATGGCTTCTTAGGTGGCTTTTCTGGTGCAATGGGAATTTTCTTAGGAACTGGAATAGTATCAGGGTCAGGTTGAACATTCATATCTTTCATAAGTTCTTCCTTTTCAACTTTCTCCCAAATATCCATAGCTGAATTAAGAAAGTCAAGAGTATGTTCATCATACCCCAAAATCTTAAGCTCTTTGATTAAATCTTCATTGCCAATTTTCTTTAAAACATTTGGAAAAGCATAAAGTAAAACTTGAACATGACCAAATTCTTTACGCCATTCATTATACTCTTTTACAGTCATTAATAATACCTCGTCTTTCGACCTCAAATTTAAGTTCACTTACTGCTACGGTAACTGGCATAGATACAAAATGGTCATAATAATCTACAGCCTTAGAAAAATAACTACCGTGCTTAATAGGCCAATTCTCTTTGTTTTTTGGAGGATTCTTTTTTTCGATTTCCTTAAGCTCTGAACAAGCTGACCAAAGTTCTGCATTAGTTAAATTACGGAAATAGCCCATAATAATACACCTTTCACTTAATATAATTGTGATTGTATATAAAGAATAACATAGTTTTTCTTATTTGTCAATAGGAAACAATAAAAAAAGAGAGGGAATTACCCCTCTCTTAATTTATTTTTTAACTTAGGCAAAAGCCTTAGTCTCAACAGCGTCATAACGCTTAGTCAGAAGAACATCCATAAGTGCATCCCAAGGATTAGTCTTGCCCGAGAGAACCATTTTCAAAGTTTGGACACTAAACCCGCTGACCATGATACCATAGTCATTCTTAGTCATGGGAAGACCATTTCCGGTATTACCCGCTCCTGCGACATTCCAGAAAATGATTTTGCTCATTTCATACCCAGCGTTCTTGTACTTCTGCTCAATAGACTTAAGGAAAGCAGGAGCTTCCTGAGCAGTAGCACGAGTGCTGTTATAACCCCAATAACCATAACCACTGCCAGTGCTAACATTACGGATATTTACCATAGAATCCCAACCACCATCACTGATAATCAGAATATTCTTAGGCAAATCACTCTGAGGAGAATGATTCTTAATTGCAGTATCAAGAATCAGGTCAAATACTGCTTCAAGGTTGGTATTAGCAACCTCACTATGACGAGCAGCTTCCCTAAGATTTGCACGCAAAGAGTCATGATTAACATTAACCATCTGAGGACGTGCAGAGAAAGTAATGTAACGACCCTTATATGCACCCTTAGCACGCTCTGCAAAGTAAATTGCAAGGGAGTTAGCAACCTCAAGAGCAGTCATACGAGTACGACCCACAGTAGCACACATAGAACCAGAGCCATCGGCAACAACAATAGTGGAACTATCATCGGTTACAAGATTGGGAAGAGCCTTCCACATGCCTTCAAGGGCGGCATCATAAGAACGAGGAGAAGTACCCCAATCATTCTCACAATACTTGTGAACAATGTCACAAGGATTAGAGACAGAAGAATTAATCTTCGCCTCACCCTTAGTAAGAGCGTTCAGATATGCACGGCGGCGCTCTTCATCATTACGAAGGAAAGCCTTATTGTAATTAAGGTTTGCCTTAGAAGGAACAGTCTCGTAATCAATGCTCTGCCAGTTCTGAGAAGACATCTTACGCTCAACAACGTCAAGATACTTACGGAGAGCAGACAGACCCTTACGATACTCACGCTCAGTCAGACCGAGCATATCCATAGTCTTAAGACCACGCTTACGAGTATCATGGCTGTGAGAAGAAGCACTATCAAGCCACTTCGCCATAAGGCTAATGGACTTACCCTTCTTCATGTTAGCCATATCTTCCTTCCACTGCTTGCGAATCAGTTCACGAACAACAGGCTTAGTGGTAGGATTATCCATGACAGTATAGATATAATCCCAACGAGAATACTCAGGAATCATAGGAATCAGGTTCGCCACAATCTGAGCACCACCATTGTTCATCATATCCTTAAGACAAATCTGGAAGAGACGGCGCTCACCCTGACCCTCACGGATATCGCCAGCATAGAACAGCCAACGAATAGCGAGACGAGGATTCTCAGAATAAGCGGCACGGAACTTCTTCACAATATCGCCATCGGGAAGACTACGAAGAGCAGAGATGGAAGTGTTGATGTCAAGAAGAGCAGAACCAGAGGACTTATAGGCAATAGCACCATTAGAAGTGTACTGCTTATCAGCAGGAAGAGAAGGAACTGCAACCTTAGTGTAGTAGCCCTTGGCAGTATTCTCAACCTTGTCCATGAAAGAAGCCTTACGGCTAACTCGGTTGGACTTAGTAACAGGCTTTTCAGGCTTAGGAGCCCAAACCTTAGTGTTATTCTTCTTGTTAGGATTGTTGTAGTTATACATAATTTTCTCCTTTTCTAAAGGACTAGACTCTTTTTGTCCTTTTTTCAAAATAAAAGTTTTTTGTAGTTTGCTGTGAGAGTCTAACTACTTATGACAATAGATACTATAACAGATGCGTCTTAATTTGTCAAGAGGTTATTAGAATTATTTTCGTCTTTTCCTAAGTTTTTTTCAAAGTTGTTTATAAAAAGCTGTTTAGCATTTTGAGCTTTATAGCAAATATCATTAGTAATAGCATCTTCTATTCCCTAAAACAATGAAACAAGGGGACATAAAAGTTCTCTTTCATTTTCATTATCTGCTAAAGCATCTCTACTTTTTGCAATAGAAGTAAGTTCTCTTATAATGATATCTTTTGTTTTAAATTCTAATTTGGTAGTAATTTCACCATCAGATTTATCTGCAAGTTTTTCAAATTGCTCTTTAGATAGATATTTTTTATTTATTGTTACCCAAACCTAAATTTCACCGTTGGTGTCTACTAAAATAGGAATATCTGTTCTATCTTCTGCTCGATTTGCTAATTTTCTTATCCAAGTCTAATAGGCTTTCTATCCCTCTTGGGTCTAAAGCCAGTTAATATCAACCATAATTATACCCTCTTATACTCAATTATACCCCTATTCAGATTTCAAAACAGAAATTTTAATTCCACCTTCCTCGAATTCATACTTGGCACGAGGAATTTTTACTCTTAAAGTACCAGTTTCTTCATTAGAATCCTGATTTACAATAGGTAGAGTAAAATTTAAATTAACTGTATCATCGAAATTTTTCTCCATGTTAAATTCTTTTGGTTCAAATTTAACAAACATCTTAGATTTTTCAGAGCGAGAAAAATTTAAACTAAAATCAGATGTGTTATTCAATTGAACAGAATTGTGTTTCAAACATGCAGTTAAACCACAATATCCTCTAATATTGGCGTATTCACAAGAAATGCCCTTTGCGTTACAATACCCTTTAGTGGGATAATAATCTCCTGTATTCATTGTTAATTCCCCTTAAAGTAATACTCATAATGTTCTCCATCCCAAAGAGGATGTTTAACCATCTTGTCAGTATTCCAATCAGAATATTCACCATTTTCGTTCACATCAGCAACATAACAATTATCATCAGGGTCGCAACCATTATCATTGCCAGTGTAAATACAACTTTTTGGGTCAAAAAGAAAACGTTTTAACTTGTCATCGTCTTCAAGAATTTCATTAATGAAGGGAACAAGTTCTCCTGCATGGTCTACAGAACCGCCATTATCCCAAAATTCCCAACCACCATATTTGCTTGTTTCTCTTTTATAGGTTGGAACGAAAATTTTAATCTTAAAATCTTCTTCAAGTTTACGCTTAAAATCTTTCGCTTGAGCAAACATATCACAGTTAAGCATGGCAGTGTAAAGATAAGAAGCCTTATCTTCTGTGGAAGAGTAGCAACGTGTGTCCCAACCATAATCTTCATCTGCATTAAAATTTAGATAAGCTGGAATATGTTTTGGACCATAATTGTCCTTTGAAATAACAAGAGAATGACAAGAACTTGAATTTGTCTCAAATACGTTCTTACGAATCTGTTTCATTATTTGTCTCCTCATTCAAATCTCTCAAGAACTGATACATTTCAGTAACAGTCTTATCGCCAACATCATAACGATTATTTACATCACAAGAATTTCTTGCAAACTGCATTTCTACTGCGTCAATGTACATAGAAGCACTGGTCTGTTCACCGTCTTGGCCATCATCGCCCATGTACATAGTATTCCAGTCTTCCTCAGACATAAGACGCTGAGGTTCGAGCTGTTTAATAGCAAGGTTGTCAAAACTAATAACAGAGAACCACTTCTCGTCAATCATATGACCAAGATTGTCATAGATTGCTTTCTGTTTATTCGCTACAAGCTTCTTAGCCCAATCTTCCTTAACATATTCCTCACCACGACGAACAGTCTTATAACCAAGAATGAGAATCTTAAGGTTACGATTCTTAAGAGCACGAAGAGTATCCATTGTTACAATACCATTAATGACATGGAGAACAAGATTAGGATACTTAGAAATAGTCTTAAGGAACTGTGGCTGAAGAGGGTCAACAAGAGAGACCCCAATGCCATAGATGAACTTCTCATTAACAAGCTGTTCAATAAGCTCTTGATTCTTCATGAATTCAAACTGATGAACAGTAATATTGGGAATGAGTTTGAGTTCCTTGCACTTGCGGAGAAATGGAATCAAATCAGGGTGAGAAGTTACTGCGCCACCGCCAACTGCAATTTCAGTGTATTCGTGAAAACTTTTAAGGAGATTTTGGAACTTTTCTCCCATAATATCGCCGCTTTTACCCTCTAAAGTGGCATTTTCATGACAAAATTTACAACCAATAGGGCAAAATCTGGTAATGCAAATGTCGGCGCTTTCTGGAAAATCAGCCTTGAAAAAGCTCAAATCATTTTCACGAGTTTTGGTTCCGTTGTCCAGATTCAGCTCCACTGTATAATTTCCGTTCTGATAGGTAACAATATTATCCATTTTATTTTCCCTTTCTTTAATGTTCGATGCGAGGATTATCCTCCATATACTTCTTTACTTTGTCACCATCATAGCGAGAGGGACAAGCATTACAAAGGTAAGAACCATAATATTCACAAGCATGAACCTCTTCCTGAGACTTGGGAGCAGACTCACAATTCAGGTGGTCATATGCGCAATAAATCTTCATTTTTATTCGTCTCCTTTTTCTCGAACAATGTAAATATTATTTCCTTTATCTTCAAGAATTTCATAATTCTTTATAAAATCTAAGGAAACATTTTCTTTTAACTGTACTATATATCTCTCTTCATAAATTGGATGAAGAGCACTTTGAAACAGTTTGCCAGCAACAAAACCAAGCCCAATAGCACTTAAAGCACAGATAAGAGTTAGTATCCAACCTAGTTTTTGTTTTAAGCATTCTCCAAATGTCCAAAGCAGCATTAAAGTAAAAGCTAAAAAAATGAATCCTACAAAAATTAAAGCATCAGAATCAGCAGATACTCTAACCATTTCAGAAGTTAAAACTTCAACACCATCAATCATCGGCATCCCTCTCTTTAATTACATAGACATTATTGCCTTTTCGTTCAACAATATCATATTTATCAATAAAGTCAGAAGAAATTTTATCATCTAATTGAACAAGATATCTGTCTTCATATTTTGGATTAAAAACGCCATCGAAACCAATATAGGAAATAACACCTAAAAGTATTATCAGTCCAAGACCACATACAAATGTTGGTATTTCTCCATCTTTAACACAAGAGACAAGCATAACAATTAAAACAATACAACCTATTACTCCAACAATAGCAAGAATTAAACTACTTAAAAAACCACAAGAGATACAAATAGTTTCAGTAGTAATTAGATTAACACCATCAATCATCTTTGTCAGCCCTTTCTTTTAATGTGTAGATTTTTCCTTCTCTGGAAATAATATAGTCTTCTTCAAGTTTTTCATAATCAGTTAAAGAAAAATGGTCGGGGTCAGTAAATCTAACTTCATAAGAAATAATTTCAACTGGATGTTTCATTGCATACAAATTAAATCCTGTAACCACACAGAAAAGAATTGTTGCTGCAACAATAAAACAAAATCCATCCATTGACCCACATCCTTTAAACCAATCTACAATATATGCGCATATGCAAATAATTCCAATAAGCACAATAGCAATAGAAATAGCAAGAACAAACGGGTCTCCGTCTTTCGTAGTTACAACTGTATTAAGAATTTCAATAGCAGGGTTATTTTCAATCGACATTTTCTTTCTCCCTAATTACATAAGTGTTATCTTTTTCATTGTGTCCAAGAATTTCATATTTCTTAGTAAACTCATTGTAACTAACTTCATCAGAAATCGTTACAGTATATTTTGTGGTATAAACTGGATTGAAAAAACAATCGTTAATACCTTTGCTTACAAGAACAGAAGAAAAGAAAAGACAAAGTCCTAAAATAATAATACTTAAGCTGTTAAAAACAATTTTAAAGAGCTTGTGCGGAACAAGTTTCGTCATGTTAAAACCAGCTTTTAGAATTTGGATTGATAAAAACATCAAAACACAAGCAATCGCACAAATAAAAATAAAAAGAGGAACATCTACATTTTTAATTACTTCTGTACTAATAATATTAATTCCTTCGAGCATAATCACTTCTCCTTTCGAGTAATTAAATTATACCCTATAAAAACAAATAAGTCAAGGAGTTAATAAAAATTATTCTCCTTGACTTATTAAAATATTTTTAATTATTAGTTATAACCATAAGCACAAGTAATAACAAGCTTGTCACCACTTGGAGATGTATAATGAGAAATTTCTGTATGAAGTCCATCACTACTACAATCCTGCATAAACTCTTGATAAGTTAAACCAGACCCTTCATAGTCGAAAAGAGAATTCTTTTCTTGTCTGCGTTGCTGTGCAATATGATTGTAAGTGTATTCTTCTCTTTCTGCGTCTGTAAGTTCAGACCAGTCTTTGTAATATTTGCCTTTACCGATGTTATAAGCTTCTTCTGCTTCTTTTCTATCTTGCTTGGTAATTTTAATGGTATTCTTAACAAAAGTTTCATGCCATTTATTAAAAAGCAATTTACCATCTTTCCAGTCTTTGTACTCATCTTCAGTACAAATGGCAAGTGTATGAGTAGAAGAAGAATTTGTTTCAAATACATTTTTACGAATTTGCTTCATTTAATTTTACCTCTTCTAAAATTTTAGATTCTACCAGTTTGTTCATTTTATTTTCATATTTCTTAATAATCATATCAAGAAAAGAAAAACTGTGTCCACTATCTTGAGCTCTGAAAAAAGCATTATATGGCTGACCAAAATCATCATCAATAACTTCAAGATTATCAAAATCATTCCAAGATTTAAGGTCATCAAGGTCAATTGCTACATCAAAGCTAAATTCATACGAAATTCTTTCTATTTTGGAGTTGAAAAGACAAAAATGATAAGTCATCCAATAATGGTCAGACTTTTTAGATTCTCTCCAAAACCCCTCTTTAAACCCTGCATCAGTAAGAAGAATAATTTGTTCTGCTGTAGTTAAAGAAAGAAAATAGTCAGATAATTCATAACGCTTCATTTTGCGTTTAGTCTTCATGTTTGGAGTCTGCATCTTCTTTCTCCTTTTCCAATTGAGCTAAATATTGCTTGTGCCATTCTTCTTCCTCTTCAGCATAACTATCATGGATGATTTTGGAAGTGTCTACCAAACCAGAATCCTTAATATGAGGCCAGCAATTGTACTCATCGCCATCCACAACTACAATATATCTCTTATTAGTTAAAAATTCCTCAAGAGATACATTATACTTCTTAAGCCACCCCTCAATCTGATAATCGTCAGTGCCGCCATAGGTTGGAACAGGCACATTTGCTACTACATAATCTTTAACTTCTGAATCCCAAACATAATCTTTGGTATCGAATTCAAAATCTGTAAATCCATCAATATACTTTTTACAAATTTCTCTGCATTCATCTACAAGATTACCATTAGACGATGCAATAGCATATCTCAGCTTATCCTTAAAAGTTACAAGCATATCAAAAGGAGAACGATAAAATTCAAGAGAAGATTCCCACAATCTTACGATACCATCAGTCATATAAAAATTTTTATTAATTTCTTCTCTAGTATAATGCTCATTATCAGTAGTAATTACCAAAGAATGACTTGAGCTACTATTAGTTTCAAAAACATTACATCTAATCTGTTTCATATTATCTCCTTAAAATCCAGTCTGAGCACTCTTGAAATTCAAAGTCTTGCTAACCCCCTCAACTTCTGCAACAATATCATCATATTCTTTGCCATCATAGGTGTATTTACCATTATTCTTTTTATTGACACGAACATGTCCATCAAAGTTTTTAATAATAGTAGCACAATGCTTGGGAAGGTTAAGATTGGGGTTATATTCCAAAACTTCATCCATAAGGAAGACACCAACCTGACCAGAATCAGCACAGAACTCTCCCATCTTTTCCTTGGTCAAGCTGTTGCGGACAGTGCATGACCAATCACCGTAAATAGTGTCGCAGACGATAAAAGTATTAAGACCAAGCTTTTCCATGGCTTCTCCACAGCAGCACTTTCCCCAATCATCTTCCTGCTCAGTTTCCCACTTTGTTACAGCTTTGTTGTAAGCTTCATTTTCAGTTTCGTAAGTGGGAGAAAGAGGAATCACGCGAATATTAGGGTCTTTTGTTCTTGTCCCTCTAATCCACGTTTCATAAGCATCAACAAGTTTCGCTTCTCTCTCAGGAGTACGATGGCTTTCAGGAAGGTCGTAGATACGAAGAGGTTTCTTCATTTCAATATAAATAACATCTTCGTACATATCAGGAGTAGGATAACCTTTATGTCCATCCCCAATAATCTTATGTTTGGAATAATAATCTTCCATCTTAGGATAAGTATTGTAATTCATCTTACGGTCTTCGCGGATAATATAACAAGGGTCAGTAATGAGAATATCACCAACAAAACGAACAAAACGATTATACTGATTGCAAAAGTTCATAAAAACACCTCTCCTTATTTTTTCTACTAAAAGAATATCATAAGGAGAGGTAAATGTCAAGTGCTTATTAAATTATTTCTTGTCGATTTTATTGTCTTAAAGAAGAGGAGAAACCTCATCAATAATTTCAAACTGGCTCAAATCATTAGCGTCAAACTTCTTGTCCTGCTCACAATACATAATGCCCACAAGACCAAGAGCACCAAACTGATTAGGAAGAGGCATAATCTGATATACACGATAAATCTTTCCATCAATTGAGTTCTTCTTCTTGCACTTAAACATACAACTATTATTAGCCATTTTAATTACTCCTTAATTGTTTTTTCACCCTGTTTTTGCAACTTTTTTATTAAAAAACAAGGGAAATTATTAATTTTTTAATAAAAATTGATACGATAAAATTTCACTTTTATTCTATCTTGTTTTATTTTGTTTTAATAATTAGTGATTGTCATTGTCGATAAACAAACTATAACACTTATTAAAAATATAATCTTCTAATGTAATTCCATCTCTTGCAAAAATATAATACATTCCATCAGAAACATAATAATCAAGACTTTGATGGTCTACATAACCATCTTCATCAGGACTAATTTCAATTCCTATAATGTGAATATCATGCTTAGAAAGAGCGTGCTTTACATCATCTTCAAATTTTTGGAAATCATCAGATTCCATAACTTCTTTAATAGCTTCTTCTTTATCTTCTCTACTGCTCCAATTAATATTATAACCTTGGAAACAAGTTATAGCAGTTAAGATATATTCAAGTTTAGCTATTGCGCTATTTTCATCTAAATCAGAGTCCCAACCCCATCCAAAGGTTTCAAAATTTAATTTTAAATATTTACCGTAACCATTGTGACCATAATCCTCTTCAATGTAATCATCTAACTGAGTATAATCATAATTATCTTTACTACTAATACTCAATGAATGAACACTTGAAGAATTAGTCTCAAAAACATTTTTTCTAATTTGTTTCATATTAATACCTTACCCGACGTAATTGGTCAAAAATTTCAATCCGCTTGTCAAAACCTAAAGACCATAACACATCTTCCATTAAACTATCCATTGCTCTATGTCCCCAGCCATTTAAAAGAGTCGCATCACCTTGACATAAATTTACAATCTCTTGCGCTCTTTCTGCAAATTCTTCTGGCGTAAAAGGAACAACAGTTTTACTTTCCAATACTTCCAAACATCAAAGTCTCCAATCTTGGCTAACTTTTAGCCAGCATCATAAATCCTCGAAGGGATTATGCCACTATCCTTCTCAGGAACATAGCCGTCATCTCTATTAAATTGTACATCAGGTTCAAATAGAGGTCTAAAATCTCCATCACCATCACTATAGAAACCAATTAAAGTAGAATGTCCAATCTTTCCACAGGCTTCCATATAACGTAACATAGAAAGAAAAGAATCAATCCATCTTTCTTCCATGGTACACTTAATATTAAAAGTTTTTTTCATTTTTAAAACTCCTTGAACATTTTTATAAATAAAGTATAGCATAAAGAAACAAAGTTGTCAAGAAGTTCTAAAAACTTTTTCTTGACAACTTTGCAGCAACTTGTTAATTTAATTATAAATCATGCTTCTTATAATATTTTCTTGGAAGTCTATGCGTAGGTTCAGACCTTCCACCTTTTAACAAAGAATGAAATTCTCTCTTCTTGTATTCAGGTGTAAGATACTGGTCAATCCAAGAAAATTCAGGATGGTCTTTTTTATATTTAAGTCTATCATTCCAAATCCTCTGAAATCTCTTTTGACAAAAAGCATACCATTCAGAATGACTAAGACCGCTGTAATCAACCACAGTAACAGAAAGTCGAGGAGCTTTATCTAAATACTGCATAAGTTCTGTTACAGTATTAAAAGTTTTCTTGAAAGAATACTCTTGAGAAACATTGCTATTGTGTTTTTCTTTGTTATGACGAAGAAACTTAACTTCAAACATTTTCTTTCTCCCTAAACATATTCTCAAAATTGAACCCGTGTTTTGTATAAATTAAACCATCTTTTCCAATTACAAAATAATCTCCAAGCTCAACAAATTCGCTATATTCATCATGAGAATTATCTTCTGGTCTATAAGCAACAAAAGCCTGTCTACCTTCATTGTCAATGTTCTTTTCAAACCAAGTCTTATTAAGTTTCTTGAAACTTTCAAGTGCTTTTTCAGAATATTTAACGATATTCTTAATTTCAGTATTATGAGCTTCAAAGAATTCCACAACTTCTTCCCAATTGTCTTTTTCCCACTTCAAAGCTTCTACTTCATAAGGAATAATTTCGTAAATTTTAGTAGACATTGTACTCCCCTTTCTTTTATCTGCTCTAAAATTTCCTACACAATAAACGCTAACACGAATGTTGCCTTATCCATTTACCTTCTTACATAAGATATAGAAGTTCCATACACCACCATCGGAAATCTTTTAGAGGATTGCTCCCGCTACCTTTAAGCAAGTTTAGTTCGTCGTAGCAATCTGCGTTGGTGAAACGCCTTACAACCAAATCAATTATTGAATGCTTGCTACATCTTGTCTCAAGCCTTTTCTAGTTCGCTAAAGTGTTACCTTTAGCTTGATTATATAATAGCACTTAACTTTCATTTTGTCAAGTACTTATTACATACTTTTCAAAAATTTTTTAAAGTCGTTGATGCGTAATTGGGTCAAACCCTTCTTGTTCAGAAATATTTAAATATTTATCATATTTTTCTGCATCTAAAGGAGTGCATTGCATAAGATAATTAATACTTTTCTCCATGCTTTCAATCTTCTTTTCCATACTTTCAATCTTTTCTTTATTGAATTGAATATGTTTAATCTCCCATTTAACACCCAAAGTATAACAATATCCAATATAAACAGAAAAGGCTATTATTAAAACAATATACCATAATATACTTGTCGTATGACAAGTAGTTAAATAATGTGCTCCAATAAAAAAGTAAAAAGCATTAAGAATTAATCCTAAAATACCATGTAACTTTTTATTATTATTTTCCATCTCTCGTATTACAACACCCCTCTAATCTTTAGCCAATTATTAATAAACACCATCAAATTGTTTTTTGCAGATGCTAAAGAATCATTCCAATTCCACCTTGGGGGCGAAATAGAATTGTAATATTTTTTATAAACCATTGCTTTAATTGATAGATGTAATTCTTTTTCTTCTTGGGCTATAGAAATTTCTTCATTTGGAATTAAAGTAAACACAAGTCCTAAATGACTGTATGTTGTAATGTCTTGGAGACTGCAAAGCAATTCTTTTTGCCATTTCTCCCATGAATTCATTTAATGTAGTCTCCTTTTTATTTATTTTAAAATATTTTAAATTAACTCATTGGAGGAAACCAATAATAACCTAAAATATCTTCTGCTTCTTCTCTATCTTGCTTATTATACTCTAAGAGAGTATTCAAGTCAATAATTTTCCCGTCACTTTTAATTTTGTTTTTAGTGTCTTTATTAGCAATTCGCTTTTGTGAAATCGCAATTACCTTTTTATAATAATCAGATTCCTCAACAAGCTTTTGACCAATCTTTTGATAAGCCAACATGTTTTGTTCATAAGACTTTTTCAATTTTTCAATGTTTTCTAAAAGTCCCATGTAAGCATTAAATGCCTGACAAGTACAATAATAATTGCCTGTACCAGTTGGCTTCATTTCTTGAGAGCAAAACTTACATTTAGGTGGAGTTGTATAAACTATATCTTGAGGATTTTTAGGTGTGGGGGAAGAATTTTCATCCTTTCCCCCATTAATCACTGTAAAATTAATCTTAGCCATATTAATTACTTGTTAGAAGTACCAAGTACTCCACGTTCTGCACGATTCTCAACACGAAGATTCATCCACAATAAGCATTCTTCCAAATGAGTAAGTGCTAGTGCATTTTCACGACAAGCAAATTCACCAGACTGAAAACCCTGAAGACGGTCGCGAACAATCTCAAGAAGGTCTGTATCAAGAAGACCATGAATAGAATCAGTTTCCTTACGCGGACCGTTCTGGAAAGCAATCGAATAAGGAGTCTCATTGCCCTGACCATCAGTTACAATAACATTGTAAACATGGTTGGCATTACCCACACCCTTTTCATCAACTGCATAAACAGTGTTGAGATTATTGTTCTTCTGAATAGTATTAAGCTTACGCATTTAATTTACCTCTTTTAATTATTAATTAATTTACAAACCCATTGTACAGACTCAACAGAATCGGTTTTCTTATAAATCACACAAGCAAGAACTGCTTCATCAAAATCTACAAAATAAGTATTACAAACATGAATCTTATTTTCTTTGTCTTTATAAGTGGGAATGTAATAAATTTCCTCTTTACGATTGATTCCTGTGACAATGCACATATCTTCACCAATCATCGAGCCAAAAAATCGCCAACCCTCGGAATTCTTAGTTACTGCGTTTTCAAACTCGGCAACTTTCTTTTCATTTTCTTGTTCACGCTGATACATTCCGTAAACATGATACTTACGAATCTTAGGAGTCTCAGGAGATAAAAGAGTAGAAAAGAATTCTTCAACTTCTCCATATGTAACTGCATTGTTAATTGCCATATCAACTCTCCTTTCTATTTATTTAGATATTACCATATATCTTTTTTCTTGTCAAGTATTTATTAAAAGTTTCTCTCAAGAACGTGTAAAAAAAGGAAGAAGCCATTCGACCTCTTCCTCTTTTTTGGAGTGAATTTATAAAAATTTTAAACGGACTACTTTTTATTTTTAATTACTTACAACCAAAGCGCTTCTTAGAAATCGCTTCAATCGAAGGAATCTTTTCAGTGTTGATGCTCTTCTTAGCACAATAATGTTCAATGGTTGCAACCAGAACTCGTGCATCAAGAAGCATTGCAAGAATCTTACGGTCAAATGCTCGATGATACTTTTCAAGAGCCTTGCCACGAGCAAACTCCTTGCCAATGTCCTCAACGAACTTATCACCGTCAGCATGGTTTACCTTAGCCTTACCACGATAGCTGTTTTCAAGAAGAGTGTTCTCCCAAATACCTTCAAGAGAAATAGTCTTCATATCAGCCTTTTCACAAAGACGAGTAATAACATGCATTGCATCAAATGCAGTATCAGTTACCTCAGCCTTGACTACGCCACCACTCTCATAAACACCATAAGCAATGGAAGAGTTAGACGGTCGGGAAATGTCATTCTTGCAGTTGTCACACATAATTTTTTGTCTCCTTTAATTTCTTTGTTTTACTTTAGTTATTATTTTAGTTTTTTGTTTCTTCTGCTTATATGTCAAAAGGAAAAATACTTTTCCTTAGATATTTCAGCGGCGACTTCGAATCGAACGAGCATTTCACGGGTTAGAGCCGTGCGCATTGACCATTATACTACGCCGCAATGTTAAATAAAGTCAAATGACCTTAAGTGGCACGCCTGACGAGATTCGAACTCATAAGATACACTTTAGAAGAGTGCGGTTTTATCCAATTAGACTACAGGCGCTTAATAAAGCTAGACTCATTTTTCAAAACATTTGTAATCCCAAATCACAAGTCTCTAAATAATTGCTGTAAGAGTCTACTTTATTTTTTTATTTATAAATGGTGGGAATGGAGTGACTCGAACACTCAATTTCCCGATTTGGTGTTTTAGACAAGTCTTGCACTTGCATTTGAAGTTTTACTTTTAAACTACTAAAACATAAGTCGGGCCCTCTGACCAATTGAGATACATCCCCATATAAAATCCTAGACACCATATAAAAATCTAAAAAAGTATTTATTCCAATTAAATATATTTCCCAGTATTTTTATTTTAATTGCTGTAAGTGTCTACTTTTAACATTACTAATCTAAACCCTATCCATAATCTTTTTTTCAAGCAAAAATTAAGTAGTTAAATTGCTGTAAGGGTTTACTTTTAAATCATCAATAACTTACCATCTTGTTTGTAGTACTCCAAACAATTCAATCTTGCACCGTGGGGGATTCGAACCCCTCTTAAGCCCTCCGTCGAGCGACCCCAACCTTGGTACGGCACTTATAAACTAGACGCATAATACTAACAAAGGAGAATCATGAAAGCATCATAAACTAATTAGCAAGGAACAATACCCAAAATCTTTTTTTAAATATTAGAATTTTTTTATAGAATTTGATTTTTATTATTGTTTGCTGTAAGCGTCTACGTTAGATAATTTGAATTGTTGCTTATGGCAGGGATGGAAGGATTCGAACCTTCGAAAAAAACTCATAGAGTCAAAGTCTACTGCCTTACCGCTTGGCTACACCCCTATATATTTTCCTTAGCTGGTGGTTCCGATTCGCCCATCCAGAACTCCCTACTTGAGTGCCATTCTATACTCATTAGAGGCTTTCCGACTGAAGGGTATTTTAATTTATTTATCGTCTTTTAAACTACTAAGGAATTGGAGCAGAAGACGGGAATCGAACCCGCACCTACGACCTCGGAAGCCGTTATTCTCACCATTAAACCACTTCTGCAAGGTTGGTTTATCTCTCAACCACATCTTAAGTATAACATATACTTTTCATCTTGTCAAGTACTTTTTAAAATTTCTTTTTGGAAGATTTTTTCGTTCAAATTAAGGAGGACAAAAACTTTTTGATACCAAAACAACTCAAGACCAAGAAGTTCACAAAGAGCATCAACATCTTTCATTGTATACTTGTCTTTCTTTAAAGCTTTAATTTTTTCAACAATTTCCTCTTCTAAGAATAAAAATTCGTCCATAATAAAAATCCTCTTTTATTTGGGGAAAAATTCTAAAATGAAGTGGTTGGAATCGAACCAACGACCAGCGAAGATACCCCAACGCCGCTCTACCCCTGAGCTACACTTCAATGGAGCTGGATGAGAATTTTGAAATCTCGACTTCCACTTTACAAGAGTGGCGCTCTGCCTCTGAGCTAATCCAGCAAATAAAGGACTAAACAAATAGTCCTTATCCACGAGTACGTTTCCAATAATTTGCCATTTTATATTCAGGCTTATTAGTAACTTCCTCGATAAACACTTCAGGAAAAGGCCAAACATAACTATTAGCTTCTTCCTCAGAATCAAATTCAACTTCGGCATAATAGAAGGCATTATCAGTTCCGCCATCTACAAGATTGAATTCAATTAAATAACCATTATTGTAAAGACCTCTATAATCTTTTACAATAGGATTATAACCAAGTTCATTAAAACAGTCAAACAAAGAATTATCTGTAAGATTTGTTTCAATTTCAGTACGAGTTAAAGTACCACCAGACTTGAAAGTAAGAGCATCTGGACGATAACCTTTGCCACTTTCAAACCAACGTCTTATACGAATTTCCTGTGAAATTTTTCCATCAGAATTATATTTGATATTAATATAAATAGTTTTAACAATTCCGACTTCATCAAAATCGACTTTAGGAAAACCAGAGATTAAAAACTTACGTTCGATTTCGATTGAATTATTATTACTCATTTTTAATCTCCTTTTTCCATGGCACTAGCGGTAAGATTCGAACTCACGAGACGGATACAAGCCGTCACACATCATTTCAAGTGATGGCAGTTATGACCACTTCTGTACGCTAGCATTTATTTTATGTTTCAGAGAACAGATAGATACCTTTTTCTCCTACATCCTTTTTAATATCAGTAAATTCTTTATCACTAATTTGAGTCATTGGAGGGAATACACTTTTGAAAGAAGAACAACCATCTTTTTCAATAGTAACCATTTGTTTCTTACAAACTGGGCAAGTATAATTCCAAGATAAAAAATTAGTTTCATCCTTAGCAATTTTCATCTCTACTACTTGCATTATTCCCTTATTACAATGAGGACATCTATAAACAAACTTTTTATTACTTGCTGTCTAATAAATGTAAGTCTTAAAATTAGTCATTAGAATTTACTTCCTTTTATTTTTTGGTTGCTGAAGCATGGGAGTCGAACCCACTATCGTACAGGGTATGAACCTGACATGATTTATAATTATCCGTTTCACTCGCCAGCAATGGTGGACCTGACAAGACTTGAACTTGCGACTTCCTGCGTGCAAAGCAGACACTCTCCCAACTGAGTTACAGGCCCATAATTAAACTATACTCCCAAATAGCAACAGAGTTTTTTACAAGAACTCTATAACTTGGCTTTTGTTGTTCATCCTCAGCACCACCTGTTAGGAGCAATAAGCAGTATGCTCGGCTTATTGTGTTTTAAGGTTACATGACCCATAACCTCAATACCTACCCCGATTTAGTTGCAGTAATCAGAGTTTTTGTTTGAACAAGTACGCAACCACTTGTCCCCGTAAACACGGCACAGACTTCTCCGTATAGCTTTTCGCTGTAGGTTTTTGATGTTACATTCGCACCCTAACATCTCTCGCCATATATCTGTGTTCTGCCCATGTGCGGCTCATAGCCTTTTTCAGCTTGTGACAGCTTACTTTGCGTTCGAGAACCATTCACTTGTTCTCTACTCCAAGACTTCGGACGGGCGTTGGGGCTTTAGCTTAACGGACTAAAGGTGAGTTCAAATATATGAAACACCGACGAGGCTTTAGCCATCCTTGCTGAATCGGGCAGTTTAATATAAGTTATATTCTCTGTCTGCCAATTGATATATAACTTGGTGGCTAAGGTGGGACTTGAACCCACATCTCTTTCGAGGGTTGTACTTGAAGCAACTGCGTATGCCAATTTCGCCACTCAGCCATAATAATTAATACTAGACACGTTTTTTTTGATATCGGTCATCCAGACATCCCCCGAAGGAGACGGAAGAATCGAACTTCCCCGTTTAATTTTCCATATTAAAGAATCAAGTAATTTTGCTGTGCGTGTCTACTTGAAAGGAATTTATATTTGCCTATTAGAAAAATAGGAGCGTCAATCTATTAACTAGACTCATTTTACAAAATCTGTTGCTCTACCAGTTGAGCTAACTCCCGATGGTCGGGAGCAGAGGATTCGAACCTCCAACACACAGGCCCATAGCATTTGTGATTGTAAAGTTGCTGTTAGAGTCTACTTGAAAGGAATGCTTTTATGAACAATAAAAAATGAACATTAGCTTACAAATAAATTTGTATCTTTACCATGTTTTTACTATAACATAAAATTTTCATTTTGTCAAGAATTTTAAAACAAAAATTTTACTGGTGGGTGAGGAAGGTGCCGACCCTTCTACTCCGTTAGGAAAGAGTTTTACAGACTCCCGTGTTTGCCGATTCACTACTCACCTATTTAATTATTTTCCTTTTTTAGAAAGGGGCTAGACGCTTTTTGTGTATTCTTATTTAACAGATAAGTACATTTAAATTGCTGTAAGCGTCTACTATTGAAGTCATTACAAAATTAGCATTTCTGCTATTGGTGCTCATGGAGGGACTCGAACCCTCGACAGACGGCTTAAAAGGCCGCTACTCTACCAACTGAGTTACATGGGCATAAATACTAGAGACATTGTTGTTATGGACTCCTGCCTTAAACCACTTGGCTACATACTTCAACTGAAGACGTTCGGATTCGAACCGAAGAATGGGAGTTTGGCTTCTAACATACTTTCAGAATTGCTGTTAGTCTCTACTTTATAAATATCTTATTGAAAGGAAATTATTCATATCAGATAGAGAGAAAGGAGAAATAATATCTCGTCAAATAATTAATTCTTAACCCTTCGATAGATTTAAGTTCCCCTCATTTAAATCCGATAAAACTTACTCACACTATCATAAGAACGGATTTCTGATTTGAATAATGGTACTCGGTACGGGGTTCGAACCCGTGCTACTGACGTGAAAGGCCAGTGTCTTAGCCCACTTGACTAACCGAGCATATTAACCTAGACTCTTTTGCGTATTATTCACCACAGAGCGCCCTCTGACGAGAATCGAACTCGCTAATGATTGTTTTGCAGACAATTGTGTTAACCTTTTTAAGAATTTGCTGTAAGAGTCTACTTTATTATTCAGGAGGTTTTACCTATGCACTTATTATAACATATCATCTTTAAGATGTCAACCACTTATTAAAATTTTCTTTTTGCTTTTTATCTTTTTGAGAAGTTTTTATTTTGCTCTTTTCTTAAGATGTATTTATCTTACCACACTTTTAGATTTCTGTCAAGACTTTATTAGAAATTTTCTTTTTCGAAATGATTAGCAAAAGCTATATAATTTTGACTTTTAATAAGCTCCTCAAAAACCTCTACAGGAGGCTCAACAAAGTTTCTAATAAGGTCTACTAATTCTATCATAGAATTAGCTTCGAGGGTAAAGATTAAACCATCATATGGAATACATCTATAAACCCATTTGCCTGACGTACTTTGATAACAATCGGCATTAGTCCAAACTTGAGTAGCATCTAAAATACGAGATTCCCAAGGATATTTAATAATTTCAGAACCTCTTTTATACCAATAATTAAATTCTTTATCTTTTAAAATATCATTGGTTTCAAGCTCGCACTCGTCGCCATTACAAATAGAATAATGACCGACAATTTTAAATGAAGAAGTATCCATTACTCAGTAACCTCAGCGTAAGTTAATTCCATAATATCAGGCTTAACGGGATAAAATTCACCCTTAATTCCCTTAACAATGTAATCTCCTACAGAAGCACAGTGATAACCTTCAAGAGTATAAATAATAAGATTCTTTTTAATTCCCTTCATTGTATGTTCAGTAGTAACACAACAATGAGCGCCAACGAAACTTGTAATTTCTTCTTCGTTATCGCCAGTCCAGATAATTGCTTGAATAGCAATAGGTTTCTTAATATATGTCTTAATCATATCTCTTCACCTTGACTCATCTATATTTATACTTAAGTTGACAAGACTTCAACCAAATCCAAAACAAAAGAGAAGCGTCAATTCCATCTACTTCATTCATAATGCGATAATTATCAGAATCTTTTTCAGGATAGCCATAAACTACTTGTGCATCATAGCACTAAACAAGATACTTACAATTTGTCTTAGATATAATAGCAAGCTCACTTATATAATTAAATTTATCAACTTTCTTTTCGTAATAAGTCCCGAATTTATCTGAAGAGATAAGTTTATATCCATGTTTAGCAAACTGTTTGTCAATATAATCCATAAAAATACCCTTTTATTTTATTAAATATATAAGGAACAAAAACTGATAACTACTGACAGACCAGCTTTTCACTTATCTGTCCTCGGTTTGGCTGAGGAGGGGCTATTCCTTATAAGGGGCTTACACTCAACTATCTTGGTCATTTTCATTATCAGTTTTGCTCATTGCATAAGGGTTTAACGTACCCAGTTAAGCAAAGCAACGGTCTTTCTATTGTTACCAGTCCATCAGACTTGGAGGGCGGTTCAGTGTCGAATACATTGTAACCAGCTAAACTGTATTCCAAGATAAGTTTCGTACTATATCTTACGGATTTCTTGTTTTTTTAAAAAGACATCAAGAAATATCTAACCATTCTGTCTTTTGGAGCGGCATCGAAGAATCGAACTCCAAACATAATAAAAGTATTGTCCATGGCTACTTTTATTATTACACCAGTTGCCGCATATTTGCTGTCTCTCCAAGCTGTCACCGCTAATATGGTTGTAGGTTCTGGACGGTCTGAACTTAGGTGCGCCATACACACATCCTAACATTAAGCGATACTCCATCTGTTAGGCGAACTTCCATCTTTATAAGACGGTATCGTAGTTACTGGACCTCATAATTGGATTCGAACCAACTTCCTCTCCCGATGTGGCTGTTATCGCTAAGGAGCTACCTTAGTGTTTATTCAACATCAGTTATCGAGAATGCACCATTACACTAATGGGGATATAAATGTTATAGACCTTTTAACTATAACTCACAGGCTTTCCCTTATTCAAACAAGGTGGCGGGACGTGTGCTGTGTTTTTAAAAGAAAGTCCTTGTTATACTTTTTCTTTCAAGGATTTAGTGGTAAGAACTTTTCTTGACCATAGGCGTTCTCAAACCTACTCCTTTACCTATATGCTCAACATAAATTAGGTTAAGCATCTCAACCTTGAGGTCAACTGGGGTATCTTACAGCCGTTCGGTTTATTTTTAGTTTGAGTAAACCTTCCTCAAACACTCCTTCATCCACTTTTTTACAAGGATACGGAATCCACGAGTTTTGGCGCAGATAACAGGATTCGAACCTGTATTACCTTACGGTAAGCGGCTGTAGCAGAGCCGTGAGATAGCCAATTACTCCATATCTGCATAATGAGCAATCTTGACACTTTTTTCTAGCCAACCACGGTTAACCATTCCTTGCTCAAGGGATACGTTAATAAGGAGTCGAACCTTACACGACGTTATTCCAAAAACATAAAATAAATTTGCTGTGAGTGTCAACTTTTGTTTAAATTTAAGTCTGATGGTGGGAATAACAGGACTCGAACCTGTAAGCCTCCGCCGTGTAAAGGCGGCATTCTAACCAGTTGAACTATACTCCCATATAATATTGGTTTTTACGTTAAATACCAGAGGACTTTCGTATTTTACCAACAAACCTCACGTTACTTGACTTATTTATAGACGTTGAGTAATTACGTCTCAACAATACATTTATTAAGATAAGAAAGGAAAATTATCTTAGCCTACTGCTTCTTCAGTTACAGTATCTTCATCAGGGATAACATTACCAGTGTTATCAATCTTGTCATTCGAAGGAACAGGATTGGTGTTTTGAAGCTGGCTCTCCTTCAATTTTTCATCATGAAGTTCACGATTCACCTCATAAACAGCGGCTTCAATAGCCTTACGAACTTCATCTGCATCAAGAGTGATACCAAGAGCTTCCATCTGCTGATTAAAATACTTTGTTGCTTCCTGCAAGCGCTTTTCAATTTCCCGTGGGAACATCTGCTCAACAGCCTTAACTGCAATCAAAGCATACTTATGAATAAGTTCTGCTTGAGTAAGAGCATGATTAACATCGTCCAACTTACCCTTCTTCTTAAGATAAGGAATAAGGACAACTGTAAAAATCAAAGAGCACAAACCAATTACAGCAACTACGATAGGGGTAATATCAGTCATTTTTCGTACTTCCTTTTTACATTTTGAATTATAGCATCTAACAAACGCTTTGTCAAGTGTTTATTAAATAAAATTTGATGGAGCAAGATACGAGATTCGAACTCGCCCTTACGGTTTTGGTCCTTTAAGTAAGACTTGAACTTACATCAATGGTTTTTCATTAAACTATTAAAGGGGAAGACCGTCGTGCTAACCACTAACACTAATCCTGCATATATGATGCCACTCACGCATGAATGGCATCAAACCCCACGCTCCGTAGAGACCTCATGCTAGCCTGATAGGTTTCCTACTAAGATACCAGTAAAGTAATGAGCTTAACCAGACAAACGTAGACTTAACCAGTGGAGTATCTAGCTTAATTAATATTCAAGAACATCCCATTCACAATAATAAATATTATGACTCATAAGATAAGAATTAAGAATGTCTTCTTCAGATTGATTTCTAAGTTTCTCAATTTTTTGTTCTAAGTCCTTGATATAAAAACTTTTTCTTTCAATCTCTTTTGTATATTTGCGCAACTTTGCCTTTACATCTTTAAGTAAAACATAAAGACGCTTTTGCTGGTCATCAGAAAGAGTTGCTAACGAATCCAAAGATTCCATTAAATCATTCTTTCTCTGACAATATTCTTTATGCTGTTCAATATAAGGTTGTCGTTCTTTTTTAGCAATTTCTACCTTGTCTGTAAGATATTTAATATCTTCACAAAGTTTAACACTTGCTTCAAGAAAATAACTCTGCTTATCTTTAAGCATAGCTTCTTCAGTCATCACTGCATCGACAGAAGATTCTTCATACCAACCTGTATACTTAAGCCAAACTTTCATAATTACTTTTTCACCGAAGTCACGCCATTAAAATCATACAAACGTACAATATGGCTTAGTCCTAAAGTGTCAGAAATATCAGCACTAATGATAGACCAATCTCCACCAGCAAGACCACACCCAATCATATAAGGCATAGCAATCTCTTCTCCAATAGGAATCATTTCACGAATCTTAAGAAGACATTCATGAAAATATTCATAGTTGGTGTTTACATTTGGTCCACCAATGCCAATCTGAGAAAACATATTAAGAAAAACTTTATCTTTGTTTTCCTCAATTCGAAGAACTTTACCATAAAGCTCTTCAGGAGTATGATAACTACAAAACTTATTATACTCCAAATAAACATGAGGATAATTCTTCTTAATTTGAAGAGCAACACCAGCGCCCATTACACCAAAGGTATTAGCCTGATGACAAATATACTTTGCCGAAGTCTTAAGGACATCGCCTTGAATAATAGACACTGACATAACCTTCTCCTTTATTCTTTATCTGTTTCTTGCAAATTTTCTTGCAACTTCTTATAATACATATGATAAGAATCAAAGTATTTAAGAAGAAATTCTTTATAAACTTTAGCGACATAATTAGCAGAACCCACAGGAAAATCAAGACCCAAATCTTCTGCAATAATATCTACAGCTTTTCTCAAAGGCTCAGGAGGGATATTATTCAGTTTAAACTTTTTAGTTTCTGAATCATTATCACACCAAGCTTTGCCATTTACAACCGTTAAAAACCTAATTGAAGGATTCTTAGAGAGTTCCAACTTGTGTTCCTCACTTCTCTTATAGGGTAACACAGATGTTTAAATCTGTCAAGTATTTAATAAAAGAAATTTTTTATTTCTCCTACTTTTTATTATCATCAAATTTGCCAGAATGGATAGCTTTTCTACTGACAAACTTTGCCGCAGAAAATATAAATACAAACAAGGGAAAGAAAAATACACCTAAAGATTCAAATGACTCAGAAAAATCCCAATAGTCTTCATCTTCTTCTGCAATGCACTTCATTACACGAGCAAAGAAAATCCACAGAATATGATTAAGAATTATAAGAATTGTAATAATCAACCACTTAGGCATATTAATTCCTTTCTGGCACGCCTACCGAGACTCGAACTCAGAACTAATCTTTAGGAGAGATTTGTTTTATCCAGTTAGACTATAGACGTATACCTTATTTTTTCTTTTTGGGTACAGCTTCAGCTACAAAAAGAACAGGATTCTCATTTTCATCATATGTAACTATGGCTTCCATTTCAGCCTTTACATTAAAAGAAGCTGTTTTTAAATATCTACCACAAAAACTTCCATGAAGATTAGAAAGATTCTCATAGTTATAATCCAAATTGTTTTGAACACTAATCCCCATTGTTGCTAATGTGATAAATACATCATATTTTTCTTTAGGTTTTTCTATAAAACCAGTATACCCATCACATTTATACCTAACATAAATAGGCAAATTATCTTTCATATTTAAGTCAACAAAACTTAAATCATAAAATTTTGTGTGGCAATATGGACATTCATAATTAGAATTAGCTGAATACTTTTGATGACAACAAGGACAAGTAACCTAATTACGATATCTAAAACTCTTCTTAGACATAATTTACCTCATACTGTAAAACAAGACACGGGAATTTTTGTAGAATTCTTTTCTTCCATAACATAAAAAGAAACATTTGAAAGCTTAATATTATTCCACTCTTCTTTAGTTTTAGAAGAATACTTGGGCCAAAAAAGCCCTTCAAATGTTACAAAATTGTTTTCAGGGTCAACATAAAGAGTCCTTACAAACCCAACAACCCTATCTGCAACAGTTTTCTCTTCATAAACTACTTCTTCACAAATAGGAGTCCTAAAGCAATCTTTAAGACCTTCCCACATTGCATCTGTAAGCCAATCCCCCAACTCATCTCTCTTTAGAGTAAACTCTTGAGTTAGAAACTTTTCATCAGGAGAGTAATTTTCAGCCATTGTTCATTTCCTCAAAAGGAGTAGTATCCTTAGTGGGAGTACCAATAACACTGAGAACAGGAGTAAGATTGCCTTCAACATCAGAACAATAATAAAGCCAACCATTCATATCAGAAACGATATGATAAACACGATTCTGCTCATTCTTCACCATGTAGCCAGTATCAGTAAAACCAACAGGAACACTATCCACATCAGCCCCGATACTATTCTTGCTATTGTTACAACCAGACAGTGCCAAAATTGCAACAAAAGCCACAATAACAAGAAGACCAGCAACAAACTTATTCCAACTCTTCTGCATAATTAATTCCTCACTTTTAAATAGATTTTTATTCTTTGGTCTGAGTGGCGAGGCTCAAACTCACGACCTCATGGTCCCAAACCACGCGCTCTATCAACTGAGCTACACCCAGAAATGTGTGGGCGAGTTATAAATCAATTCATAGTACAGGTACTACTATTTTCTAACTTCCCTCGCCTCAAGTTTGTTCAAACAATCTATTTTCTAAAAAATTAAAAAATTTTTTGTTTGCTAATAATATAAAAATTATCTTTTGATTTTGTTTACAATTTCATTTAGGAATTTTGCTGGGGAAGAATTTTCTTCAAGATAATTGCTTCCATTAATAAAACTATCAAAAGACTCGTCAAAAGCTACTTCTATCGACTTTTTTTTATTGTCAATTAAATCATCAAATTTTTGATATGCCAAACCAAAATTATATCCCCAATTATAAGACCTTATGCGATTATTGTTTAAACTCGTTGATGCTAAAGCTCCAAATTCACAAGCTAATCCAAAAAGCACGGCAGTTTTCCTACTATTTACTTCTGCTATATCAAAAGTCTTAAAAGTTTCTAGATACTGACCAGAAGCCATTAATTGAATAGTATTAGAAAGTGTTTGTACAGCCTCAATTTTATTGCCTAAAGGAAGATAACATTCAGTTAAATTTTTAAAAGCGGCAGCAATTAAACCCCCTCCAGCCAAAATTGCCGCAGCCTCACCAAATTTTTTGTGAGTTGTTTCTCTATCACGACGATAATTATCATTATCCATACAAGGTAAATCATCATAAATCAAGCTCATATTGTGAATATATTCTATAGCCATTGCATAAGAAATTGCATCCTGTGCATTTCCTCCATAAAATTCACACCATGCAAGCGTCATATATGGTCTAAGACGTTTACCTTCTTGTAACGCATAATTCTCTACAGGCCCAAGATAATCTTCAAATTTATTTTCTTGTAAATAGTCTTCAATTATTTTCTCGTATTTTTTTTGCAAATCCATGTTATTTTCTCTCAATTCAATTTGTTTAATTCAAAGTCTATTTTGTAAAAATGAATGGTACTGGTGAAGGGAATCGAACCCTCACGATATAAATATCAACAGATTTTAAGTCTGCACTGTCTACCAGTTCCAGCACACCAGCATATTTTCTTTTCCCTTTCGATATGATAATCATAACATACAATCATCAAATTGTCAAGGCTTTAATAAAACTTTCTTTTTATTTTCTTTAGAGTGTTTATCTTAGATGTGTACCCAAAACCGTTAAAATGGTACACTCGCTACCTTTTAATTTTATAGTTGGGAAGGTGTCTTTTGGCAACATATTACGCACCCTGAGTAAGCAAGGCCGTTGAACCACATTTCTCTATGAGTTATCTTACTTTTCTCACAGCTACCGATTAACCAACTGTATATTTATATTACCACACAAACACTATTTTGTCAATAGTTTAATACTAAAATTCTGACTTTTTCAATGTAGGAGTAATATCTAAATTAGAATTTGCACTTGTACGAGTATAAGTAGAACCAGCCCAATCTGACCCCCAGATGTCAGCCTTGGTAGTAACATACTTCTTATATTTGCAAGAAAGTTTTACAGAAAGACACTCAGGATAATCTTTAATACTTTTTTTGAGCTCATTAAAAGATTCTTCTGCTTTGACCACATCCTCTGTGTATTTACAAATTGCTTCGTTTTCACATCCTGAACAAACACTTGGAATATATTCTCGACCTGTATTAAGTACCATCATTGTTTTCTTCTCCTTCCTTATAATATTCTTGTAAAATCAAATTATAACATAGCGTATTAGGATGATAATATGGATTATCATAAATCTGACTATCATCCCCAGTAAAACATTTCATAATACCAGCACAAACACCAGAAGAACGACTAATGCCAGCATTACAATGAACAATAATTACATCAACCTTATCCCACCACTTATTGACAAAATCAATAACTTTTTTAGCATCTTCTTTTGTCATCAGTTGATAAATACGAGACTCATAAACAAAACCATCTGAATTAGTATAGTTTTCTACAATTAGACCTTCATCCTTCTTCCAGTACTGCATACCCTTATAGGGCTGAATATCATCAAAGAAAAGAGATAATTGAGCCTTAATATTATTAAATTTATTAGGAAGTTGACGCACGCCAATCTCGATAGAATCATTAATGCTAATTACAACAGAATTCTCTTCATGAGAACCATAGCTATATTTAACACAATCTCTACGACTCATAACCTTAAACTGCATCGGAAAAATCTCCTTTCTTATTTATATAATTTAATCTAAACTTATTTTACGTCTATATCTACATTCTCTGACAAACCAATCTTGCAATTCTTTTACAGTCATTGGTTTTGGGGGTGGTTCTAATTTATATTCTCCATTTTCATCCAAAGGTTGACCAGTATAACAATAAGCTCTAACATAACATTCTGCCGCAGGAACCATATCTTCTGGATTTTTTACATAATGGTCAGCTATAAATCCAACCGCAAATTTTCCAGCAGTAGTATAAGTTTTTACGTGCCTTGACAGGCAAAGATATTGTCCTCTATCAACTGGCTTATTATTATATTTGTATTCTCCTAAAGCACAACCAACATCCCACAGTTCCATATAATAATCTGTATCTGTAGGATAAATCTTTGTGCCTTTTACATTTAGATTGCTAAAATCAATTAACTACTTTGCTCTTGCAATATTTTTAAACAGACTCATTGGTAAATACCTTCTGACTAATAAAGTCTTTACCTTCTTCACTTGTTAAAATTGGCATTTCATAATCAAGAATCCACTTATAACGAATAGCCTCCTGACCATCTTTGCCAATAACAGTAGTAGGAACACGATATGCACAAGTACCACGTTTCTCTACTGTTGTATAATCGTTCCAGTTTACACCCTTTTCAGTAAACATCTTATCCTGTAATTTGGTAGTATTAATACCATGAAGTTCTTTTTGAGAATACAAAGATTGAGCAACTGCCTGAATAGAATTTCGAGTACAATCCTGCTGTCTCCAAACAAAATAATTATGCACTTCAAAGGCAGGGACAACAAATACTCTACTATCAAAGGTGGGCATTTCTTTTCCCTTACGAACCATTTTCCAATCGTAAGAATCTTGATTCATATTAAAGATATCTAAGGTTGTATCAATAATAGTATTCTCGGCAAAATAATTATTAAACCAAAGAGTACAAAGAGCCGCAGATGTACTAACAATTTTTTGAATATTATTGTCAAACCATGGCTGAGAATTTCTTTCGCTCTGAATCATGACAAGAGAAATTTCATCTGACTCAACATAACCAAACTTAACATTTGGAATAATTTCACAGAGCTTAAGCATAGTCTGTTGCATGGTTTTAACAAAAATAGGGTCAAAAGGTTTCTTCATACCACGGCAGAATGAATGAAAATGAGCTCCATCCAAACGGATAATTACAGGAAAATTCTCAGGAAGATAATTACGATATCTATTCTCGTAAGCACCCTTCATTCTATCGCTTAAAGTTTTATACTCCATTTTCTTTTTCCTTCCTCATTCTAGTAAGGTCTTCAATATATACTGGATAACCATCCTCATCAAAATATGCAAGCTTCTTATAACTCTTTACCCTTTTTTCATTCTTTTCTTGATAATCAGCATCAATTGTAATATCGGTCTTGTTATTTTTAGGGCAAAAAATTAATGCTACAGGAAGATTTTCCATTTCTACCTGAATATTTTCTACCTTATTCTCATCGACTGTTTCTGCAAAATAAAAAGTACAAGGAATAAGTTCAATATATTCAATCTTGTAGTCTTCATCTAACTGTTTACGATAAGCAAAACTTACATTTGCTTCATGGCATTTCTCAATAATTTCTTTTAATTGCTTGTTTGTAAAACAATAATCTCTATATCCCTTTTTAAGAGAACCCACAACAGAGTCTACAAGAGAAGGAAAATCAGAAGGAATACCAAAAGTTACACTAGAAACAGTCTGCATTTCACCAATCATTTTACTTATCCTCTATTATACAAATCTTCATCAGGATTGTATCTAAATCCTTGTTGATATTTTTCTTCTGCGTCTTGACGTGCTTTTACAGCTTCTTCAAAAGTATCAAAACGTTTGCTTAATTTAGTTTCTTTATTTACAACTAAAGAAGCTTTCCATTTATTTCGCACTTTATCATAACTTACGCCTTTAACACCAGAAGTATTATTGGTATAAATTTTACAATGACCAATATTTTGGTAATGTTCTAAAGGTCTTAGGTTTTCTTTTCTGCAATCATAAGGAACGTGGTTTTTATGGTCTACATCTATTTTAGAGTCAGTAATATCTAAAACAAATCTTTTTAAATGTAAACAATGAGGTTGATTATTTTTATAAACAGTTGCAATAGGATATTTTTCTTTATTATACACCCAAACATATTCTTTTATTTTATCATAATCTTCTAAATCAAAATAAAAAGGTTCATTTTTAGAAGTATATCCTATCCCATATTCTCCACTTAAATCATATTTGTTTAATTTTCTTCTTTTCTTTCCACTTTCAATAGCAGCTTCTTTTTGTAAACAACCACAAGACCTTGTATTACCAGAAGTTAAACTATGTGTTAAAACATCAAATTCTGTTTTATTTTCACATTGGCATTGTACATGCCATAAATTAGCACGTTTCCGATTTGGACCATGATACTAATAATCACATTTATACAAAACCTTTAAACGGCCAAAAACATCTCCAACTTTTACTGGCTCTTTCATTCATCTAATCTCCACTAAATATCGAATAGTTACTTGGTCAGGACGATAGAAAATAATTTCTGGATTGCGAAGCATTCCCTTTTCAGGAGAAGCGTAAACACAATGGCAAGGAGGATTCTTTTTCTGAAGCACATCAAAATTAAAATGATAACACTCGGAAGTATGTTCATAAACAGTATAAGGATTTCCATAAGCCACTTCAAAAATAGCCATGAATCCAGTATTATTACTTCCTCTTGCCCAGTAAGAACCACTTACACTTGTATAACCAATACTCTTTCGAGCTAAAGTGCTAAAATACAATCCATCGCTAAACATCGAACCTGTATAGATAGCATTTGCGGGACGAATCTTCAAACCCATTTTAAGGATATTAAAGAAATTTTGAGACCTGCTACCATGCCACATAAGTTTAGTGTTTGTAATATTATAATCTTTAATAAAAGAATTAAATGCTTTATTAGTCTCTAAATTATTAACACTCCATGCTTTTACGAATCTATCAGAATCTCGCCCAAGCATATTTTTAATTCTGGCAACTTCATCCTGAGTGACATCTTCCATGGTAATACCCATCTTCTGCAAAATGCTTTCAGAAGCTTTAATTTCAGAATCGGTGTCGGCAATTTTTACCTTGGGCTTATAAACTTGACCAGCCATAGTATCAAGCAAGCTTTGTTCCTCAGAAAGCTTTTTGTCGTATTCGGAAGAATCAGAAACAAGACAGTCAGAAACGCGCTTCATCTTACGAGGAACAATAATAAACAATTCATTCAAATTCTTGTTAAATTCCTCAACAGACCAGTTTTTGTAGTTCGCTGCAATATAGTCAATCTTTTCCTGAGCAGCATCAATCATAGCCTGAGTAACAGCTTCAGCACGAACTGAATAAGCAGATTGAATAGTCTTATTAGCATAATCCCAAAGACGTTTAACAATCTCTCTAACAGATAAATTTTGAACCAAACCAAATTCATCTACCCCGTTAGACTTGTCTTCAACTTTAGAATCAGCAATAACTTCCTGCATCAAATCAGAACGGTCAACATACCCCTTCTTCAATTTAGAAGAAAGAGTAGAATTCCATTTGGACATAGGATAAGTTTTAGTCTGAGGAGCAGCACCAACACGACCATATTCAGCCGTAAAAGTATCATCTCCATTTGGACTAATTTTGTAATATTTATTATGTCCAAGGTCTCCAAAATTAGGGTCTACAAAGATTAAATATTTGGGAGTATAATCCATAATTCCATCTCCTATAAGTAAATCTCTATGATTAGATTACCATAGAGATTTACTTTTGTCAAGGGTTTATTCAGTTATTTTTTACTAATCCAATCAGTTAAATTACTGGTAGCAGAAAGTAAGATGAATCTTATAATTCTTGCTTACCTCGTCAAACTTTTTAGCATCTTCAATCGTTTCAGTAAAAACACGAAGAATCATTTCACGAACATCTTCCCAATCAAGATTACCCTTGCCACACCCAATAAAAGGCATAGCAAGATAAGAAATCTCTTCATTAATACAATACTGAGCAAGGTCTTCAATACAATGTTCAAGATTAGTCATAGTAATTGGTTCATACTTTTTATTAGCAATCATAAGTAAAAATAAATTCCGAATCCAAATAGCTTCACCAGCACAACGCTCATCAAACTTATCAGGAATCTTATCAACAATATGATAATAATTGTCAAGTCTACGAGCAGTATCACTACCCAAAGAGAGGTCAGCGGGGATACCATAACAGATATTGTAATAAGGAGGAAGGTCGAACATATCCTTATTTACTTCTTCATACTCAACAGGATTTTCATAACTGGTATCATCGACTTCATCATCTTCATCTGCAAATTCAAGCTCACCATCATGCACCACAAGAGGACAACCACAGTTAGGACAATGCATTACCTTGGGCTTCAAAACAGAAACATAACCAGAAGTAGAAACAATCTTACCATCTTCATCAGTAGAAGCAACTGCGGTAGTAAAATAATCCTTATCCTGAGTAGAAGTTACCTTTGGCTCATCGAACTTGTAATTGCGACTAAAAATATTAGCCATTTTAAATACTCCTTTTATAATTAATTAATTTTTTCACTAAGTATTCTATCTAATTCTTTTGGACACGCATCAGTCCAATTTGTAATTTGATGACCGTCATAAGAACAAACAAAAATCTTTTTCTTCTTTCTGACTTTCAATCCTTCCTCATTATATTCCCAATCAACTGTTCCATCCATATATGGAAAATAAGGACAATTAGGAGTACAACCTTTACATTCAATCTTAGCCATCAAATTATCCTTTCTTAAAAACAACCCATAGTTTCTCGTACAATAGCTTTCTTAAAATCCTGTTCCCTTTTCTTTAAGACATCGTTATCTGGAAGAAGATAACAATCCGTATTTCTGGTAGTTACTGTCTTAGAAGGTTCCTTAACAAGATAGAGACCTTCTTTTGCACGAGTAGTTGCAATATAACTTAAATTCTTTTCCTGAATATTTTGTTCTTTACTGTTCCTAAAATCGTAATTAATTTTAGCTTCATTTAAAACAAAAACATTCGTAGCTTCAAGACCTTTAGCTTTATGGATGCTACAAAGTCTAACACAATTAGGAGAAGGAGTAGTATTTAACAGTTTATCAATAAAATTAGAGAATTTAGAAACACTATCAGAAGAGGCATGATTTTCAAGATATCCTTCCAAAATCTCCAACAAAAAGCTCGTATTATCTATCTTAGAATTTGTCTCCGCTACGGCTTCCAAACGCTCCTCCTCGTGTCCCCCCTCACGGACATTTTTTGAAACGATTTCAAAGAGTTTTTTATTATAATTACTTATTACTTTCTGGAGGAATTTTTCGAGTGTGCCAACCGAGGTGCATTTGGATGATAAAATCTGTCTTTTAATTGCTCCTACCATATCTTTATCTTCAATAAAAATAGGAGTTCCATTTCGAGCTAAATCAAGCACTACCTCGGCAATCCATTTATTCTTTCTTGAAATTACCATGTCTCCTGCTTTAGCATACTCTGAAATTTTATTTTTGTCAATAGTTTTAACAAATCCCATTGGAGCATCATCACGAGGAAGAATGGGAATCCCATATTCTCTATTTACTCTACTAAGATGAGATTTAGCACAACGATAACAAACAGGTAAATCAAAAGTTTCTACAGGAGCAAACATTTTAGGAATTTGATTAAAAGCTTGAGCATTAGCCCCAGCAAAATTATAGATGGCCTGATGAAAATCTCCAATAAAAACATATCTACCTTTGGCTCTTTTAATAAACTTTAAAAAATTTAATTGAATATTAGAAAAATCTTGAACTTCATCACAATAAATATTAGTATACAAAGCCCAATAAGGAACTTCCCAATTATCATATTTCAGTTTATTAAAAGTAATCCAAAGCATATCAGTAAAATCAATTATACCTTGAGTTTCAAACTGCTGTCTACTTTTAGTATCAAGAATTTTCAAAGTAGAAGTAATTTCACTGATATCAGGTGCAGAATAACCTTCATCCCCATAATATAAAAATAATACATGGTCATCAATTAAACGAGACACATCCTTGTTTGAAGACATATCTGTAAGAGTTAATCTACACAAATTATAAAGATTTACATAATTATCTTTTAAGAAAACTCGTTTGGCAAATTCAATATATCTACCATAACGCTTTGTAATTTCCTCATCAAGAATCTTATGTGGTTTAAAATTATCCAAATTTACAGTTCTCTTAGAACGCTGAGAACCAAAACCTTTTGGTTTTTCTCCTGAATCCTTAGATTCTTGTTCTACATTATAAAGCATAATAGAATATGCTAAAGAATGCATCGTCATAACCTTAGTTTTGGGATTCTTAATCTTCTTCTTAAACTCTTCAACTACACTTGCATTAAATGCAATATATAAATCAGAAGTCTTTGAATGCTCAGAAAGCATACAGGCAGTTGTTGACTTACCACTTCCAGCCAAAGCATTTACAAGCATATTACTTTGAGGATTATTAAGAAAAAAATCTAAAATATCTTGCTGATATGTGCTTGGCTTAAAGCCCATTATAATCAACTCCTAACCATTTCATAACATTCATGTAATACTCTTGCAGTCTCAATTACATCTTCAACTGTATTCTGAGTTTCATTCATAGAAATTCTAATTTCTCCACGAATATAATCTTCTGGAATCTTCATAGCTTCTAACACAGCAGATGCTTTCATATCTCCTGTATTACACGCACTTCCTGTCCCTACATAAATTTCCTTTTCATCTAACATAGATTGAAGAATTTCTCCCTCTACATTGTGGAAGCAAACACACACTGTAGAATTAATACTATTTGCAGGAGAAACAATCATATAATCATTTGGTTCAAATAATTTACCAAGCTCTTCAAGGAAAGCTCTCTTCATTTTCTTACAAGCTAAATCTTTTTCCTTTTGATGTGCAACAGCTTTATCAACAGTTAAAGCTAAAGCATGAATATAAGGAATATTTTCAGTACCAGCTCTACGATTACTTTCTTGGTCTCCACCATAAATTAAAGGCTTAATCTTCTCAACAGGAAAAGTGTCTTTTGAAAAATAAATAAAGCCAACACCTTTAGGAGAATGCACCTTATGTCCACTAAAAGTAGCAATGTCAGCCATGGGTCTAATATCAATAGGAACATTACCTAAAGCCTGTGTCATATCACAATGATAATACATATTAAGTCTATGAGCTAAATCCATATGTTCACGAGGATTAAAAATTTCTCCTGTCTCATTATTTACATACATCCAAGACAAAAGAAATCCACTATAATCTCCCCACAGAAAACCCAACTCTTCACTTTTCTCTGTAACTTTAACAGCATCAATAAGATAATTCTTATCAATAATTATTGACTTGGGATTTTCTGTGATATTATGATGCTCATAAGGACTACATAAACATTTGCTTTTTTGAGCTAAAGCCCACGCATTACCTTCGCTACTACCAGAAGTAAAATAAATTTCTTCTGGAAAAGCACCTATAACATGTGCAATTTTTGCACGACTTTCCTCAATTAAATTTTTACTCTTGCGCCCTAAACCATAGGTCGTGCTTGCATTACCCCAATATTCAGCTAAATCATCTTTAATAATATCAATGATTTCAGGCGATACAAAAGTTGTAGCCGCATGGTCTAAATAAATCATTTATCTACCTCATATTTAATAAAAGCTGTATATCTTTCCCTGCCCAACACTTCATCATATCTTGTAGTAAATTGAATATCTATAATATTCTTTTTAGAACTACTAAGCCACATATTTAAACGAGATTCAAAAATTAATGAATCATATGTTAAAATTTTAACTCTTTTTTTACTCATATTAATCCCACAAATCAAAGAAAATTGGCTTCATCATATCTAAAGCTTTTTCAATTTCAGATTGCCTATACTTGTCAATTTCAGCATCTTCTTGATAGTACTGTTCTTTTTCTTCTTCGGGAATCTTATTTGCCCATCCATCATACTTTTCAAGGACGGAGTTTTTCTTAGGACAAGTCTCTTCAGTAGAATTACGAATATGAGTTGCAATTTCTTTCAAGTAATCTTCCCATGCCTTACATTGAGCCTCTTCTGCGATTTTATATTCTTCGTCAGAATTAAACTTTTCTCTTGTAAGCTCTCTCCAATCACGATATTCTCGTTTACCCGTTTGACGAGTTTTATCAAAATCAATCATTGGGTAGCCAACGTGAGTCTTAGCTAATTCTTCTAACATTTCAGGAATTACCTGTTGAAACCAACCATCAAAATTCCAAATATCCCTATTACACCAACTCTTAAAAGCTCTATCTTTTCTCTGCTTGTGTACAGGATAAAGGTCTTTTAAATTTTTTGGATGCAAAAAAGGTAATCCTTTATAAGATTTATTTAAATAACTTAAATTAAGCCAACTATAATTCTTTTTACTCATCATCATTCACCTTATAGAATTCACAAAAATCCGAGTAACTACCATAATCTACATTATAAACTCCTTCTGGAGTAACATGACAATTATAATAATAACTCTTAAACCCTTTGTTGTCAATATATTTTTTAATAAGCTTAAAACATTCTGGATATTGAGCATTAAGAATAATATCAGTTCCCTTTTCTTCTACACGACCAAGAGGAATAACAACCTTATTACCCTTTTCATAATGGTAAGCATTAACTTGACAAATCATTTTACATACACCTCAAATTCTCCATCTAAACATTTTCCGTTTAACCCATACACGAATCTAAACTCTTCATTGGTTAATTCAATAGATTCTACAAATTCAACAATTTTCTTTTTTTGATTCTTAAAAGGATTAATAGTCCTAACAACATTAACTTTCACAAGACATTCTTGGTCATAACAATCATTTGCTAAATCATGAACCCATACTGTATGACCATCCATGTTTTGTAAAGCAATGAAACTTAATTTTCTCTTCATAATATGCTCCATATTAAAAATATGATTCTACCTATGAATAAGTATATCATAAGTAGAACCATATTGTCAATACTTTTTTAAATTATTTTTTGAACAAATTCAAGGTAATCATGCGCCCATTGCTTAAGATTATCTAAATCAGAACTGTTGCTTATAACAGTGTCATAATGAAATTGTCCAACATCTCTATCAGCAGGATTGGAAATAATTGGTCTTACATTTGCATTAACTACAAGTATTGTAGCACAAGGTAATCCAGTAGCTTTTTTATTTTGCTCAATAAAAGTTTTAATATTTTCAGGTTCACGAATGTTTACAAAAAATAACCAATTTTTTTTATCCAACATCTTATTATCAATAACAGTATTAATTTGGTCAAATACTTTTTGATTAGGAGAATTGTTCCATTTTTGCAAAGCCATTTTTAAATCGTAAAGAAATTCTCTGTCCTTTTCTTCTTTACGACCATTCCATCCCGCAAATTGAGCTACAGCTTTTACCCAATCAACCGTAGATAATTCTAAAACATCCCAATCAGGGACATCTTCTAAAATTTCTTGACAAAGTTTTACAAAAGTAGACTTTCCACTTCCACCAGAACCATTAATTATAATTATTCTTGAGTCCATAATTTATCCCTTAATTCTTCACGAGTAGGATATCTACCACAACACTTGTCACCCTCTGGACACCAAAGAAGATACTGACAATGAGGAACAAGTTCTTTAGCAAATACAGGATTAATCCCTGCAATTTGTCTCTTCATTTCAACAGCAATCTTGCGGATGGGCTCTTGAGCGCGAGAGCATAAACGCTTGTGCATAAATGTAATCAAAGCTTCGGGAGTAAAGCCAATCGCTAAAGTAGTATTAGTAGCTCTGGGCAAAACAAAGTTTGCATCTTCTACTGCGGAATGAACATCAATGCCATTTTCAGTAAGAATATCACGAATAAGTCTACGAGTAGTATCAATATTACTCATAAGATTTTGATACAAAGCCTTTGCCTTTTCATTATTCTCAATATTCTTAGGAATAATATAAGTAAAATTATTCTTATCAATATATCTGAATGAAGCAAGATTCTTAACAATCTCATCAGGACTTACACGAGGAATTGCTTCAATCAAATCCATATAAGCATACTTATCCTGATTGTCATAACGCACTCCAATTTCAGAACGCATCATTTGTTCCAAAGTACCTCTATCAGCTTCAATTTCAAACTTAATATATTCACAACGAGAACCGCTCATGTGACCTGAATTTTCACAATTTTTACCTACTCGTTCAGCATACTTCTTATCTGTGCCATAACATTCACAAGCAAATTCGCCATGGTTTTTGTATAAATCCTCTAATACAGTAGGATTCAAAAGGGTTACTTTCATTACGCCTTTATTTCTCCCTTCTTATATTTCATCAAAAGATATTCAAAAGTTTGTGGAGTATAATTCATATAAGGCATCATACATCCAACATTAATCATCTGTGCTCTATTTAAATATTCATTCCCATTGGAATTTTCTAATTTTTCTTTTGCCATTTTAGCAAAATCTTCTACTAAATCTTGTTCTTTGGTTATATGAGTATGCCCATGTAAATGGAAACAATTATCATAGCAAGACCCATAATAAGAAAGAATTGCAAAATGAGAAAGAATTACCCTATAAGGTTTACCATCAACCGTCTCAGTTACTTCTTTGTAATGACAAATTTCAGCTAATTTTTTCTTGACTCCTGTAGAATATTGTTTACAGTCATGATTGCCTTGAATTAAATGAATATTGCCATGTAATTTATTTAAAATACGAATCCACTCATCTGACCCTGCTTTCCACAGAAAATCTCCAAGTACATATACATGGTCTGCATTTGAAACTTGTTTATTCCAACGGGAGATTAAATCAAGCTCCATTTCTTCTGTCGTATCATATGGGCGGTGGTCAAAATTAATGATGTTCGTTAAGTATGTCCAAAGTGTAAATCACTTATATAAAAATTGGACATTTAAACATCACTCTCCCTTCCGTTTAAACACTCCAAACTATGACCAATAGAAGATTCTTGAAACCATCTTGTATCAACAACAGAAGGGTCTCCCAAAAACTCTACATAATTTTCTGTGACTTTAGTAATTACGCCAGCTAAAACATAGTCTTTATGAACAGGATTATAACTAAGAATTGTCCAGTTTAACAAATTAGTCTGAGCATCTTCAATATTATCTTCTTTTCTATTAAATTTATATTTTAACCATTTAGTAGATTCTAAAGGTTGCCTCTTTGGAAGATTCATTTCTTTTCCTCTTCTTTCCAGAAAGGATAATTGTCTCTCTTATTACAAGACTTTTCATACTTGCAAGAAAGTTCACATCCATAAACCATATAATGATTATTACAATGTTTACAAACAACTTGCCCATAAGGGTTGCTTAATTCTTCAAGCATTAATACAGCTTTCTTGCCATCTATCCCATCAACACATTTTCTTTCATGTAAATAGCATTCATCTAAAGACTAAAATTCTTTGCCACACTTTTCACAACAATATTTAATTGTCATTTTCCATAAACCTCTTTCTTTTTATTTTCATAAAATTTATTCAATCCTACGAGGTCAGGAGCATTTGGACAAGTCTTTTCTCCCATAAATGTAGTAATCATATTAATAATTCTCTTATTTCTATGATTAAGAGGAGGAATAGAAGTGTCCTTAAAAGCAGAACAAATAAAACGAGAACAAATTTCAGGTCGTACTTCATAAATTTGGCACTTATTTTCCTTGTTCAAAAAAGGACAAATATCTTTAAAATCTTTATCTAAAGCAGTATTACGATTAATCATTTTTACTTCTGGATGCTGACCAAGATACTTTTTAATCTTCTTTACTTCTGCATCACTTACACAAAGAATTGCAGAACAACAAGCTCCACATCCAGAACATTTACCATCAATAGTATGGTCTACTTTGTTAGCCATCTGACTATTCATTCCCAAATTCCTCCATCAAGTTCTTCTCTTACGCGCATAAGAATCTTTCCCAACTTATTTTCTCCAACACCATTACAAACTCCCCATGTAGTATCATGCCACCAATTTCCCTCTTCAAGATAAGCGTCACCAGTATCAAGAAGAAGTTTGGCGAGATTTTTGTTCTGAGTAAACTTTGCACTAACAATTTCATACATTGTTTGCTCTTTAATATCTTCCCAATCTTTACGCAACTTACAATTCCTACCAGCAAGTTTTGCTTGAGCTGGATTCATGGAAATATATTTTTTACGGTCTTCATCTCTAATTTCTTTTTGTGCTTGAAACGCTGCTTCTGAATTTTGATAGGTTAAACCATTATAACTTACAGGTGCATTATAAAAATTAGAGAGAAAAGCATAAGCATCAAAAAAATCTTTAATTGCTTCCATATTATTTTCCAATCCTTTTCAAAAATTCTTCTTCGTTCATAATAGGAGTCCCTAATTCAGCAGCTTTCTTAGCTTTAGATGAACCACTATTAGCTTCATTAGTCAAAAGATAATCAGTCTTTTTAGAAACAGAACCAGTTAACTTTCCACAATTATCGGTAATAATCTTTTCAATCTCAGAACGTTTCATAGTATTAAAAGCACCTGTAACACAGAAAGTCTTACCATTGATAAACTCATTTGTTGCAATCTGTGCTGGCTTATCCCAAACCAAATTTAATTCAAAAATAAGATTTGCAAATAAAGCATCTTCACTATTCCACCAATTATGCAAAGCCTGAGACATTGTTTCACCAAAACCATCTAAAGTGGAGAAATCGAAATTGTCAAAATCAAGAGCTTCCTCAAAAGCCATCCAATCTCCGCTAAAATGCTTGCTGATTTCTTTTGCTGCTGTCTTTCCAATATTAGGGATACTTAAAGAAACAAGAAGATTCTCCAACTTAACATGGCGAGATTTCTCAATAGATTCAATCAGCTTATTATAAGATTTTTCGCCAAAACCATCCATCTCAACAATTTCGTCTTTATGTTTATCAAGATGATAAAGGTCCGCATACTTCTTAACATACCCAGCATCAATAAATCTCTTAAGAGTAGCTTCACTTAATCCATCAATATTCATAGCGGGTTTAGATACAAACTGGACAAACTTAGCCAAATTCTTCTCAGGACAATCAGGATTTTCACACCAAAGAGTCTCTGCACCAGATTCAGAAATTTTAGTTGTAGTAGGCTTTCCACAGCACGGACAAGTCTTTGGAATTTCAAAATCTGCATCCCCATCTTTGTTACAAAAAACAATCTGTGGAATAATCATGTTCATTTTTGCAACTTTGACAGTGCAATTCTTTCTTAAGCCAAGAGATTTAATAATACTAATATTATGAACAGATGCACGGCTTACTTCTGTATTATCAAGAATAACAGATTCAAACACAGCCGTAGGAGTAATTACACCAGTCTTACCAACTGCCCATTCGATATCTCTAAGAATAGTTCCAGCAGTTTCATCTTCATACTTAAAAGCCAAGCTCTTACGAAAGTGATGACCTGTATTACCAAGGCTTAAACCATAAGCAATATCATCATAAGTAATAACACAGCCATCAACAGGAATACCCTTTTTATCGGCGACTTGCTTTAACTTAACAGTTAAGTCTTCAATTCCATAAAGGTCAACATTATCGCCATTGAAGTAATCACAAGGGACAATAGTAAAACCCAAAGACTGAAGCTTATTCATATCTTTTCTAAAACTACCCGTAGTTCCCTCAATCAAACTCCAAACCCAAAATTGAAGACCTCTTTGAGACGTAATTTTATTGTCCAAAAGAGAAAGACTACCACTTGCAAGGTTGCGCTGAGTAGCATATTGCTCTCCATCAGGAAGTTCTGCATTAATTCGTTCAAAATCGTCTCTAAGAATAATACATTCACCATCAATAACAAGGGTTTCTTTGCTATCAATAGTTAAAGGAAGATTCTTCATAACCTTGGCATTATTAAGAACATCTGTTCCTTCAACACCATTACCACGAGTCTCAGCAGAAACCAACTTACCATTTTCATATCTGACAGACATAGTAAGGCCATCTAACTTCATAGATAAAGCTACTTCTTTATTTTCTGCAAAATTAAGCAAATCTTGACAACTTTTTGTTTTGTCAAGCGAAAGCATTAAATGGTCATGTTTAACTTTCTTAAGTGAATCAACAGTTTCATAACCAACTGTCTGAGTAGGAGAGTTTGAAAGAACAAAATTTTCTTCTGTCTCTAACTCTCGCAATTCATCAAATAGCTTATCATATTCTGCATCAGAAACAAGAGATTCACTATAATTATAATACTTGTCTCGATACTTATTTAACAGACTTGTTAATTCTTTGATACGTGCAATATTTTCGTAATTATTCATATTAATCTCCATTACTTATCAATTGTGCTCATAATAAGCAAAGACAAAACAACCCAAACAACTAAAATACCAATTACTGCATAACTCATAATTTAGTCTCACTTTCTAAAAGTTCTTTCTTTAAAGAATGTGCAATCATTGTTCTTTGTACGTTTCTTAAAACTTCTGCAACAGTTTCATCTGTTTCAAAGTGCTTATCCATTACATATTCATCTACCAAAACTTCTGCTTCTGTAATTAAAGATTCAGCCACCCTTTTAGCATCTTCAATAGGAAGTGGAGTAGTTTTGTAGCTAATTAACAACTCAGGGTCTTTAGGAATTAAAATCTTTTCATAAGGTTCGTCTTCTGCTACATATCTTTTGATAAAATCTGATAGCCTTGCAATATGATGGAAATCTTTCAATCCATATCCATAATTGTCAATGTCAAACTCATTATGAGGGGCTCTATGAAACATCTGTTTATACTTAGTCTTCATATTACCATACATTGTCAGCACAGCTTTGTGAGGACAATAATGGGCAATAGCCTCTCTGTTTTTAATAATAGCTCCAAGCCACATGCCAGCGTATTCTGGATTTAGCTCAAAATATTTAGTAAACAATGTTTCTGTGAAATTAATATTTTGTTTTAAATAACTGTTGAACATTAAACGAATATCTTTGACTTCAAGCTTTCCTCCATCTTCATCTCGATGATATTCTTTACTAACCCAATCTTTAGAATCAACGATGTCATCAAAATGAGGAAGTACAATTGCTTTTGTATCAACGTCAGAATGTTCGGTAGCCATACCATAATTATTACTACCGTAAACAAACACTCCAACAATATTATATCCAAGTTCTTTCAAAAATTCATAATCAGAATGAACTCTATTATTAACCTTTTCCAAATTCATAGTTTACCTTTCTTAATGTAAATAAGTAACAATATACAAATATATTTATCTATTCTTACTTAATGACATTATAACAGACTGATTCTATCTTGTCAAGAAGTTATAATGAAAAAGTTGAAAGGGGTATAATACCCCTTAATCAACTTCTATCTTTTTGTACTTCCCACAATTACATTCCCCAGCATAATTTTGCTCTCTAAAAGATTTACAAATACAAACCATATCGTCAGTTTGAGTCAGCCCACATGGACAATATTGTTTTCCATATTTCTCTTTCATTTCTGCAAGTTGGCGATTTGTTTCATCTACTAAGTCTTTATCATCGTTTAATACAATTTTTAACATTAAGATATCCTCTCTGCATATTGATTATCAGAAGCCAAAATAATTTTAAGAGTTTCATCAAAATGACTGATAGAATTTGGTTTATATCTACCATATTTTAAAATTACATTGGGATACTTTTTTAATTTCTTAATTTCTTTTTCTATTTCTTCTTTATAATACCCCGTATAAATTATAAAGTCATCATTACAATTTTGTTTTCTAAAATAATCCAGCAAAGACAAAACTTCTTCAAATTGCAACATAGGTTCTAAGCCTCCTATTACAACTGCCTTTGTAATTTCATTATCTATATAAGCTTTGTAAATAGAAGAAATTAAAAATTCTTTCGTTGCTTGTCTTACCACAGGTTCATTTTGGCATACTGTAATTGGAATATTAGCTTCATGACAACATTTCCAATCACATTTACAAGTGATAAGGAAGAGAGAGGGCTTTGCATAATTAACAAAGTCCTCCATGACAACACCTTTGAGATGAATCTTCTCTTCCATAAATTTATCCTTTCATAATAGAATCTGCATCTAAAACATTATACCAACGTCTTAAATTAAATTCCTTTTTCCTAATTTTTTGATAACTACTTACAGGAGTATAAAAACCTACTACTCTTGCATATTGGTCAGCCACAGGTTTTCCACAAATAGGACAGGTTTGAGTTCCAATAAAAGAATGTTTATCTTCACAAACATTAATCTTAGTCGTAAAAGCGAAATAAATTACACCTTTAGAAGCAACATAATTAAGCATGTCCCATGCACTTTCTTTGGTAGCAAAACGATTTTCAATGTCAATATGAGCAATACATCCGCCGCCGCATTTTTCATCAAGTACACTACCTAAACGACACTTCTCTTTAATAGTGCATTGTTCAGTTAATGGAATCCATTGATTTGAGTAAATAAAATATTTATCTTGCTCAAACAAAAGATTATCTGCGGTACAAATTACACCAGCGCAATTTTCCCGTGGAATAGATTCAACATTAAAAGAAAAATCACATTCAAAACTATCTTTTACCTCATTGATAGTATCAAGAATCTGGCAAGCAAATTCTAATCCTTCTTCTGTATAATATTTATTACCAAACTCATCAGTATTAATTAAACCAAAAGAATCAATAACCTCATACATTCCAAGAATACCAATAGTACAATATTGCTTGTCAAGTTCAACCGCCCCTTCTTGATAATTAGGAAGCAGACCTTTTTCTATATTGCGCTCTAAAATATGACGCATACTAGTTAATGCCTTGCAATCCAAAAGAACACGGTCTTTAAGAAGTTCAATATATTTCTTTTTATTAAATTTGGTCTCATATGCAATACGCATAAGATTAATTGTACTTACACGACAAGAACCAACAGACAATGCTGTACCACCAATAGAATTAACAAAAGCATCAAGCTTTTGAGTATCTGAAAGCAAACGACAGCAGTTTGAAAGAACCCCAACATTATCAGACACGAAAAAATTAGAATCAGACCATTTAATATTATGATAACAAGCCCATCGAGCAGTTTCTTCATCTTCAAATTTACCATCTTTATAGAGAAGAGAATAAGTTAAAACGGGGAAAGTAAACATATTTTCACTGCGAATATCACTTACCACATCCATAAACAAACGCTGGCACTTCATAATTTCTTCAATTTGGTCGATAGCGAAAGACCCGTCTGGAAATTCCAATCCACCAAACAAAGATTCAAGATAAGGACGGTCAAAAATACTTACATTTGTAAAAGCACACTGGTCAATTCTAAGGAATGGCTGATTTAATCTGTAAACGAATTTCTGAAAATATTGTCTTAAATAAGTCTCTGGGTCTTTAAAGTAATGCCCATTCTTTATATCCATTTTCCAGAAATAATAAGCCCAAATAATTACATTTGGGAGGCCAACGGCCCGAGACTAACGGTTACTGAGGAATGAAACAAACTCAATAACATCATCAAAATATGTATCCAAGTGCTTAGGAGGCTGGTTGTTATACCCTCCAAGGAAAAACAATCCTTCTCTTGCCAAACGAGTTAAATCATTCGCCCAGCAATAAGGAAAATAACTTGCAGTGGCAGAATCGTTAAGATAAAATCCTTTGCTAAACTCCTATTCTAACCAAGCCTTAGCGGTACGAAGCCCCCATTTTTTCTTAATTTCAAGGAAAATTTTATTTAAACCAAAAAGCTTATCTTCGCTTTTCCCTTTTTCAGTCATAAAAGAACGAATATCTCTATGACTAGCATTTGCATTAGGGTCGATGGTAGCATCTGCCATTGTGCTTTGATTTACGAATTTATCTAAGAATTCTGAAAAATCTAACTAGCTAGAATGAACCCCATTAATATATTCAAAATCTTCACCATATTTCTTTTTTAAGTCTTCAAGACATCTTTCAAAATCTTTTGTTAAACGAAGTGAAATGTCCATATAAAATTTTCCTCCCTTTTAATTATTATTAATCCATTGATTTGCTTCATTGAAAGCCATAATTTCTCCATCAACTTCAAGTAATGGAGCAGAAGCAAAACCCTTTTTAATCATTTCCTTTACATCGAAATCAGTTCTGGCTTCAAATTCAATTCCCTTTTGCTTAAGTTTCTTTTCCAAAACAATACAGCGAGGGCAATTAGTGGTATACAAAACAACCATAACATCAATCTCCTTTTGTCCTTTTATGTAACATCTAAATTACCATCAGATAATTTAACTAACTAATTATATAATTTCATACATCCCCAAGTATCTGCATCTGCACTATGAGCATTTTCTAAAGTATAACCAAAATGTTCAAGCAAAGTTCCTAATTTATAATTAGCTACTTCTGTTTTTGGAATTAAACGTTTTGCATTTTCCAAAGTGCAACAAACAGCATGATTTGGAATTGGAATGTGATATCTTTTTAGTTCTGGATAGATTACTTTATTAGCATCATATTTGGCATTATGAAAAATCCAAACACTGTCTGTCATATAATCTTTTATTTCTTCCCATACTTCATCAAAGGTGGGGCAATTTTTTATAGTATCATAGGTAATACCATTGACTTTAGATGCTCCACTTTCAATCTATGCCTATGGATTTACTAATATATATTTATCAGCAATTTTCTTGCCATTTTCATATACTAAAATTGCAATACTAACAATTCTATTCTCTTTAAATCCAGTTGTTTCAGTATCACCTATAACGAGCTTATTATAATTAGGGAGAGCCATAATTACTCTCCCTCTACAGCTTTATCAGATTTCAGAGCATTTGCTCTCGCTGCTTCAATAGTGTTATTTTCATCCTTAATAGACAAAATTTTCTTCATCTTATTAAAAGCTTCTAAAATATATTTCAAAGAACCAGATAAACATACTCCCAAAGTTGCCACTGTTGAAATAACAGTGCTATATTCAGCAGGAATAGGAAGATTGTTTTTATTTGCCCAAGGAATAATTAAAGAGGTAGAAAGTACAAGTAGCATTGTACCACCAGCAAAAGCTAAAATTTTATAAAGGCTATTTATTAATCTTTGTTTTTCAAAAGTTTCTCCTGCGATTTTAATATTATAATATAAAGAGAAACTAACATTAGAAAGATATGCCATGCCAAAAATAGAAAATCCCACTAAAGCCGCTAAAAGATTTTCCAAGGCTAATTTCCAAAAATCCTACATAACTTTCTCCTTTAAGTTTTAATTACCAGAACTTCCAAATCCACCAGCACCACGCTCAGTATCAGGAAGTTCTTCTACTTGTTCAAAAGTAGTGGGAAGCACAGGAAGAATCATAGCTTGAGCAATCCTATCCCCGTGTCTAATAATTTGTGTTTCAGTGCTATCATTATGCAAAGCAACAATCCATTCACCACGATAGTCTGCATCAATCACGCCTACGCAATTTGCAGGACGAAGCCCCTGTTTAGTAGCCAAACCACTACGAGCAAAAACTGCACCCCAATATCCGACAGGAATTGCAGTTGCGATACCAGTCTTTACCTTTACAGTCTCATGAGGACGAATCTTGATTCCTGCAACATCTTTCTGAACATCCCAGCTATAATAAGTGTCATCTGGACAATCCGCATAAAGGTCAAAACAAGCATCAGTTTCATGCGCTTTAACAGGCATCTTAGCTGTCTTAGACAGCAACTTAATCTTTACATCCATATTTGTCAATCCTTTTTTGTCTAATTTTAATTTGTTTCTGTTTCGTCTTCTACTTCTTCTACTAATTTATCAATGTTTTCTTTGAGATATTTAGTTACATTTGCATAGCCTTTGTCATTACAATCTTCACTAAAGCCTCTAAACTTTGTTCTTGCTGGAAATGCTTCTTTTACATTGCCTTCATTATCAAAATCAACACAAATACACCAACCAAATAAATGAAGAATACTATTAATAAACCAGAGTAAACCAGATTCACGAAACTCTTTCCATGTTTTTCTTTCAATCATATTCTTATTTCCTTGTATATAAAAATGGTGGAAAGTTACCCTTCCACCATAGAGTTTTTAAAACGCTTTAAATTGTGTAGGGCTTTTGTAATTTCAGAATATTTGTAGCAAAACTGTTTCTTCAGCAAGAAATCGTTTTCTTGCCCAAGATATTTGGTCTTTGTTCTGCCCTTTAATACTTTAGGAAGTTTATCCATCCAAAGCATTGCTTCTTTTTTATCATTCCAAAAGTCTACACATTCCGCATTTCCTTTAACTAAAATTTTATCAATAAGCTCTTTATAGAGATTAAGATATTCATGAACAGTATTATAATATTCCATAATTAAATCTCTATATGCTTCAGGACATTTTGCCAAAAAGTCATCAAATCTATCTTCGTGAATAGCATTAATAACAGCGTTAGGAGAAATATTTTTAGATAATGCTTTATGCATTAAAACATAATCCGATGTTTTGACTTTGCATCTAAAATGATTTTTATGTCTATCAACCATATCAACTACCCAACCTTCTTTTTCAGAAGAAAGATAATTATCAGTATCAGCTAAAATGCTAAATAAAGTAGCATTATAATACCATTGAGTCATTTTAGAATCATATTCCTCAGCCATATCACTAAGGATATCAAAAGAAACTTCCTTACCATCCTTAACATCTCTTGCCGCAAGTAAATATAATCCTTCTTGAGATTCATTATATTTAACAACAATAGGATTTTTTGGAGAAATATATTCAAAAATAAAAGTATAATCAGGATAATCCTTAATTAATTCTTTCTGCCCATCAGATAAGAGCTTATAACCCTCAGCAAGTCTCCAAGATTCAACAGGGTCTAATGCCTGAGAACCAGAACCTAAAATTCTGTCTTCCTCTGCAATATATCTGTATTGCTGATAAGAACCATCAAGCTTATTAGTAATAAAAACTGAATGAGCAAAATTATATTTAGACCTAATATTTTTAGGAGACCAATCACCATCATCCTCACCATAGTTCTTAAACTTTGCCAAAGATGCAAGAGCAATTTCATCGTTCTTTAAATCAAAGACACAAGAACGACATTCTCTATAAAGACCATCATATAATTCAAAGAAAGAGCCTAAATCATAATCATCAGATAATTCAATAAAACCCTTGTACTTAAAAAGCACATAATGGTCATAACAAGTAATCTGAAGAGGGTCAAAAATCTTATTTAACTTTTCATTAAGTTTAGGAGTAATATTCCCCCATACTTCAAGAACTCTGTCAAGCCAATCATTAAAATTATAATTCTCAGGACAAGGTTCATTGTTAAGGAGAGTATAAGACTGGATATACTTTCTTTTAACAGTCATAACATATTCATAAAGAGGATGCCAAAGAAACTCTTTTTGAAAACGAAAATTCATCTTAAACTCTCCTTTACTAATTATTTATCTTCTAAATTATTCTTCAGAAATTCCACTTGCAATTTTATCACATTCATTAAACAAGAAAAGCTTATCAAGATTTTCTTTTCCCATAACCTTTTCCCATTTAGCTTTAGACTTTTCAGTTTCAAGAAAGAATGGGAGCATATGGAAATTAACATAAAACAGACATTTTAAAATATCATTCATATTAGTAAATCCAATGCAATCCAGATTCGCTAAGAGGTCATATGTCCCTACATTATGATGACTATAATATCTATAATCACCAGAACCATCTTCTTTGGGCTGTCCAGTAGTTAACTTGCCTAAATCATGAATCTGTGCGGCTCTATAAAGAACCTTATCGTCAGTTCTCTTAGCAACTTCCTCAGCACAAATCCTGCAATGCTCATCTAAAGTATACTTATGATGATGAGTCTTTTGGTCAAAACCTTTCATCAAGCTCATAATATAGTCATCATCAGTAGTCCAATTAGACTGAGGCACAATTACTTCAAACTGATTAAAATTCCAACCAATTAAATTAATTGTATCAAAACCTTCCTCATAAAAAGGAATTTCAAACTTACCAATCTGTCTATCAATAACTTCTTCGGGAACTGTACGAGCCCTTGCTCTATTCTGTCTTTTGCAAACAGCAATAGGAGTAGTCATAACATAAGCAACTTTAGTGACATTTTCCTTATTGCGAACAATATCCAACAAGCTCTTACGAGATTTAACATTAATATTAGTTGCATCGACAATGATATTCATTTTATCAACGCAATTATTAATACGGCGACGAACTTCTTTAAAGACCTCATCATTATGAGTTTGGTCATTTACATCTCCAAAAACAGTTTCACGAATTTCATCCGACGAAACAATCATTGTGGGCTGACCCATTTTAGTCAACATATCTTTAAGATTCTGAGCAAGAGTAGATTTGCCACTTGCAACAACTCCAATCATCATCATAAAATTCGTATGTTCCATTTTTGTTCTCCTCACTTCATTTTAGCAAGAATATTATCAACTTTTTCGTTGAATTCTTTTACCAGCTTTTCTTTATCAGTATCAGGTCTTGTTTGTCCCTCAACAGGAATTAAATCTCCTGCCCAGAACAGCCACTTAGGATTAGTTTCATCTTCTGCAAATTGAACAAGACTATTATAATCAGCAGTCTGTCTTTCCTTCTTCAAAGGGTCAAACTCAACTGTAAAAATATCATTTTTGTGTTCAGTAACCCAATTCCTATAATCTTCTCTCATTTGTTTCCAATCTGGATACGAAATAATTCGATTGTAATCTAAAGTTACTTTTTCACCCTCCCATGAAGTAATGGGATTAGTAGTGATAGCATTCATTCTTTTAACAAAAGTAATAGCACTTTCTTTTGTTAAACCTTTTTTAGTGAGCTTCTTTACAGCCGCTCTACGTTCTTCTCGATTCATAGTTACTCCTTTGAATCATCTATATAATAACAGAAATAAACGAAGTTGTCAAGAGGATAATAAAAATTATTCCTCTTGCACTTCATCTTTTTCTTTCCAATCTTTTAGTTGCCTAATTAAAGCTCTACGCTCTTCGTCTTCTTTCCTATGAAGAATATTATACTATTCTCTAAGCTACCTATATTCCTATTTCAAGAATTCAGGTAAAAATGTTCTTTTAGTTGAAACGAAATTTGTATCAATAGAACGTCTTAAAGCCTTAGTTTGAGCTACAAGTACACACAGCTTTTTAGCTCTGGTTAACAAAGTATAAATCTGTTGCTGACAAAGCATCATTGGAGGAGTGCTATAATCTATTACCCCAATAATTACAGGACAACCAGAACCTTGATATTTATGCGTGGTACAAGCGTATCCTAAAATCAAATGCTCTTTAACTTCTTTGTGCTTTAAAATAATTGGAGCATCGCCCAAATCAAAATCAACAATTGCATTTTCATAATCAATACTTGTAACTACGCCAGTCCATCCATTATACATAGCTGTTTGTGCTCCACTTGTATCAAAAACTTTATAATTGTTTTTAATACACATTACTTTATCGCCTTCTTGAATCCAAAAAGACCTGTCATTTCCAGAAGCATCTTTCATCTTTTGGACATAAATTCTTGGACGAGATTCATTTAAATCAACAGGGTTAATTAATTTCTGAATGTCAAGATTTAAATTGTGAACACAAGCATCTCCACGTTCTTTGACAGGAGAAATAATTTGAATCTTTTCAATATCTCCGTTTACAAGAGGACTATTAAAATATTTCTCAAAGTAAGCAATGGTATCTTTTCTATCATCATCTTTTTCATTTCGAATATCAAGTACCATATCTTGAAGGTCTCCACGAGTTTCAATGCCCTCATAATCAGTGTCTTGATATAATTGAATACCATTTCTTACATTGTAAGCTGTAGTTAAAATACCTGAAGCCTTTGCTTGTCTATGAACTTCTTTTAATTCAACAGTAGGAATCTCCTTGCTGTTAATCATATCCGCTGCTAAATTGAGGGAACCAATAGATTCAAGCTGTCCCATATCGCCAAGCATTAAAAGCTTACTACCTGTAGGAATTGCTCTAATTAAGTCAAGAAAAATCTCTCCCCCCACCATACTAACTTCATCTAAAATAATGATATCGTAAGGTAATGGATTATCTTCTCCATAAGAAAAACCACAACCACCAGTATATCCAAGAAGCCTGTGAATGGTAAATCCCTCTTTACCAGTAACCTCTTGTAATCTTGCCGCCGCTTTACCACTTAAAGCACATTGAGCAAAAGTATATTCATCAAGGACAGACAAAATACCTGTAACTAACGAACTTTTACCAGAACCCGCTAAACCAGAAATTACGCAAACTTGTTTTTCAATTCCCAATTTAATACCATCAATCTGCTCTTGAGTGAATTGAAAGCCTTGTTTTGTTTCAGCCTTTTTAATCTTTTCTTCAAAATCATTAGCAACAAAATAATTGTTGCCTTGAAGCAATCTTTTAAGATGATAAGCAATATCTTTTTCAAGATTCCAAAAGCTCATTAAATAAACTCTTCGACCTGATTTGGTATCACCTTCTTCAACACGAATTAATTCTTCATCTTGAAGCTCTTTTATAGCTTTACCAACATTATTTACAAGATTGCCATCTTCATCTTCTACTGTTAAACTTTGTTTTCCACCAAGGTCTTCATACAAAGAGCCCATAAGTTCACCAGCAGACACCCAAGAATGACCTTCTTCACCCTGAGCATCAAGATACCATAAAATATAAGATTTAATTCTTTTCGTATCATAAGTCTTATATCCACTTCTCAAGGCTACTTTATCAGCGGTAAAAAATCCTACTCCCTTAATATCTTTTACTAACTGATAAGGATTGTTTTTTACGACATCAATTACTTTTTGTGGAGCTTTATATTTTTCAATTAGTTTAGAAATAAAGTTCGGGGAAAAACCAACCTTATCAAGCTCTAAATATACAGTAGACATATCTTTACTGGCTTCAAAACGCTCAATAATACAGTTGGAAATATAATCTCCAATACCTTTTGCTTTCTTCAAAGTTTCTATATCATGGTCAGCAATAGCTTGTAATGGGTCCTCACACACAGCAAATAATTCATCCATCTGACCTTCTGACAAAAAGGTTCTTAAGAAAGCCCTTTGATTCTTCTGATTAGAAAAATCAATATCTTTATTATAATAAACCAATTGATACTGAACACCGTATTTAGGATGCTCAACTTCTTTGCCTAATAATACATAGGCGGAATTGGGGTCAATTCCATCGGTATACTCTCCTGTAAAAGTAACCTCACCATAAACACTCATAGTAGGTGAACCTTGTTCTACCTCAAGAATATTCCAAGAAACTATTCCCCAATTTTTGCCATCTGACCCAATTCCAGTACTCGGATAGAGGGTCTTAGAATGAGACGCTTTTATCTTTATAAATTTTTCTTCGGTATCAACATTCATCGTCAACCCTCTCTACATCTATTCTGTCAGAAATCATTTCAAGGTCTCCATTATCATCAATACCTTTAATCAACTGAACAGAATGTTTATACAAACTATCTTTATACTGTCTTGGGACGAAGTTTTCTCCTCTCCTAAAACCAGTAACAAGAAGTTTAGTTCCACGCTGGAACCAAGATTTCTCAAGTACAGTTTTTGTTCCATCATCATTCATTTGAGAAATCTGTCTATTATAAAAGTTAAATTGACCTTTATAAAACTTTATATCACAAACTCCATCAGGAGTCAATAGTGTAACTGTATTTCTATTAGTGTCTTTATCAAGAACCGTACCACAAATTCTTTTAAGAACAAAACGAGCCTTCTCTTGGTCATGCCAATAATATTTGTAGGCCACTTCTGGCTCTTCTGGTAAATTCTCAAAAGGTACTATATTGTATTTCTCCTTGTTTACATGAGCAAGTTCATGTTCATGATAATACATACAAAGAGAATCCATTTCCCACTTAGAAAGACTTCCAGATGCTTTTTCATCCCACACAGCTTTAAACTTTCCTTCATTCACAGCTTCAAGCATCTTAGGGTCACTTAAGACATTATCTTTAAAATCTACCATAAGTTTATTAAAAACTCGGTCTAAGCTACCTCTTTTAACAACTCTTTGACCATCATCTCCCCAATCATAATCTTTTTTATCAACCATATCGTTGAGGAAATATTTTTCAAAATAAGGCCATGCAAATTTGTTTTCAAGTACATAATAAGCAGTACTTGCACTTTTACCTATTTGTTTATAAAAGAATTTCTTCTGGAAAACGTAATTTCTAAATCTATATAATCTTAATTCGAACTTCTTTTGATTTTCAGTTAACAAATCAAGATTGACTAAATCTTCGATATTAGAGATGTTAAGAGACTTAACAGGACTTGAGATAAATCTAATAAAGTCTTCCATAATAGCTCTTCTATCTTTTTTCTCAAGATTATCAAAACACCGCGCCTTGATAAGAGAAATCATAGCCGTATCACCAAACTTATTTTCTTTAGATTCAGATTTGTATTTCTGCATCTTCTCGTAAAAATCCCACATCGAAGAATAAGTTTGATTATCAATAATAGCTTTTGCAATAGAAGTTCCAATACCTTGAATTGGTTTTAAACCATAAACAATTTCATTTTTCTCAACGTCAGGGTGGAAACCAAATCTAACACGGTTTACGTCAGGTAATGCTACTGTAACACCTTCTTTTTTGATATTACCAATAGCTTTACTAATTTTACCATAGTTGGTATTTCCATCTTCACCGCCAGAATCAGAAATCAAATTAGCAGTATTCCAATAAATAACAGGATAATGATAAGCAAGATTGGCTTCTTGCAAACCAACGATTGAATAGGCTAATGTATGTGCTTTTATTAAAATTAAAACTGACTATTTTTTACGGATTTTCTGTGTCTAAGTTTTGGCCTACTTAGCATCCGCAAGCTGTTTCCAAGAGCGTATCAATAGCTCCCGTACTCTTGGTCTAACCCAAGATAGTCGATACATCATTTTCAAAACAAATTAAAACTTTTTTCTATTAGTTGTTAAAGGATATTTATAATCCTTATTATAATAAGATGCTCCGCTATTAATTTTTTTAATGGTACTATAACTTTTTTGATATTTTTCGGCAATCTCGGTAGTCTTCAAATTGCTATTCATTAAATCTTCTTGAACAGGTTTTACCCATGAGTTGAAATTATGCAATCTTGAATTTCCTCTAATAGACAAAGGATATTGTAACTCATCATTCTTCCAAATTTTACCATTATTAATCATTGAAAGCATCCGAACAGATTTAATATTCCATTTCTTTGCTAATTCTGTATATGTTAATTTCCCTTCTTGTAATTCTCTTTGAATTTCTTTTTGCTCTTGACGAGTGAACATATCAGAATGCCCATCATGTATATAATCATGTAATGGATAAGTTAAATCTCCTCTCTTAAAATTTAATCCCACGTTAATATTAGTAAGAAGACTATCAGATAATTTAGGAGAATATTTTTCTCTTATTTCTTTCATTGGAATAGCTTCAATTAACATTTGCTGAATATCTTTAATTTCTTCCATCGTGAAAATTTTACTTAAAGCTACTTTTTGCTCAAATGTTAACTTTTCTTTTTTTGCTCCATTTTGCCGACCAAAATCGGTATTGTAGCCTTTGCTCCTATTAGTAGAATCATAGAAAGAAATATAAAATCGCTCTCTTTCGTCTACATATTCTTGACTTTCTTCTTCTGGAATTTCTTCTATAATTTCTTTTGAGAAATTATCCCAACCATATTTTCGAATGGCGTAATACAAATGTAAAATATATTCATGAGCTTTGGGATTAAAAGCACAAGATTTATGATTTCTCATACGAGCTTCAAAATTATTTGTTTGCCCAATATAAACTTTTTGATTCTTTAAATTAGTAATTTTATATATAACCATGGATTCCTCCTTTCGGTAGTAATTTGTTTTGATTTGACACGAGATTTTACCCTCGTTAGCTAATTTCTAAGATTGCCAATCCTTAAAAGAAATTAACCCCGTTGATGAAACGGTTAAGCTTGTGAGCGCCACAACAACGCATTAAAACCATAGCCTCTATTCATCGAAATTAATATATCCCATACATAATGGCACAATTTAGAAGAAAGATGTTTTTCTTCTATATTTTTGTAAAATTCTTGTTGCAGTTCAACATAAGCTTTAGGATTCTTTTTCAGTTTTGTTATCACAGAGCTTTTTATCTCTGCTTCTTACAATTTCTTGTAAGCTCGGCGTACATTATTAACTCTAATGAGTTAAAGGACACTCTTGGATGGATTATATTTATTCACCATCTACGCTCTACGATACTTAACAACCTTTCGCAATTTGTTAAGTTATCTCGGTATTTCCATTTTAAAGGGTCCACCGATTTTGCCCTTTTCATTTTACTTGTCACCAAGTAAACGGCCCAAAATTAAGCGATACTTTTCCTAAGCTTATCAGCCCACAGCAAATCAAAACCACCAATTTCAGGGTCTTGAACTGCCATCATAAAGTCTTCTTGGTTAGGTAACAAACCATAACTCTTCTTAGCATATTTACAAACGACTTCTTGTTCATGTTTAGTCAAACCATAATCATCCATCTCTTTATACCAAAGAGTAATATCTTTCTTATAACGGCCAAAACGTTCAAGAGGTGTTTCTGCCCGTGGAGAAGGAGCCATAAGTCTCATTACTGAGTTCAAAGCAGATAAATCCACTAAACTTTCAGGTTTACCTATTGCAACAGCTTGATATCCTGTTTGTTTTTCCATTTGGAAGAATGACATAACTTTATGTTCATTTAGCATTTTCCAAATTTCGGGATTATTTCTTTCTATTTTATAAACACCCAAATATTTTTCATAAGTAGACTTTAAATCACCTTGCCATTCAAGCCTACCATCTTCCATAAGAAGATTCATACAAACGTGTTCTTTTTGAAGAGCGTCAATAGAAAGCAAATCCCATTTAATAAGAGATACTTTTTCGTCAGCGTGTAAGTCAAATTGAGTAATAATATCTCCACTTGTTGTCTTCATTAAAGCAGCATGGTCTACAACATCTGTCGCTGAAAGAACTACACCACCAGCATGAGAACCGACACCACTTACTAACCCTTCAATATTTTGAGCAACTTCCCAAACATCAGGATACTCATTAGTCATTAAGTTAACAAACTCTTTATCAGGACGTAGGTTGTTTTCTTCATCACCATAAAAGCATTGCTTTAAAGTAAATTGAATACCACGCTCCTGACCAATATGCGAACTTAACATCTGTCCAATTTCAGGTGGATAGCTTAAGCCACGACAAGCAGTTTGAATTGCAACTTTGGCTTTCATCGTAGAAAGGGTTTGAACTTTCATAACACGACGATTTCCTGCTCTCTGGTCATCTCCACAATACTTGCGTTGCAAATAATGAATAACATCATCACGGTAAGCATTCTCGAAATCTACGTCGATATCTAACGGGCTAACACGTTGAGGATTAAGAAAGCGCCAATGTTTCGTTGGGACTTCTTCTCTTAAAGGATTAACCTGAGTAATACCCAAAATATACAGAAGAATAAATCCCAAACCAGAACCACGAGAAGGACCAACTAAAGAACCACAAGCCCAACACGCATTTACTAAGTCACGAGTCTGTAGCAAATAAGCAGACCAATGAGCATGGTTAGCTTCTGAACTTGCTTTAATGGATTCAAGGCAAGTTTGAATTGCATCATAAGTTTCTTTATTTGCTAATTCATCAGAATCTTTTTCAAGACGCTTTACAATCTCTCTAACAAGATGTCTATCAGCGTTGTAGTCTGAATTAAAGAACCATTCCAACATAGGAATATCTTTGAAGTATTTTTTAGACAATTCCGAATCAGGCTCAGTCAAATCGTCTGGCTCATAAGGAATTTCCAAATTAGCAAACAAAGTATATTCTTGAACCATGTCATAAATTAACATGGTATTATCTAAACCTTTTTGCACGACTTCTGGCGTCAAAAATTCATCCATATAAGAATGAATTTCTTCTTCTGACATCATATAAGTTGTGGCATAAAATTCTCCAACCTCACGTTCTTTACCACTATCTTCATTAGATTTAAGAAAAGCTTCATGTACTTTTCTATCTTCTCTTTTGGGATAGTGACTGTCAGTGGTAATAATATATGGAATATCAAGTTCAGAAGACAATTCTACTAAAGCTTGATTTACAATAATTTGTTCTTCGCTCTTTGATGGTTGTAATTCCAAAAAGAAATTACCATGTCCAAAACATTTATCAAGTCTTTTTAACCACTTTTTAACACCCGTGTAATCAGGCTGTAAAGGATTTTGTCTATAAGAATCCAAAATTAATTTTGGACAACGACCACCAAGACAAGCAGTTGAACCAATAATATGACCTCTATCAGATTCAACAACTTCAAACAAATCTTCATAATAAGTTGGAGTACGAATATTAACATAAGTAAAGGAATTATCAATCCATGCTCTTGTACTTAATTCTCTTATTTGCTTATGTCCAATAGCATCTTTAGCCAACAAAATGAAGTGATAAAAAATATATTCTTTATCTTCTTCAATGCTTTTTCGATTGCAAAGATAAATTTCATTACCTAAAATAAGTTTATAATCTTTCCACTTATCAGGATTTTTCTTTCGCAAATCGTCTATTTGAGTTAATGCTTCAACGTGTGCGGCAATACAGTCATGGTCTGTAATAGCAACACCTTTATGACCAAGCTCCTAAGTATATGTGAGAAGACCCTTGACAGTGTTAGTGCTGTCAAGGAAACCTCTCGTATTGGAGCCTATGTCTGTGTGATTATGTACACCTACAAACACGGCATTACTCTCCTTTATATTTTTGTCTTATTATATCATGTTACTTTTAATTTGTCAACCTTAAAAATCCAAATCTTCTAAATCCTTATCTAACATTACTCTTTTCTTCTTAGGCTTTTCAATTTCACCCCAATCAAAATCTGTAGTAGATTTTGCATTTAAGGATGTCGTTTTGGAATTAAGAATAGCGTCAGATTTGGTCTTACTTTTTAAATCAGGAGTCTCATTTGTTTTATCCTCCATAACATCATAATATAGAATTTTAACTTCTGGATAAATCTTATCTTCCCAAGACTCTAACTAGAACTGGCAAATTAAATTCATTACCAAATTCTTTTTGTTAGCGCCAAAGGTATGTCTATCCTTAAGAGTCATCATATCAAATTCTGTAGCAGGACAATACTTTTTAATATAAGTAATACCGTTATGCTGGAATCTAATAAAACTCTTAGTTTCGCCATAGCCATTAATTTGACTAGCATTTATATGAAGATTTGTAATTGCAAAAGTAGGAGTAGGAACAGTATTACCCCACACTTCATAATTTTCAGCCACTTCTTTTACAAATCTTACTTGCATTTCATTAGCAGGAATTTCCCAATCAACTGGATAAATAGTTTTAAGTTGGTCAAGAGGAAGCATTTCATTACACTTTTCAATTACCTCATCAACATTTTTCTTTTTAAGAAATACACCAGCAGCATTTTCATGTCCAGCACAACTTATAAGTCCAGTTTGCTCTAAAAACTCCTTCAAGTTTTTAATATTTCCTTTATCATATCCGCGACAGGAGCCACCGAATTCTGAGGTACTCCTTTCCTTAAGAAGCACCACTGGGCGCAAATATTTCGAAGCAATCTTATTAGCTACTAATCCTGTAACAGATTTTTTATCAACTATGTCAGTACAATCGACAAATAAAATAGTATTTTTATCTAGCCCTTGTTTGTCAATTTTGTCAATAATTTGCTCCATAAATTTACGAACTGCTGTATCTTGACGAGCCTTTACATTATTAGCTACTCTCGCCATCTCCCACTGAAGAGTATGTTCCTCTGGAAGAGGTTTAGGGTCAGTAGCTCTTTTTCGTCTCGGCTGATAAATAACAGTTTCTTGTTCTCCAACCATAGCTCGGAATAAATCTCTTTGCTCTTTCTCAGTACCATAACGTACTACACCATTAATTCTTGGAGCAAGTACCCAACCAACATTTGTAATAGTTCTACCGAAGTGAATTTCATCAGCCATTCTTTCTTGAAGCTCATTGAGAAAATCATTCTTTTGATTTTCAATCTTTAAGCCCTCAAGTACATACCATCTTGTTTCTAAATCTCTTAAATCCATACTATCTGCAATAATACCAAGAGAAACCAAATCAAGATAATCATCAAGCCAACTATCACTACAGTGATACTTTTCACAACAAGCTTCACCAAATTTACGAACTACACCAACCCCAGATAAAGTAAAATTAGGATACTGACCATCAGTATCATTTACAGCTATACAATAATTAACATAACTGTCTTCTTTAATTCTATCTGGTTCTTTTTCTTTAATTTCATCAGCTTCGTTCTTAGGAATCCATTTGCCAGTGTTAGTATCTAAATACTCGATTTCAACTAAGTGATGGTCTAACACAAGAATAGGACAATCGTAATTTTTAATAATTTGAATTGCATCTTTACAAAGCATTGAAGCATCAGGAATAATAATTAAACCAACATCATCTTTGGAATAATCACTTAAATCTTTATAAGTTAATCCATGCTCTTTGTTAAAACTGAAAATATACTCAATTTTTGCTTCTGGATTAAAATGACTAATAATTTTACTTATTAAAACAGCGCTTGTCGCGCCATCGGCATCTGGGTCCACCTTAATTATAATTTTCTTGTCTGTACCAATATTGTCATGAAAAACCTAAACAGCCTTATCCATATTCTTCATCTGAAATGGGTCATTAACAACCTTATTTTTTACAGGATGAAGAAAACTTTTTACATCCTAAATATCATAGCTTCTTAAAATAGTTTCAAGAAAATCATATTCATCATCAAAGTTATTCTAAAACTTTGTCTCCCATAGTAATTTTTCCATTAATTGCCTCTTAAAAATATACTCGTAGAACTTTGCCTTTCCCCGTAAGAATAAACAGGTTTTGCCATTTTTATTAATTGATTGTAAACATCTTTACCTTTATCAAGAGGAGAATCTTTGATATCTAACAATCCTTTTGTGTCCTTAATAAGAAAGACATTAAAGCTTAAAGCAAGTCTCTGAGCTAAAGTCCTTAATCGTTCATTGTATCTTAAATAGTTGTCATATAACAATTTGTCAGCTTTATAAACTTCTTCATATTTATCGTCAAAGTCTTTATCAAAACCTAAATAAACTGTATCTACTCCAAGTTTTTCTAAAGCTCTAATTTGCCAATCTGAAACATTAAAGCCGCAAGTTGCCACTACGCAACTTTTACCTTTAAAATAAGTGTCTGCTTTTAAAACACTCTTTTCTCCCTCAACTATAACTGCTTTTTTAAATCTTTTTATGTTTTCTTTATTCTCATAAAGTCCATACAAATTTAATCCGAGAGGATGGTCAAATTCTTTGCCAGTCATAAATAAAGGCATATATTTTCTTTTAGAATCTTCTGGTTGTAAACTTCTTCGTCTAATACCAACCAAATGACCATCTATATTATAATGAGGAATAATTATATATTTTTGGTATTCGTACCATTCAATACCAAATTTTTCCATAGAGGGAATGCTAATCCCCTCATCAATCCAACCCTTATAAAAAGTATTACGGTCAAAATAATTAAAAAGACATTTATAATCATCATAAAACTTTGTAATTTTAGCTTCATGGAATTGTTGTCTTCTTTCAATATCTTCTGACTGTTTTATCATATCAGATAATTGTCCACGTAATTCTGGTGAAACATCATTTCCAAAGCCTACACGACTTCGAGATAATGATTTTCCAACCTTTTTTGCTATGTAAACAATTACCTTACTATAAAACTCTCCATCTTTAGCATTACGAATTCTTTTTATAAATTCAAAAAAATTCATTCGCCCACAATTCGTATAGCAGAAAAAGTCTTTGCTTTCTGTAAAGAAACATAATTTATGACTGTCTCCACCATGACAAATTGTTTTAAACCAAAGACATTTTTGTTGAGTTCTTCCATCTGTAGAAGTTGAGTATAAAGGAGAACCATTTTCTTCCATGATGTTAATAACTACATCTTCTGTTACCAACTTCAACAGTTCATCTTTATCTATCATAACCAACCTCTGTTAATAATCTATTTCTTCTTCCTCTTTAGATGAAGCCTTTTTTTCTTCTTCGTCTTCATCCTCTTCTACCATTCTAAATTTTCTGCTTTCGGGAGATTCTAAGAATGGTTCTTCTTCGTTATCCAAAGTTTCCTTTATCCTTTTAACAACATCTTCTGTATCTTCAAATACATCAAAAGTACCTTCCTCTTTTGCCGTTTCTGCAATATCAACAGCATCACTTATTATCTGTCCACGAATAGCATCTTTATCATTAGTGAAAATTACTTTCTGGTCTTCCTCGACACGAGTAAATGTTTGTGGAATATCTAATAAATCATAATCATAATCAGTACAGAATAAATCATGGACCCTCATTGTTGCATAATCAACGTATAACCAAATTTTACATTTAGTATATTCTCCACCACGATTCTTATACACAGATATACATCTATTAGGTTTATATTTTAAAAATCTATTTTTGATAATCTTCTCTAAATACTTTTCTTCTTTTTTAGATACTTCTGATACAATAGAAGCTGTATCAACCTTATCAATGATAGCTTTAGCTCCACGAACAATGGTTTGGTCACGATTTTGCTCATTTTTAAAATCACCAGAAACCTGCGTCCAAGTATCTATACTAATATCATATTTTCGGGTAAGCTCTTTTAATTTTAAGCTCAAATTAGCAAGAACTTGGTCTTCACGAATTTGCATCCTTGCTTTGGCGTTAGCTTGGAATTCACTAATTAAATCAGTGGTTACATGAATATAATCAAAGAAAACATTTCTTACTCCATGCTGAAGAACATGCTGTTCAATAATATTTTCTAAAGTACCAATATCATAATCAGGTACATATTCAAGATAAATATGTCCTTCTTCATTAAGAATTCTAATGGCTTCATCCACACGCTCTTCTTCATCCCCATAATACTTACCAGTCATAATGTGCTCTTGAGGAACATCAGCAATATAAGCCCATAAGATAGGCTCAATTTCTGTGATAAGTTCCATTTCTGTTCCAATATAAAGAGCAGCATTTTGAGTGCCATTTGGATTCTCTACAAACTCCATCTTATTAGAATCCCAATACTTCGGAGTAAAAGAATGACAAAGATTAGCAATTGTTAAACGGGTTTTCGATTTGTTATCGTAAAGTTTTTTATCTTTACTTCTGCAACATTACATTGCAGTCCAGCATAACTTTTCACGCTTAATGTCGATGCGTGGTGCGGCCTCGTGGTAGGATTATATCTTTTCACCTACTATGCGTTGCCCCTGACTATATTTAATATAGCCTTCGGTTCTGATTGCCTTTATATACGGTTTTCCAGCTTAATTCCGCACTAATAATATTAAATCTTCAATCGACTTGATTTAACACGGCATTTCTAATTTATTAGAGTTTACCTACACCCGTTCCAGCAGAAGAAACAGCAAATTTTCTTGGCTGAATACCTTTTGTTATGGTAGTCATATAGTTACTTGCATAAGACAAACCATAAGCAGGAGTTTTCTTCCATTCTTCTTTTTGCTTTCGAGCCTCTTCACTACCAGCTTTAACACTATCACGCCCAACTTTAGGGCTATATTCCTGAGTGATATTAGACACCTTTTGTCTAAAATGATTTAGTATATCATCAATAGTCATTTGACTAAATTGATATCTTTGTTCATCGGCAATTTCAGGGTCCTCTTCATTCGGGTCAAAAATTTCATCTACATCAATGCCAGATTTAAGATAAGCACGAAGCAAAGAGAACTTTTTCATTTCTTGATAATTAGTATTAAAATTTTCTGGCGTAGCTAATTCTTTCGCTTTTTCAACATAAAGATTGCCATTATTTCTCGTATAAATATTATATAAAGACTGCAAATTGTTTTTTAAGTAGTCATCAATAATATATTGGTCAAGCTTTACCGCGCCTTGCGAGAAAAGATTGTTTATCGCTACAAATAAAAGCTGATGGAAAGCTTCAACAAAATCTTTTTTGTCAATCTTGTTACTTGCTAATAAAGTTGGATTCTACAGTAAACAACCAAGAACTTCTTTAATTGCAGATTTGCTTTGATAGTCTCTATAATCCGCCAAGTTAACCCTCCCATTCTTCAGGATGTTCAGACATTATTTCCTGAATATCTCTTTGTAGTTCTGATAAATACATATTATCTTTTCCTCTTTGCTTTTGAACTTCTCGTCTAAAATTATAATCTCCAATAAAATCTGTATTAACAAGACCATCATCAACGATATCATCCGCAGAAATTTCTTCTTTATGATTTCGTTTATCTCGTTTTTCATCATCCTCTTCTTGTTTTTTAATAATTTCAGAACGAGCAACATCTATTGCCACAGGTGGTTTTGTTAAGATATACTCAATAAATTCAGATTTAGTCATTCTCGTTTCTTTGTACTTTTGCCAAAATTCTCTTGATTCAGCAAAATAACGCACAACCATGAAAATGTCTGATTCTGTTTCTATTTTAGGAGCTGGATTATCAGCATACTCATACATGTAATATAAAGTATAAAGAATTTGAGAATTAGTTAAACCATATTTTTCTTTTATCTTTTTTATATGAGAAGCTATAAGAGGAGCATTAACCCATTCTCTCATACCTAATCCATCCCAAAGGTAATCGGTCAAAAGCCTATAATCTTTTGCATCTTGCGCTGGCTATTTCCCACAAATAGGGCAATAATTTTTACCATTTACAGTAATAATTTCCTCAGTAGGAAACATTTTACCACAAACACTACATTTTCTATTTTTCTTTGGCGCTATAATCCTCACTCCTTCCTTAAAAATATTAAAACGGAAAATAAAGGGGAATAGTAATCAGTTTTACTATTCCCCAATAATTGTTTATTCTACTGTAATATTATTTTCAGTACAGTAATCTTTCAAATCATCGAGAATAAGTAAAAGCATATCCAATTGAGATTCATCGCAATCTTTTACACTCTTACCCTTTCCAAGATACTCTGCAATAATCTTCTTATATTCCGTACTACCAGTGTTATGAATTGCCTTTACATAACTACCGATTTCAGCAATAAGCTCATCAACGCTCTTCTTTTCATCTTCGGTTACTTCGTTATCCTTAAAAAGATTAACCTCGTTATCAACAACTGTAGCACCGTGAGCCTTTTGTTCATCAATAGCCTTTGCCATATCATCACGCAATGCTTCATAAGTAAATGGAATGCATTCAGACATATAGGGGCTACGAGAACCAGCCTCAAGATGTTTGTTACCTCTCATCGTAAGCATAGAATGAACATTACCCTGTTCATCAGTTTCATAAGAAGCATAACCAGTTACGTCAACAAGACGAGAAACAACAAGGAATCCACGGTCAGGTACAGTAGGAATAGTCTTATCATACTTCTCGCCGTTTTCCTTAATCTGCTTAGTGGTGGCATGAGAAATACAAATCAAAGTATAACCAGCTTTAACAATCTCTTGAAAGAACTTATCATACTCACGAGACAAAGCACGATAACCACGCATCTTTTCAGTCTCGTCAAGATAATCTACACCTTCTTTGTCTACGATATACTTTTCACAAAGGTCGTAGGCAATATCAATAGTATCAACAATTACCGTTTTAAAGATTGTTTCTCTATTTTCCTTTTCAGCCGCTTCTGCATCTTTAAGCAACTGCTTCTTTACTTCAAGAGCTTCTTTCCAAGTGTTAATTGGCTGTGCAATAATGCCATCCAAGAAACCATAACCCTTTTCAAAGCCTAGCAAAATAGGCTTGGGGAATTTACAAGCGTTTGTAGTTTTGCCACTTTTTCTTTCTCCATAAATAAGAAAGCTCTTACCGCTAAGGTCACGAGTGACCACATTAGGCTTAATGCTAAAAATATCAATACCCATTATTTAAATGTCTCCTTTTAAAAATTTTGAATTATTTTTAGTTGTCGATTAGAAAATCAGAACGGAATATCATCGTCATCATCAACAACAGGAGACATCTTTCCAGAACCCTTCTTACCAAAGCCTGTAGGGGCAGAAGAACTACTACCACCCTTAGAACCCTGATATCCAGCTTCCTCAAGTTCCTTCAAACGACTTGCTCTCTCATTGAGCATAGCCTTACACATCTGAGGAGTGATAATCATATCTTCCTGCTCATCTTCATCATAAGCAATATCACCACCCGTAAGAACCATTTCAAGATAGCTCTTACCCTCAGTCACTCTCTGCTGACCAAAACCCTTGGTCTTAGGTTTTGCTTCACCCTTTTCATTAGGCTTCCAACTAACGTACATCTTGGCGGTAGCTCCCTTAACATAACCGTTATCTTCAAGAGCATCCACAAAATCTTTGGGAATAATAATGTTCTTAATATCAAGAGCGTTATGATAAAAGTCCATACTAATAAGATTAAGACGCTTTCTACCAGTAGGCTTCTTGTCATCTTCTGGGCCACGTTCTTCATCAGTAATACTCTTAATATATCCCTCGATATCAAGGTCGCAAGCAAATTCATCAAAATCATTAAAAAACTGCATAGAGGCAATAGTACCTTCGTGAAGCTGTTCATCAGACCCAACGTAATCATTTGCACTAAGAGAACCCACAAGCTTTACCATGGTAGCGTTTTCTTTATCCTTAGTAAGAGGAACAGCCGTCTTCAACCAATTCAAAACCTTTTCATAGTTTTCGCTATCAGTTCCATCAGCCTTCTTTGCCTTAATAAAAGAGGAAAACTGTCTGGTCATTAAACTATCTTCGCCACACTGGATTTGTCCACGAATACGAATATAGTCAACGCCATTTTTGTCTACGCCCTACTTGGACTCAATATCAGCGAGATAACCCGCAAGAGTCACACTATTTGCCAATCTACGAATTTGGTCAGTATTTTTTGTAGCCATTATTTTTGTACTCCTTTAATTTTGTCTTTTAATTTTTAGTCTTCATTTTCATTGTTATCATCGTCATCGTCAATAGACTTGTAATCATTACAAGCATCAAACGTCAAAGTAACGCCCAAATCTCTTCGAGCATCCTCAAGAAAAGGCTTAAGCTTTGCATACGCCGAGCACTTCACTAAAAAACGACAATCTTCACACGCAAGATTATTAACCATTTTACTATCTCCTAATTATTTAAAAAATCAACCTACCTTGGTTGTGAATAAAATATAGCATAGTTTTTTCATCTTGTCAAGCATTTCTAAAAAATTTTTTCTTGAGGGCTCCCAAGTAATTCATCTTATCCTTCCCATTCAGAAAGAGGCTTTAGCGTTATATAATCTAAACCCGTAAGTTCATCAATTATTTTTTTACAATCAGTGTAAACGATTTGTGGATAAGTTGTTAAACTGTCCCAACTACCTTTATAATTGCTTTTACAAAATTCTTTCGATATTTTTATATCTTCATTCACAGGATGTAAAAAAACACAATTTCCCGAATAATATTTTGTATTATCTCCATCTTTATAACTATCCCCTTTTGTCCAAACAGAACCATTTTGTATTTCCTTTACACTGGCTGAAAAAATTATCGTTTTATATTTTCCAGCTCCTAATTGACTATCATCTGTCACCCCTGCAAAAATTCCATTTCCCGTTATTGTTTGCTCTTGTCTATCACCATTATATTTCCAATATGTTTCTATTCCACAAACATTTGGCGGTAACTCTTCTATATCAAGTACATCAATGTTTTTTAAACTGAAAGCTATAGAGGATTTCTTTGCATATTCATATTCTTGGTATGAATGTACATTCAAATAAAAACAATTTCTGCCATTTGAAGTAATTAATCTACTACCAGTAACTCCATACCCCGAACTTCCTGCTGTATATTTCATCACAGACCCATCTGGTTTTGTAAAAGTCGCAATATCATCATTAAATTCTAATTTAATTCCAATCGCCTTAAATGCCTCAACCAAAAATTGTTCCCCCGGCTCACCCGAGCCGATATAGTGTTGTAAAGCACTTGAATAATACGCATCTCGTTTTGCAAGTGCAACAGCATTTACATCCATAGCATGAATAAAACCGTTAAATGATTCTTCGTTAACTATAATAGAACTATCCAATAATTTATAAAAAAAATCGTATGTATATGCCCTGTCATAATTATTTCCCATTGATACCATTCTTTGTAATAATCGGACCAAAATATATTTGTATTGTCCAGAAGTGTAAGACATTAAGATACACCCCCATATTTTCTTTTTATACCCTGAAATGTTTTAACTGCGTGCTTAAATTCCCCAATAGATAAATCTGGAAATAAAGTATCTGTGAAATAAAGTTCAGAATAAACAGATTGCCATAATAAGAAGTTGGACATACGATGATATCCACCAGTCCTGATAATTAAATCTGGTTCGGGAAGATTTTGATACAAAGCAGCAGTAATCTCATCTTCTGTTCTCGCTCCCTTAGCAATAGCATCAACAATCTCCATTCGACCAGAGTAATTACAACATAGATTCAATATCATACCATCACAATCTTTCGTCTCATTTTGAATTAAATCCATTTTAGACAAATTTTCTTTTGGAACTCTCTCTTTCGTTCCTGATATTAAAACACGAATATTGTTTTGTTTAAATTCTTCATATCTATCAAAATATTTGTTTGCCATTTCAAATAATTTATCAACTTCCTCCTTGGGGCGATTCCAATTTTCCCATGAAAAGCAGTAAACAGATAACACAGGGATATTTAATCCTACACACCAATGCGTCATATCCTCCAACTTTTTCAGACCTTGCTCATGCCCTGCGGAACGTTCTAAGCCACGTTTTTCCGCCCAACGTCCATTCCCATCTGCGATAACCGCAACGTGTTTTAATTGATTCATAGTCTTCCTCCCTTGTTATTCCGCTGCCGTCTTAGGAAATGTTACTTGAACAATCCCACTGTTTGCCTGATTTGTAATTGTTGTTGCACCATTAAGAGTAAAGAAATTTTCAGGTACGCCGTCAAGCTTGTATCCCCTTTTTGGGGTAAGAGTAATAGTGGCAGAATAGCTTGTATTTGCTTTGAAACTACTGTCTGCTGGGTTCCAAACAACAGTTGCATCATATTGCTCATTTTCATTTGTTTTCTTAACAGCAACCTCCCCTTTAACTGGCGCTTTAATTCCAAGTATATCATTTTGAGTAACAGTTACTAATATATCACACTCATCAAGTCCGTAAAGTGCTATAGTTATATCATTCTTGGGAACATCAACACAAGAAATATAAATCGTTGTATATCCTGCAATATTCTTTTTTGTGTCAGGCGCTACATAGTTGATATTAGGCAACGTTAAAGCAGAATCTATAACTTGCTGAGTATTAACATAACTATCATTGTTTTTTGGTAGGCCTATTTGTACCCCATATTCCCCTGGTTTACTTCCATTTACTTTTAATACATAAGTATGTCCGTTTTCAACTGCGTCCCAATTAGTAAGGACAAAATCAAGGGGTTCTCCAACAACATAAATGATTTCTGAAGGCCGTGGTAAAGAACCTCCATCACCATTACTAATCCTATAATTACTAGGAGCAATATTTTTAAATGTTGTTTCATGTTTTGCTGTAACCCAGCAATTATTAAAACTTCCTGTTTTAAGCATTATTTCAACAGAATCTCCTTCTTTTAACTCAAAAGGTGTTTGATTTTGAATCCTTGTAAATTTAGATTCTTTCTCCCGAGGTAGCATTACATCCACAGTACCATCACTATTTACATTTGCAACAACTGCGCTTTCTATTTTTGGAGAGGTCTTTTTTATTTCTTGTTTTACGCATAAAACAATTCTACGCAGCATTTCATCTGCATATTCATCATAGTTGTCGTTAAATTCATTATTTTCATTCATATATTTATTTTTCTCCTTGACTTTCCTTTTGACTTGTACTAACAGGTAAATCAGAAGTATTACAACAACTTAAACTTATCTACCCATTTTCGGCAGTATAAGAAATAGAAGTTATAAGTAGTTTTTCTCGTTTTAACTAAAGAAAACCATCTTCTACCTCACATAAATTATTTACTGTTAAAATTGGATTGAAACTTACAGTCATAGAAAAAGAAACCCCAACAAAACTAGCCTATCTTAAATAATAATTTGCCAAATTCCTTGCTAAATCTTCATTCCAAATCTAAGAAGATGTATATGGAGCATCCATCCTTCTACCAATTCTTTCGACACAAATTGGAGATGCAGGGTTATTATTTTCAACAATAGCAGCACAAATAGAAGAATCTATACCATCACCAACAACCTTAACACAATTAATAACATTTTCGTTTTGATATTGTAAATTCATATTATGCAAATCTTGACCTATCTCTTGATATGTCCAAATAATAGGTTTTGTTGAATCGTCTACAGTTTCATTTAATGGATAAAAACACAAATTACCAACTGTATTATAATAATATTCTGCCGATAGCTATGTTGCCAAAGATTCAATTATTACACTTAAATTCTCCCGCTATTCTGCCCTAATGGTTTGTTGAGTTTTCATCCGAACAAACGAAGGGTCGAAAATAGGTTCTTTATAATCTAATATATAACCATTTCCTTGTGCAAAATTAAGAACGCCATTTACAGCATCTATTATATCACTGCCAAGTTTAACTTCATACGCAGTTTCTAAAGTTCCTGTCTTTCCTTCAAAAATTGCGTATTTATCAGACAATTGAAGTTGAACGGTCTTATTAGCATCCCCTCTGGATAAATCTATTTCTCCCATTATATAAACCCGTTTGGGAAACCAAATTATTTGCCGTTCATATTCTATTCCCACATCAAAACTAAACCTAGTATTAATCCATAACCCGTTCATATTAGGAGTATATTGACCTTTATCATTTATTAAAGTAACGCCAATACTTCTTCTCTAACCATTCTAATAGTTTTCAGTGTAATTTAAACCATTAAGAACAATATCTTTTTCTGGTATAATATACTATATTTGTTCATCAGGGGTTAAAACAGATAATCTAAAACGAGGTTTAACAACAGGTCTTTCTAATATTTTTTTTAATACATAAAAAGGAATTGCATTCTCTTCTCTTAAAAGAATATCACCAAAAATACTCATTGCAATCTCCTTTATCTATCACTAGAAACAATACGAATTTTATCTATATCTATCGCTTCCTACCACTCAAAAGAAACAACAGTCTACATTAAATTGCTCTACATATTTATTCCAGCAGTCGGGTTAGATACAATCTAAATAATCCATGCATTTCCCTTGTAATCTTTAAGTAGCTTCAAATTACCATTTCGGACAAAATTTTTCCAAGATTCATATTTTTCTACTTCCCTAGAATATTTATTCTTCTTATTAATACGTTCAGTATATCCTTCTACTTCTTTAGCCTTTACAAAAGTCTATTCTTTTTTAGGAATTAATTCACCTTCTATATATTCACTAATATCTCCCAAACAACAAGACATACTACCACTAATATAATTTTTCTTTCCATAAGAAAATTTAGGAAATTGTCCTAAAGTGTCCCAACTAGTAGTGTTTAAATTCTATACCAAATCTCCATTATCTAAATTATAAGCAAGTTTCCAAACAGAGCCACTTTTCTCATATAAGCCCTCTTCTTCCGTTTCTTGTATATCACATATTGTCCAAAAATCCCATTTAGTAGATGCATAAGCTGGAGAATAAGTACCATCTTCGTTTGTAAAATTATCTTCGTATATTTTGTAACTTCCTACTCCTTGACGATAAGCTATTAAATAATGATAGAAAGCATTAGCTTTTACTCCATAATCTATCATAGAATAGTTACCATGCATATCACACAAATAAGTATAAAATTTATCATCTGGCTCTTTTCTATATACAGAAAATACCCGTTTAGTTTGAGGAAAAGACTAAAAATAATAAGCTAAAATCTAAGTGCCAGTTCCCTAATCCTTTAAATTGAAATTATTATAAAGAATTAAATCAGAAGATAGAGGAGAAAGATAAGGGTTAATTTTTAATTTATCTTCTATTTCTTTGCGAATTGTATTAGGAGATTTATTAATGTCTGTTCCAACCCCAGTATCACGCACTTCAAGCCGTGATGCCATATAAATATAACTACTTATATTCATTTAACTCTCCTTTCTTTACTGGTCAGTCAAAACGATATTACTTAAAACAGGATTCTATTCTTTACTGTTATCAACAGTTAAACTAAAATCAAACCATTTCTAAGCAATTAAAGTTAAATTAGTCTGTCTGGCTGCGTAAGCATTTGGCATCCAAATAAAATCTTCTTCTACCTTATTTTTAGTAACTTTGTCATCTGGCCCCCATCTAAAATTTTCAATCTAAGGATTATTCTCTTGTGCTTCTGTTAAAGAAGGGTCGATAACAATATTTAAAATGTTACCACTTTCATCTCTATAATCTCCTCCTTCATCTAAATACATATACTCTGTATCAACCTAAAGAATCCAATCTCCATTACCGTCTTCATTAATAATATATTTATATTCTCCAATATAATAATTTGTCGGCTCTTTCCAAGCGGGCGCAAATACTATATCTTTAGTTAAAATATAAATAATATCCCTATTCATGTATTCTGCTTCTTCCTTAAACTCTTTAACCAACTCATATTTTTTTTGTTTTTCTCCAAGCCCGTTTACTATTGGAGTTCCATCCTCGTTTGTTTTATATTTGTATTGTAAAGCGAACCCTATTTTACTAGATACCTCAATGCCAGAACTAGTCAACAAATCTTCTAAATCATAATAATCAGAAGTTCCTCCATTAAAACAATGTAAAGGAATAGAACTATTGTTTTTAAAAATTCTTATTTTTAAAGCATTAGAATTTTTACGGATTATTTTATTTTCAGTATCAACTGCAAACATGTCTAATCCACCTACTTTTACTGTATATAGGTCTCCTCCTAATGTAATAACTCCCTCTGTCCCAGATGGTAAAGGAATAAAATTATTTTCAGATTTTAAGGTATATGCTCTATAACTAAGATTGTTGTAACTATCTAAAATCAAATCATCCTAAATAGTTACTTCACCTGTATCTTTATTGTAATATAAAAGACGTTTCCTAGTATCAGTTAAAGTTTCGTCAGTAAAAATAGATAAATAAATCTCTCGTCTCTTTAATCCCGCTTCTGTTAAAGAAGTAGAAGAACCTATCTCTTGTTTGTTGAGTTTATCATAGTAAACATAATGATTAAAATCCATTACATAAGTATTTAATTTTGATTCTAAAACAATTTTTGCAGAAGGAACATTATATTCTTTCAATTCAAAATAAATCATTTCTCCATTTTCATCTACCAAAGGGGTGTTTTCATTAACATACAAGCTCAATAAAACTCCATTAGGATGAGTATTTATTGCTTCAGTTAAATATTGATTTGGCTAAACTGTATATAAAGTAGAATACAATTCATTATATAAAACATCATCAAACTCATGTAAATATAATTCTGTATAATTTGAATGAGCCACTTCCATCAATGTTTTTAATTCATTCCCCTAAATATCATTAAAAAAGCCAATTTTGTTAGGAGTTTCAGAATTAACATATGGGAATCTAAATTTTGTAAAAAAAGAAAAAACCTGTGGAAATTGAATCGGTGTATTTTTTATATCTGTAAGTTGTGTATAATTTAATATTTTACCTTCAGTTGTATCAAGATAATAATATTCTGAATCATTACTTAATTTCACATCAGAAGAAGTTACTGTTTTTTCTTCTCCTTTGTCTGTAGAAGTTACATAAACAGAGCCAATAGATTCAAGTTTAATTCCCTATTCTTCACATATTAATTGAGTACTTAAAGGAATAGTTGATGTATATATTCTATATTCTACATAAAAAAGCTTTTCGTTAAAAAAATAATTTCCATATTTGTCACAAATTGACAACTTTACTTTGTAAAATTTATTTGCATCTAATCCTTTAAAATCCCATGCAAAAGAATAATTATACAAATCTGAAGATTCAGCAATTAAAATTTCATTATTATAACTATCCACCTAATATAAATAATAATGATAATATTTTGCTTCTACATTATCTTCACTAATCCATTCTCCAATAAAGGCTATATCTCTCCAAGGAGCAGGAACAGAACTATCTATCTCCACAAAATCTACATTTTCATCTTCTAATTCCCTAAAATCTTTATATTTTATTTTTATAGTGGGAGTGGTTCGAGCATAAAAAAGACCGTTTGGGATAGAATCCATAAAATCTGTAAACACTGTATAATTACTTTGGGGTACAATAATATCTTGTACTTCACCATTACTTTTAGCATCAATAGTGCAATTGTTTTTTAATAACCACTAAGTATTATCTAATTTATTAAAAGTAATATCACTTTTTTTACCAACAACATACTAATCATAATCACTTATTTTCTAATTAATATTCAAACGGACTCCATTATCATAAACTATCTAATCTTGATTATTTTTATCAGATTTAATATTAATATTTGGCTAAATAAACAATTGATGGTCAGAATCTCCGTTCCAATAAGAGGTCATAATTTTAAAACTGTCATTAGTCACACCTGTGCCACCAATAATCCTATCAACAGTTGATTCGTATTTTTTTTCTGTAAGGGATTCTTCACTTTTTTCCCAAAGCCTGTATTTTTCTCCTTGCTTTGGAATAGAATCTAAAGCTTCCTATAATCTTATTTCACCAGTTGATTGCCCATAACCGATAATTTTTTTTGCCTTATCAGAAGTAGAAGTTTCTCCTATCGAAATATAATCGCCAAGAGAAATATCATCATTTGGTTCAACATAAAAAGAAGTGTTAGTGTGCTAATCAGAAACAGAATATAATGTAAAAGGTTTTCCATTTTTATAATTATAAGTGAATTTTTCAGTTAATTCTAACTTAACAATATCTTTATCCAAACCCAAATCCGTATAAACCCAATTTATTTGTCTTCTTTCTTTATGAGGCCATATTTTAGGGTAATCAAGATTGTCTTTGTTTGGTAAAATTAAAGGCATCATTAAATCTTCTTTGTTCTAAGAGGTAATTTCTATCCATTTGTCATATTTTAACAAATCTTTTACTTTTTGTTTTTTTTCTTCTGACTCCAAACCACTCAAATCCACCCAAATAACAGAAGTGGTAGAACCAACCGTAAATCCAGAGCATACTTGTGTAATTGGTAGTTCATCTTTTTCTCTCGGGGAATGATTTTCGTACATTCTAATATTCCACTAATAATTTTTACCGTTTTTAAATTCTTGCCCCTTTTCTGTGATACAGGTTAAACTACTTTCTTTTTTACTAACTTCTTTAAAAGTAATTATATCATTTTTCCGACTACCACTCGATGAAACCTTTGCGTTTAATGTTAACTATTCTTTGTTTTGAACTTCGACCCCCAAATTCTAAGAATTCCGAATTAAAATATCAGCAGCCCCATCCCGAGATATAATATTCACTGAATATGCCTTAACACTATTTCCAAGAGTGTTAGCCTACGCCTAAAATTTGTTTCCTTCGGCAGATAAAATATCAATTTCATTTAGGTTCGGCAAAAGCTGTGAAGGTTTATAAATCATGTTTTTGTAACTCCTTTCCAATGTTTTTTAAGAGGTGAGGTGTGGCGAGTTTTATTCCACACCACACCCCTTTATCAATTTTAATTTTAAACTATTTTTACTTAATTGTCAACAACTTTCTCAAACAATTTTTAATTTATCCTTTTATTTTTTTGGTTACATTCCATCTAGACCCCATTGCAGTTGTTACTCCGCTCCAGAACTTTGCAGGGTCATTAACTCCTTCAAGTACAACGTCACCCTGAACAATATATTGTGTACCACAATTATTATCTGTTCCAGTACGTTTCATTTCAGGTAATCTTGTAGTTGCCATATTACGTAATAAATTGTAAGCTTGGTCACTGTTTAAAACATATTCAGGTTTGGAAACTGAACCGTGTAACATTGCAAGACCTGTATAAGTTACTGGACCTTGTTCAATACCTGTGGAATAACTATTATTACCCCAGTATTCAGCTCCTGTTGCTTTGTTTCCCTTCTTTTTCCATTCTTTTTCTATTTCTGCATTACTTTTATATCTGAACTGCTTACCAGAACTATCCAACCGCATCTAAGCACCATTTAAATTCATATCGTGACGAAGCATTTTTTCTTCTCTGTATTTAGCCCATTTATCAAATTCTTCTTGGGTTTTAGCATTAACCATTAATTTAGCATAATCTACTCCATCCTTCAAATCTCCAAAGTCTTTCATATTTGGAATATATTTATCCGGTTTAAGTTCGTCAACCATTGTATCGTTTTTACCCATAGCATCAGATGCATTTAAAAGAGACACTCTTTCTCTGAGAAGTTCAGCAAGTTTAATATTAGCTTCTTTATAAGGAGTTAACAAATTATCTTGGAAAATAGTATTATAATTCTAATAATTGTTAGCAAGGTCAGAATTAAATTTCTCCATATCCGTAGTTAACAATTCTTTAATTTTATCTTCAGAATCTACTCCCATAAGAGCCTTGAGAATACGCTCGTTTTCCATGCGTTCGTATTCTTTATAGTCCCAATCAAGCTATTCAAGATATTTATCCCACGCATCAATCTTCTTTTGAATTTTATCTACTTCTGCATCTTTGGTCTTGCCCAAATCATTAATTTTATCTTCACGATAAAAAGAATCTAAATCTTTTTGAGCTTGTTTTTGTTTGGCCCGATTGGATTCGTATACCCATCCTATCGAATCTGTTACTTTTGTGACCATAATTAAAATTATGGCGGCAAGGCATTTCTACCTTGCTCTCGTGTTTCATTTTTAGATTATAGCACGAGTCCAGACTGTATATTATATTATTTAATAATATTATTTAAATAATACGATAGCTGAACTCAATATGTTACCATATTAAGTGTGACAGTCGTTCGAGTTTCTGTTAAAATTATTAAAAAAATCATCCAAGATTTCAGTAAGCCTTTTCTTATCCTTGTAAGAAATTTCTAAGAGACAAATTCCTTTTTGCTAACAATATTCTTTCTTTATTTTATCCCTCTTTTGTCCATCTTCAAATCTTTTTGCAGCTTTCTATTTAGATTCTTCTGTAGGAGTGTAAGAAAAATCTACTGGTTTATAATGTTGTTCTCCCTAATATTCTATACATACATTATAGTCTGACAAATAAAAATCAAACGGAAGAAGCTATTTATATCTACAATCATCAAAACGTTTCTATGGAGTAAAATTTACATTGTGGTCTTCTAAGTAAGTATAAATAATACTTTCTCCGATAGACAATTTACAAAAATGACATCCTGTTTGTAAAGTTACAAATTTATCTGCTTTTGTAGTAGTTAGTCTTCCACAAACTTTGCAGCGACAAGTTACATCTTCTTTTATACCATTATATTCTCCAACTACTTCCAAGGAAGGGTTAATTTTTGTTAACTTTTCTTCATACCATTTTTTATCTTTAATAAAACGTTCCCTCAATTTTCTTTTCTTGCATTCTGGACAACCTTCTCCTCTTTTTATTTTATTTGGTCTTGCAGAAAAAATGTGCCGATATTTACAAACAAATTCTGTTTTTTCGGTATCGTTCTTATATTTACCATAAAGTTTAATTTCTTTATCAGCAATATCTTCTATAAAATCTTCTTCTGTATAACATTTTAATCTGCATCCACAACTTTTAGCATGTAAAAAAGCATACGCATAAGAAATTCTATCAGGTTTATTTGGATGATTTAAACAATGAAAAATTACAAGTTGCTAATTTTTATCGTTTCTTTTTGTACCAACAATTTCAACATCTAAAAATTTAGCTTGTTCTAAATATTTATCTGTTAATTCCCATTCAAAATTATTCTCTTCCATTTTATCCTCCTTTCTTTAATAATATATAATAATTTTAACAGTCTTACTTCGGTCTCGACCTTCTCAGGCTATTAACCGATATAGCTATCTTTTACGAGGGCATTGGTGTTCACCCTCACGGTATACTCTCTCTTTTTCTTTAGCGGCATTCTTTTTCGCGGCAAGCAAATCTTCAAGCTGTATCTAACGTTCAAGCTCATCATTAATATCCTCAAGAGGTTTAACTTCTTTTTCATAAGCCTCTTCAATAGCATCTATATCTTTTTGCAGTTCATCTTTATAAAGATTAACTCTATAAACAATGGCATCATATTGCTTCTCTTGAAGTTCAATTAAATCTTTTTGCTAGTCTATTTTAGCTTCTTGAATAGATACAATAGCATTATTTAAACCATTAACAAGCTCTTTTATTTGCTCATCAGTATATCTGGAGGTATCACTCAAAGCCTATTTATATGTTTCCACTTGCTTTTGCAATAAATCTATCTTACTATTATAATAATTATTGATATCATCAGATTTTATCCATTCTTTTGGAGCAGATTTTTCTAAAGTACTTAATTTATCTTCAAGTTCCTCAATCTAATCTTTAAATTTCTCAAAAATAAGTTCTTCTTTTTTCTAAATAAGGCTAAACAAACTTGATATACTATCTCGATAAGCCTGAGAATAATCATTGTTTCCTTGAGGAGCAAAAGCCTAAGCTTCAGTTAAAGACATACCATCTTTCATATATGCTTCAACTGCCTTATTAAAATTATATTCAATAGATTCCTTTGTAGCTTCAATTTGTTTTTCAATTGCTTCAATAGAAGAATTTAAAACAGAATCATACAAAGATTCATTGGTATAAGCAGTGCCTTTAACATACTGCATCTGAATATCATTTAACTCTAATTGCCATTCAGCTACTTTTTTACGTAAATCAATTTCATCTTGAATTAAACTATTAAGTTCTTTTTGACGTTCAAGTTTTTCTTCATAGGTATCAGCAGTTTTCAAGTGAGCTTTTTTTATTTCTATTAATGCTTGGATAGATGCTCCATATAATTCAAGAATCTTATAATTATCTTCAACTTCTTCATCATCAAGATTATTAATAGCTTTTTGATTCTCAATGTAGTTCTTTTCTGCATCTAATCTCTCTTCTTCAGTGAGATTGGCATTTTGCATTAAACCTTCATAATATCCAGCTAATTTTTCGAGGCTTGCTCTCTTCTTTTCAAAATACGCCGTGTATCCAGTAGGTTGTAAAGTATTTTCATCAAATACTTTCATTGCTTCCCATTCTTTGTCAATAAGAGAATCATAAGCTTTGAGAAGGTCAAGAATTCCATCTTTAGCATCTTTTGCAGATTTGCCCAAATCTTTCATCGGGTTTCTATAAGCTTTTTTCCAACTGTCTTGTGTCAATTTTCCAGAATCGAGGATATCCTAAATCTTATAACCTAAATGTTCCCATGTAGCAATTTCGCCTTCGTCAAAATGTAATTGTCCATCTTCTCCAATATGAGTTTTACCAGTCCATTTCCGACTTTTTGCATCATAAGTCATACCACCAGATAACTTATCAATTTGCTCCTGCAAGGTATTCATTTTTTCTATTCTTTGTTCTTCATTAAGAGTAATTGTCTTGGTTTCAACTTTTCCCTCATATTTTTTAGCTTTCTAATTACCAAATTTAACTTTGCTTTTAGCTTCTTTATATTGTTCAGGAGTAATTTCTCCCATTTTTGCTTGATTATAAAGAGCCCACATCCGAGCAACATATTCAAGATTATTAGCTTGATTAATTAAAGCATCGCTTTCTTTTTGCAAAGCATCAATTTTTAGATTTGCAGAAGTAACCGTTGCATCAGCCACTTCTTGATAAGTATTACCAGCCGCTAATTGTGCATATTGATTTTGAAGAGAAGCTAAAGTATTTTTCTTTTCGGCAATCGTTGCCTATATACTAGCCTAAACAGCAAGTAGTCTTGCCCTTGCCATTGTCTCCTCAGCATCAGATTTTAATTTGATAGAATCTCCCTCAAAATCTAAAACATTAATATAATCTTCATTCGCTGCTAAAAGGTCTAAAGTAGTTTCTAAACTCAAATGACCAGAAGCATTTTGTTCTTCTCTAGCAGAAGACAACTAATCGAAAATTTCATCAACACTCTCTAAAGCCTCTTTTAATTCAGAAAAAGTGTTAATAATACCATCTTCACCAAAATCCATTCCAGCAAAAAGATTTTCAAGGTCATATGACACAGATTTTATATCATAGTTTAAATGGTCTTTTATAGGGGCAAGATTAAGTTCTTCTTTTACGCCATTATTAATAGCCTCATTAAAATGCTTTCCAAAATAAGTTCCTGCTTCCTCAAAATCTAATTGCATAGCATCATCTATTATTTTTTGAGAATTTAGGACGGAATTCCAAGTCTCTTCGTCATAGTCAGAAAAAGTTTCTGCAATAGCAGCCTTGTTATCAAACCTAGCCCCACTTCGCCACATCTAAGCCGCTTTACGATAAAGAGCAGTATTCCCATTTTCATCTAACGAATCACGTTCAGTCATTCGTTGTGACGCCTATTGTCTTAAATAGGAATCTTTACCAGAATAATACTCACCATTAACCATATTCATCATGGCTTGAGGATTATTAATAATATTACTACCCATCCAACCATTTTGAGCAAGACTAAACGCTCTCTTATATTGGTCTTGAGTCATTCCATTTACAGCATTGGCGAATTCTTCGGAAACCATTTTTGTTATGGTGTTAGAATCGAGTCCCATAGCTTCCAACAACTCATCCAAAGGAGTAGAAACATGAACGGATTCAACGCCCTTAAATTCAGCATCAATCTTATAACCCATGCTTATAAGCATAGTTTTACCATCAGCAGAAAGCTCTCCATTTTCATCCATAAGAGCCTCTACCAATTCTTTTCTATACTTTTCTTTCCACTCAGCAGATTCACCAACAGTTTTAAACTCCCCAGTACCATAGTAAACATCTACTATTGCTGGATTGTTTTTAACTATTTCTGTCATTTCTTGAGAAATAGATAAAATCTGAGTTTTAAAATCATCCATGTCAGTATAATCAATATCTTCTCCACGAATCTTTACCATGGCATTAATAAATGTTTGTTCATCTTCATCCATAGCTTTAATTGTAGAACTAAGTCCAGAGAATTTATATCCAACATCAACTATACCATCAGCAGTTGCCGCATAATCAATTAAAGCATCTGTATATTCCAGTATGTCTTGTTTAGAGTCATGCACTACTTTTTGATATGCTTCTTGTTCTTTCTTTAACTCTTGCAATTCTGAGTAGGCTTTCTCATACTCTTCTGTTCCTTTAGTTAAAGAATTAACATAGTCTTCTTGTTCTTTTACTTTGGTATTTAACCCTTTTGTTGTAGCATCAAAACCAGTGCCGGTAATTGTCGTTTCATCACCTAATTTACCCCCTGCTTTGGAAATATTTTTAACCGCATCATCCCATTGTTGACCAAAAACACTTAAATCAGAATCAGTAGGATTTAACCATTGATGAACCCAATTAAAGAACCCTCCACCATTATCAAAGAATTTCGCAGTTGCAGTCTCTTTTAAAGATTGTACCATTTTATCAACCGCTTCTGTTACTTCTCCAACTTTGCCAGCAAGCCCATCAGGACCAACTAATTTATTTCCATATTCATCTGTACGAACAACTAACTCAGGGAAAGCTTCTGCTAATTTATTAGACAAATCTAAAAATTGTTGATATTCTTCGCTTGTAAGAGAAATATTATTACCTAAGTAATCTACTCCTTTGGCAAGTTTATCATATTCAACAGTATTGGCAGAAGAAGACAAAGCATTGCTATAAGCTTCAGAAGCTTCATTATAAGCTTCCTGTAAATTTTTCTTAGAATTTTCAATGCCCTGTGCAATTCCTGCAACTACTGCTGCACCAACCATTATTCCTAACCCAGCTAAAGAAGAAGGCTTTATTGTAGTTGTAAATTCTTTCCATGCGCCACTCAACCGCGCACTCAATTGCTCACTTGCTTCTCCACCTAACATTTTAGTGAGTTCTTTATTAAATAAAAACTTCTTTCTAGCTTTTACAAGAGCATTGCCAAACTCGTCTCCAAATTTAGAAAGGGTTTTACCACCAAGAGAACCTCCCAAAAGCATTCCAATTGTTTGTCCTCCTGTACCTCCAAGGTTTTTACCTATTGAAGACCCAATCCAAGTTCCTCCAAGCATACCAAGTAATCCACCAATACCAGAAGCAACCATTCCAACACCCGTTTGATTAGAAGACTAACCAACATTAACACCCATCTAATTAAAAGTACGTCTATAATTAGGGTCGGCGTTTCTACCACTTAATGCTCCACGGGCAAAGAAATTTTTCTTCCGAGCGTCATATTCAGCTTCTCTTGCTCTATATTGCTCTTCTGTCATACCCATTTCTGCTATTGCTTTTCTCTTAGCTTGTTCGTATAATTCAGAAGCATTTTGCTCATCTTTATACTAATCTTTCAAATTTCTTATGGCTACAACATCTTCATACCTTGCATTGTATTCTTCTTGTAAGACTTTTAAAGTTTCAGCTTTTAAACTGGAAATTAATTTAGTTTTTGTTGTATCATCTAACAATGCTACAGTTTCATCAGAAATATTACCATTTAATAACTCTTCGGCAATTCGTTTTCTATCAGTTGTTTCTTGGGCTAAGAAAGTGGATTGAATAATTTTATAAGTGGCTTTTTCTTCATCTGACAACGCCGCCGCTGCACGATTCAAAGCACTACTATAAACTTCTCCAGCAACACTATCCATGCTTGCAGAAGTTTCTGCCCACATTCTACTCCAAGCAGCTTTTGCATATTCTGCGTCAGCACTTTGATTGGCTGTGCCACTGAACACCTAACCCATATTACCTAAGAATCCAGCAACTTTTCCTGCTCCACCAACAACGCCAGACACAAGTGTTCCTTTTCCTACAATTCCAGCAGCAGCAAGTAAAGCAGCCCCAAATAATGTCAAATTGTCGGCTACAGCAGCCAAGCCATTATAAACAGTTTCAAGTACGCCACTACTATTAAGCATTAAAGCCCACTTTTCTAAGCTAGCAGTTAAACGCTTTTGAGCAGCTTCAACTCCACTTGTATAAGCTTCCATCTTCTTAGCAGCAGTACCAGCAGATTCAGCAGCAATCTTTTCATACTTAGCTACCAAATCCATGTTCTCCATAAGGATTAAGAAGTTTTCACGCTGTCTCGTACCAGCCACAGCAGTAGCAATACCAGACTTTTGAACATCACTAAAGGATGTCCATTTTTCAGAAATATCATCAATGATATCATCAACATCTCTGAAATTATCAATAGAATCTCTAACACTAATACCAACAGCTTTTAATACCTGTTCAATTTCATTCAGGTTAGAGAAATCTTCTTGGGATAACCCCTCTTGTTCAGCTTCCTCTTGGGAAACTTCAAATTTTGTTGCGGCAATTTTTTGGAATCTTGAGTACAATGTCTTGAAGCTCTCACCAACAGTTTCAGGTGTCTTCTGAGAAACTTCCGAAACTGTCGTAATCATTGCCATGTATCTATCCAAACTGGAACCCGCCAATTGCGCTGAGACGTTCGCACGACTCATTGCAGCAGCTAAGTCACCAGCACTAATCTGTTATGTTTAAATGATTCGCTAAATCATTCGAGAAAATTCTCCTCATACTTTCATATGAGCACTGACTATATCTTCACCCTTATTATAAGGGGCGTACTTTTTCGGAAAATCAATCGCTTATTTCCCTACTCCTTTTTAGGATAGTCGATGGACATTATTCTATTCAAATCTTCGCTGCTGATTATCTAATCTTTATATTTTTTTAGCATTCACATTTAAGTTTATTTCATCTTTATGTTGTAGCATATAAAGCTCTAAAGATTTCCCAGCAATTAAATACGTTTTCACTCACATATTACTATGTTTGCGACCTATTTTATTAAGCCGCCGCCATATCAACCGCAGTTAATTTATCAACAACTTCTCCCACTTCATCAACAGAAAGTTTCCAACCTTTAAGAACAGAAATTAAATATTCCGTAGCTTTGGCGGAATCAATCATACCAAGAACGCTAAGATTCATGGAATTTTCAACAAGCTGAGAAGCTTCTTGTCCTTCGTAACCAGCACGAAGCCAATCGTTAGCTGCCGTGGCAACTTCTTCTGTACTCTTACCAACTTTACGAGCTAATGTATTAAAATCAAGCATCATGCTTTGAATCTCTTTATAGCTGTAACCACTTGCAATCTGCAAGTCAACCATTACTGCATTAAGAGACTTAGCACTATTCATGATTTGATTAAACATATTTCTAACAGTCATTGCCAATTGATTAGCAATAACATCAATACTTACTAATCTTGCAAAACTGTTAGTAAACGTCTTTCCTATAGTTTCAAGAACACCTTTTTGCTCTCTATAAGTAGCATTAATTTTAGTAAGCTTAACTTGATGTTGAGCTTGCAAATTAGCTTCCTGTTGTTCGAGCTTATTAATGGCTTCTTGACTATAGCCCATTTCTTTAAGTTCTTTAACTCTTTCTGCATATACAGTACCCTATTGCTTTAACAAATTCAATTGTTCACTTAAAGCGGTACGAATATTTTCCTGCTCAAGTTTTTCATATCCTGAAGAATTACTGACTTTTAAATCTGTTCTTTGAATCTCTTCTTGCAACTTCATCTGTTGCTTAAGATTATTAAGATAATCCTTAATATCTTTATTACCTTGAGAATTTTGGAAACCTGTATTCCTGTTCATTCTATCAGTAATAAATTGAGGTCTATTATTTAATTTTTCACCATTCTGATAGTAACCAGTGGTAGCAAATTGAGATTCAGCAAGAATTTTATCCTGTTGAATACCTTGTCCTTTAGAGCCTCTTTCAAGACCTTCGGCAACAGTTGCCATAGAAGCAGCTTTACCCTTAGTTGTTTCAACAAAAGATTGACCATCCTTTGTAAAGCTTCTAATAATTTGCACGAAAGAACGAGCAAAAGCTTCAACACGAGCTTCACCATCTTCAATAATAGCAGAAATATCTCCCGCCCCAGAGTCTTTATCAAAGCCTTCGAATCCGAGTTCAGCAACTCTTGTCTTCAAATCACTTGATAAACTATCAAAAGATTTACCTTCAGATTGAGCTTGCTTTAATTTTTCAACAACCTGACTGTATTCAGATTCAGCCATCCTAAGATAAGTACTTGCTTGTAAAACACGAGCGGCACGCATCCGTGGGTCATCTTCTCCACCACTGTTAGAGAATTTCCAGTCTGCAACAGTTACATCTGCGTATTTACCATTAACTTTTTGACCAAAAGTCAAAGCATCCGCAGTACCAGCAAAAGCACGATTACCAATAACTCCACCAAGCTTAAGCTCTTTGAGTGTGGAACTATTTAACGCACCAGATGTTCTTGCAGCATTAACAACATCACGGGCTCTACCCTGTTGGCGTTGCAAATCTTCCGCTGTTACAGATAAACCAGCGCCTCCAAGTTGAGGCGATTTTCTAACTTCATCTATTAATTGCTCCATTAACTCATCAGTCATATTGTCGATGTTTTCAACAATAGCATGAGCAAATGTACCCAACGCAGAAGCTTTATTACCAGATTGAGTAGTATTCGGGAATTTACTGTAATCTTCATAAGGCGCAGTTGTCACTTGAGTAACAGACCTAAGATTTCCGCCCTCAGAAGAATAAGTCTTATCACCGACCTTCATAGTTCTGGAATGACCTTCACCAAGTTCACTCACAACATCAGCCGCAATAAATTTAGCCCATTCGCCACTTGCGTCTTTCAAATTAGCCGCTTTATCAATAGAATTAGTCTGAGAAGCTGTTTGATTTGCTTGAGCAACAGGAGCATTTGCTTTTACTTCAGTAGCACCATTTACATCAATGTTACCAGTATTAACAATAACTTTACCATTCTGAGCATTAACAACAACATTACCCTTAGCATTAATAACAGAACCTTCAACAGTTTCTTCTGTGCCATCTTCAGAAACTCTTACCCATTCGCCATTGTCATTAAGATAAGTCTTATCTTTTCTTAATTCACCATTAAAGGTGCGATAAGGGTCTAATGCTTTAGAATAATTAGTGGCGTCCTTAAGAGAAAGACCCATTGGTTTAAGATAAGCTTCAAAACTATTAAACGCTTCAATAAGATTTTCCATGGTCGCGCCCTTAAAGGATGCAAATTTACCATTCTCATCAACGGTAGCAATTCCCATCTTTGTAAGAGCATCAATCTAAGCTTTATCTCCACTTGCAATTATTTGAGAAGCAACAGTTTCAAACTGCTTACCGTCCATTATACTGCCAAGAACATTAAGGTCTTTAGCAATACTTAAGAAGCCCTTTTGGTCATCAGTATCAGCAAAACGTCCTTCATGAATTGCACTAACCAAATCTTTAACAGCTAATAAAGCTTGGTCTTCACTCATTCCTTCTTTGCCGATTAATCTTGCGTAAATCTTTTTAGAAGAAATCGCATCCTGTTCAAAAGATTCCATGGTGGCTCTAATAATAGCAGATTGCACAGCAGAAGTTGCACCATTATTGTCGGCAAACCCTGTTTTGTACATAGCTTCTCTTGCTTTAGTGTCAGCATCAGAGAACAATCCGACGTTTTGGAATGCCATTTTAGCCTGTTCAGATGCATCTTTATTTATCCATTTCTTAGATAAATTTTTAGCAATCGTATTCCAGCTATCATCTATATCGACTTTTTTATTTTGAGCTTTTTGCTTTTGAATCTGATTCATAATACTTGCAACAGTATCATTGTATTTTAAGATATAATCCTCTGCAAGTTTTTCATCTTCACCATATTGTTCATATACCTTAAGAGCCATGCGGAATTTATCACCGTCAAAGTCTCCTCGGAACAATTCAGCCAAACCAGCACTAACTCTAATTGTATCGCCAGCAGATTCGTCCAAACCAAGTCTTGCAGTATATCCTTCCATACCTTGAGTATAAGGATAACGACCCACTTCTGTAGTAAAAGTGTTATTGCCGCTCTTTATCTCACCAATAATAGCGCCAATAATTTCTTCTTCAAATTGATTTATTTCATCTTCCGAAAGTTTATTGGTAAACTTTCCATCTTCAAACCGAGGTCTTAAAGACATCGAAGTAATAACTCTTTGTCCACTCTCTTTAATAGATTTTGCTCTTAAAGTAGAAAAGAGTCTGTTAATATTTTCAAGCCTGTCTTGTTTAGTAGCGGAAGATGTACTGCTCATTAATTCTCTTAAACGCTTAGAAGAAATATAAACCGTATTAGCTTGTTCATCTGTTAAATCAGCCAACTTAGAAGTACCCGCCGCAACAGAGAAAGCAGAATAAGGTACATAATTATGAGTAGCTTGTTTTACCAACTCGGAATCTTTTGTATTGCCAAGTTTATGATAAACATCAGCCGCATATTGCTTTGCTTTCTCAAAAGCTTCTTGGGATTCTGTAGCAGCTTGCAGTAATGCAGAGTTAGCACTATCAATAGCGCCAGAATAATATTCTCCATCAGGAGACATTGCTGCACCAGCATCTCCAAGCAAATATTTCTTTCCACCAATGGCAGAATCAGAAAGATTTAATACAATATTACCACGAGCATAAGCTTCACCTTCAGACCCTTCTAAAGCAGAAAGTTCTTTTTGAAGTTGACGTGCTCTTTCCATAGCGAAGTTTTGGTATTCCTCCGCACTTATCTTACCAGAATGTCTTAAAGCATTGATGTCAGTAAGAATATCAGAATAAACCTAATCACCAGCTTGAAGAACTACTTGACCATCTTGAACTCTAAATTCAACATCTTTTGTTCCTTTGGCAGTGGTATAATCTGTAACATTATTAAGAGATTTGTTAGCTGCAATTAAATTCTTGCGAACTTTTTGAGCCTCCAAACCTTTTTTGCCATATGTATTATCTTGTTTTTCTTGTTGAGCTTTTAAGCTCTTCAAACCAGCAATAACTTTTTCTCTATCTTTAAGATTACTTTGACCAGCAGCAGATTTAGTAATATAATCTAAACTTCTTTGTCTTGCATTTCTTACTTTCCAGTCATCAGTAACACGTCCATCTCTTTCAAGTGTATTTGCACTACCATAACCAGAAGCATTAGAATAAGGATAAATATTGTGCTGTCCAATGCCAAGAGAAGCTAATCCTTTAATAGAATCATATATTGCCTATGCTTCAAAAGCACTCTTACCAATCCGTTTAAAGATTGCCAATGCAGATTGTTCGATTCCCTTAAAAGAAGCTAACGTTTCCTCTGGATTAGCAAAAACATCTTCGCCTCGCTTGTTTGTAACAACACCATTTTTCTCATCGGTAATATCAACAAGTAATTTCTTTTCTTCTCCATTCTCTCCCGTTACAGTTTGAATTTCAAACATCTTCTAAAGGAGAGGAGGTAAATTACTATAAATGTTTTCAAGAGAAGAGCCTTGTTCCAAAGCCTTATCAATAATGGTGTTTATTTGACCCATGAACTCAGAATAATAATTACGTTCTTTTACATCATCATTCAGCAAAGTCAAATAATCAGCATCAGCAATAGCATTCTTACCTCTTGCAGCCCAAAACTGTTTAACAAAATCAGCTTTACTTACTCCATGTTGTTTTTCTGCATCAGCAGTTAAACGTCTACCACCTTCATCAACAAGCTTTACACCTTGTTCAACTTGTCTAAGTCTGTCAACCAGTAATTTCCAACCGTTATCAGTTTTCTCAAGACCAACCAGTAAATCCCCCTCATTTACAGAGAAATCTTTAGAGAACATCTTAAACTGGTCTTTGCCAACTGTTTGATTAATATCAATAACTGAACCAGTTTGATAATCGCCAGAAGCAAGACTATCAATATCTACACCAAACTGATTTAAGAAATCTAAAACAATATCTTCAGTATTGGTAGCCTTAGACACATTCCTTTGAATACTTTCAGTTTCAGCAATAATCTTGTCTGTAACTAAAGCAACATCGGTCATATCTTTCAACATAGAATCTATTCTATGTGTATAATCTTTATCGCTTTCACCAGCCATTTGAGGATTGAAAGATTGATAGTACGCTCTTTCAGCTTCATCAAATTCTTTTTGAGTTAAACCATAACTCTTATATCTCTTATGTGTGATATCTGTTCTATCAATACCAGCATCCAAAGCTTGCTGAGTAGTAGTAACAACTTGACTCATGGCATCAGAAGATGCTTCTCTACTTGCAAGAGCTTTTTCAGATAATCTTAAAGTATCAAAAGCCTGAGATAAACTTCTTTGAGTTGCGTCTATACCTTGACCAAAAGGAACATATTGTCTTGAAGATACGGTGTAATTTTTACCAAGAGCAAATTTACCCTCGGATTCACCAGTATAATCGCTTGGCATCGCCGCACCAATTTCTTTAGCCGCTTTTCTATAATATTTAAAAGCATCACTGGTCATAATGAATTTAACCAGTTCATCAGCTATAGTATCTGGGTCTAAATTTTCTTTCATAGCCAACGCCCAAGCATTAGCCATAGCGTCAGTTAATTCTTTACTTGGGTCAAAAGCATTGTAATTTGCTTTATACCCTTCGTTATTTCCTGTAAAATAGCCACTTAATGCCTCTTTAACATCTTTTTGATTAAGAGTAGACTGAATTTCTCTAGCGATACTATATTGAGTAGAACGCATAGCTTCTAATTCGGTTAATTTACCAGAATAGCGAGTATTAGAATCTTGAATGTCTTCTCTTGCTTCAGAACCCATCGTAACAGAAGATACTTTGTTAATAGCTCTGTTTGCCCCTGATTGCAAACGACGAGAAATTTGGTCGGAAGAATATTTAGTAAAATCTGTATTTCTTAAAATAGAAGTCGCATCTTTAACCTGTAAAGTTTCTGCCGTTTCCATTACTTTGACACCCTTTACTTCAGGAGTGCCATCTTCTTTCAATTTTCCAGTGGGGATAAATTCTGTTGCAACTTCAGCTTGATTGATTCTACCACCAGCAATTCTACCAGTTTCATCACCAACTGCAAAAGATACTTTTATATTATTCTCTTTTTTCCAATCTGTTGATTTGTATTCTTTATCTAAAGGAATAAGCATAGCCTGAATTTCAGAACCATTTCTTCTAAAATAAACAGAATAACCTTTCTTTTCTGCTTCTTCAACAAATGTTGCTAAGGCATCACGAGTAGTACCATATCCCTTATTACCGCCACCCGTAATATTAGATACATCTTGTCCAGCTCTACTTTTTTGTCTGTTCCTATATTCAGCACCAGTTAATGAAGCTTTCGCTCCTTCGTTAAAGCCATTAATTAAAGCATCTAAACTCTTATAGACTTCAACAGAATGACCTTGAATATTTTCTTTGTCAGAAGCAAAAGTACCACCAAAAGATTCAATTTGCTATTTTGACAAAGCTCCAGAAATTCCACCAGAATTTTTAGCAATTAAATTAAAACTGCTTCTGTATTTTTCTGCCTCTTTTTTAGCTGTTTCTTCAGTAACATTCCTCTAAGTTTGAATAGATTTGGAAAGCTAATTAATTATAGCCTCCACTCCATCAAAAGTATCAAAATCTTTAGAAGAAATAGCTTTTACAAAATCAGCTTTAACCGCACTATTAACCATTGTTTTTGGAGTTGTTGGCATTTTAACTGTTTTGCTTTTTGTGGCTTTTGCAACAGTTGGCTTTTTTGTTCCTATGTTGGTAATCCCCTAATTCAAAGACAAACCAACATCTACAGCCATTTTTTGAACAGCAGTAGCTAATTTGGCTTCTTCTTTAGAAGTATCAATAGGCGTAAAACCAGATTTCTTTTCTTGAAGTCTTTTTACTCTATATATAAGCTCTTGACCTCTTTCTTGTGCCTTTTGTGTCAAAGCTTGATAAATAAATTCATAAGCTTTCCTTTGCTCGTCTACACTTCCTTGAAAATTTTCAGCTTGTTTTATCATATCAATAGCCATATCAGCTTGCTAATTGATATAATCAATACCCTGTTGTTCTAACTATTGATTCTTAGCATCATTTACAGCTATTTTCTTTTTGTTCTTGTTGTTTTGCCCTTGTCTACTAGCTTTTAAAGTCTCCGTAGACTTTTTCATATTAGAAATTTGTTGCTCTCTTTGAGCATTCAACATATCAATAACATCGTTAGTTTGAGTGCCATTATTAATTAGACGCTTAGTAGCTTCTTGGGCTTTCTTTGTATCTATAGCCTAACCAGTACTCTTACCTTTTTCATCCAAGCCATAAGTTTTTTTTATATCCGAATATGCTTTAGCTTGAATATCTTCTATTCTCTATTCTAAACTTTTCAGTAAATCTTCCATGTATTATTCCTCCTTATTTTAATTGAATTCCATATTTTTTATAAATCATTGGCTTCAATTCAACCAAATACTATTTTTCATATTCTTGTTGAGCTCTAAAACGAGCTACTCTATAGGTTTCATCTATAGAAGGTAACGTACTTAAATCTATTCCTTGATTAATTGGATTAAAATTGTAATAATCCAATCTAACATCTGCAAGCACATCTTCTTGAGAATCTTCGTCCATTTTACCACCTGATGATAAAAAATCCTAATCGTCATCCTAAAAAAACTAATCAATAAATAATCCAGCAGCTTCGTCTTCACTTCTGAAATTCTTTACCGTGGATTCTGATACTGTATTTGGATTAAATTTTTTCTTTTCCCTATAGTTCTTATTGCTAAATTTGAACTTTGCCGTATTGTAGGTGCAATAAGGTGTAGCATCGCTATTTTGTCCAAAATACAAAGAAGACATTAAAGAATCTTCGTCATATAAATCTCCATAATAGTTATCAAATACACTTTTAAACACACTTTTATATATTGCTGTATAACTATTTAACAATTCAATTTTAATTGCCATCACTCTACTTGGCAACATCTTTTTAGTTGCATCTACAGTTTCTTTTATTTCTTTTTTTAATGCATTTGAAACTGCATTTGGTAACACTTGTTCCATATATTAACCTCCTTATTTTATTTTAAAAGCTGCACCAAAAAATGATGCAGCTTTATATTTCTTTTTATATTAAGATTCTTTACTTTCCAGCTCCTTAGCACCTTCAGTATTAATTTTATCAATAACTGCCTTTTCAAGTGCGTTGGTAAGTTTTTTATTTTCTTCTGAAGTAGCTCCATAAAGCTCTTTAAGATGTTCAACCATTTCCTTGCTTTCTTTAAGAGCATCAATCATCATTCTATTTTTATCAGCGACTTTCTGCAATTCCTTATAATCAAGATTTTCAAAAATATCACTAAAATTATTAAGATTGTTAAAATTAATAGCATCTCTTAACATCTCAACAAATTCATCATAATCCTTTTTGCAAAAACCTAAAATAAATTCAGAAAACAAAGGATACAACAAATCATAAGAAGTATAAGTACACAAAGATTTTTCAGAAACATCTACCATTGCATACTGTCCAAGCAATACATCAAAGAACAAATGTCTCTTCATAATAATACTCTTAAGAGAAGCATCTTCAACATCTTCATTCTCAATAGTAAACACTAAAATCATAATGAGCTTCATCTTATCAAGAATTGGGAGATAACTTCTAATCGTCATCTTATCTCCAAGCTGACCAAATTCTTCTGGGGTAATTTCACCGTCCAAGAACTTTTTCGTCTGTCGAATTAACTCAGAAACGGTAATTTTCTCAACTTTTTCCTCATTCTTCTGTTCATTTTCGGTCAATTTGACCTGTTTTTCACCAGATAAAAGTTTGTTTTCATCTGCCATTTTTATTCTCTCCTTTTAATCCTTTTCCTTCTTTATTGGAAATTTACTTTTATTTTTAGGCTGTGATGGGTCATAACCTAAAATCGAATAATCTATTTCTTCTCCATTTTCGAGAAGATTTTTCAGCTATATTAAATCTGTCTAGGACAAATCTCGCATCGGAATTATTTTGTAGCGATTTTGGAAAATACGATAATCTGAAAAAACAGAGGGATTATATTTTTCCCGCATTACTTTCTTCGCTAATTCTGACCTACTATGCCAACTCCACAAATACTATTCCTAAATTAAATCGTATAAGACAATAGGCACTTCTGGTACTGCACAACTTGCACAAGGTTGTCCATGATTTATTTCAAAAAAGACGTTTTCCTTGCCATCTACATAGTAATAAAAGAATAAAGTTATTGGACACTTTGGCTCAAGTCTTTCTTTCTTCTCATATGACCATAAATGATTTAATCGGTACAAGCTGTTATTTTTTATAGCTTCGTTTATAGTAGAAGTTTCTACCCCATATTCAACTGCTACAGCTCTATGATTTTCCCATTCTCTCTAATATTCTCCATTTAAGGAGTATTGATAAACAGGAGGCAAATCCTTATCCTTTTTTACTACTGGATAATCAAAGAAAGTAATATCTTTTGTAAGATGTTTCCAATTTCTTTTGTTCTTTATATCATGAATGGCAGCTTTGTCCACCCCATATTTTTTAGCAAGAAGAGGAATAGAAGTCCCTATTTTTAATTCTTCAATAATTTCTTTTACCTGAACTAAAGTTAATTTCGAAGAAGTACTATTTTCTCCTCTTGAGGATGTATCTCTTTCTTTTATATCACATTTTTCTCTAATTTTACTAAGCATGTACCGTTTATAAAAACGTAACGTTGTTCCCTTTTTTACCCCAACTTTGGCATCTATATCAATACAGCGCATTGGAGTGTTTAATAATTCAATTATTTCTTTTAGCTATTCTACTGTAATATTAGTACGTTTTTCTAAAGTGTTCCATGTTACATCATTAAATCCTCCGTGGGCATGGTCAGCTTGATTAAAACCTGTATTTTTTCCTCTAGCCCCCAAAGTGTCAATATAATACTGCTCTCTTTTTTCAATATAAGATTTATTTTCGGCTATGCTTATTTCTGGTTGCCATTTATAAAATTCAATAATCTAAAAATCAAAATTGTTTAATCCATGCTTATTATAACAACGTTGCAAATGTGAATTAAAATGAATTCCTTTTTTTAAATCGTTTAAATGACGTTTTAGCCTTCTAATTAACCGACCATTGCTTCCAGTTGACCCAACGTATATTCTATTATCAGTCAAATCTGTAATTTTATATACCCCTTTAGCTTCTCTGTATATCTTAGCTAATTGTCTTGTTTCATCCTTTTTAGAAACAGAAGTAAAATCTTCTCTGATTATTTTATTCAAATGTTTGTTTAGTTCATTTAAATCATAATCTTCAAAATATTCTAAATCGTATTTAATTGAATTACTATTATCCATCGTTTCAAATCTCCTTTATTTTCAAATCTTATTATTATTATTATTATTATTATTATTCTTCCAAATAGATAAAGCTTTTCTCACTGCGTTGGTATTATCAAAACGAACATATAAATCACCCATCTTGCCTAAACCAATGTCAAAAGAAAAATCTTGTGTCTCTTTAATAATAAATTTTGCTTGGGCGATATTGTAAATGTAATAACTATCGTTCACTTTTCAAATCTCCTTTTAATTCTTTAAATGTTATTTTATTGCAACTTAATACCAAAAAGGTCTTCAATATCTTTATTTTCATCCTAATTAGAGTATTTTAATGTTGTATCAGAATTTTCATGATGAGCTAAAACTTTAACTTTTTCAAGAGGGACTGACCCTAAATTAAGTTCTTTGCATAAATAATGAGTCCCCTTCAACAAATTGTCTATATAGCAATGTCTTAATGAATGACAAGTAAGCCCTCTATAGTCTTCTCCTGTTATTTCTGTTAATTCGTCTCCCCATTGTTTAATCCAATCATATATGTTATTTGCTGTCGCTGGTCGCCCCTCCGCATTAATAAATAAAGCTTCCACATTATCTGTTCTTGTAGCTTCATATTTCTTAAAAGCCTCTTTTGTTCTTGAGAAATAAATCACTTTAAATTTTTTAGAACGTTTACCTACGACTACCGTATCGGTACAATTCTTATCATCGGCTATGTCAGTTCGCTTTACTTGTAAAACCTCATTTCGTCTTACACCAGAGTCATATAAAATTCCCAGTAAGGTTGCTTCTTTATATCTTTCTTCTTTCATTAACTTATCATACAACATTTTTATATGTTCATCAGAAACAAAAGTAATTTCTCTTACAGGATTCTTTGGAACACCCTTTATTTTCTCACTAGCATTTCTATCATAATCCTCATATAAATCATCATCATCTGAAGCCATTTCTAACATCATATGAACAGCAGAAAGCATTCTATTACAACGAGCGGCGCTTAAATTCCACTCATCCTAACAATAAATCATGAATCTACGAAAATCTCTTTTATTCAAATCTAAAAAAGATTGATTGTCACAATTTTCCAAAACCCAAATTGCCACCCTACGCAAATCCGCAAAATACTATTTTTGAGTGCCTTCTGACCTACGTTTTGCCTTACACTCGGTAATGAAATCAGTTATTAATTCTTTATTTTCTTTGTTTACTTGCTCCCATTTTTCAGGCGTGTAAATTTTATTATAAGGCTGTTTATATGCCATTACTTAATTTCCTCCTTTCTAATATCTTCAAGCATTTTCTTTATATTATAAGTATAATGAGTCCTCTTTATTTTTTGCTCAATTATAATTGCTCCATATTGAATACAATCTAATTTATTAATAGACTGTTTATCGTTCTCACATAGGAATCTACTAAAATTCTATATAGACAACCAGTAAGTTACATTATTTGTAATATCTTCATCGTCTCTAAAGTTGAACAAAAATCCAGCAAATACACCTTCTTGTTGTGCAAACTTTACCAAACTATTAATCTGGTGAGCCTTAATCATCTTAGAAGTCTTATCTTTAATATCTCTCTATATAGTTAAAGATTTATAGCAAGTGCTTTTACACTCAATAGCAAATAAATTAGGAAACTCATATACCAAAAAATCGCAAGGATTTTCAGGCTGAAATCTTGAAGTCTTTTCATGCTACCAAGATAAAGAAGTATCATGCAACCTTAATACAAACAGTTCATCATTCTTAGCAGCCTCTTGAAAGTCTTTTTCGAAAGCTTTTCCTTTATTCATCTTTCACCTCTTTTAAACCTTTTTTGGAATGGGAAAAAAAGAGATAGCCCAACCTTACTTTAGTCAAGCTATCTCCTTTCCATGAACGTTGATTATCCAGTTCAATCATTCAAAACTTTTTTAAACCACAAACTTTAAGTAAGGGCAATAATTTCTTCGGTTTTTTGTTACAGGTGCATCCGACAAACCCCTCTTAATTTCAATCAATTCCAACCGTCATAGTAGTCATCATCTTCGTAATGCTTCTTTTTCTTTTTACGGTTTTCATATCTATTTCTATTTCGAGTCTTTTCGTAATCCTCTTCGAATTCAAAAATCTCTTCTTCTTTTTTCTTCTTCGCTATCTATTTTTTCTTGACTGGCTTTCTCTCTTCAGATTCATCATCTCTGTACTAATCAAAAGCCTAATTTTTATTTTTCTTACCCATAAATTCTCTCTTATTTTTAGTTAAACATAATAGAACTTGATATCACTAAGTCCTTTATCATAATCAAAAACAAAAGCAATGCATCCAGCATCAGCCATAGTATATCCACTCTTTGTAGTCCAATTATCCATCTTTGTCATGGCGGAAAGAGTGAAAACAGAAACACCATAATTTTCTCTTAAAGCCCAATCATTATGATGCAAATGACCACAAAGCCAATAATGATAAGAAGTCTGTCCCCAATCTTCCTTAGCTTCAGTCTGCATTAGACCATTAATGCGGTCTTTTTCATCACTACCATGAGTCAAACCCAAAAGTGTCTTGCCAACTCTAATATACTTTCTTGGGAACGGACTTGCATCAACCTTAACTTCTTCTACATTTCTATAATATGCTTCAATTATCTGCATTAACGCAAGTTCTTCAAATCTAGAGTGATTACCTGAAACAAATACAACCTCTACCTGTGCAACCCTACTAAGCATATCTATAACTTCAATCAAAGCTTCTATGCCTTTTTTGAAGATAGTATTAAAAGTTCCTTCGTTATCCTGCATGTGAGATTGACTTGTTGTGTAACCAGTAAAACTACTGTTAAGATAATCGTTACCAACCATATAAATAATCTTTCCCACATTATTCCAATGTATAGAATCTATCATCTTCTTAGTGGTAGAAAGCATATTCTGTCTTGCAATTTCCATATTATACTCAACTCCTGTTTCATAGGGCTGAGAAATTCTACCAAAATGTACATCAAGATGACTGAAGAAAACTACATTGGGCTTGTTACTAATATCTCCTCTAATATGTTCTGTCTTACGAGGAGATTTAAAACCTTCAAAATATTTTCTTAGCTCTTCTAAATCTAAGCCACAATCGGTAGGCTTTACAGTAATACGAGAAGAATAAAGATTCTTCAAACCACCTTTGCCATCACCTTGTTGCCAAATACTATTTTTAGCATTAAGCAATTCAAACTGAACTGGATTATACCCGTGTGCTTTTAAAAGAGCTGTTTTATCCGTAAGCTCATCTTCTGACAAAGCTACGAATTTTTCACTTGTTCTCACACCGTTACTATCTAAAGTAGTAGTATTCTTAGTAGGAATGTTTTTATTAACAGGTTCGTTAACCCATCCTGAAGCATTAAATTCAGAATAAAGCAACGCACCTCTACGAATTGTATCAATAGTCAAAGAAGGCAAACCATATTTTTTACGAATATCGTTTGCATTACTCCAAGTTGCGTCACCATTTGAAATATCCATCATTAATTGACGCATTTCACGAAGATAACCTTCGGGTACTTTATCTGTAACTAAAGCCATTTTAAATCTCCTTAATTAAGAATCTGTGAAATGTCATCAACAATATGGTCAACCAAAGAATACTGCAACTATTGAGCGTCATCCAAATACCAATCAGTCTTAAGCTTCTTAGTTAAGGTAGACTTAGAAATAGTAGTGTTTTCTATAATATTATTATGAACTCTGGAAATCAAATTTTTATATTGTTGATTTTGCTGCTGAACTGCATTAAAATCACCCCGTTGCATAGCACTGCCAGAATGCAGGAGTGCCGTAGAGTTCTTTAAACAATATCTATGACCTTTATGACCATTAATAAGAATCATGGCACCGCAACTCATTGCACAAGCAAGATTAACCGTAACAATAGGAGTCTTAGAAAGTTTCATAACAGACAAAAAGCCCATCGCTGAATACAAATCTCCTCCGTAACTATGCACGTATATAAATATCTTCTTACGGTCTTCAACAGGAATATCTTTATCAGCATCTTCTTTGTTCCAGCGAATAATTTGCTGCATTTCTTGAAACAAAGTTTCGTCGATGTCCTTGGTTATCCACAGTTCCCTATTTTTAAGTGACCTATATTTCTAAACTAAAATAGGGTCTGGAAGTTGTAAATTAGCTTCTGGACCAAGTTCTTCTAAACAAAACAAATCATCTAAAGTATCATTCTTAATTTTATCCATTTTAATACCTTTTAATCCTTTTATTTTATTAAAAAATATATTTGAAAGAACAGTAATTGTTAAACAAACAAGATTTTAACAAAAGGTTAATTACTCCCTGTCCTGTTCTTCTTTGTTGCATAAAACGCTAAAACTAAACTCTAACGTCTTAAGGAACTCCTTGTACACATGGTACATGAGATATGTGGCTCAGACCCGCTTTACGGACCCGTAAATTTGGTCTTCTTTAAGTCCTCATCCTATGCTCATGGACACCACATTAAAAAGCTACAAGACTATGCCTCGTAGCTGGCCTAAATATACAACATGGTATATAAGGTGATAAGGTTTATGCCGACACCTTAAAACGCCTTTCTCTTCCATTTGAAACCACGCATGAAAGTATGTTGGTTGGACAGTTTTAATTGCTACCCTGTGGAAACCTGACAACCCTAATAAGCCTCCATTGCATCACTGGATGGTAGCCCAATATACAACTTCTCTGGCAACCCTGACCTCTTGTATCAATAGGTTTATTTAAAAAGCTTTGTAAAGCTTTTTATACAATTATTTAATTACAATAAAATTTCTGTCGATTTGTTGGCTACAACAACCTTATCCGTCCTATTTCTTTTACTAATAAGCTCCGACAAAGTTTTACTCAGTTCAACTCTGTCTTTCATATTACCATGCTGAAGAACAACTTTACCATAACCGCTAGTTCCAAACCCCCCACTGTAATAATCGCAAAGTTCATCTCTTTGCATATGACTTGAAAAACTATTTAAATTAATTACTCTACAACGACTTGGAATTTGTTTACTATTAATAGCTACAGTCTTAGTCTTCTTTTGTTTAATCTTCCAAGCTAAAGAACCTTCAACAGAATAGCCAATAAACGCAATACCATTCTTGGCACTTGGAAGAAGTTTTTCAGCAATACCCACGGAAAAACCAGCATTTAACATTCCTGCGGAACTGATAAATATCACTGGGTCGGACTTTGCTAAAATTTCTTCTATTTCTTCATAATTACTAATAAATTTAACCTTGTCCCATGAAGAAGCTTCAATCCATCTCTTAAGTTGCTCGCCCTCTAAAATTTCATTAAAAATTTTATTAATTTTACAAGTTAAAGGAGAACCAACATAAACAGGAATATTAAAATTCTCATCATCTTTAAACATTTCGTAAAGAATAGTTAAAATTACTTGACTCCTCATTAAAGAGAAAGAAGGGAAAAGCAACTTTCCTTTTCCATCAATGCAAACATCATACACAAAAGCTTTAATCTTTTCTAAATCTTTTTCTCTATCTTTTGCTTTAGCACTTTTTTCTTTGCTGGCATAAGTAGATTCACCCACTAACAAATTTGCGTTTTGAATAGGTTCAAACTTATTTGCATAATAAGTTTCAGTTCTAATATTACCTAAATCACCAGTAAACGCTATTTTACGAGTAACGCTACCATTTTTGATATATAGAATCAATTGAGCAGCGCCGATAATATGTCCAGAAGGAATAAACTCAAATGTTACCTCATCGTCTAATTTAATTCTTTGCTTAAAAGGATATTCTTCAATATGAGCAAGCATATCTTTTACATCAGACTCTTCATAAATTGGGGAATATTCCCTTTTAAGTTTTCGAGACAAATCTTCAACATCTCTTAACATAATCTTAGCACTATCTAATTGCAATTCTCGAATTAAATCTTTATTGCCATCAGGCACAATAATTTTTCCATCAAATCCTCTTTTGGTTAAAAGGCTTAAACGACCTGAATGGTCAACGTGCGAATGAGTCACAAATACATAATCTACATTCTTCTCTTTGAATGTAAATCTTGCACTATTAGCCTGATATTCTTTCAAAAGACTTTGATTACCTTGTACCAATCCACAATCGACAAGAATTGTTCGTTCTGGCTTTCCCCATGTAATAACTGTACAAGAACCTGTTACATCTTCTGCTGCACCAGAATTTTTAAAACTTACTCTAATCTTGTCTTTGCTTTTACTCATACTTTACCCCCTACGTTATTATAGGAACTTATATTATATTTCTATAATACAAATAATACAATTTTTTTAATTGTAGATTTTTGCCTTGATATATTTATAACATTATTATTTATATACATATAATAACAAATATTAATGTTTCTGTCAAGGACTTTGAGAAAAATCTTTGTCAAATAAAATCTTCATCAAAAAGATGCTTTTCAAAATCCTTGATTTTACTGGGGAAAATGCGCCTGTTTTACCAAATAAAAGTATCATTTTATTCTCTTTCGCGTCTAAAAAGAGGATGGGATTAACCCCATCCTCAGTTTATTTGTCATTACTTACTTCTGTAAATCTTTGTACCAAGAAGGTAATTCAAATTCAACAGTCTCACCAATAGAATATTTTCCAAAATCTCTCATTGTAAGACCGTTGCCATTTTCAAGAATTACCCAAGCAGAAGTCTTCCACTTACTATGTACAACGCCTCTTGCCCAGCCTTCCTTTAATTTAGACTCTTCAACAACAGGCTTAACTTCTTCCTATTCAGTGACACTTTCTAACTCCTGTTTAACAGGTTCAACAATTCCTTCTTTTACAATTTCCTTGTTGTTCTTGTTTTTGTCATACTTTTTATATTGAATTTGCTTCTCCTTATTTTCTTTCTTAGGAGAAACTTCAATATCAAAAGCGCTGTTCATTTCATCCATTTCTTAATCTCCTCTCACAGCTCGTCATGGCAGGAGAATTTTCCCATGCACACTTCTAATGACAATATTTTTGATAAGGACAGAGCCGATGAGGTTCTTTCCCATCGACTCTGCACATTATTCTTCCACCATTTTCTTGCTGTGCATTACTGCAAAGCATTTATTCTATTCTCCCAGCTTAAATTACCGAGCAAGAGTAATGGTCATCTTATCAGTAAGGTTCTCATTCAGATTAAAAGTAACAGTTACATCACCAGCAGCCTTAACAGTAAGAACACCATTAGCATAATCAGCAGCGGCACCCGCAGCAACTTCATACTGGTCAGCATTCAGCTTAATAGGAGCGCCATCAACAGGGCAAGCATAAACATTAAGTTCAATCTTATCACCAACTTTAGCAGTTTGATTCTTATCCTCGATAACAATGCTAGCAAACATATCGGCAGCCGTTTTATTTTCGAGAACCTGAACGATTTCAGCGTAAATACCGTCACCATCACAGCCAGCACAACCAGAAGCAAGAGCAGAACCTTCGATAGCAGTATTAGAAACACCTGAAGCACTCATACTAAGTTCCTGAGAACCGTTAAGCATGAAACGAGGAACCTTGATGATAACCTTACCAGCGAGGGTAGAGGTCTCAACATCACAAGAACCACCATTGTAAAGGTTGGCTTCAAGAATGCAAGTCAAAGTCTTGGGAATGAAGTTAGCACTAATGGTAATCTTAGAAGCGAGGTCATTGTGATACATGTAACGAACACAAACTTCGACATTCTTCATGGCTTCGCCAAGAGACACTTCATTTACACCATCACCAGCAACAGCATAACGCTGATAACCTTCGTCAGTGCCAGACTTCTTAACATAAGCATAAACATTAGTATTACCAACCATAGGAACAGCCTTGTAAGATAAAGTAACCTTACCAGTAGCATCAGCAGTCAGCTTCTCATCCTTCATAGCATCGCCACCAAGTTCAACATCAGAACCAGTGTTCATAGCGAGATACTCAAGAGAGAACATAGCATCGGTCAGCTTAAGGTCGAAAGTAGAAGTATGCGCATAACGACCATAAAGCTTATTCCGAAGGCCCGCACGGAGGTCTTCAAACGAAATCCGAATAGTAATACTGGAATCAATCAAGGTATTTGCAGTAGCAACAAGGCGCTCGCCATCGAAAAGAGTGGCGCGGCCTACACCAGCTAAAACATTTTAATTTAAAATAAGACGCTACTCTTATTTTGCTTTCGCCTTATATTTTCATATAAGATTAGACCATATCATTACCTTTTATTAAAAGGCAGTCTCCACTTCTACCACCAATCACTTGTGGTATACTTCCTTTCGGAATGGTCGTTGAACTTTTCTTTATTCAAGACTTAGCGGCTGATTACCCATTATTCAATACTTAGGATTTAACCATATATCATCTGTTTATTTCTTTTTACTTTCATAGCATTCACAATTAGGCATATTTCATCCTTTTGTTGTAGCATAAACAGCTTTAGGGAATTCCAGCAATTCAAAGACTATTTTTACATACACATCACTGTATACGGTTACTCTTTAGCCAAGCAAATGCGGACTCGGCATCCGATAACATAATATATATCCTCCTTATTTATTTTAATCATTTTTTCCTGATTTAAATCAGTTGGAGAAATTAATCCCCATTATGTAACAGAAGCGAATTTCTTTTGGAAATCATTCATCGTCATAATTTCCTTAGACATATCCTTCTTGTTATCAGTAAATATCCAATGGTGAATGTCTCCATCCTTGAACTAAACTAGCCGAGACATAGCACCCTAAATCTAAGCGTAATAATACCCCTTGGCATCAATGGTTTTTAGCATTAAAGAAAGTTTTCTCAAACTTACTTGTTCTTTTAACATCTCCATGGTGTATGGAGAACTAATGGATATACAAACAAGCTATTTTTCCAAACTTGGAGATGTGTAATTCTTGTTCTGCATCCTCGCCTTTAATTCCATCTCTTCTCTTAAATTGGGGTCAATATACTTATCTCCATCATAATCTAAAATGTTTTGATGAGTAATAATAGCTATAAATTCATCAAGTTCTTTTGGTTCTAAAACTATATCGTATATATATAATTTTTTCATGCCATTAGCACCCGTTTGAATTCCATAGATATCTCTCATTTTGCTTTTACATTCTGGACATATAGCATAATTATTAATAAACTCAAGAGCTTTAACTTTCTTTTCAGTTTCGCTTAAATTATCAGGTAATGTTTCTTGGAATTTAGCATATTCTTTGATAACTTCAAACTAAGTTCGTTTGAATCCACAATGAGGACAAAACAAACCATTTTTTTCATGGAGCACAAGTTCGAACATATTAATTACCTAAGAAGTAACCATAGGTCCATATTCTTGGTTTTCCATATTCTATATTAAATATGCCATATAAGACATGCCAATACCTTCAGGATTAGCCACTTTTTTAGTGGTTTCTATCCCATTTTCATCTACCACTTTTATTTCTTTAATATTTTTATCTTGAGTAAAACAAGATAAATTGGCATAAAAGTTGTAGTAATCTTTCGTTAAAACTGGATAAATTAACAAGCCTTTAAATGGCACTGGTAAATCCAGACCAAAATAAGCTTGCTCATACATCTCCATTTTTGCTTGTAACTCTTTAGAAATTGCCAATTAAGACACCCCACTCATATAGCATCCTAACACAACTTTAATTCCCTCAAAATTTCTATTATTCCAAATTCCATATTGAGCTTGTTGGAATCTGCTCATCATTGTTGAAAACTCTAAATTGCCGACACCCTGTACATGAGCGCCATTAAGCAAAAACAAAACCGCTTTCACTAAAGTAGAAACACGACTCTTACCAGTAATGGGAATTTCAACTCCATCAACTATATCAACAGGATAAACTTTATCATCATCACTTGGATTGATATTAACACATTTATTATGAGTAATTATATCAATACCAAAATTAACAACGGCTTTATATCTATCTGTAGGAATAATTTGGTCAATATAAATCTTTAATAACGTACTTTCAACTGTCCAAGCATCTTCGAAATGAGGACTTCTAAAAATACGTTTATCGGTCTAAGTTATATCATCAGCACATATCAAAGAAGTAATCTATTGATATGTAGGCAATTCTCTATTAAGAGCATCTGCATCATTATAATATAAAAGTTTCCAAATAATATGAGTTTGTTCTAATTCTTCAGGAGTTTTTTTATTAGGAGACAATAAATAATAAATTATTCTATCTTCCACTCCATCTAAATTTACAAAACGGTTAAATGCAGACGGTGCATAACTACTATCTAACATCAATAAAAACCTCCCAGCTTAAAACTAAAAGTCTCACTAATAGTAACCCCTGCAATATCAGGGTCGGCACAAATAGCAGTTACGTCTAATGTACCTCTATTGCAAGCTTTCAAATTTTTAATCCTAAAGGTGTTATCACCAGTTTGTTTAAATTCATAATATTTAGACCAATTTTCTTCTTTTATACCATTTAAAACAACTTTATACTCGAAGTGAGTGGGAAGTGTACCACCTTTGAAACTTAATTCAGTTTCACATTCTTTGCTATTGCCAAGAATTATTTTATAATCGTCACAATCTTTAAGAGTAATATGATACTCCTCATCGTGAAGGTCTTCCTTTTTTGGAATAAGATATAAAGGAGCATTATTAGCGACACGTGTTACAGCATCGTCATTAGCGCTCCATAAATCTTTATCCAACGCCAAGACCACGAAAGGTATATCTTCTAATCCAGTAAAACCACTTTTTGCAAAAGTTTTGGTGGATGTACTCTTTATAACAGCTTTAACTTTATATATAGCATTATTTTCAATGTCGTTCTAATCTGTGCCACCGAGAATAACTCGGCTATTAATTTTAACAGCATTTGAAAAATAATTTAATTGCATCGTGACATACCACTCAGCTTGAGGTATTACCAAAGTTTTGTTATAATACTGGTTCATATATTTCAATTCGTTTTCCAGTACAATAGGCTCATACCTTATTTCAGTGGCATCTGTTTGACTGTTTGTTGAAGACCCAAGTAATGCAATATTAGCATTACATCTACGAATTACACAAGAATTCCGTGGATTTATAGGAGAATTATTTATAGCAATCCAAACACTCGTATTATAATGTTTTTCTTCCTCTGTCATAACGCTTAAATCCTGAAATTCCAAAGAAAAACGATATCTTTTTCCAAGAGGATTTGAATATTTCAAATCTCTAAAAGAAATTTCTGCCCAATCTGTACCTAAATCTTCACCACGTTCACCCTTAACACTTCTTATAACAACCGTTTCAAGAGGCGTATATTCAGGCATTTTAGTTGTGTATTCAATTTGTCGGTCTTTTTCTTCTTCTATGTCAACAGTATTATATCTATATTCCCAATCCTAATTGCGTTTATATTGCAGATTTTGAATATAATAATTATCTCCAACCATATTATGTTTCAAACGAGCTTTGAGCATGATACTGCTATCAACGATATCAGTAGTATTTAAAATCGCCATTTTAATCCATAATCTCCTTAGCCTTCATTTTTGTATTTCTTTAATAAATACTCTGCATAATTGATTGATTCAAATATTAATTTCTTAATCTGTCCTTTATCTAATTGATTCGTTAAAATAGCATTGATATTAATTATAATGCTTACTAATTCACCATCAAAAAGAATATTACTTGACGAAACATACATCATTATTCCACCACAATACACACGGTAATTATAAGTGGAATCGGGTTCTTGAGATTTGTCATATACATAAAGAACTTTCTTCAATTTTGAAATTATTTCTTCTAAGCATATAATTTTCTCGTTAATAGATAAAACTACTTTGAAGTTCTTTGCTTCTTTATCCATCTTTACCCCCTTCCTATAAACTTACTACCACCCATAAAACGGATTTGCCACGCAAGTCTATTTTGATAATTGTATATTTCTGAATCAAGTTGGTCTATCCATTCATTTTTCGCTTTTAAGATACGGTCATTAGACATAAGTTTGAAATCGCTGTCTTGCATTAAATTGCGAATATCTAATAACAAATTGCGTTCTTCTTCTCCCCATGCCTTTACAAGCAAACGAGCAAGAATATCTTTAACATAACCTACCACTAAACTTGTACCATTTACATTTTTGTTAGTTAAGCCTTCAAAATTGTCAGTAAATTCACCAACATAATATTGCTCAACTGCATATTGCTTGCCTTCAGGTAACACATCAGGGAATTCTACAGTGTGAGCTTCTTTATCAATCGAGCCTTGCACCAATAATTCTCCTTCAATATAATTATATATTGAATTATCCTGAATCTCAAACTCAGGGTCAAGTTCGAATTTATTATTCTTACCATCCCCTTCAAAAACTTGCATGATACCTTTTGGTTCTTTATATTGAGATAAACGTAAAGAAACGCTTAGAGGGTTGTTAAACATAGATATTGCATTTTGCAAATAGGTGTACATTATCTTATTAAATTGCAAAGGATTAGTTTCATACGCTGTCGTAATCCTTGGGTCATCAAATAAGGCTATTGCTTTTCGATAGACATCACTAAACAAAATGCCCATTTAAACCCTCCTTATTTGTTTAATGTCTTATTGAATCAAAATTCATTTGAGCCAACAGATTGTCAAAAACACCCTTGTTAGAAATTCTGTTCAGAAGCTCAACTTTACTTCTAACACGATATTTAGCATCATTTTCATAGCACTTTCCAAGCCAGTAAGAACAAATAAAGTCTTTATCAGCTTCAGTCAAAGAATTCATGTAATCCTCAAGTTCACGCTCACTCTTCTTGTAAATATTTACGAGGTCTCCCTTCGTAACAACAGCATGACCCTCTCTTTTCAAACAAGATACATTATAACGTTCCGCAACATCGGCGAATTCGGGAGCCAAAAGAATAATTTCTTTATCGAACCACTTACGATATTTGGAAACACATTCCTCGAACTGTTGCCAGCTAAGAACACGCTGTTCACCGAGAGTATGGAAATTAATAGTCAAACCAGTAAGCTGAATAGCGGTTGAAAGCCCACCAAGCAACTCACGATTATGAACAATAACAATTTCCTTGTCACTCTTTCTATTGCCAAGAATTTCCAGAAGTCTTTCTGTTGTATTAGAAGTATTATCCTGTACTTCTTTTGCCTTAAAAGAACTTTCTGTATCGCCCTCTCTATCATTCAAAGTAGATTCTTTGATTGCTTCTGCCAACTTTTCGTTCTTTGCTTTCTCTTCCTTGAGTTCACTACTCAAAGATTCAATTGTAGACTGGAACTTTGCCATCATAGCTTGAATATCTTCTAACGAGATAGAAGACTGAGTAGCAGGAGACTCCTTAACAGAAGTCTCCGCATTCTCAGCAATTTGTTCCTTATTAGTTTCGTTTACAACTTCTTCTGTATTTTTAATAGTTTTCTTATTTACAGCCATTTTTTACAATCTCCTTTTAAACCTTTTAAACATATCTGGAGCAACCAGAATTTACGAAATCAACTAATTATTATAATTAATTATTTATAATTAGATTATAATTTGATATTAGTTAAGAGTAATAGCACCAATCTTGCTACCTACAATAGCGTCCATACCCATACGCATATCAACGGTAAAACCGTAAGTATGGTCAGCAGCAAACAAGGGGTCCTTCTCAACAGAAACGGTATTACCTTCCATGACAACCTTGATAGGCTTATTCATACCAAGAGGAAGCATGTAAATAATATCATCAGGAAGAACGACTTCAGGCTCACCATTGATGGTGTTAGGAACAAGAGCGTTACCCAGTTCAATCATAGGAACATTCTTGTAATCAGGCAGGAAGCCATCTCTAACGATAGCGCTATCCTCGCCATAACGGAAGCCCTTAGCACTGTCGGGAAGGACAGAAGCGAGAGCAATAGAAGTACCGAGAGCATAAACATCAGCACCGCCATTAGCAAGTTTTACCAAACGTGCAACTTTGAGCCAGTTCTCATCAGTGAGACCGTTAGCCATATAGCCAGCGATACCATCCTGATTATTAGTAGCAACGTCAGTGTTGTTGGTAATGATAGAAGCCATTACCTTAGCAAGACGAGCTTGAATATAAGCGGCAAAGGAAGCACCAATCTTCTGGAGGAGTTTACCCCAATCCTGCCTTCCCGATGCCACGTGGTCAGTTACATTAAGAGTTATTTAGTGTTTTTAGCTTTTTGCTATTCATAATCTTTTAAAATTATTTCAGTGTAATAATTACCATCTTTTAATAACCAATTTATTTTGTCAATTATTTCTTGCTTCTCTGGAATAGAATGGTCTCCTTTTATTCTCAAAACTTTGTAGCCCATTTTTTGAACTACTCGGTCTCTTTTAATATCTTTCTGTTGGTCTTGATGCCAATACCAACCATCATATTCCAAATCTATTCTGATATCCCTAATAAAAATAGCTACGTCTAAATTAAGTTGACTTAAAGGGTAATTCAACTCTACTTTATATTCATCTTGAAGCATTTCATAAATTTTTAATTGTTGTGAAGAACATGGAATTAATTCTCTTTTATTAGCCAATGCTTCTTGCATCCTTTTTCGTATTTCTGGATTTTGTACAGGGTAATCACAGCCGTATTTTTCCTTGCAAGTATTGACAGCTTTAGTCCTTACTTCTTTATTCGAAAAAGGGTTTACATCTCCATATTTTTCCAAGCAAGTTTTAATAGCTTTTTCTTTTGCTTCTTTTGTTAAAAATGGATATTCAACTCCATATTTTTCCAAACAAGTCTATTTTGCTTTTTCTTGACTTTCCCTAATCTACCGAGGACTATCCACTCCATATTTTTCCTTTAAAGTTTTCTTAATTTTTTCTTGGATTTCTTTGCTCTTAAGTGGACTATCTACACCATATTTTTCTAAATTTGTTTTTACAGACTTGTTATTTCTTTGAGCTATTAATTCTTTATTCTTTCCCCAACAATCTTTACAACAATATTTACCATCATGCTTTTCTATTCTTTTTAAATATTTTTTATATTGAACTGTTATTTCTTTACCACAAAAATCACAAATAGCCACAACATCTCTATGGCTACCTTCTGGCAATTCTTCTGGTTTAACTTGAATAGTCTCCCCTTTAAAAAGACTATAACCTTTTTCATTGAAATATTTCTAAGCGGTTTGTGTCCAAGGAATTTCAATTAATTGATTTTCTTTTAACATACAAACCTCCTTTTTATTTTATTTAAACACTAAATTTTTCGAATCGTCAATTCGCTCTAACCCTTTCGGATTCTTATGTTTTCACATAAGCTTAGACTATATCTTCATCCCAATAGGATGTCCACCATTTCGGAATAATTTATTGACTATATTCCTACTCCTCTTATGAGGATAGTCGTTGAACCTTCTTCTTTTCGAAGCTTGGCTGCTGATTACCAATTCTAAGATACTTAGGGTTTAACCTTATATCATACAATCAATTTTTTCTGCTTTCGCAACTATCACGATTAAATCTATTTCAATTTTGCGTTGTAGTTTGATTGTCTTTATGGTATTCCAGCAATTAAATGGAAATATTTTTACGCATATTGCTATACGCCCTAGCTATTTATAAATTGCTTATATTTAACCAGTCAACATAGAGAGAAATCTGCTCTCTCTTAGCAGCAATAGTATATTCAGTGTTGGAAGCAGTCTGAACGCCACCACGAGCAATACCTTCAGCAAGGCTATTCACAATGAAGAGCTCATTGCTATCGACTTCATACTTAGCGACATCACCGAAACCAACCTGAGTGACATCATAAAGCTGTTCATAACCAGCCGCAGCGACGGTAGGAACGACAGGAGTGATAGCACCAGCAAGGATGGTATCGAAGGTCTCAAGGAAGCCACTCTTCTTGTAGACCATAGGATTCTTAATCATATCGAGACCACTCCACTTCATGCCAGCGTTCTCGACACAATACTTCATAAACTCTTGGTTAAAGGTCTTATTAGCCTCAACATACTCAGGGGTGTTGTTCTTACCCTCAATGGACTTCTGAGCCAAAGAATAGCAAGTTTCAACGAGACCATCAGCGACATCTTCGTTGAATTTGTTATAACTAAAAATTTGTTTCATAATAACAAAATCCTCCTTAATTAATCTATAAAAATCATAAAGTAAATATCAATATTTATTTTAAATTATTCAAATTATTCAAATTATTCAATGATAATTATTCAATGATAATTTAAAATTACTCGTGGATAACGGTGCAATAGAACTTCTTACCCTCGTTCTTGACACCGATAATCTTATCCTTACCAAACTCAACCTTAACGCAGAGCTTATCATCAGCAGCAGCAGCAGCGGGAGCCCACTGACCATCAGAGCCAGCAACAGCATACTGACCAGCAGTAGGAGCAGACTCAAAGTTGTCTTCGCCGAGATAGAACTCATCACCGAGCTTGAGGCAACGAACGCGAGTATGAGCACCAGCAGGGCAGGGAAGACCGCAAGTCTTAACACCTTCGCTGTAGATAACGCCCATGATTTCGCCCTTAGAAACGCCAACATAGTCAACGATACCAACACGACCAGTGCCAGCATAGGGCTTAATTTCACGAGTATTCATATCCTTCAGACCCTTATAAACCTCATGGTCGATAAGGTCGCCAATTTCAACCAAAGAACCATCAGCGAGTTCCTTGTCTTTGCAAACGCCAGAAACCAGATAGCTTTTAACATCTTCAGAAGCCATCAAAATCTTCTCAATAAATTTCATAATAAAGTTATCCTCCTTTTTTAATTAAATCTTGTTAAGATTTTTCATTGCATTTTTAAGGTTATTTGCGCTGTCGTTCACTTCAGTAACAACAGGTTTATCCTTAACGATATCAGCAGAGAACTCTTTCTCCTTAGCTTTTCTACTAAGTTTCTTCTGAGCATAAAGAGCATCTGCAATTTTATGGTCAACAGCCTCATTAAGTTCCTCATCGGAAGCATAAGTACTGTTATCACAATTTTCTTTCATAAATGCCTTAATATTAGTAGCATTTTCCTCAGTCAAATCTTCTTCAGAATCAACTAAAGAGCAAGCCAAAGCATAAAGTTCAGCATTTTTCTTTGCGTTAAACTGAGCATTAAGAGCATTATACTTTTCAGTCAGTTCAGCGAAAGAGGCATTAAGAGTATTGAATCTCTCATAAAGTTCATCGGCAGTAAGTTGTTCATCACCGACAGCATAGTGGGTATCCTGAATAACATTACTTTCACCAGAAGGTTGACCGATTAAAATACTGCCATCATCGTGTTCTTTGAGGATATCAGTATCAACTTTAGGAGAACCAAGCTCTTCACCTTCAATCTGTCCATGGTCAGCATGAGATTCATCGACAGTTACATCAGTAGCAGCAAACTGAGCGGGGTCTTCGCAATTTTCAACTTTCTTTTCACCATCGTTATCCTCAGCCTCGGTTTCCTTTTTGCCATCATCATCGTCGTTATCATCATTATCATCATCATGGTCATCATCATTTTTGTCATCTTTAGACTCATTCTCTTTATGACCATCATCCTTATTACCATCGTCATCTTCGTGCGCACAAGTGCAAGGGTTGTTACCGCAGACTTCGCACTTGCCGTCTTCAGATTCACATTCCTTGGATTCAGTCTCTTTACCACTCTCATCTTCAGGATTTTCATCCTTAGAGAGTACAATCTTTTCTTTAGCGTCCATATCAATATTAGCGACATTTTCTTCGTTGATGCTATAAGTAGCCTTAAAATTTTCATCATCAAGGCTAAAGCAAACAACATTATCGTTAATTTCCGTGACACTATAATGAGAAGCATTCTCATCAAGACCGCTATTCAGAAAAGATTCGAGAAGTTGTCTTTTCTCTTCATAGGTCATTGTTTTTGGTTCCTCCCCTCTTTGTTCATTATCCATTGTGATTTCGTCCACTTTTTCATTAACAACTCCGTTATCAGGAATAGTGGAATCGAAATCCTCGTTTTTATTATCTGTATCAGAGCCAGAATTTTTATCTTTATTGTTATTATCTTCCAACTCTTTATAAGCAAAAGATAAGCATTTTTCCTGTTTCTGATAAACAGCGTCATTAATTTTATCAAGAATGGTTAAATGTGCATTAGGGATAGCTTCAGTAACAGCAGAACCAAGAATAGTAAATCCATCAAAAATGAATTTATCTATTACTTCGACTTTATTTTCATCTATATGACTTTCAAGGACTTCTATTTCTACAGAAATTTTCTTTTTAGTATCCTTAAGCAATCTTTTAACTTGTTTATAAGCATATTTAGCCCAAAGAACGCAAGTAAAATGCACCCAAGTTTGACCGTCATGTTCGACAATTTCAACCAAATCTTCGCCACGAATTACGCCAAGTGGGACTTCACATTTACCATTAGTAAAGTCAAAGTAATCTTGTTGTAACTCATTATCCCACCTATATTCCATTTCATGAGCTTTAAAATCATCATGAGCGACATCAAAAGCGCCGAGAGCGGGTTTATTATAAAAGGTAGGTTTAGCGTCTTGCATAGCAGACACAGGGAAATAGCTGTTATTTCTATTAGGGTAGATATCAGAAATTGCATAAACGTCGATAGCAATAAAGTCATTTTTTAACACATTCTTAATTTTCAAACTTTGCGGAGAAAGTTCAAATTTCAGAACTTTTTTATCCAATATTTTTCTTCCTCCTTTCTCCTCATGATGTAAATGACAATGACATAGAAGTCATAGCCATTACTTTGTCATTCCAAGCCTCGTTCTTCCGAACGTAGCAATTAGGAACAAGGTTAACTATATTAATATAGTCCAATATATCATCTGATGGCTCAAACCATTCTCCATTATTTCTAATTTTATATTGCTAAAACTTAGAATGAAGGCTTTCCTCATCAGCCATAGTGCCTTTCATATATCCTAAGATATATAATTGCTTATCACTGCCAGTATTTAATTGTTTTAATCTTTTCTGAACTGAATTTTTAGTATATCCTATTTTAATATTTTCCCCATTGGTTATAAAATAAACATAGCCCATTGTATAATATCCTATTTTGAATAGTTAACTTATTTTACAAATTAGATTTTTGTAAATCCTTCGAATTCAGCGTCAAATAATTCAGGGGAAGTGCTGTACAGTTTAGCTTTTTGTCTCCAAATATCACATTGATGGAGAAGAGAGCTAGCAACTTCTGCCATATTTTCCAGAACAATTACAAAAACCTTACATGACTTGTTGTAATCTAAAAATTCAATAGTATCAAGAATTTTTCTCTTCAAAGAATCCATTTCTGTGTAGGTATCATTAAACAGCAATTCGATATTTTCATAAATATCTTCATTACCATTAAGAGGTTTACGAATAGGGCGAATACCTTCTTGAATCATTACTTCGCTCAATTTATCTGCGAAGGTATCACTTGGAAACACATGAGCGAATTTCAAGTGAAACACCTGAGAAGCGCAGGGGCAATTAAGCTCGCAATCAAGAGCATAAGCCATATTATCAGCGATAGAATTCATTTGAAAGAAGCTTCCTAACAAATCATTTAAAGCTTCGACAATCTCTGGCGTATAATTATTACTTACCATATTATTGTCCTCTCACTTTCCTTTTTATAGTTTCTCCATAATTCCTTTGACATCTTTTTTGATATCTTGAATATCAGATTTATTTTCTTCAATTTTCTGGAAAACAATTCCCATATTCTTTTCCAACTCATAGGTACGAGTAATTAGATTATTGTGAGCATCCACTTTGCGTTGCAACTGCTCGATTTTATAATTGGTTAATTTATTAGTGGTAATAATACCGCCAATAGTACCAACACAAGTTCCGATAAAGGAAATTATAGCAATTATAATTGTAGGGTCCAATTTAATCGACCTCCTTTACGAAATACTGAAAAAAGGGAACAATCAAGCTTACTCAATTATTAATTCTCCCTTTTCGTCTGTATTAAAGACGAAACATTTTTGACATTGCGAACAAATGTAAAACTATTTATCAGGAGAAACCATTAATTTTTTTGTGCTTTTTTGCAACGTAGTATTAGAGTCTAAGGGATTATGATTACAACAAAGTTCAGAATTTATGTAGTTTTTTTTGATATGCCACTTTTTCTCTTTAAATGTTTTAATCAAATTCACACTTTCAATCCTTTACTTTCTTTGGAATCGTATGAGTAAACGTATTCATATCATTAATACGAGACTCATACATTTCTTCCAAGCATTCGTTACAAATTACATCTTCATCTTCATTCAGTTCTTTTCCGCAAATTTGGCACTTTTTGATATTATATGAAAACTCCTTAATGTCTGAAACATTAGTTCCAGCATTGGAAGAGTTACCAGTATTATCGTTGGTAATCTCATCATCATTCAATTTTGGTCTACCAACAGGGTTGGCGATTAAATTTTCTTGGTCTAAGACTTTTTCAACTTTAATATCTAAAGCTTTAAGATAAGCTTTAGCTTGTTGATAATCATCGACAGTCATGCCATTAGCTGACAAAAGTTTAGGGATAAAGCCTTCCAAACCAGACACGACTTGTTCTCTAAGAATTTTAATATCTTCACGAATATTAAAAATATCACCCCAAAGAGAGATTTTCCATTGGAATTTCAAATCAAAATTCTTATTAATCATTTCATTTAAAAAACTTTCGTATTGTCTGGTAAGGTAATCAATTCTAGCAGCCTAAATATATTGGGAAGCCTTAACAGAAGCGATAGAGGGTTTATCAGTAATACTCATAAGAGCAGAGTTGCCAGAAGTGGCGATTAAATCTCTAGTTCTATCATAAATGATATCCATTGCTTCGGGCTGATTTTCAAGTGTGTGCAACTCAAAATCATTAAACGGTGCGAAGAAACCTAAGATATTTCCAGAAATATTACTTTCAAAGAAATCTTGATAACCAAGAATTGTATCAGGGGTAATAATTGTAGCATCGGACCGGGCCTTGGCATCCTTCGTAAGCGGAACTTCCGCAGTTAAAACACTATTAACACCTTTACTAAGCAAGCTAGCTTGCAACCATTTATAGTCATCCAAGTCTGTCAAATCATCAAACAGACCAATAGTATCAGGAAATGCATTAGGATGAGCGCCATCAAAATAAAATGTATAGCATAAATCTTGAGGAAGTCTTACCCAATACATATAGTTTTCTCCATTACTTTCCAAAATGTGACCATCAGGAAGTTTAGCTTTAGGAGAAATTCTCTTTTTCTTAGTTTTCTAATCTATAATGACAACACCTGTTTCCAACATTTGATTCCAGACATCCTGAATAAATTGAGGATACTGGCTAACATCATAAGCTGGTTGAAGGAAAATTGCCATATTAAAAGCAATAGTAAACTGTTGCTTACTACCAAAGCCAATCAATTTAACCATATCGGTATTAAGTTTTTGCATGACAAAGAAATTAACAACATTCTTATCATAGCTTGTACGAGGCAAGTAAGAAGATTTACCTTCCAAGCTCACCTAAGTAGTAATAGTTCTTAAGGTTAAATTTGGATTAAAAGCTTTTAAAATTTTATCCACTTTTTGACTTTCTTTTTTAAAAGCCTCTGTAGACATATCTTTTGAGTCAACATATTCTGGGATATAATAATAATTAAATAAGGGAGTATCTCTATTAAGTTTTACTAAAATATTATAAACATAATTAGTATAATACAGCCACATACTGATTCTCTAAAAAGTCATTTCAGAGTTTTCAGGGTTATTCAGAGCGCTTTGTAATTCTTCTGCCTAAACTTTTTGAGCTTTAGCATTAATTTGTTTAATACGTTGATTTTGTAAAAACGGATTGTTTAATTGACTCCAAGACATAGCCCAAGCGCCAGCCAAATTATCAAAACCAGTAGAAGCGTATTTACCAAAAATAGTAGCCCATCTTTGCTGAATTGCTTTTAATGAGACATCTTCTTCAAGTTTATCTTGAGTCATAGTAATCATTTTAGCTTCTTCATTTACGACAGCTTTAGGCGATTCAACCTTTTTGGGTCTTCCTCTTTTTTTGGGACTATCCAATATTATTTCCTCCCTTCTTATTAATATTATCAGTCTCTTGAGACTTTTTAGCTTTTTCTTGTTCAGCTAAAATATGTTCGAAATTATCAAGAGCTTTCATAGTATCTCTCAATTTCTGTTGCTTTTCTATTTCATATCTTTGTTTTTCAATAGCAACCAAATTGTCTCTACACCATTCGATAACGAAATCATTTTCATTCATAATATTTTTCTCATTGACTTCTCTGACAATAAAATTACGAGCTGGTTTTAAAGATTTTTTCAATGTTGCATAAGCTTCATCTCTAAATTTATATTGAGCCAAAGCAAGATAAAGATTATCATCTTGATAAATAAATTTATAATACTTCCCAATTTTAGAAAGCATTGATTCAAAACTATCAGTATTAAAATCACCGATTATTTTATAGACCATTTCTATGCTCCTTATATTAAAATATGTCCTCTATAATGAATATTAACGAGATTGCTCTTATTAATATTCACTAACAAAACATATAAAAAACTATTTTAAATCTTTTTTAAATCTTTTTTAAATAAGCAAGACTAATCCAACCTCTACCATCAGCTAACTTACCCCAAGTTATACCAGAGATTTATTCCTCGTCAACAATAGTTACGACAGAATTATAAGTTACAGCTCCATTTTTATTGTAATTAATACCAGCACCAGTTCTTATGTTGACACCAGAAGATGCTGTAATTTTACCTTTGTAATTTTTAAAGGTCTTAACTGAAGTAGCACTCTTTTTAATATAAGTTAAACTTACCCAACCACTACCATCAGCCAACTTACCCCAACCATTATCTTCAAGAATAATAGAAACAACCGTTCCCTTTTTAAGAGTTCCAGCAATAGAAGAGGAAACAGAAGGCCCCTTACGAATTCTCAAAACAGAAGCGGTAACAACGCCAGAATAAGACACAGTGATTTCGGTATTAGAAGGCGCAACAGGAATTACCTTGCCCATCTTAGCAGCAACATCTTGTCTAAAAGTATCCATACTTTTACCAAAACGAGGGAACCAATTACGGGGGTCAGCATGATTAGAAGCGATACCTCTTTGATGTCCTTCATAGTGGCCAATAATTACGCCATCTGCAAGTGGGTCAAAATTATAAAGCTGACAAAGATAAGCTGCAAATTCAACAGCTTCTTTGTAAACCTTGTTAAAATAATTTGTGTCGCTTAAGCTATCTTCGCACATTTCAAAACTGATATGCGATAAATTCCGACTTCCTTTATTTCCCTTGCCACAATGCCAACCTTTGTAATTCCAAGGCAATGTTTGCACCGTAGCAATTTCACCATTAGCAAGTTTACCAATAAAAGCGTGAACACAAACATTCGTATTAGATTTATTCCAAGCAGTACCACCGTTATTCTTACCAAGCTGCGAAATCAAAGTATTATAATTACTATCATTAGTAGAAGGCTGTACATATCTTTTCAAATTGGGGTTATTACAACCAGTACTATGAACCATAATCCCTTTTGGAGTAATTTTCACTCCATTTTTATAACATCTATTCTATGTAAAAAGACATTTTAATAATTTCATTCTTTTTCTCCTTTTAAATCTTTACTCCTAAATAATACTTTGAATAATAGGAGTAATGGCTTCTATACCATATTTATCTGCCAATTGATTTATAAATGACAAACTTATCTTCATTCTATTTTCCGCACGCTCTTTAAAACAATAGCACGCATTATATACAGCGACCTCTCCCCAAGACAAACCTACAACAGTAGCAAAAGAAGCTGTATCAGCTCCAACTGGTCCAAAGAAAATAAAAATTATAAATAATGAAGAAAGGGTAATGGTGGCAATCCAAGAAATAATTCCCCATTTTTTCATTGTTGGTGTATTCTCCATCATCCTTTTAAATTTTTCGAAAATAGAGATTTTCTGTTTACTCATAATATACTCCTTTCTATAATTATAAATTAAAATCTTTTTTAAATTTCTCAACTTTTTCTAATAATAAATTAAGGAACTTAAAACAAATTTTAATTTAACACACGCTCAAAAAGCCTTTAACTAATTTGAGCGTGTGCATTTTAATAATATTTAAATTTATAAATTACTCATCTAATTCATTAATTCCGTCAACTTTCAGATGGTGAACTTTATTATCTCCTTCTCCTCCGTCATTCTAAACTTGTTGTTCAGAGAAATTGCTTTCGCCACCATCCAATATAGAATTAGTATATCCACTATTCAACGATGCTAACCAAAGCTCTTGGAATTTTTCTTCGCTCCCCTTAAATCCAGCTTTTACAGCATAAGTGTATGGACTATCACTTTGCCCTACGCTCAAACTAAGATGCTGGTCTACAGGAACTCCACTTATTACTTTATAAACATCACCTGTAGTATATAAAATTAAATCTCCATCTGTACTACCTTCTACAGCAGACCGAGGTTTACCATCAGAAATGTACCATTGCGAAGATTTACCTTCTAACCCCCTAGGAATGTAAAAATCAAGTTGTACATCTTTTTCTGTACCTACGTTTTCTACTCGCGCTTCTTCTGTTGCGTCTATGGTGTAAGTAGCATGAACTTTTACAGATACAGTTCCACTACTTCCACCACCTGAACTTCCTTCACCAGATAGCGCCGCCATACTATACAGTAAAGCAATATTAGAGATAGCTTCATTTGCCATAATTCAGCCCTCCCTTATAACATTACGCTAATTACTGGGTCAGTACCGCTATAAGATAAACGTATTTGATAATACCGAGCAACTTCAAAAGAAGTAATTCCTTGGGGAGCGACTGCCGACTTAGTTAAATCTGCTTTAACACCTGAAATTTGAACATAATCACTTTCTTTTGTTAAACGTCCTTCTACTTTTACACTTCCAGACTTAACCTCAAGTTTGACCATGTTAACTGAAGCAGGAACATGGAATTCACGCTCGCCGCCAGCGGTAAAGACTACTTTTTCTTTCCTAACTATCATTAAAAGCTGTCACTCCTTTCTCTATAAATAAATATAACTTCATGTAAACAATTAATTATATAATTGAAAGTAGAATTACATTTAATTATAGTAATGTCTTTTTAATTTGTATCAAACTATTTGATACCAAAAATCTCCAGATTTCAGTCCACTTGGTTCATTTTTCGAGACAACAACATCAACTCCTGAACTAATAGAAACTGCTCCAGTCATTCCATTTACAGAAGTAACTGGATAAGGAGGCGGATTTGAAGAACTGTATTGTCTTTCGTTTGCGACACTTCCTAAACCAATATCCGACTTGATTTGAGCTGGAGTTCTACTATAAATCCAGCCATTGTTAATGACAGCAATTTTGTCAGATGTTGAACTTAGGTCTGTATTTGCAGTTGTCCTTAACCATGTCCCTATAACATAACCATTCGTCTGAATTTCTGCGCTACCAACAGTAAGTGTACCGCTCATTGTATCGCCAGACTTAGATACCGCACCCACATCAGACGCATTTAAGGTAACATTTCCATCTTTTGAATTTACTGAAGTTACTGGATAATTTACGCTAATAGTTCCATCATTAGTCACAGATATATTATTGCCTACTTTTACTATTCCTTTTTTAGTTTTAGTGGCGACATCTTCTTCGTGTATGGCACTAGAATCTACTATATCGTATATAGACTAATTCGGAAGTTTAATCTTTTTTATGTTAGCCACAATTTACCTCCTTTTTATCATAATGTTTTATTTTGCTTTTTATTTTTATTCTTTTATTTTAAACACACTCCGAACTTCCACTTCCTGTTGCAATCTTAAAACGAATTGCTAATTCACCATTGAATAAAAATTCTAAATTTGTTTGTCTCTTAACTTAATTTATAAAAACAAAATATTTTTAAAACATACCAAAGAGTCATTTTTTATTTAACTCTTTGGTATGTTAATAATAAAAAATTTAGAATTTATTCGATAGTGAAATAACAAAACGCTCTTTGATTGCAACAGGAAGTTATATGGGAAATGGTCAATACGGGTCAACTCATCCCGTTGTAATTACATGTGGATTTAGACCGAAGGTATTTTGGGTATCTATCGAGTATGCACCAGCAGAAACTTATTATCCAAATCAATATTTTTCGTTTTCGGGTTTGTGTACGTTTCCTACAGGTTCTAGCACCATGGAGTCAAACGGCTCATTTTTGTTTATTGATAGTATGTCAATAACCGAATTTTTAGCGTTTCGCGGTCAATCTTCTTCTGAGCTATATTATTTTAATATTAAATCAATCGACACAGGGATATCCATATATTGCAACGCTCCTTCAAATTCTGATACGGCTACCGCAGCGGGGATACAATTTAACTCCCAAAATGCGAAGTTTTATTACTATGCCATTGGCTAATCACATTCATAACTTTTTTGTCCTTACTCCAAGCCCCTTTTAGTCATCACTTCAATTTCTAGGATGAAGCGAAAATATTATAACAGATTACAATATGAAAAATAAAAAAATTAACAATGAGAATGAATTAAACATTAAGTGCCAAGGTATTTAATGTAGACAGCGCCGCGCCGTCCGATACCACCCCCACCGGCTCCGTACATTTTTGAAAGAACTCCTTTTCCGTAATTTATTACATAATCACCGCTGCTTGATGCAACTCCGTCAGCGCCAAGATTTCCAGTGCCTTTTCCAGGTGTTGTTGCGTTTGTAGCATTTCCCCCATTATCTACCGATTTTGACCCAAAAGATGTTTTTGAAGATGAGTTCGAACCAATTACAACAGCAATAGAACTGCCCTTTGTCATTTGTACGTTGTCATAACTTTGACAAGAACTTCCTCCAGAAGCAAAATTACTATAATAATATTGACCGATTCCACCCATACCATACAATTCAATATAGTATCTGCCAGTATGAGGTGCAGTCCATGTTCCAGAGGAAGTAATTATCCATTCAGCCCCCCCGCCCATATCATATCCACCAATAGCAGCAAAGTAATATATTTCACTCTCCTTATTATACTGACTGGATACAGAATCTGAGGAAAATAACGAAAACGTTTTTCTATCAGTGGAACTTGTTATAAAGCACACCCCAGAAGCAAATGTATTATAAAATACACCCTATGATTCCGTAACCATATTAGCTTGAATAATGTCCCAACCACGATTCTAACTCGTCATATAAGCTGGCATAAAAATAATTATTGGCTTAAACGGAAACGTCAATGTCGTCGGATGACTTGCTCCATACGTTCCTGTTCCCCTATATGTCCCAGTATATAAATATAAATCAGTACTGGTTAATAAATTCTAAATTTCATCATATGTTTTGCCACCAAGCTGTTGACTATTAAGAGCATTATAAGCAAGAGGCAACAGACCATCATAATCTGTGCCATTGAATTTCTTCATGTTTATGTTGTAATTTTGTGACATATTTATCTTTTACTAAATCTAGAGTACAAGATAGAGTTACGTCTGATTAAATTTAATTTTTTTAATTTAATAAAAAAGTAAAAGTAAAAACAAAAGTAAAAATATTTTTTAAGAGCAAAATATTTTAAAAAGTAAATAAAAATGCATTTTAAAATTTTGAATTAATAAATTGAATTAATAAAAGAGAATCTGATTACGCCATCTCATCCGCTGCTCTAATAGTTGACATAATATTAACTCCTTTTACATAATTAATATACAATTAAGATTCTTGATATCCGAAAATGATATATGAATAAGTTTTACCCATATCGTTAAATTGCATCTCGGCTGTGTTATACGATGTGTTGCTATTGACATTATACCAACTAATATATGTATCTCCCCAAGTCGTTTTGTTGTAACGTACTTGGTCAACAAAACTCATTTTATCTGATATAATAGCGCCATTTTGTGAGTAGTAATTCGAATAGCTGTCGTAAACATTCATGATATAAACTGGTGTAAAGCCACACGTAATAACATTTGGATTCGACACACCGTATTTACCATTACCAACATAACTTCCCCATTTTGTTATAACATTTTTGCCACCAGTTCCAATTAAAGATTGCACATACTGGACAATTTCATCATATGTTTTGCCACCAAGCTGTTGACTATTAAGAGCATTATAAGCAAGAGGCAACAGACCATCATAATCTGTGCCATTGAATTTCTTCATGTTTATGTTGTAATAAAAATGGAATTTTATTTGGCAATATATATAATACAATATAACATTCGAAATTCGTGCAAATTCGATACGAATTTTCGGAAATTGGCTCTAAATAAATGAACGATTTTATCAGGCAATTTTATCAATTTTTTCTTTTTTATTTGCTTTTATTCTTTTTTTTACTTTTAATAATTTATTTTTTTGTTTTTTTGTAGTTACGTTGTTGCTTCCGTTAAAGCATACCACTAATATGTAATACCAGATTCGTTAAATTGATAAGATGCATCGCGTCTGTCATACTAGCTATAAGCATTGGTATTATTAAACGATTCATACTGTGTCTGTGTTATAATAACACTTCCATTATTATAACTTAATGTTATACTAACATATTCGTCAAACTAGCCATAATCACCACTGTTTTTGTTAGCAAAAACTAAAAAAGTCTAATCTGGAATTAAATTAATAGCTATAAAACCTATATCATTATATGGTGAAAATGTTGTATTCGAACTCATTTGGGTTGAACGCATACAAGTGACATTAAATTTAGACCAGTTCTAAACTGTCCTGTTTACAAATTTTTTACCTGAATACGTTGGACTTACTGTAAAAAGTCCATAAAAAAGCACTAATTTAGGTTTGGCTCCAACGTAAAAAGTGGTAGGACTTGTGTATACTCCGTTACCAACATAACTACCTGTAGCAATCCGACATAACCCTTCTCTAGCTTGGGTTATAATGTCAGATTTGCCCCCCCCCCTAGTTTTTCAGCGTTATTTGCATTTGTAGCAATATCCGCTAAATAAGCATGAGGGAGGATATTATCATAATCAGTTCCATTGAACTGTTTAATATTAACATTATAATCACTCATAATTTAGTTATTAACCTCCTTTATTCAGTGATTTCTTTCCAACCAGCGGGATAAGCATCTGGACTATAAACATTAGAAGCAATTACGCTTTCATAAATTTTTCCGTTATAGCGTACCTTATCACCAATGGCATAAGCATCATGAGCCCCAGAGGGCTGCACAAAATCTTTTATTTCTTCGGTGGGAGTTGCAGGAGGAGTTTCTGGTTCAACTACCTCAGTACCACCGCTTTCAGTACTACCACCTGTATAAACTTCCCAACCATGTACGTCAGGAGCCCAAACATTAGCATCAATCGTACTAATGTATTTCTTTCCATTGTATTCAACAATATCGCCTTTGTTATATGCGTCAGTAGCACCAACAGGCTGTACCCACTTTGGAGTGCCATCTGCACTTACACCAACACGTTTGTAAAGACTGGTAGCTGAATCTGGAGTCCAATTCGTTTGACTAGTATGGTCTTGAAGTACTTGATATAAACAAACATCTCCAACACTATCATATCCATATCTAAGCCATGTCCCTGTTTTGTAACTAATTCCGTTACCATTCCATTCAGGGTAAACACTCGCAATTATTAAAGCTTCTTCTTCAGTTAAATTGGCAGCATACATCTGAATAGCTCTTCTCATTTGTTCTGCGGCTTGCATACGGTTCATTTATTTGCCCTCCTCTTCCTTTGCAACATTTGATTGGTCACTATAGCCAATAAGAGCATTAAGAACATCGTCAGTAGTAGGTTCTGGTTCTTGAGGGTCAGGGTCAACTGGGTCAGGATGTTCCTTCTTCCATTTATCAAGTAATTCTTGATTACCTGTCATCTTTGTAGCTGTGTCCCCATCAATCTCAAGATTTACGAACCCCATGAAAGGAACATAAACATTCATAATATCTTCTTCGGTGGTCCAAACATAACCATCAGGGGGGAATAATCCACTCCAAGTTTGATTACTACGAGAACCAGTTTCATTGGCATCACGCTGAATAATCCATCTATTCATACTTTTTTCTTCCTTTTTAAATTGTTTAAACAACATAATTACAAAATAAATTATAAATCGAATAAATAATTACGTTGTGATGAATAAGAATCTTAGCCAGTAATAGCTATTTATTTGTAAACTCGTCCATTGTCTGCAAATAATTAATTTGGACGCTATCAATTATTCGCTCTCTTATTCAAATTTTTTATGCTTTTTTCATGCTATAATTGTATCTGTATATCACATTTTTCGTATTATAATTATACAAGTATAACACAAAAAGAGCATATTTATAAAATTTAATAATAATTTAATAACAATATAATAATAGTTAGATTTCATAAATACAGCTCTTTTTGCTTTTTAGATTATTAAGTTATAACAACAAAAATTATTTTTTGTTCGGAAGAAGTTGTTTTAAAAAACCGAGAGAAAGACATTATATCTCTCTCTCGGTGTCGTATTAATTAAACTACTTTACAATAATTAATCTTATTCAGATTTAAATTACTGAACAGTAACTTCCTTAGCGGCAACAGCGATATCACCAACAGCAAGCTCAACAGCGTCAGCAGTAAACTTGGTACCAGCAGCATTAACAGTAGCCTTATCATAAGTAACACCAGAAACGACCTGAACTTCAGTACCCGTAAAGGCAGCATTGACAGTGTTCTTGTCACCAGTAAAGGTAGCAGTAAACTTATCACCAGTAAACACAGGAGCCGTAGCGGTAGCACTGGTAATACCAGTAACAACGGAAGTACCCTCAGCAGCAAGAGTAGGCAGAGAACCAGCATCGAAAGTACCCTCAGTATAAGAAGCTTTAGCACCCTGCTTAAAGGTAGGCAAGTCGTTAGCAGTAAAGGAGAAGCTCAGAGTCTCGCTTGTCTCATCAACATTGGCGCTCCATGCAGCCTTAGAACCAGCGGTAAAGGTATCATCGCCATTAGCAGTAAAGGTGTCAGCAGCCTTAGTGGGAAGAGTACCAACAGAAGTAACCTTCTGAATAGTATCAGTAGCGGGGGTAACAGTCACAGTAGGAGCAGACACAGAACCAGAAATCTGAACACCATTCTCAGCATCCTTAGCGATAGAAACCTTACCAGTAGCAGTCACATCAGCCGCAATGTTGCCCGCTGGAGTGTATGCGCTCTTGGCAAGAGTAGCAGCCGTAGCAGTCTGATTCAGAGCAACAGCAATAGAACCAGTAACATTACCAGTAGCCTTCACGCCAGAGATGGTCTGACCAGCAACAGTACCAGTGGCAGAGTCCTTCTTAGCAAGCTTGCCAAGCCCCATATCGGTAGCAAGAGTATCAAGGTTGATATTAGCAGAAAGATTCTGAGTACCAATAGTGACAGTCTTCAAAGCATAAATACTCTCGTCACCAAGCTCATGCCAAGTCGCGGGCTCACCACCATACACATATTCCTTAACGCCAATAATAATTACATCGCCAGCAACGGGGTCGGTAATATCGTCAAAAGAAGTAACCACACCACGGAAGTGCATGGAGCCAGAAATGCCAGCAATAGCAGCCTGAACCTGAGCACCAGTAACAAGACCCTGCTCATCAGCACCAACACCAGCGGCAACATCCTTCTTAGCAGCAGTGCCAAGGGTAGCAAGCAGCTCACGAGCCTCAGCATCCTTCAGATAATAAGTCTTTTCACCAATTGTCAGCTTACTAATAACAGGGAGATTTTTGGGGTCAAAAATAGCCATAATTTAATTCCTCCATATATTTAAAAATAAAAATCTTTTACAGATTATTTGCAAAAATAAGAGATTCATCGTCTTGATTAACTTTCATCTCGAATTTTTGATTCAATTCATCAGTGATGGCTTTTTGCGTCATAGTACCATCAACATTATTACCAGCGACATCATATAATTTCATGACACCAGCAATTGTAGCAGAAGCAGTAGGGAGAATCCCTGCACCAACTACCACATATTGTTCACCATTAAAATAATAAATGGTGTTTCCATTGTTTAAATCAATGTAAATTCTATTTGTGTTACCACTTAAAAGTTCTGAAAATTCTGCATCTTTGTAAAACTTTTCATCTTCTTTATTAAAATAAGCTTTTACAAAAATATCATCAGCGTACTCAAGATTATTATAATTACTCTTACCATCACCAACTCTAACTCTCAACCCATTTCTCGCGGTATCTACTAAACAAACTTCACCAAAAGCAGGAATAAAACTATTGCCAACCTTTTCATAGTTGTAATCATTATCCCTTCTTAAACGAAGTGTTGCATTAATCACTTTTGCCATTGGTAGTCCTCCCTTCCTCAGTCATTAGGCTTCAGGAGCACCGCCACCATCAATAATTAAATCGTCCAACAGAGAAACCATATCCTGTTGATAAACTATCTGATTCATGTCACTATCTTTATTGACAGTGTATGTGTTCCATTTACCATTCTCAAGTACAGATATGGTCTCACCTTCGTAGTTACCATATTTAGCAATCCAGTATTGAGCCTCTGCAAAACTCTCAAATTGAGTCTTCTTTACAATGCTCTTTAAATTACCTTTTTCATCATAATAGCTCAGTTCAGCATTCTTCGCCTCACTGTTTGTCACAATCAAGCTCTCTTCGGGGATGACTTGCTGTGCAATACTGTTTTCAATCTTGTTCTTGTCTACATACGCTAACTTAAACATTAGTCATCCTCCTTTCTTAAGCTTTCGCACTTACGACATAGTAGCCATCAACATGCTTTTGTTCATAACCTTCTGCAAGGTATTTCTCAGGCACAACAGCACTGAATTTACCACCCTTAATAACAACTTCGGGCTCTTCGCCTCCGCCATTGTGCTTAAAGTTAACTTCACCGTTGCTGTCAAAAGTACCACCCTCAATAAGCAACTTACCAGCGTTCATTACATCGTTCAGTTTACGCATACCAATGTTGTAAGTACCGTCAGTAACCTTGAAGTTACCACCTTTAACAACCATCTCGTAACCATTATTGAAAATAGTACCATAGAAGTTACCACCATTAATGTAAAGCTTACCATTGTCATCATTCTTGATAACATAGAAAGCATTAATAAATGTACCACCATTAATGGTCAACTCAGGATATTCAGCCATTTCACCAGCTTTATAATCCTGTGCGTAATCCCAATAACCATTAGAAATCATGCTCGAAATAATCCGAGGAGCTTGGAAAATACCATCATTAATTACGATGTTACCATGGTTAACCATGGTGTAATAAGAATTACCCTTTTCATCAACACTGCGAGTATAACTACCATTCTCAATAATCAAGTTACCATTATTGTTAATAGCGGGTTTGCCATTCTTGTTACATTCAACACTACCGTTACCAGTGAGAGTTAAAGCACCATTAATACCAACATTAACAGGAGTCTTCTCATTGTCAACAATAACAGCGTTGTTCATATCAAGAGTAAACTTCTTGTCAGCGTTAATAACTTCATCTGTACCAAGACCACCACTCAACTTAATCGTGCCACCATCACTTACAGCCGCAATAGCTTCACTAGCAGTATTATATTTTTGTCCATTAACTTCCATAGAAGTATCAGATACAGTATCACCATAAACTTTAATAACATCAAGGTCAGCCTTCAGAGCGTAATCTTTAGCAAGCTCTGTTCCAAGATTTTCAATCTTAGTATTAACCTTACCAATCTCAACAGTTACAAGATTAGTAGTCTCTTCTTTGGTGTAATAATTACTCAGGTCAACAGCATGAAAAATCTCCCAGCTATCGCCATCCCAAATATACAATTTGCTATCTTCAGTTACTTGATAAATGTCACCAGTTTCAGCACTTTCGGGAAGTTCTGCTTTCGTAGCAACAGTACCAACAAAATGCATAGCGCCTTCGTTGACACCGACATACTTAAGCTCTCCCCATGTGGAAGTGCCATCACCAATCTTAATTTGACCCTTGTTCTTACCATCAAGAGTTACACAAGGTTCACCAGCTTTAGGAACATAGGTGTTAGCCACTGCATCCCACTGTGCCTGAAAACCACGACGCAGTTGAATGAGCGTTTGCAGCTTATTAATATCAGCCATTCTTGTCGTTACACCTCCTATTTACTTAATTAAAATGTTTTGCAAAATATTTTAATTCGCTATAATTAAATAGCTATCTATTTGAAAAAGACCACTTAGAACCGTGGGACTCCACCACCGTCTACCAAGTTATCTTCCAAATACTTATCCATATTCTTATTTTCCCATGCTTTATTCTCTTTGTTATACATGAGAATATCTTTGTCTTCTACTCCGCTTTCAGATATCTTTACATCTTTTAAATCTTCAAGCTTCATATCTTTCGCAGGAACTTCTTCAATTCCAGCATTTAATACACCATATAATACTCCTCTATTATAATTAGGAGAATCAGGCGTTATCAGTGTCATTCCATTATAATCTCTTCTTACCATCGTAAACAAAACTCTCCTTTCATTTCTTTTAATAAGGAGTATTACCCAATTTCATATGTCAATATAAATTTGCCTTTGCAAACAGTGGTTATATTTCCTTTTATATCACAAAACTATACGTCGTACAAATATCCTCCGTATGTTAGAAATTTCGTATCAATTCCTTTAATTTTAATTCGCCAAACTTTCATCTTTTCTTCATCTTTTTCATTCTTAGAAGTGCTTTCAAGCTCAACAAATTCAAAATCTTTTTCGATTAAAGGAGGAGTAGCGTTATTGTACAAAGGATGCTTTCTAACTGTAAACCTTGCTTTTTCTCCTTCTCTTGGACTGTATTCCTAATTATCAGGAGTATAAATCTGTAAATCTATTGTGCAATCATCTCCACGAGTTAATGAAATTACCCCGTTATTTATTTTTAACAAAATCCTACTCCTCCTTTCTTCTTATATTAATCATTAATATCAACCAAACCTTCCACCTCTTCTATATTTAGTGGAAAGTGGATTTACCTGTCCTAATCCGTTGAAAGGATTAGAACTATTACTTTTGTTTGCACTCTTTTGTTTTGCAAACATTTCTTTAAATTCTGTCTTAGGTTTTTCTTCCAACTCCAACACTTCTTTGGCACGCAACTCCATCAAATGATTACACATCATTGCTACACAGTCAACTCGGTCATCATGCATATTTTTTTGCTTGGCATCAGGAGAAAGTTCAAAAACAATCGTACCATTTGGCCTTTTTTGCTTTTGCATACCAACTAACTCTTCTTTAGTTAAATCAATCTATATCAAAGAGTTCATTTCATCAAACGAAACCTTTTCATATCTTATTGAAGTTGTTCCATCGGAAGCAACCTCTTCAATTTCCATCTCGTTACGAGCATTTAAACTCTTTGGAAACATTACTAATCCTTGGTTAATTGCAGCTTGAGTTCTTTCATAAGCTTGAACTTTATCACGTTTAAAATTGAACAACTGCAATTTTCTTATATTTGCAGGATAATCATCTGCGCGTAATTTCATATATGGGTCTTCTTCATCTATAAGACCTAAATGACGTTTACCATCAGAACCGACCCAATCATTTAAAAGGAACTGAGAAATATCAAATCCTCCACCGCCAGCACCAGCATCAATACAGACAAGCTCAATATTATCATAATCTAAAGCACCTCTATTATAATTTATAATAAGGTCTTTTATCATTTCAATTTGCTGAGGCTTTTGAATTATTGCCTTATCACCATTAGGCAAAAGCTCAATCAAATTCTCACAATTGACTATTTTTAACATTAAACCCTTTTCTTTGTCTCTGAACAATTCTCCTATTAAAACAATAGAATTATCTAATTTCGATGCAGGGTCATAACAGACGATATATTTCTTCTCACCATCGTTTTCATATACTGGATAGTATGCAAAACTGTTTCGCAAAATCGTTGAGCGTTTTACAAAAACATCTTCACCACCGTCTCTGTCAAAACGATTTTTGTATTCTCGTTCTGCTTTGTATGGATTAGTAGCAAATGCGTTGTCAACTTCATCCTAAGTAATCAGTGGTTTCATAGGCTTACCATTCATAAAAGGATGTAATGAAAACTCACAACTAATATCACACACAAAATAATTGGGGTCTCCTAATAACATTTTTTCAAATGCCATTTTATATTGGTCAAAAAGTTCGCTGTCAATACCTTCAGCAGAACTTAACAATAACTTTTTATTCGGTAATTGTCTTGGATATATATCTGTATTAATACCATCACCAGTAATAAAGTTTGTATCCTGTGCCGTAAAAGGACGAGACAGAGCAAAGAATGTTCTGTCGATTTTTCCAGCTTCATCGTAAACTGAGAAACTTGCGACTTGTTATCGTGAAGTTTTTTATCTTCACTTCTTATAATTTCTTATAAGTCCAGCATAAATTTTCACGCATTTGGCTTACGTGGAGGACACTCGTGGCGAGATTATATTTATTCACTCACTATGCGTTACATTATTTATTAGCCTTTCGCAATCTAATAAATTAACTCGGTATTATCATATTTAACAACTTAGACTCCACCGATTTTGCCCTCTAATTATTTCAAAATGTCATTGTTTTATTTCTTTTACCCAGTGAAAACCACCAGCAGTATTTTGTTTTCCACTAACAACCCTTTGTATAGAAGCTTTGTCTACACCTTTTTGTCTTCCTGCTTCAGCGAACGAAGGAAATTTTTCTCCTGTCTCAACACAAATGCAATAATAAGGAGCATGACCTTCTCCAATTTTTCGTTTCCAGTCCTCATCCATTTCTCTGCCAAGCATTGCTTGCCTCATTTTTTCTTTGTATTCTTCTGTTCTTTCAGGTCTTTTGTAATCAGGATGATTTTTATACCATTCTTTTCTTACTTCGCTCATCTTTTTCTTAGACTCTTCTGAATGGTGTTTCCCTTTTTGAGCTTCGCTACGCTTTTTTATTTCTTCCGCTGTTAATTTTCTTCCATACATGGGATTATTTTCACCAGATATATCTCTATTTGATGCATGAATTTTATTTTTCTTCCGAATGACTTCTTTGGTCTCTTCAGAATGTTTTCTCCCATAAAAAGGATTTTTTTCACCATCATAGCGTCCTTCCATAGTTTCCTTAAGTTTCTGCTTGGTCTCTTCACTTAAAGGTCCGTTAGAACCGCCTTCTCTTGTGTTATATCCTTTTTGTGGATTTCTTGAATCATAAAAATCAATCATTTCTTTCTCTTTTTTATCTGCTTCTTCTTTTGTTAAATTAGCAAATAAAATTTCATGGTCGAAATTATCCCAACCATATTTTATAATTGCACGAGCAATCTGAGGCTGAACCCAATCTCCATTTTTCTTTTTATGAAGATATCCTTCTCCATTATTACCCGTTCTTTCTATTAAAGACATGCCTGTTAATCCGATATAAACTTTTCCATTATCTTTACAAGTATGTTTATAAACTATATAATTATTTTCCATTTTATCTCCTTGAGAATAGCCTTTAGCCAAATATTCTCAAAATAAAACTTGGCTTCATTTTGAAACGGCAGTTTTCCTACCTGATACCTACGATGTTCTTTATTACGCTGTTTAATGTATTAATTGTACTACCATTATATAAACTAACTGTATATCCACTCTTGGGATGAACAAATGGGTCAGCCTAAGTATTTGCTCTAACACATTCATCCAAGAACACAGAAGACGTTCCCAACAAAGAAGCAATATTACCCTTAGCCATATCTTCCATCTTCTGAAAAGTTTCTTGAGACTGGCCTCCACTCGGAGCCATAATATATGTATTAGTGTTTGGAAGTAAAAGTGCTCTTGACATCATAAAAGGGGCAGCTAAAAACGACTTACCACTGTTACGACCCATAAGCCACACACAGTTTGCAGGACACCAACTACTCAGCAAAACATATTTTTGCATATCAGTTAACTATATTTTAAAAAAATCTTCAATAAATCTTGTTGGGTTTGCTCTTCCCCACTAAATTATCTTAGTATATTTTTCAAAAATTTCTTTTCTTTTTGGAAGCAGTTCGTAACTAAAGTCATTAAAAATAACATTAATCATTAATAACCACCCCAATTATCGCCATCATCACCATTTTCTTTGTCGTACTGACGTTTTTCTTCTTCCAATTTTTTCTCAGCTAATTCACGTTTAGCCAATCTTAAATTTTCAGTAAGGGTGGCGTTTTCTCTCTGCAACGAAAGCAATTTTTTAAGCTAATCTTGACAAGTTTTGTATACTTCCGCTTCACTCATGCTAAGTTGATTGAAAATAGCTGCAAAACTTGCATCAGCAGCTTGATTAATACTCTTGCTAGTCTCAACATCATACATATTAAGAATAGCATTTTCATACTTCATCTCATTCATCTTAGCCATAATACCAGAGAAAGTATTTTCACCTTTGGCTTTACTAATAGCGTAACGCTCGCCAAAGCCATTATCTCTACTAAAGCTTGTAATTGTTTCGAGTTCTTTTTTCTTTAATTCAGATAACGCTTTTAATTCTGAAACGGGAGCATCTTCGTCACTTTTCTTTCTATATTTTTCATTTAATTCACGAATATTTTTAAAAGAAAGAACAATCTAAATAGCAGCTTGGACTTTAAGTCCATCAAGCTCCATACCCTGTTCCATCATACCAAGTAAATCTTTATAAAGAATTTTTCTATCTTTTTCAATTTCAAAATAAAACGGGTCATAACCAACCATCTTGATAACTTGTCTTTTTGCTTCGAGGTCAGCTTTACTCCATTCTTCTTCTAAATCTTCAGGCACATTGCCTGTATTGCTGTTAATTATTTTATCAGCCTTTGAATCCCCTTTATTTTGATTCACATCAACATCGGGCGATTCCAAAAAAACTTTTCCTTTTAAAGTAGCACTGCGAGAAATAACACTCATATATTCTTCAACTATATGAGTTTTTCTATCTTTCTCCTCCATTGTTTTTTTAGCCTTAAAATAACTAACATCATCATAATATATATTAAGATAACTACAAAGCCATTTCATTGCTTTTTCGCCATCTTTGTCTGCTTTTTCATAGAACAAATATTCGTACAAATTTTTACAACAATCCATACAAATATGTGTGTGCATTTTTCCATTAGCTTCTATTCTACCTAAATTCCCCTCATTGTATGCAAGGAAATATTTATCTTGTGGCAATGCTTTTCCACAACATGAACATACATATTTATCATACAATGGAACAAACCTATTAAAATATTTTGTCCAATTCTAATAAAGTTTTTGTAAGTATTCGGGTATCTTAGGCTTGCTCTTTTTCTTTTCTGTCTTTTTAGTAAGATGGGTGCTTAATTGCTCTTTAGCTGAATCGTTAGAAGTATCTATTTCATCATTTATAATTTTATCACAATCATCAATAACTTCTTGATACGCTTCTTCATATTCCAAGTATTTCTTATAATCAAGCTATCTTACACTTCCATCTTCTTCTTTATAAAAATTAATAGGGTCAAAAAAACTATTATAATCAACAGAATCTACAAGATTTGGTGTACCAAAGTCCCCAACAATTTCTTTTAGAGCCTGTTTATGCTCATCTTTTAAAGAATATTTCCAAGATTCTCCAAATTCCTCTTTTTTCCTTTGTGTCTCCATTTTCTTTTGAATGGCATCTAATCTTTTCTATTCTTTAGCAATGGCAGCTTTGGCCCTATTGTTTGTTAATTTAGCCATTTAACACACCTTCTAAACCTTTTAATTCCAAAAAAATTTAATTAATCTACAATTTGAAACCAGAAATCTCCTGCTTTCTAATCAACTGGTTGTTCTTTACTGATAGCAATATCAGGCAAATTATCCACTGTTTCCGCAATATTCTTATTATTTTCATTAATATTATTACGGAAAGTGTTGGCTAATCCAACTGTCACTTCCTTGATTAGAGTTTTAAGAGACTTTCTGCGAGCAGGTCCAGCCATAAAATTCACCATCCTTCTCTTAATAATTAATTACTTCTTAGGTTTTCCCTAAAGCAATAACAACCAAACATCTCTGTTAATTACACCGTTCTATCTCAAACCATACATCTTTTGGTATTGTTTTACTACATTTTCCAGCTATTCATCGAAAATTGTGTCTGTCCCAGCATTAAACCCTAAAGTATTAAAAAGAATCTTAGCCATTTTAACAGCTTCATTATTATTGTCTATGTTTAAATAAGGTACTTGACCAGCCATAGTTCTAATATTGGTTTTGTCAACTGGAACTTTATAACCGATTGCAGCTTTAGCATAATTTGGTAAACCAAAACCTCTAATATATTTACCATCAATTTGCATTGTGCGACTCTTAACTTCACTGGAATAATTTCCTTCTAAAACTTTAAAGGTGTTTCCACTTACGTCACAAACCATGCCAACATGGTCAGCTTCTCCAGTACATTCTCCAACTCCACTGTCTTGCCAATCGTAAAAACACAAATCTCCAATTTGAGGTTTATAATTATCTCCCTCTTCCCATCTTCCATTCTTTTGGTAGAGAGCTATCATTCTATTACAACTACATTCAGGATAGATATATTCCGTCAAATTTAATCTCTCTCCAAGAGCAGAAACGGTAGCTGCGCACCAAGGTTCTGTATACAGCATCATATGGTTTGCTGGTAAGGGAGTTATTCTATTATAAATATCAATAATCCATTTATGTTTGCCATTAGCCACACTAAAACCAACCCAGCGATAAAACCATTCAACTGTCGTTTTTCTCAACTGCTATTCCGTCATCGTTAATTTCTCCTTGCCAAGCTTCGTTTCTCTTATTTTTGAGTTCAGCTTGTCGTTTCATCCACTCTTTATGCTCTTTTGCATGTTGCAAACGAGCAGCTTGCCTTTCCTTGACTTTTTCAGGGTCGGCTAAATATGGTTTCCAGTTTTTTTGAAAATCTTCATGAGTTTGCCACCATTCAGCTTTCATGTCTTCCAAAATATCTTCAAATGGTCGCTCAATCAAATCTTCTTCAGCAACTCCATTTTCTCTTTGTTTTTCTAGGTCCATTTGCCTCATTAAAGCATGACGAGCTTCTTGATGTTTAATCCTTTTTCTTTCATTGCTCGCCTCTCTTGCTTTTTGATGAGGAGACTGAGGACCTTTTTTTTCTTCATCCGCTTTTTGACACAACTCTTGAATTTTTTCTTCAGACAAGCCTTCGTATTCTGGAATTTCAGGGTCTCCAACATCTTGTCTATACTTCCTAGCTAACGAAGTATATCTATTTTCAGGCCAAGCAAAGAATTCATTTGCATAAACTCTATCACAGTTTTTAGCCTCTCTACTAAATTTAATCATTGGATATCCTAAAAATGCAGAAGACCAAGCTTTTTGTTTTCTAATTTCAGGAAGCATTGAAACATATCCTGTAATTTTATGAGATGGTTTGGTAGTTCCATAAATAGAACCAAACACAAAATCAAGCTAATCTTCCATTGCAATGGTATCAAGAATTTTGTATTCTAAAGATTCAATTACATTAGAAACAGTTTCTTTATCATACCCTGTTTCCTCCATAATTGCTTTAATCAATCTAAATCTTGTCATTGTATCACCTATATACATGATTTTAGCTCCAAGTCATCAAAAGACAACTTGGAGCTAACATTCATTCTGTACAAACTTCTTTATCCAAAAGAAGTCTACTTTGTCGTTCACTTTATACAAGTTTCTTTATCCGAAAGAAACCTACTTTGTAAATTATTCCTTCTATTAAGCCTTTGCTACAGAAGAAAACTTAGCATAAGGAACACCGTCACGAGCGGGAATATCAATAGCCTCACCCGTTGCAGGATTGTGACCCTTGCGAGCATCACGATGTTTACCACCCACAGTCAAAACCGAACCAACCTTAACCGCATCGTTCTTAGCAATAACATCGAGGAGAACCTCGCTCATGCCCTTGATAACAGCGTCAATATCCTTCTTGGAAACATCCGCACAAGCCTCAGTGTCCTTAATAGCAGCAATAAATTCATTCTTAACCATAATATTAAATACTCCTTTAAATCTTTTAAATTTTAATTTTTAAAATTACCTTTTAAAACCTTTATTTATCAAGGTTTCCCCTTGACTCGCTTTATATATAACACAATTTTATATCTTTGTCAAGAGTTTTTCGAAAAATTTTTCCAAAAATTTTAGAAACAGTTTCTATCAATCTTCAGTATAAGCTTCAACAACCTTATGGGGCTTATACCCACCCTTAGATTTGTTATTGCTCCAAATACCGAGCTCAAGCATAATCTTAGAAATCTTCTTGCAACGATAAACGCCGTATGAATCTTGGAAACAAACAGCATTGACCTTATATTCACCCCAACGCTGAGTATTCGAATCATTCAAAATCTTCTTTTCAACAAGCTTGTTATACTGATTAACACTAATTCTCTGAAGATTCAAATCATCATACTTACCCAAGAAGAGCATAATTTCAGGTTCTTCAGCAACATAAATTGTCTTATCACGACCTACATGTTCTCTATTAGTAACAGTATAATTCGCATCCTGTGGATTCAAACCAACCTGTCTATTCTTAAGAAGACCAACTCTCTCTAATTCTTTACGCTCGTATTTAGAAACCTTAATCATAAATTAATCAATCCTTTTTTATTTTTAAATTTGGAGAAATTTTATTCCTCTCTCCTTTTATTTTTTTACTGTTTTTTGAAAAATTGTCATTTTCGCCATATAAAATATGGGCTTATTTTTTATATTTTTTCGGAGGATACCCTTTTTAATTATTTAATAATAAACCGCCTTCGGTTGCATTGTAACCGTTATAATAACTGTTAAATTCTTTAATATAATACTTTTCCCAATAAGAAGCAGCTTCTTCACATATGTTTTCTTTTAATATATTATGTTGAAAATTTTTCCATCCATATTTCTTAATAGCATTGTAAAATTTCTTTTGTTTGTAATAACCGCTGCCATTTTTCCAGCATTTAAAAGGGTCTTGTTGAGTTATACCAATATAACTTTTACCATTGGGAGAAATGTGTTGATAAACTATCCAATTACCTTTTTCATTGTTCCAATCTATACTGTTTTTAAACTTCAAAAGTTCTTTTGTTAAATTTACGCCCACTTTTGTAAAAGTGGAAGTAATAGTATGATATTCTCTAATGAAAAAATCTTTTTCTTCTTTTAATTCTTCTTCTGAAAATGGTTCGCTCTTTAAAAATGTTGTTTCTTTATAAATAAAAGAATTATACAGTTTAACATTATTAACAAAACCTCTTTTATATAGCGCTTCACAAAAAGCAGAATAACATTTTTCTTTTATTAAGTACAACTGCTTTTCAGATAAAGAATTATCATTCATTTTTAACATAAAAGATTTTGTTATTTTTAGCGACCCTATCCATTTATACTGTATTATACATTCTTTTCTTTTAATGTCATCATATTCTTTTAATTTACCGATACATAAAAATAATAAATAATTATTTTTCATCTTCTTTAATTTGATTGAAGCAATCTCGACATATAATGTCTGTTAATTTAGTATACTTGTTGATTTCTATTTCTTTTCCGCATTTTGAACATTTAACTTTTCTTAAATTTTCTCCCTCTTTAAAGATTTTCTTCTTACCAAGTAATTTTGCACAATCTTTACAATATTTAGGAGGTCTTCCTCTTTTTTCAGGGGCGTTCTTTTTTGTAAAAAATACTGTTTTCCCGCAATTCTTGCACTTGTAGCTCGGATATTTTTGACTTTTTATCCAATTTCCGCAATTATATAAATCGTCACCGCTTAATAAAATTCTGTTTTTATCCGTAACAGGAATTTTAAATACATCATTGTCCATAAATTTAGGTATAATTCCTAAACCATGATTTATATCAATATATCCCATATCATACAGCAAATTCCTTTCATTTTTTAAGGAAAAGCTAGCTGTTAAACCAGCATCTTGCTTAAATCTTTTTCGGTCTCTATCAGTCCAATAAATTCTATCTGGCTTTTCTAAATAATTTTCTTGAACTTTTACCCATACAAAAATAGTAAAAAGAAATTGTATTCTTCTTATATTCATGGGTTTCTTAGAAATCTTTACATTTGACCTTCTGTTTTTTAAAGATTCCAACTCTTCTTGTGTTAGACTGGTTTCACTTAAATTTAAAAACCAGTCTAACACTTCTTCGGAAAATTCTATTTGCTTAATTTGTCTTAAGGGGTCTTCTTTTTTCCAAGCTTTTTCAAAAATGTTGTTAAAAGTCGCATAATGAACATTTTTGTTCCACCCTACAACATAGCGTTCACATTTTTCTTTGGCTTTTAATTTGGCTTCTGCTTTTTTATCCCCTTCAAGCTTATAATATCTAATAAGAAGAATTAAATCTCTTTTCCATTCTTTCTAAGAGAGACCTGACTATAATACATTTTTAATATAACCAACTTCATCATATATATCAATCATCTGTTATTTCTTCTCCTTCTAAATCGCTAACTAAATATCTCTCTATAGAAAAATTATCATATAAAAATTTTAAAGAACCATTATCATTCTTTAAAGGATAATAAAAGCTAGTTGTTTTTTCTTTTAAATTTTCGTAAATTTGTTTACCAGCAACAGCCCATAAAATATTCTTATTATAAGAGGGTTTATCGACATAAAATAAATATACTAAATGATTAGCCAATTGCTCAGAATTTGAACAAATATCTTCTAATTCATTTTTTAGATTTTGATATAAAATTTCTCTATCAAGATTTTCTTGAAAACCTACTCTTGTAACCATATTTGAGTAAATTTGCTTTCTTTTTTCTTCCCAGCTCTTAACTGTGTTGACAACTTTTTCTAGAATTTGCTGATATAAAGCTCTGTTTAAAACAAAGTCTTTACTCTGTAAAGATTTATAATCAAAATCTCCATTTGACTTTATCTTTTTCTTAATTTGAAAATCTATACTTTCTATATATTTACAAATTTTATTCATTACACAAGGAGAATCTATAACTGGGTAATAATAATGATAGTAATTTATAAAGTATTTTTGCTCTTGAGTTAATTCGTCTTCTTTTTTAATTAAAAGTTCATCCAATGTCATTGCAAATCTAATTTGACAATCCTCATTGCTCTTGTTAATAAAATCTCTTAACTCTTTATTGGTTTTATTATATTTATATTTAAAGAAATAAGGCTTTTTCTCGGCTAAGATTCTATTGTAAAAATCTTTCTTTTCTTTTTCTTCTAAACTTTCGTCTTTAGTGTGATGCTGATATTGTTTCCAAATAGTTGCTTCAGCCTTAACATTTTCGCCAATCTTCGTCTTATCAATCTAGCGGCTCTAGCTGCCACAGCACATTTTAACTCTGTCTTCGAGCAAATTTCTTTCAGGTGTTCCCTTTTCAAAATTTGCGATTAAAGCGCAAAATGTTGTTGAAACATTAGTAATTTGACCAATTCTTGTACCAAAACTAAAAGTGTCAGTAAAAAATAAATCATCTTCTGTAAATATTTTCTTATGAGGCTTTTTAGGCTGATAGGTAACTACTCTTTGATTAGGAAATTTACCATTGATAACTTCTGGCCTCACCAAATTTGCTGCAATATCCATGTCAAAATCGCTCCCAGAGAAATTCATTGTGTAAATACCATGAATATTAGTTATCATACCAGTATAAGAAAACTTAAAATATTTTTCTATTTTTCTAACAACTTCTTCATCAGACATTCCCATATTTCTGTCAATTACTTCCTCAGAAGAAAAATTGTAACGATAATCTTTATCAAGTTTATATTTATTCTTTGCTATATACCATTCACTAAAATGAGTCATTGGACTTCTTGCACAGGCAATTCTTTCCTCATCCTTTTTAGCCCAATAATTCATATAAAATTCCCGTTCTTTAAGTAAGCCTGTTACTTTTTGACCAGTAATCCATTGCATTAAACCGTAAGAATCTGGCACAATAACACTAAAATTTCCTTCGCAATTTATTTTACCTAAACAAGCAAGCTGAATTCTTTTTGCAATTAAATCTCTAATTTTTTCTTTAGAGTATTTATCGTTAATTAAAGTTTGATTGAGAATTAAACTTTTCAGCCAATAATCTTCACTATTGCTCATAAATTTAGAAATTCGCTCTTTATCATAGCTATCTCCCATTAAATATAAAAGTGTATAGTAAACATTATCTCCGCTTACGCCAGAAATATAGTCTACCGTGTCTTGGCATAAAGTTTTAATATCTTCGTCAGATAAATTTAATGTCTGCAAGAATTGATAGTTCATGGTAAGAACTTTTTTATCTTCTCTTGGAGTGTATTTAGTTACTCCAAAATAAATTCCGTTCTTATCTCCATTTTCTTCCAAACTTTCCTGAGAATCCCAACTATCCCATAGTTTAACTTGACCTTCTGTAAGAATAACATCTATTTCTCTCAGGTCTCGAATTTTACCGTAAACATCTTTGATTAAATAATTACCATTATTTTCTTCTTTACACCATTCTATAAAATCAAATTCGTTTACCATTCCTTTAGTAAACGCATATCTAATACAGAATTGACAAGGAGTGTAATCTTCACCAAGGTCTTTTCCCCATTGTTCAGCCATTTGAGGACTGATTAAACCAGAACCATCAAATCTATTAAATTCAATGTCAATTGTCCTTGGTTCTATAATGTCATCTTGGTCTATTGGTTGTTCAATAATAAAGTCAACATCAACCATTTTATTTTCTAAATAATCAGGAACAACACAAAAACGGGGTTTTGTTACTTCTTTAGTCGCACTTGAATATAAACCAAAATATGCATTATATTTACTAGGAGCTAATGGATGATTTAAATCCCTTCCATTATCAAGTCTTCTCTTTAATTCTGTTTTTATGGTTTCTTCACAAAAAACAACCGTGCTAACTCTTGCTTGAGAAGCAGAGCAAGAAAGCCTTTTGTAAGTTTTTCCATTGAATACAAAACCTTTTTTATAAATCTTTTCATATTCCTTTACACTATCCATTGTAACAGTAATATACTCAGGAATATACATCATATTATAAATTTTGCTTTGTAATTCTTTTACTTTTTCACGATTTGTTTTGCTATTTTTCTTTCTCTTTAATCTATCTCTTTCAGAGTACCATTCTTCAAGCTGTACTCTATCAATCTTCTAACCAGTTATATCACGAATACTCTTTAGCATTTGACTATCTGCTAAAGAAACAATTAGATTGCTCTTTAAACAATCTTGAAAACTAATGTCTAAATTATAGCCGTTTTCTTTAATTAATGCACTGTTAAGCTTAACGGTGTAAAATAAACGCACTTAGTTACCTTCCTTCGCTGGAATTTTAAATAATTTGACTAACCTCGGTAATCATATCCATAATATCAAAACCATCAAGGTCAATATCTTCAATATCTAATTTTGTTATAAATTCTAAAATTTCAAAAACTTGCGAAATATTATCTACAATATATAAATTTTCAAGGTTCTCCGTTTCAACTTTAGGTCGATTAAATCTTGTCTCTTTTCCATTCCTTACAAGAATCTTTAAATCTGCATCAGTTCTATTAAGAAAACTATAATTATCATCAATTTGAATCCGTCCTAACATATGGACATCTTCTTTCTTCTCTCCATGACCTAATCCAAAATACCGCCATTTCGATTCGTTGCGTTTAAAAAACGGAATCTTATTTAAGTAATCAAGTTTTTTCTTTAATGATTCTTTTGAGCCTTTTGTAAGTAATATCCAATTATATTGTTGCCAAATTCCTCTTTCATCATTTTCAGAATCTTCTAAAACTTTCATTAGTGCTTCATTTGGTTTGACTGATGACCAAAACTCTTCTGATTCATAGATTTCACTAACTTGTTCTTTAGTTAAATTTCTATAAATACTTTTATATCCCCAGTCAACCAAATCATCTAAAGTCTTATTTAAACCATATCGCTAATTTAAAATAGCTACTACTGCTACTGAACTATCTAACAAAACATCATCTACATCTAAAAAAATTGTCCTCTTATTAAGGTCTATATCTATATTTTTTACAATCTCCATCGGTTGCTTTAATGTATTCATCTATGCTTTTGCATTGCTTTTTTGCTTAAGAATTATACATTGTTGTACCTCTCTTTCTATATTTTTATCGGATAAATTCACAATTCTCATTGGTATTAATCCGCTTTTCTTTTATGTCTGAATTGTAACACATGTTTCTATTTCTGTCAACTATTTCTGAAAATTTTTTAATAGCGTTCATAAAACCCTTGACTTTTCTATGTTTATTATGTTATACTCTTGCAAGGAAGGATACTCAAAATTAAAAAAGTCAATTCTACTCATACAGAATTTTTTCGATGTCGTTAGTTTTGTAAAAAGTACTCATACATTTCCATATTTTTAAAAAATACTTCAGACACCAGTGATTTTAAGGGTTTTTTCGCCGTCCTTAGTGACTTACAGAATATAGACTAAATAATATAAAAGAAAGACTATACACCCGCGCATTATCATGCTTGGGTGTGCAATGCACCTTTTTTCTTTATTTTTTCTATATTTTTAAAGAATTTTTGAGAGAAAAGACTTGACAAAATTAAAAATATATGCTACATTATTTTTGAAAAATTGAATTGACCTATAAAGGTGTGAATATAATTTGGAAGAGACTAATCAAAATCAAATCAGTTCTCCTTTTGTTAAAATTCCAAATGGTGTAATTGAACTTTCTAATACTGTTAATTCATATACTTGTCTTACTTATTTGTTTTTAGCTATTAATAAGAATATGCTTGGAAAAGTAAATAGTAGTGTTTTATTTTTAGAAGAATGTTATATAGATGATAGTATAGAAAATCAAAAAACTAAAGCTTCTAAAATTAGTAAAATACTTTCTTGTTTGTATTTACTTTCTAATACTGTAATAAATAGCAAAAAAGAAATTATATGCGATTCCATTATTGATATTCCTAAATATGGAGATTACTTTAATCATTGTGAATTTCAAGTAGAAGAAGCTATAGAATTAATAGAAAAAGAAAAACAAAAACTCTTAACAAAATATCAAAGATTTCCTCAATATATGCTTTCTATTAAAGTAGATAATGATGATATTAATGGTAAATTTACTATTCTTACTATTGAAGATTATTTGGCTATTATGTCTTATTGTTTAAAAGAAAACCATAAGGAAAAATTAAAAATTGATAGCTTACTTAACACTTATCTTTTAATTAAAATGAAAGTAAATAGAAATCAGGCTCTTAACAAAGCTTTCCCTCATGGTTGGGAAAACAAAGAATATATTGCTTTAACCAAACTTGAACAATTAAGTTCTTTATCTTCTGTTACCCTAAGAAAATATCTTAATGCTTTATTAGAATTGAATCTTATTGAGAAATGTATTGTTAAGAAAAAAGTCGTTTTTAGGCTTAAATGATATGCTAATTATTGAATTTTAAATCAAATTAAAAAATACTTGAATAGAGGTAAAAATTAATTATGACCTGTATCGTTGGTTTTACTGATAAGAAAAACAATATTACTTGGATTGGTGCTGATAGCCTTGGTAGTAATGGCTATACTCAAGATGTTGAATCTAATCCTAAAGTATTTAGAAACACCACTTTGAAAAATGTTGTTATGGGTAGTACTTCTACTTTTAGACATATTGATTTGCTTAAATATAGTAAGACATTATTTCCTGAGATTGATAAGTACAAAATTCCTTCTGGTGAAACTAAGGTGAACCATGAATATATGGTTACTACTTTTGTTCCTAATATTATTACCCTTTTTGAAAATGGTATTAAAGATAGTGGAGACAAAGGGGGTAATTTTTTAGTAGGTATTGATGGAAAACTTTATGAAATCCAGAATGACTATTCTGTACTTGAACCTTTAGCTGGTTATTCTGCTGTTGGTTGTGGTGAAGTAACTGCTAAAGGTAGTCTTTATGCTACTACTAAATATATGAAAGATTTTACTCCTGAACAGCATATTCTTACTGCTCTTGAAGCTGCTGAAAAGAATTGTTGCGGTGTCCAAAGACCCTTTGTTATTCTTAATACTAAGAATGAAGATATTGTTATTGTTGGATTAGATGGTAAAAGAGAAGTTATTAAGAAAGGTAAAAAGTTATGATGAATTATTTAGATTTTTGTGAAGAACTTTTTGATAAATTAACTCAAAATATTAGTCAAGATTATTCTGATTCTTACCTTTTTGGTTTTAATAATTTAATTGACTGTAATTGGACAAGGGGAGATGGATTTACTTTTACTTTTAAGATTCCTACTCTTAATGGTTTGATTTTTCATGAACATTTAGATGAATCCTTTATTTATGAAAAGTTGTTTATTCCTTGTGTTTACAATCTTAGTCAGCCAGCTTGGAAAACAATTTCTTATTTTATTTCTAATACAATAAAACAAGATTTTCTTAAACATTTAACAAAAGATTGGGTGTTTCCATTATAAATAACAGTTTAAAATTTTTATCTGTGAATTTTACAAGGAGAGAAAATTATGTCTTATTTTAAAGTTTATATTATAAATGGTTCGGGTGGGTCTGGCAAAGATACTTTTTGTAATTTGGTTTGGACAGCTATGAATAATTTTGACCCTCATTGTCTTGTTCATACATACCATACTTCTGCTCCTGCTAAAAAGTGGGCTTCTTTAATGGGTTGGGATGAAGAAACTAAGCGACCTATGGATAGACGATTCCTTTGTGAATTAAAAGATATGCTTGATTATTGGGATAATGTAACTTATAAATATCTCAAAGAAAAAATTGAAGGAGTATTATACAATTATACCACCTTTGATAGAAAAATTTTATTTTTACATGCAAGAGAAGATAAAGATATTACATGGATTAAAGAATATTGTTGTAAAAAAGGAATTTATTGTAAAACAATTAAAGTCAATAGAAAAGTTTTAAATGAAAATAGTAAATATGGTAATCATGCTGATGATGATGTAAGTAAGTCAGGAATTGCTTATGATTACGTTATTGACAATAATGGAACAAAAGTTGATTTGACAAAAGAAGTCTATAATTTTATATATAAAGAGGATTTATTTAGATGAAAAATAAGCATGAAAGTAAAATTAAATATGAAGCTAAAGGTAATCCTTATTTAGTTATGTCCAAAAAGGACGAATTTGGTCAAAAACATCAATATTTTTATAAATTAGAAAATCTTGAACAATTATATAATATTCCAACAGATAATCTGAAAAATGGTGATATTGCTGTTGTTAAAAAGAATAATAGTTTTGTTAAATTTATGTGGATAGTTGATGATGATTGGAATTATGAAAACTGGGTTTCTTGCGGAAAACTTAATTGGAAATCTAAAGAAAAAATTAAAAGTGAGACTGAAAATATGAATGAAAAAAATATGACTGATGAAAAACTTGTTCCTTTCCGTGAAATGACTTGTGAACAAATAAAGAAACAGTATCCTAATCTTAATATGTTATATGAACATTGTTGGGTAAAAGAATTAAATTTGATTTTGGATTATTGTGATATCAAGTTTACTTCCAAAAGTGAAACTAATCGTGAAGCAACAATTATTATTAAATTAAAAAGTAATCTTATTAATCGCAATGAAAGTGTAACTATTTCAGCTAATATTTGGGGAAATTATGATAGAGAAGTTGGTAAAAAAGTTTATTATACCGATATCTTTGTAGAAGAAATTCATGGTAGTTGTACTTTAGCAATGCTTAGATTAATTGATGCTACTTGTGATACTCTTGAAAAAATGTTTGAAAATCTTAACTTGGATAATACCTATGGTGGAGATTACGCTAGAATTTACCACATCTTTGATAGTTTTAAGTTGTATCAGAATAGTGAATGCAGTGATGATAATGATTGTGATTGCGATGATGAAGGTATGTAAAAATGAATATTATTAAGAAATATTTAAATTTACTTAAAATGTTATTAGCGAAGGTCATTGAAACTAAGAATTTTAATAGTACCAAAAATGCTAATGATGTTAAGAATGTAAATGTCAAGTGTTACAGAGATAATGGTGATGGTACTATGGATTGGGTTGATTGTCCTGTTATTTTTATTGAAGGGACAACTAAAGAATAATTTGGGTTGAATTATAAATAAATATAATTAAAATTTCTCCCTATTTTTGATTTTAGATACTATGATGAGTAATTTGATGGGTAAATGATGAAATTAAAATTAGAAAGAAATCTTATTATAATTTATTTATAATTGTGTAATAGTGAGGAGAATATGAATTATGAATGATACTATTAAAAGATATTTTGAATTTAAAGCCAAGAATGATAATAAACCTTTTATGCAGATTTTGAATTATGCTTATCAGAATGGTAAGATTACTGATGATGAAGCTTTGTTGTTCTGTAGTAACGGTTGGAAAAAGATGCATGGTTTTAATATGAGACGTGTTGGAAAGATTGAATATAGGGGAAAGGGTACAAGATATAAGCACTTTTTATGGAGCGACAAAGTAAGTTTTGTTATTAATGAAAAAGTGTTGCGTGTGATGAAAGAATATGTTGAAAAGAAAAGAAATGGTGTTGGACTGAGTGAAAAAGATATTGGAAGTAAGAGATGGGATTGGGCATTTTGGAGTGATTTACTGAATGTTATGGATGATGGACATATTTGAGTGATAGAATGAATAAATGAGGATATGATTTAAGGATAGAGGCTGTGAGGGCTTCTATCCTTTTTTTGTCGGGGATGAGGAATTTACATTTTAATGATTAAAAATTTTTTTGTTTTTTAAAAAATTTTTAAAAAAGTACTTGACAAGATTTAAAAAGTATGCTATAATGTAAATTGAGAAAAGATATATTGAGAAAAGATATATTGAGAAAAGATATATTGAGAAAAGATATA